TACTTGAAGAGAATACATAATTGCTTGAAAATTTATCCTCATCTAATATGCGAGTTACCAAAAGATTACTTGAAGAGAATACATAATTACTTGAAAATTTATCCTCATCTAATATGCGAGTTACCAAAAGATTACTCGAAGAGAATACATAATTACTTGAAAATTTATCCTCATCTAATATACGTTTTACTAAGATATTACTTGAAGAGAATACATAATTGCTTGAAAATTTATCCTCGTCTAATATGCGAGTTACTAAAAGATTACTTGAAGAGAATACATAATTGCTTGAAAATTTATCCTCATCTAATATACGAGCTACTAAAAGATTACTTGAAGAGAATATATAATTGCTTGAAAATTTATCCTCATCTAATATACGAGCTACTAAAAGATTACTTGAAGAGAATACATAATTACTTGAAAATTTATTCTCATCTAATATGCGAGTTACCAAAAGATTACTTGAAGAGAATACATAATTGCTTGAAAATTTATCCTCATCTAATATGCGAGTTACCAAAAGATTACTTGAAGAGAATACATAATTACTTGAAAATTTATCCTCATCTAATATGCGAGTTACCAAGAGATTACTTGAAGAGAATACATAATTACTTGAAAATTTATCCTCGTCTAATATACGTTTTACTAAGACATTACTTGAAGAGAATAAATAATTACTTCCATACAGAGTTTCTAATATTATTCTATTAACTAAATTATTGCTTGTAATTCTTATATTTTCAGTTATCCCAGATTCTATAGTTATAGCCCCCCCTGATAATGTGTCAAGTCTTAGTTCAAGATCCGGAAGGGCACTCAAAGGTATGTTGTTTAACATCGCACCACTACCTGAAAATCCCTGACCAGTAGATTTTATTAATCCAGACGTAAAAATATTTCCATCGACTTCAAGAGGAACACTGGGAAATTCAATTCCAATCCCAACATTACCATTATTTAATATTGTCATTCTATTTAATTTTTTTGTCATAAAAACAAGATTACTTGTTACTAATAATATTGAATTACTTGAATCAATATCAAAATCAATATTACAATTATTTAGAGTAATCATTATTATACTATGTATATATAAAAAAAAGTTAAAAAAAACCTACCTAAACCTACCTAAACTTACCATAAATCTTATTTAACTAAGAGCTTCAATATATATTGAGGATACTAAATTAGGTGTTAATAAATTTTGTGTATTTCTTAAATTTTCTATTGGTATTTTATTATATGTTTTATCTGATTCATCTAAAAGAATACTTGATATATTTGTATTTGGTTTTAAGCATGCGTCAGCTGCTCCTATAAGCTCAATATAATTCATATCTCTTTTATTTTTATATAAACCATTTATATTTGTAGTTAATATATTTAAATTGTTTATTATTGTATCTTTTTGAATATTTATTTCTTCTTCTTTTATCATTTCAGTTAGTTTCTTTGTTTCAAAATCTATATCAATATCATATCTTTTAATATTGAAAAAATTTATTGAATCTATATTTAAATAGTTTTTTGCTAATCTTGAAAAGTTTTTATTTTCTATATAATTTTCATTATTATAAGTTATTTCTGAAAAAAATTCTCTCATAATATCTGAATAATAGTGTTGGTATACTGAATTTTTATTTTTTATATCAATATCAAAATTATTATTTTTTGTTCCGCTAAATAAATAACTATTCATATCATCATTTATATCAGTTATATTCTCAGATTCATACATATGTAAACCATTGATTTTATTACTTTCATTTATTGTTAATGATGTTGGTATTCTATTTTGTAAATTTATTGTTCTATATCTTATAATAACAATTCCAGAACCTCCGTTGGCTCCATTCGCATTATTATTTCCAGTCCATCCACCACCACCTCCTCCACCTCCTCCTGTACCATCCACACCTGCTGTAGCTCTAATTCCTGAACGCTCAACAGCACCTGTCCCTCCACCATGTCTACCAATTCCAGGAGTACCACCTGTCCAAGAACCTCCTCCTCCACCACCACCAATATTTAGTGTTGAACCTGTTATTGTTGATGATAGACCAATCCCTCCATCTCCTGCCCCAGTAGGTGTAGAAATCGATCCATGTCCGCCAGCACCTCCGCCACCACCGCCTCTGTTATTTCCAGGATTTAATCCACCTTCACCACTTATACCATTTCCATTACCACCCATACTTGATACTGATCTTGCACCAGATCCACCACCTCCACCACTTGTTTTATTTGCGGTCGGCGTTATATTTGGTTCTTTACTATATGATCCTCCGCCACCTCCACCAGCAGCATATATCGCATAATCTGAAGATATTATTGAAGATGTTCCTCCATTTTCTCCTATAGGATATGTACCAAAAGTCCATATACCACCAGCGCCACCCGCGCCAACAGTTACTAAATAATTTCCTGAAGATAATATTTCATTAGACAATTGTCTAACTCCTCCACCACCTCCACCACCTCCATAAGAACCACCTCCACCACCTCCGCCAACTATTAATATATCGCATTGAATGCCATCAGATGGAACATTGAATGTATATTTTTGTCCAGAATAAGGAAATACTATATATTTATCTCTTTCACCTATTATCATAGATTTTACAGGTGATTTAGAATCTTCTATATTTTTAGAATATCCTATATATGTAAGTTCTAATATAGGTTCTGTTTTTGAATATTTATACCATAGATTAAATGCTAAGTTATTAATATTATTTGCTATATATATATATACTAATTTATATAACTTATTCTTATCAATCTTTAAATATGATTTTAAATATGCTGGTTTTTTATCACTAATATAAGTAAATACTGGTAAAAAGTCATAAAATCCATTGGTTTTTTTAGTACTTTCATCATATATTCCAAGGATTGCTGATCTAATATTTGGATTTCCATATGCTTCCGCTGTAAATTCATTACCAATATCTGCTCTAAATCTATAATATCCTTTTTGTAAATATACAAATGCTGTTATACAATTAAATTGTAATATATCTTTTGGTATAGATATTTTTTGATTTTCTTTATTTTCTGGAGGTTCTATTTTATATAATTCATCTAAAAATAACATAAAATCATTCTCTTTTTTTTCTGTTGTTGAATTATGTAAAATATTTATAATAACAACTCCAGAGCCACCATTGCCTCCTATCCCATCTCTATTATTACTATCAAATCCTCCACCTCCCCCTCCACTACCAGACAATGGTAATCCATCTTTAGCTTTTTCAGATCCCTTGGAACCATCGCCCCCTACCGAACCTAAAATGCTACGAGACCCTCCTTTACCATTAGAAAATGAATCAATATAACATCCTCCACCTCCTCCAGCGCCTACTACTAATACTGGTACGCCAGCAATTGTTGCTATAACACCATCTCCTCCATCACCTGCTGCTGCAAGGTTAATATTTGTTTTTTCAACTTTGAAACCAGATACTACATTATCCCATCCATCTGGTAATATCGGTGTATCTTGTGTTAATACAAAAGGGGATGGAGTATCAAAGTCGCCATGATAATATAAAGTAACTTTATAACCTACTGGAATTTTAATAGAACTTAAAGAATCATTTCGTATTCCCATACCAGGTGAACCATTCATATCCCAGTTACCTTCTTTTTTAAAAGCAGATGTACCTTGATAATAAGCATCTTCATAAACAATAACACCATCATTAACACCCTCAATATTACTTATACCATTTTTTTTTTCTGAATCTTTACCAGCCTCGCCAGCACCACCTCCACCACCACCTCCCCATTCTCTTGCTGGATCATTTCCCGAACCTGTACATTTACCGCCATTATTGCCATACTTTCCTGATGGAATATTAGTTGCTGATACAGCATCACCATTGCTATTACCACCACCACCACCAGAACCACCATCTTTATTATTATTACCTGTTGTTGACCAATGATTACCTCCTCCTCCTCCTTTTGCTAAGAAAATAGGATTATTATTTAAAATTATTAAACTATCTTCGCCTTTAGCACCTTCTCCCATACTTTGTGCTCCTTTACCACCAGCACCAACTAATATTTTATAATTTCCAGAGTGTAGGGTTTTTATACCATATTTTATAACAGCGCCTCCACCTCCACCTCCAGCATGCCTTGAACCTCCTCCTCCTCCTCCTCCAACTACTAATATTTCACAATCATATGTTGTTCCTTCAGGAACTATGAAAATATACTCTTTTTGTGATGTATTTAAAGGATTAATAAATACATATGTTGTGATTCCAACAATAGCACCTTGTGGTATGTTATACTCATTTATTGTTTTATTTATATAGCCTTGTTTGTAATCAAATATTCTTTCTGATGATCCTTCTTTTTTTAAGTTTATTACTCCCAAAAATGTTTTATCTGCTGGCGCATAATTATTTATTTGTTCTATTGCTAAACTCTTTTGTCTTTCATAATTTATAATTTTAGCATTTATAATTTCTCTTTCTTGTTTTAATATTTCTCTATTTTCATTTTCTTTTGCTTGTCTTTTTTCTTGTATTAATCTAAGAATATCTTCTCTATAGTCTACGTTTTGTACTATAAATTTTTGTTTTTCTTGATCTGTAAGAAGATCTATAAGAACAGATATATCAATATTAGTTACTATTGGAGATGTTTTTGCTATACCTGTTCTTTCTGGAGTACATCCGAAAAAATTTATAAAATTACTAAGATTTATATCTTTATTTTTTATATTAAAACTTTTAATTTTTGAAGCATTACATAGATTTGTAGTGTAAATAAATTTATATATATTGACTCTTTTTGTAATATCTGAAGATTTTATAAATATTTCTAATTTATTATTATTAATTCTAATTCCGCTTTTCCCTTCTACAGCAAAGTCTTTTATAGGATCTATATTTTGTATCTCAGTAAAATTTGTTTGGTCGTCATTTAATTTTACTTTTTTTATGCTATTTATAGTATTGTTAGCATTTAATATAAACTGATAAAAAATTTTATTTTCAAGTTCTCTATGTCTATCTGTATAAGTAAGAGAACAAATGCTACTTATTACATCATCAAAATTATTCTCAGAAGAAGCATCTTCGCTACTCAAAAATTGTATAGAAGTATATTTTTTACCTCCAAAAAAATTTGTATCTATAGCTGTGCCTGTCACACCTTTTGAGTCATGTCTTACAAGGTTATTTTCGGAATACTCAAACGGTTTTGCGTTCCCTTTACCTAAATCATTAAACTCTTTAAAACATTTGCTTGTATAGGCAGCATTTATTATTTTATTTGTATTAGATATATCCTTATTAAATATCTTTTTTGGATATATTATATTACTTCCATTAGAATCGGTATATGTATCAAACTCTTGCCATCCATCAAAAGTATAACTACATGTCTTTGGTATTGTACCATCATCAGTTTTTGAATCACACGCAGCTATATTTTCCGTAAAATATACTTTACATTCTCTAAAGGTATATTTATCTCCTGTTGTTCCTGTTGTTCCTTCAACATTTTGATATTTATGAGATGGGAAAGTACTTCTATCACCACCTTGTGATTCTTTAGATTCTTTATAACTTAAATCTAAAGAATTATCATATTTTTCTAAAATATTTTGATAATATACTCGCATATAATAGATACCGGCAATAATCAAAATAATAACCAATACTAATAACCCAAATATTTGTAAATAAGTACTATAACTATTTAATGAACATTTAGGATACATATTAAAATTTTTTCTTTACCTATTATTAATTATTATATATATTATTTATTATATATATTATTTAACTAAGAGCTTCAATATATATTGAGGATACTAAATTAGGTTCTAATAAATTTTGTATATTTCTTAAATTTTCTATTGGTATTTTATTATATGTTTTATCTGAATCATCTAAATTAATTCTTGATATATTTGTATTTGGTTTTAAGCATGCGTCAGCTGCTCCTATAAGCTCAATATAATTCATATCTCTTTTATTTTTATATAAGCTATTTATATTCGTAGTTAATGTATTCAAATCGTTTATTATTGTATTGTTTTGAATATTGATCTCTTCTTCTTTTATCATTTCTTTTAGTTCATCCTGTCTTGTTTTTATATTTGAATCATATTCTGCAAAATTAAAGAAATTTAATGATTCTAATTTTAAATAATCTTTTACTAATTTTTCAAAGTTTTTACCTTGTATATAATTTTCATTATTATAAGTTATTTTTGAAAAAATTTCTCTCATAGTTTTTGAATAATAATGTTGATATACTGAATTTTTTTTAATATCATTATCATTCTTATCATTATTTTTCTTTCCACTAAATAAATAACTATTCATGTCATCGCTTATATCAGTTATATTTTCAGATTCATACATGTCATCATCGTTATTAATTTTTTCACTATCATTTATTGTTACAATATTTGGTATACTATTTGGTACAGTATTTGAAGATTTTTTACTTATTACACTTAATTTACTTAGTTTATCTAATGTATTATCTCTATATCTTATAATGACAATACCTGAACCACCTTTGCCTGGATTTACATTATTGGCACCATCTCCACCATTTCCTGTATTCGGATCACCATTTAATGGTGTTTGAGGACCACTCCAAACTCCACCATTTCCACCTTTAGCATATGTTACTGATTGTCCTATAATACTAATACTTTTACCATCACCTCCTTGTGCTCCTGCATTTCCCTCATTTTGCCAACTCCATCCGTATCCACCAGCACCCCCGCCACCAGCGCCAGCACCGCCATACCAAGAACCTGCCTTATTACCTCCGCCATTAAATCCTTGCCCTGCTTCGCCATTTCCTGGTGGTATTGTCCCATGTTCTCCAGCACCTGCTCCAGCACCTCCGCCACTTCCACCATTTCTACCGATTGGAAAGCTTTTATCTTGATATGTAGTTCCGCCACCGCCTCCGCCTTTTGCTATTAAATTAATCTGATTACCTATAATAGATGAGTTATTTCCATCAAATCCTTCGCCTCTATTATTACCTCTTTCATCAATATTACCTCCTGCTCCAACAGTAATATTATATGTCCCATGTGATAAATTTTGTTTTTCTAAAAATATTAATCCTCCAGCACCACCTCCGCCACCACCGCGACCACTTTGAAATCTATTACGACCACCAGCACCACCTCCTGCGACTATTAATATATCACAATTTAATTCTTCTTTTATTGTAAATGTATATTGTGTTTGCGATGCTAATCCAGAATATGTAAACATAAGATATTTGTCTGTTTCCCCTATAATTGTAGATGAGTTTACAGAAGGATTTGTTAATATATCTCCAGAATCAGAATATCCTACTATAGATCTTGCTTTAGTTATTGCGTTAGTTCTTAAATATTTAGGTTCTAATGAAGGTTCTGAATCTAAATATTTATACCATAGATTAAATTCTAAATTTTCAATATTATCTGCTGTATAAAAATATATTAATTTATAAAACTTATTTGAATCAATATTTAAATATGGTTTTAAATATGATGGCTTTTTTTCATCTTCATTTTTATCATTCTTTTCATCTTTATATTTAAAAACTTTTAAAAACCTATATTTTTCAGTACCTTTAATTTTGGTGCGTTCGTCATATATTCCAAGCCATGCTGATCTGATATTTGGATTTCCAAATTTTTCTGCGCTGTATTTGTTACCAATATCTGCTCTAAATCTATAATATCCTTTTTGTAAATATACAAATGCTGTTATACAATTAGATTCTAATTTGTTTGCTGGTATAGATATTTTTTGATTTTCTTTATTTTCTGGAGGTTCTATCGTATATAAATCATCTAATGTAATTCTGGTTTGCTTTGCTTTAAATGATGTGCTACTATTAATTTTAATAATAACAACTCCTGATGCCCCTCTCATAGACTGTGTCCCTCCTCCACCTGTATGAGGGATTGCTTCGTAATAGTCTGGCCATTTTTGATATCCTCCTCCACCTGATGATATCCCTCTTTTATTTACACCTGTGTTCCATCTTCCTGCTGCTCCACCTCCGCCATATTCTATTTCTTTTCCTGTTATAGTTGATATTATACCACGGCCTCCATCTCCATTATATGATTTCCCTTTTTTTATAGAACTATTTCCACCATTACCTCCTTTAGAAGGAGGAGCAGCTCCACCTCCTGCTCCACCTGATTGTTGATTATTATCATCGCATCTACCTCCATTTCCAGAAACTGTATTTCCAGAGCCTCCTTTTATATTATTGTTTTGGCTTTGATTTCCAGCACCACCACCACCGCCAGATGATTTCATCTTTATTCTGTGTGTGTGCGTAGGTTCACCTTTTTTATGTTTATGTGTGTAAGTGTAAGGGCTTAGAAATTCTGCTGTTGGAGTTCGAGTAGGTATACATGCTGAAGGAACCCATCCCCTACCGAGCCCATCGTTGGGATGTTCATAACAATGAGAACCTCCGCCACCACCTCCAGCAGCTGTTATAGTATTACTTCCAATAGTTATAGATGTATTATTACCAGGTCTACCAGGATAACCACAACTACAAGTGGTAGGATATTTTTTTCCATTTCCTCCATCACCTACGCGTATTTTATAATTACCTGTTTTAAATTCGATATTCTTAAATTCTAAAACATCACCACCACCTCCAGCACCACCCTTATTACCACCAGCACCTCCGCCGCCAACTAATAATATATCACAATAATATGTAGTTCCTTCTGGAACTATGAAAGTATGCTCTTTTTGTGGTGTAATTCCAGAATGAGTAAATATAAATGTTGATTTACCTAAATAAATAGTACCATCTTGTATATTATATGTTTCAAAATTTGTATTTATATAGCCTTGCTTGTAATCAAATATTCTTTCTGATGATCTTTCTTTTTTTAAGTTTACTACTCCCAAAAATGTTTTATCTGCTGGTACATAGTTATTTATTTGTACGATTGCTTGTGTTTTTTGACGTTTATATACTTCAATTTCAGCTTCTTTATTATCTCTTTCTCGTTTTAATAACAATCTAATTTCTCTTTCTTTTGCTTCTCTTTTTTCTTGTATTAATCTAAGAATATATTCTCTATAGTCTACGTTTTGTACTATAAATTTTCGTTTTTCTTGATCTGTAAGAAGATCTATAAGAACAGATATATCAATATTAGTTACTATTGGAGATGTTTTTGCTATACCTCTTCTTTCTGGAGTACATCCAAAAAAATTTATAAAATTACTAAGATTTATATCTTTATTTTTTATATCAAAACTTTTAATTTTTGAAGCATTACATAGATTTGTAGTGTAAATAAATTTATATATATTGACTCTTTTTGTAATATCTGAAGATTTTATAAATATTTCTAATTTATTATTATTAATTCTAATTCCGCTTTTCCCTTCCACGGCAAAGTCTTTTACAGGATCTATATCAGGATCTATATTTTGTATCTCAGTAAAATTTGTTTGGTAGTCATTTAATTTTACTTTTTTTATGCTATTTATAGTATTGTTAGCATTTAATATAAACTTATAAAAAATTTTATTTTCAAGTTCTTTATGTATATCTGTATATTTAAGAGAACAAATACTACTTATTACTTCATTAAAATTATCTAATGGACTTTCGCTGCTCAAAAATTGTATTGAAGTATATTTTTTACCTCCAAATTTATTTGTATCTTTATCTATATCATCTTGAGTACCTTTTGAGTCATGTCTTACAAGTTTATTTTCGGAATACTCAAACGGTTTTGCGTTCCCTTTACCTAAATCACTAAACTCTTTATAACATTTGTTTGTATAGGCAGCATTTATTATTTCATTTGTATTAGACATATCCTTATTAAATATTTTTTTTTGATATATTATATTACTTCCATTAGAATCGGTATATGTATCAAACTCTTGCCATCCATCAAAAGTATAACTACATGTCTTTGGTATTGTACCATCATCAGTTTTTGAATCACACGCAGCTATATTTTCCGTAAAATATACTTTACATTCTCTAAAGGTATATTTATCTCCTGTTGTTCCCGTAGATCCTTCAGCGCCAGGATATTTATTCTTTGGATACGTACTTATATCACCACCTTGTGATTCTTTAGGTTCTTTAGAATTTAAATCTAAAGAATAAGAATTATCATACTTTTCTAAAATATTTTTATGATATATGCGCATATAATAGATACCGGCAATAATCAAAATAATAACCAATACTAATAACCCAAATATTTGTAAATAAGAACTATAACTATTTAATGAACATTTAGGATACATATTAAAATTTTTTCTTTACCTTTTATTAATTATTATATATTATAATAATTAATAAAATATAGTATTAAAAATTCATTATTTATTTTGGATATATTTTATTTGTATAAACCCAAATGATGATGATAATAGCAGCGAATATTCTATGAGAATATTATAAATAAACTCGAAAAGTATTAGACAAATCATATAAATTATTATCAATATTAAAATGTTCTCTTTAGATACTATTAAAGCATTTAGAGTATTCCTATAATTTAATAAAGATTGCTAAAAATTTATATTTTATAATTTTTAAAAATACGCAAATGCGTTTTTGCGTTATAATAAAATTTATGGTAATATAAAAGTATATAAAAAATAATATATAGCATTAGTATAATAATGAAAAAAAACGACGCAGTAAAGAAGCATTTTTGCGAGTTATGTAATTATACTACAAATCGTAAATACGATTTAAAACGTCATCAGACTGCTAAACATTATACATCCATAATAAATATTTCAAATGAAAAAAATGTACCCTCAAATGAAAAAAATGTACCCTCAAATGAAAAAAATGTACCCCTTCCACTTATTTGTAAAAAATGTAACAAGATTTATAAAACTAAAAAATGTTTAATAAATCATGAATTAAAATGTAAAGGAATTGATGAATTAACATGTCCGCAATGTATGATTTCTTTTACAACAAGACAACATAAATCAAGACATATTATAAATAATAAATGTAAGCCACGAAGTATTATCTATGCGAGAAAACCCAATATTGAAACTATTACAAATAATATAAATACTCAAAATAATATAAATACTCAAAATAATAATAATATAATAATAAATAATTATGGAAATGAAAGAATTGATTACCTCGATTATGATAAAATGTTAGAGATATTTAAAAATGCTTATAATATACCAAGTATATTGACAAAACATATACATTTTAATAATGATTTTCCAGAGAACAAAAATATATCATGTTGTGATGATGATAAGAACTATTCATTAGTAAAAGTAAATGATGAGTTTATATTTAAAAATGTAAATTCATTAGTTAAAGAACTTATAAAAGATAAAACACGACTTATGCATAAATTTGCGGCTGTTCATAAAGATAATATTTGTATTAAAATGGATATACGAATATATGAAGAAATAATAGATCTTTTACTTAAATTATTATTATTACAAGAACCTTCAGATCATTATAAAATTCAAGTAGGGATTATAAGAGATATGATAAAAAATAGTAATAATTTATGATAAGTATATTAAGATATTTAATTTATATAATGTAATTAATTAATTTCATTGTATTTCCCATATTTAATATGGCAAGATGTTTATAAAAATCATCATTTGGTTTATAATTAATAGAATTAAATAATTTTGATATTACATAAATATCAAATATTTCTTCATCTAATATTTTAATATATTCTTTGTAAAAGTTATAATATAATATAAGCATATCATTTTCTGGATTAAATTTTAATATCCAAGAACTAATAACAGAAGCAATAATACCTGAAAATTCATTAAATGTTGTTATATCATTATCATGTAATAATCTATATTTATGTAAATATAATTTATAATAACGAGATGCTTCATTTTGTATTCCTGATATGATATCTTGATCTATTTCTTGATCTATTTTTTGATTTAAAGCAATATATATTAAATCATCATTATTTCCTTTTAAAAATAAGATATGATAAATTGTATTAGATTCTTGGTGTACATAATAAATTGGGTTATTATTATTTTTTCTAATTTCATCTAATATATTTGTATTGTTTGATCTTGAGAATTCGTTAATTATATGATTATCAAATATAACATTATTAGCTCTTGTTTTTTTTAAATCTGGAGCAAAAATTTTTTTTAAATATGTTAATATATAAATCATATTTTGATTAAAAAAATCTTCAATAAATTTTTTTGAATTATCATATTCATCATTAAGAAAGGATTCTATAGAATCTTTAAGTTTTTTTTTTAATTGGCTTTCTGATTGTGAAGAGTAACCTGGTAATAGATTAATTAATCCTTTTCCTACTCCTCCTCCTCCTTTTATTTTTTTATTTTTATTACCACAACTATTAGAAATTTTTCTAATAATAGTTATAAGTTTATTAAGTAATAAATTAATATCTTTTTGTAATATTTTATTGGTTTTTTTGCTAACCATTTATTATATTCTAATATATAGGAATATTTATATTAAATTTTTTACTATTATTACAAGCTTAATAAAAATTTTATTATTTATTAACTGTATTAAATATACCAAAATAAATTAATATTAATATTATTAAACTTGTAAATACACCAATAAAATTTATTTTATACATAAATAATAAATCTGAAATAGTGTCAAATATTACCTTTGAATTTATAACTATTGCTATTACTAAAAATAATACATAAAAGATTATTACTGTTAAATAATAATCTTTTAAATTTTTTTTAATTGCGATTAATTCCGTATTTAACTTCTTCTTTAAACGTCTTAATCTGTCTATATTATAATTGTTTGATGCGATATTATTATCTGTTATTAATGTATTAGTTAATGTATTAGTTAATCTTAAAATTCTACCTTGACGAGTACTCACTCTTCTTACACTTTCCTTGTCTGGCGCGATATTATTATCTATTATTAATCCTAATAAATAATATTTTTCGTAATAATTTGTATTTGTAGATGTATTATTAATTACTATATTAAAATAGTCATCAATATAATTTATATATTTTATTTTTTCTTTTTTATAATTTATTTCCAATATTTTTTTATTTTCGTTATTATCAGCCATTGCTTTATAATAGGTATTATTATTGATGTTATAATCCGAGTTATAAATGTCCAGAATGGCTTGGATTATATTAATTTTAGAAGTATTAGTAGCATCTACTTTTTTTAATATTAAATCTAAATTTAATTTAGATTTTTCTTTTTTTAAATTAATACGAAGTTGGCTTAATATATATTCCTGATCATATGGTTTATTAATATGTATACAATATATAATGATATTTTTTAATTCTATTAACAATTTCTTATCTTTATATTTATTATTATTTTCAAATTCTAAAATAGTATTATTATATTCTTTTCCAATTAAGCTGTCATTATTAAATAAAAAATCAATTTTTTTTTGATTAGAATTGAAAAATGTACTTATAATTAATAAATATATATATGGTATTAGTTTGATTAAAAAAGAAAATATTTTAGACAAATCACTAAATAATTCTTTAAACCAATAATTAAATTTATTTTCATCATACATCCGCCAATAAATAATATTACAAACTATACATATTACACTAATAACAATAACACAAAAAAATACCCAAGTAAATGGTGTAGTAGTACCATCAATATTTAAGAGAAATTTATCTATAAACATGAAATTTATTGGCTTTAAATATTCAAATAATGGCTGATTTATAAGTTTTTGCTTGTCTACATTTTCTCTTAATAAATCTTCTTTAAAATTGCTTACTGAATCTTCAAAATTAGCTTTATTGAAATTTATACAAGTGTTTATAAATATAGTTGTTCCTATTCCAAATAAAATATATGATGTTATTAATAATAAAGAACTAAAAATATTGTAAAAACGACCTAATCCTGATTTATTAACCAAAGTATATGCATCATCGGATTCGCGTTGTAATTGTGTATATTTTGTTAAAAGCTCGTCACTTTTTGATTGGTATATCTTCAAGTTTTTTTTCAAATCTTCCAAAGAATCCCCGCCATATTGCTTTATTTTTTTGTAAGTCTCAATTCTTTGTACCATAATTTCTACTTAATTTATATATATTTATATATATATATATATAAATATAAAATATATAGCATTATATAATTAGTAAAATGATTGAATATAGCATAGAAGAATTAAAACATTATTATAATAAATATGATGAATATGATAATGATGATGCTATAAGAATGAATGTTAATTATTTAGAAAAAGAATTATCTAATATAATTGATCATGATTATACTCATAATAATATATATCATATATTTCCTATATTTGCTTGTATATTTATAGGAAATCTTATAATAAGTTTCTTTATTGTAACTTGATAATAATATGATTTTATATAAGTTTAAAAACATATAATTCTTATATAAGTATGGCTAATAGTATTACCCCTGGTGGAACATCACGAACTATTTTTGGTATTACAACGGGAGATATAGAAACGTCTGGTATCATAACTGCTTCATCACTTATAGGTGAAGGAAAAAATATTACAAATATCAATGCTAATAATATTACATTTGGGAATATAAGTTTAGCAAGAGGCGGAACAGGAAATAGCAGTTTTATAAATAATACTATAATATATAGCAGTAATAATAAATTAATAAGTGATATAAATTTAGTATGGGAAGCTAATGTGCTAAAAATAAATAATAGAGATTTCTTAGGTGATACAAGTAATTATGTTAAAAATACTTCTAATAATTTATCAAATCATATTAATAAAAACATAGATATCTTATCACAAAGCATAATATCTAATACAAATAATATAAATAAAACAAATTTAGATGTAAGTAATTATGTATTATCAACAAGTAATATATTATCATATTTAATTAAAACAGAAAAAGGAAATAGTGTTATTTCTCCAGCAACAACTAATAGTTTGGGTAGTGTTCAAATTGGAGATGTTAATACAGGAATTTTTATTAATAATAGAGGGATTATAAGTGTAATGCCCGAAATTACTTATGCTGTTTTACCAACTGTTAGTAATTCTACACTTTCATTTATTCCTATTCCAGATACATTTTATAATGTATGTAAGTTTTTATATAATTCATCTATTGGAACAACTTTTGATAGAAAAAATAGTAGCTTATTAATATTACCTGTGTGGTATAAATTTACAAATAGTGTTGACAATAAGATAAATAATAGCGGATTTTTTGATTCTTTAACAAAATTAGAATTGTATGGAGATATTACAATAGCCCCAAGTATAGCAGCACATCGCAATATAGAATATACTCCATTAGATACTACATATTTACAACTAAATTGTACAACATCAACAGCTACATATTGTAAGTTTGAAAACAATTTTGATATTAATAATATATTCAGACCACTTACTAATAGATGCTTTACAATTAGTTTTTGGTTAAAAGTAAATTTAAATAATAATGAAATTGTAATTATTGAATTTAGCAATGCTATTGAAAATAATTTACGTAAATTAAGCATTAATTATGTTAATAATAGCTTAAATTTTTTTGTATATAAAATTAATGAGCCTATTATTACAATACCAAATATAAATATTGGTTTATGGTATCATATATTATGGTCAATAGAATGGGATGTAAATAAATTCAAAATTATTGTACATATTAACGGTTTACAAAAGGCTACGCAAAATATTACAGATAACGTAATAAATGAATATTTATATAGGTTTGGTTTTGATAATTATATAAAAAATACTATATCATCAGCTGATAATATTTTAAATTATAATTTTTGCGTTTCTGATTTCAAAATATATAATTGTATATTAACAAGTGAAGAAAAAGATGAGCTTTATAATACTAATTTTTATACAAAATATCTTGTAGATTTTAAAGATACAGAGAATATATGCGATATTCTTATATATGGTGGCGGAGGCGGTGGAAGTCTTAATTTTGGAGGAGGTGCTGGTAAATTAATATTTGTAAATGATGCCAATATATTAGGCGGTATTAAATCAATTAAAATTGGGCGTGGCGGTAGTTGTTATAGTATTAATAATAATCAATCCGCACAGAAAGGAATTGAAACAACTTTTGAACAATTAATTGCTGATGGTGGAGGTGCTAATATTTCATCTATTTTAAATGTACCTGGAGGCAGTGGGTCAGGTAACTATGGTAATGTTACAAATTTTAATATAACAAATACATTAAAGACTTTCTTAGGAAATACAAGTAATATATATTCTTATGGTTTTATAGGTGGGGAATATGGTGGAGGAGGCGCTGGATCTTCAGGAGTTTTTTTAAATGGCGGTACTGGTTTATATGAATTAAATATTAATAATATAAATATTGATTATTACAATTATTATAATTTTAATAGAACCGTAAATTTTAAAGAATATTTTTATTTAGTTGATGGAGATATTGGTGAACTAAATAACAATAATATATATATTGCTTGTGGAGGTTCTGGAATGAGCATTATTGATAATTCAAAAGGTATTACAAGTATTGGTTATAATTCAATTAATAGCGGCTGTGGTGGTAATTCAGGAGAGAATGGTAAAAGTGGTGCCTTGCTTATAAAGATTTTAACAAAAAGAGATAGAAAAATATTACCAAAATATATAAAGGAAACTTCAAATTATATTTTTAATTCAAGTAATAATATAATAAATTATGTTAAAAATATACCATCATGGACTAAAGCAATAAATAATGATATATATTATAATTCAGGTAATGTAGGAATAGGCATTAACCCAAATAACTACAAGTTAGAAGTTGCTTCTGGAAATGGTGTTACAGTTGATAGTACAATTTCATATGGAATTCATACATCAAATAATTCAGCAATAATTCTTGAGACTAATATAACAAATAATAATATATGTGCTAAATTTAATTCAAGTATATGGACAACTGGTAATGTTATATCAAGTAGCGATGAGCGAATAAAAACGAATATTCGCGATTTAGAAGATGATAGCGCACTACAAATGATATTAAATATACAGCCAAAAACATATAATTATATAGATATACAAGGTAGAGGCGGTAATAGTAATAATATATATGGCTTTATAGCGCAGCAAATTAAGGATGTAATACCTGATGCTGTTAAAATACAAACAGAGTTTATACCAAACATATTATTAATTGCTGATTATAATTTAGCTGAAAATATAATAACATTACCAAGCAATACTATAAATAATATTAATTTTAATGTGCCTTTTAAAATAAAATGCTATGATATGTATAATAATATAATAATAGTTGAAGTTATAGAAATTGTAAGTAGTAACATATTTAAAATAAAAAATATAAAATATTATAATGATAAAATTTTTGTATATGGAACAGAAGTGAACGATTTTCACGCGTTAAATAAGGAGTATATTAATACATTGAATGTATGTGCTGTTCAAGAACTACATCGCAAAATAGTATTACAACAAAGTGAAATAAGAGACTTAAACGAAAAAATAAATGTACTACTAAATTATATTGATTTGAGTAAATAATAGATATGATATTATTATATTATTAATAATTAAAGTAAAAATAATAGCTGATATAATGGCAGATTTTAGTAAAATGGAATATAGAGATAATAGCGTTGATGAAAGTAAAATAAGATCAATATATAATAATTCAGTAGAAAAAGCTTTACATCCTGATAGTGTTGATGCTAATTCAAGAAATTGTAATGAAAGTTCGCATGTAGATTTTTTATATCTATCTACTATTAGAGGTGGTCGTAATATGAGAAAAGGCGGTAGTTGCGGATGTAATATGAAAGGAGGCGAAAATGATTTAGAAGTTCAAGATAATATTGATCAAGGAGTAGTTGACGAAGGAGTTGACGAAGGAGTAGTTGACGAAGGAGTTGACGAAGGAGTTGACGAAGGAGTAGTTGACGAAGGAGTTGACGAAGGAGTTGACGAAGTTTATAATGAATTAGAGATAAGCGGAGGTTGCTTTAAATGTAAAAAAGGGGTTAAAAATATAATCCAAATATATAGAAGTGTTCATATTATAATTCCTACATTGTATAGCAAATACAAAAAAGAAATAAGCATGAAAGAAAAAAAAATAAAAAACCCAATAAACCCTAAAATACCTAAAATACCTAAAAGCCCTAAAATACCTAAAAGCCCTAAAATACCTAAAAGCCCTAAAATACCAATAAACCCTAAAATACCTAAAATACGTAAAATACCTAAAAATAAAAAGTGAGTATTTTAAGGTAAGTAATGTTCTTTATTTTTCTCATAAGGTATATATTTATCATTATTAATATATACTTTTTGCTTGCCTATTTTTGCGTAATTAGTAATAACTGTTAGCATATCTTTAATTTTAGTGCGAAATTCACTTAATGACTTGTCTATTTCAATCTGTGGGTCAAATCCATAAATATGCTTAAATTTATTTGGAACAACAAATATCAAAGAATAAAATATTTCAATAATGCTATTTTTAATATCTGTAAAAATAGGTAAATATGTATTAATATCGTATCTGTCTGCTAATATATATATATATATTTTCATTAACTTATCCATATAAATAATCATATTAGAATACCTTGTTTTATCAAATTTTTTAATAAACCGGATATTAAATAATATATTCATAAATTCTTTATTTTTAATTAAGTACTTTACATTTTTATTGTTTTTATTGATGTAAAAGTTATCTGTAGATAATTCTACGATATCTTTAACTTCTTCAATAATTGTTTCTTCTTTCTTAACAATATCTGTCTTATATTTAATATCATTTTCTTTGATATAATTATTAACATAGTAGAATGCTATTATAATTATAATTATTGATAATAATATAGATGATTTATTTTTACTTAAAATATAATAGATAATTGCTAATATAATAATAATATATGAATATCTATTTAAAATATCATTATATATCATTGTATTTAAATTTAAATATCTATATTATATAATTTTAATAAAAAAAAGAATAAATAAATATATTATACAGAAGCCCCGTCAATAAAATATATGATAAATGATAATATTATTAACATAATACCTACATAAATTTTTCTATTATCTTTTGTAAAAATGTTATATAATATAAAAATATAATTATTATTATTAATATAATCTTTCTTATTATACACATCAACAATATCGTTAATAATATCTATTAATGATTGTAAAGTATTTTTATAGAGTTCTTTAATAGTCAAATTATATATTGGTTTTATTTTATTATTTTTTGGTAATGTATCCGGTAATGTTTTTAACAAACCATTTAATTTTAATTCTATTTGCTTTTCAATATATTTTTCAATATCAGTATTTTTATCAAGTGATTTTGAATTTTTATTTGTATCTGAAGATGATGATGTATCTATATTTATAATAGGTGGTTCTATAGGCATTGATATCATATTCATTATAGGTTCTGTAGGTACTGTAGGTACTGTAGGTACTGTAGATATATTTGTATTATCTATGTTCATTTAATATTAAATTTTATTGGTTCTTAATCGTATATAATATATTTATTATTAAATAATGTCCATCATATCTATATTTGAAATTAAATTACGCCGACAACAATATCTTTTTAACCCTAAGTTATCTAAGATATAACCAGTATGTATTTTTTCAAAATTTTTATATACTGTATCAACTTCTTTATTTTCGTCAATTTTATTTTTTTCTTTTTCATAATAATCAGCAATATCAGCCATTACTTTGCCACATGTAAAACATCTAATAGGTATGATCATTTAATATTTGTCCTTATTTATTCTATATAATAAATATATAATCATTTTTTATATAATTACTATGTATTAAAATTATATAAAAATATATAATATTATTATATTATATAATAATAAGAATAATTAATATTAAGAATGTCATATGCGCCTATATACTCTAAACTTCATGATCTTGAAAATAGATTAACAATTATGGAAAGCATGCCTAAAACTGTTGACATTGGGGATACTATATTTCCTTTTGGTATAACAACAGAAACCGCAGATTCTGCTGCTGGTATATTAGATGAGTTAAACAAATTTAAAACAAATTTTGTTCATTTATTAAATGAATGTAATCCCCTTTCGGCGCGTGTTGGTAAATTATCTCAAGATATTGCTGCTCTTGCTTCTAAGGATGAAATTGCAACCCTTGCTACCAAGGCTGAGCTTCCTGATGTATCCGGCTTTGCTACCAAGGCTGAGCTTCCTGATGTATCCAGCTTTGCTACCAAGGCTGAGCTTCCTGATGTATCCGGCTTTGCTACCAAGGCTGAGCTTCCTGATGTATCAGGCTTTGCTACCAAGGCTGAGCTTCCTGATGTATCCGGCTTTGCTACCAAGGCTGAGCTTCCTGATGTATCTGGCTTTGCTACTAAGGCTGAAGTAGCAGATTTATTAATTAAATTTGATAATCTAATAAATGTTGTATCTCAATTAAATATAAAAATAAATGAGGTAAATGATAAGATATCCGTGTTAGAAAGTTCATAGAATGATATGAAATAATTTTTTTATTTTTTTGTAATATTATATATATATATATATATATAATAGATAAATATGGAACAAATAGACAACACACCTTTAAGAATCTTAAAAGATATACCAACCAGTATCACACGAAATCAATTATATAATTTTGAAGGACGCAAAGGTGTTAGTTTACAAAAAACAACCCCTTCTTTTAAAAAAAAAAAATCATTTAATATTTCAATAGGCGCACCTGTTCCTAACAATCTATTAACAACAGGAATAGCAACAGGAGTATATGACATAAAAATATTTCATCAAAATTTATCAAAAATGATAACAGAAGATATAATACAACTACAAACAATACAATCTATAAAATCAGATGAAAATATATATTTAAATATACTTATTCAAAAAATTATTGATAAATTAGTATTGATAAAAATGCGCGTAGGTTATCGAATGAATGAATATCTTAGGGAGATAGAAAGGATTAAAACACAAAATTTAAAAGGACAACTTAAAGGTATTGAATCTATGCTTCCTAAACATTTTTATAAAAATTTTGTTAATATAATGAATTTTTATATGACAATATTGAAAGCAGAAGATGATAATGAAAAAATATATAATGAATATGTTTCTTTTCTTACTAACTGGTTAAATGATGAGTCAAAACAGAATGTAGGATTTATCAATGATTTATATGACAATACTCTTAAATATATTAAAAAAAATTATCAAAAAACATATGAAAATTTATATAAACCTAATTATTATCAAAAATTATATGACTCAGAATTTACACCTAAGAGTAAAAGCTCAACATTAAAAGGCGGATATCGTAATAAATCAAATTATCTTGATATGAAATTAAATTATGTAAAAGATCTATGTAAAGCCAATCAAATTAAACTTTCAACAACTAAAAATGATATGCGTGTTATTTATACAAAGAAGGAACTTATAACAAAATTAAAGAGAAAAAAAATAATATAGGTAATATCAGATAACTAATCAATCTCATATTATGAATATTTTGATTTTGAAGCAATACATTCATCAAGTAAATCTTGATCATATTTATATATATTTATAGTATTATTTAAAATTTCATTATTTTTCATAATAGAATATCCTTTACATTTTTTTAAATTATTTAAAGAAGCATACATATATTCTTTTGCCTTTTTGTAATTTTTATAATTATAATAGATTATACCCATAATGTTTTGAATATCTATAGATTGTATATTTAGAGAATTGCTATATATTTTTTCAGCTCTTTTAATATCATCTTCTGTTAATTCTTTTTTTTCTGATATTTGCCTGAGATCAATATAATTATTATTTAAAAATAGGTAATTATTAGGATTTACAGATGATGGATATATTCCTAATTTAGATCCTTCGATAAAAGTTATTTTATTATATGATAATGCTTTGTAATTATTATCTTTGATAAACTTTGATAATGTTAATTTTATATTTAATTTAAAAGTATTAGTTGCTTCATATAATTTCTCACATAATTCTCTATTTTTAATAACATAGCAAGATTTTGATATAATAATATTATATAATTCATTGATATTTATATACTTGGAAGGATTATTAACAACATTTAAGCATGTAAATAGAAGGTCCCAATCATCATCATAAGATGTATTTAAATCATCTATGAACTCACTAATATTATCAATATAATCTTTTAATATAATGATGTCATCTTCTATAATTAAATGAAGCTCTTTTGTGTTGCTTGTATCGCTATCTTTTGTATTTTCTAATATTAATTTATAAATACATCGATGCTTTTCAAAATTTGATATTTGGCATACATTCAAAGGCATAATTAAATCATTATATATATTATTATCAGTAAATTTATCATAATTAACTCGAGTATTAAAATTACTTATATACTTATTAACATGTTCTTTTCCTGGTTCTGAAATAATATTTATTTTAGCCTCTATATTTTTTTGAGTACATATGTCTTTTATTAATAATAATGAACTATTAATTGTTGTGTGCCTATTTTCTAATTCTTCGCTATATACAATATATATATTAAGTTTAATCATAATTATAAATAATTATAATATATTTTTTATATAATATTATATAATGTATATTATATAAAATAATGTATATTATATATATTATAGTATGATTAATGAAGATATAATATATGAATATGAATATAATAATAGAATAGTAATTATTGGTGATATTCATGGAGATATAAGACGATTTAAGGATATACTAATAGACGCAAAAGTAATTAATAAAAATATTGAATGGATTGCCGAACCAAAAAATACTATTGTTGTTCAAATGGGTGACCAGGTTGATAGTATCAATAGAGATTCTTTGCTTAATAATTGGGAAGTATTACCAGATGTAGAAATGATATTTTTTACAAATTTGCTAAATAAAATAGCAATGTCTAAAGGAGGTAAAGTAATATCTTTAATTGGTAATCATGAATTAATGAATATTATTGGAAATTATTCTTACGTATCACAAAAAAGTTTAGACGATAATATAAAAAAAAGATATGAATTATTTAAGCCAGGTGGAACACTTTCATCTATATTAGGACACCGTCCGATCGTAATTAAAATTGGACAATTATTATTTTGTCACGCAGGATTAACAATAGAACATTTAAATATACTAACAAAATACAATAAGGATATATCTTATATAAATACTGTTTGGAAAAACTTTGTAAAAAATAATACTGTTTTTTTAGAAGATAAGGAGATATTTGATAAAATTATTCTTGATAATGATGGTATTTTGTGGACAAGAGATTTAAATGAAGAAAAAGATTTAATAAGATTACTTGAAAATATTGGATGTTTTTATATGTTTGTAGGACATACAGTAGTTGAAAATGTAAAGCTAATAAACAATCATATATGGTATACAGATACTGGTATATCAAGAGCATTTGGTAACAATTCATTTCAATATATTGATATTTTTGAAAATCAAATTAATATTAGGGAAATATCATAGTCATAAATTATATATAAAAATTGATTTATATTATTATATAATTACTAATAAATACTAATAATTACTATCTATGGATACTTACGCATTTGATTTATTAATTAATAATAAAACTAATGAAGTTATGATGATATATGAGGAAAAGATTGCTTCAAAGACAAAAAATAAAAAAATGACTACTGACCCTTCAATATTAGATTTTAATAGTAAAAAGTTATTACATCAAATAAATGTGGCATTTGACAAAAAACTCAAGAGTTCAAAAGCATATAAAAAAAAATGTGAGAACGAATTATCTAATATTACACCAGATAAATAAGGATATTATAAATGTAGTTAAAGCATATAAATATAAATTACATTATAATATATATATGTCATTGACAAATATTAATCAAGAGATTGACTTATGTCTTTTAAAATATATAAATATTACAGAATTGAGAGATTTTGATATTGAAAATGTTTCTCAATTAGTACATAATATCTTAAATAAAGATAAAGTATTTACAATAGATATAGTTACAACGCGAATATCAACTATTAAACAATATCGAGATGAATTAAAGGTGTTGCTTCAATTGCCACTTATGAAACAGAGAACAGATGAGTGGTTTGAAGCAAGAAAGACACGACTTACAGCAAGCGATCTATATGATGCTGTTAAGGGCGGTAATGTTAGTATTAAATTGGCAAAGAAAAAAGCAAATATAGTTGTTGATAATATTAATTACAATGCTATTCCTGCGTTAAAATGGGGAACGATGTTTGAGCCAATGGCGACACGATGCTATTCGCAAAAAATGAATAATATAAATATTCATGATTTTGGATTAATATGCGATGTAGATAATAAACATTTTGGAGCATCACCTGATGGCATAAATGATTTAGGAATAATGCTTGAAATTAAGTGTCCATATTCGCGCAAAATTATAGATGGTGTGATACCAGATAAATACAAGATGCAAATTCAAGGTCAGCTTGCTGTATGTAAACTGAAAGAATGTGATTATATTGAATGTATATTTAAAACTATAGATAATGAGGAAGATTATTTAGAATTAGAACTGAATAATAGTATTAGACATGGTGTAATCGCTGAATATTATAATAGTAAGGGCGAATATATCTATTATTATAGTGATGCTAATAAAACTCCAAAAGAATGTATAGAAGATATTGTTAATAATAAGCAAAATTATATTAATGGAGAAGAAAGTACTAAATTAAAGTTTAGTAAATATACATATTGGAAATTAGATGAAATGATTATCCAGCGTGTAATATTCAATAAGAATGAATGGAAAAATATTATACCAAAAATTAATACATTTTGGGAAAAAGTCGAAGAATATAAAATGCTTCCAATAGAAATTGGAATTAAAAAATATAAATTTGTAGATGATGATGACGATGATATTAATAATGATAATAATAACATTAATGATAATAATGATAATAAAATTGTAAAATAAATTAAAAAAAATTAAAAGTAATAATTATATGTTCTCTGGATCTTCAATAATTTTATCATTCATATAATTATTTGCGTATGGATTTACAAAATACATCATACTAAAATTATCATTCATATTAGAATTGATTGTATGGTCAATACATCTTGCGGTATATTTTGGTAAATCAAGATTTTGGTTTACTCCATTTTTCTCATTAAAATATGTATTTTGTAAAGCATCTTCATTATTATAAGATAAGCAACCGCAATTAATGTCAGATGATTTATTACATTTTATATAGCATAATTTATTATCTGTATAATAAGGAGCCATTTTTGTGTCTAAAAAATTATTTATAATTCTTTTTTGTTCTTCTTTATCAGTTGTTTTAAGTCTATTATTTTTATTATACAAAGGATATATAATTATAATTTGACAATATAAAGAAGAAATAATAGAACTATCTCTGGATGCTTTATCTATATAACTTGTACTTGTTATAATATTTTGATTTCCATCCTCATTTATATTTTCTAAGTAAAATGGATTTCTATTATTTAATATATCAATTCGCGCATCTAATGTTTTATCTATGGCATTATTGTTACTATTTTTATTTATATATTTCAAATAAGGAGCTTGAGATATACAAACATATACTGGTCCAATTATTTTACTATTTAGCACATTATAAAAATCAAATATTTTTGATCTTAAATAACTATAAAGGCTTAGTTCATCATATATATATATAGTAGCATATGTATTTTTAATATTTTGATTATTATTATTAAGAAAATTTTCTAATATTAAAGGTGATATTTTTAAGCATCTATATGCTAATAAATCATTCCAAGTCATCACATCGCAATAATCTCTGTATGGATGATTAGGATTTTGAAGATTTGTTTTATTATATATTTCATTTTTTTCATATCTATTATAGTTCTCTTTGCGAAAATCTGAATTAATATTCATTAATTCTGAATTTGTATTATATTGTTTAACTCCACAATTATTTCCTTCGCCATATTTCCATGAATATGGATCACCTTCAAAATATTCTCTACAATTAATATCTCTAAATATATATATTAGAAATAAGGCACTTATTATAAGAAATAATAATGTGAAAATTATGTTGATACTAAAATTTCTATTTTTCATATTACTATATATAATTATTTTTTTAATATATTATTTATTATGTAAATAATTGTATTGTTCATACAGGACCTGTAGGACCTATATATATTTAAGCATTTGGATTTCCAGCAACAGCAGTTTCTGCGTTTGTGTTTCCAGGAATAGCAGAAGTAATGGCACCTCCTATAGGTCCAGGTGGTCCTGTTAATCCTGTTAATCCTGTTAATCCTCTTTCTCCTTGTAATCCTCTTTCTCCTCTTTCTCCTCTTTCTCCTTGTAATCCTTGTAATCCTTGTAATCCTTGCAATCCTTGTAATCCTTGTAATCCTCTTTCTCCTCTTTCTCCTTGTAATCCTGTTGTTCCTGCTATTCCAGCTGTTCCGGCTGGTCCTGCGGGTCCTGCGGGTCCTACTGGCCCTGCTGGTCCTGTAGCTCCTGTTATTTGTCTATCTTGTATAGCATTAAAATCAGACATAATTTTATTTGAGGTATAGTTAATATATTCTATAAGAAAATTTGAAGTATTTTGTGTATAATTAGATCCATATATATCATTTAATTTTACTAAACCTTGCTCAATTTTGATAGGTGCTGTATTTTTATTTTTACCACCTATATATATATTGCTACTATTATTATATTTACCATAAATAAATAAATTATCATCATCACTATACATTTGAAAACATTTAGTACCTGTTGAATTACATATTTCAAATTCTTTGTCAATGTCTGAATTTATTTTTAATCCAGCGGTTGCTGTAGTTTTTGTTATTAAATCTAACTTAGAAATAGTATCTCCTCCAAATGTTGTATATTCAAATATTTTATTATTAGCATCATCATATGTTCCATTTGAGGTATTACTAAAAGTAAAATATTTATTTAAGTTATAGTTAAAAGTATCTATATTTCTTGTAAATAAATTGCTACTCAAGGTATGTTTTGAATTTAAATCTGTAATTAAATTGCGACTTGCGGTATGTCTTGAATTTAAATCTTCAATATTTTTTGCGAATAGATTGCTATTTTCATAAACACGCGAGTCAATTACATTAATATTACTGCTATGCTTCCTATATAGTTTATTAATAATATTTGAAGTTGAGTCAAAATTTTGATTTATATCTACAAAATTTGTATTTAAATCAGATGTTAAATTTTTTTTATATGTATAGTTATCATATATAATATATGAAATAATTGCTATAAAAGATATTAGTACTAAAAATATTAATATATATGTAATAACTTCAAAAAATTCCATTATATTAATCTATCTATTTTCTAATAATAATATTTATTTTAAATATATAAATTTACATATCTATATACAACTTTTTAATATTATCATCCTTTTCATCATTTATATCACTTGTATAGCTAATATCACTGTCATCATCATCATAGTTTTTTTTATTACCTCCGTCTTGATTACCAATATAAGAATTAAAAAAAACTCCTTTTCCACTAACATTATCTCTTGTATTTATCCCAGCAATAGTATTATATGCACCACCTTGTTGATTGCCTACTTTTAATTCATTAATAAATTGTAAATTTTCATTATTTTGTGGTTGTTGTAGCGGTTGTTGTAGCGGTTGTTGTAGCGGTTGTTGTAGCGATTGTTGTAGCGGTTGTTGTAGCGGTTGTTGTAGTGGTTGAAGTTCTTGTTGAGGTTTTTGAAGTTCTTGTTGAGGTTTTTGAAGTTCTTGTTGAGGTTTTTGAAGTTTTTGTTGTTCTTGAAGTTCTTTAAGTTCTTGTTGTTCTTGAAGTTCTTGAAGTTCTTGAAGTTCTTGAAGTTCTTGTTGTTCTTGTTGTTCAAGAATTTCATCATTTTCTATTTTTTTTAATTCTAATTCTAATTCTAACTTTTTTATTTCTAATTGTTTTTCTAAAATTTTAATATCTTTTTTAACAGATCCACCTTCTTGAGTATTAACATCATTGTCATCATCTGTATCATCGTCATCATCTGTATCATCGTCATCATCTGTATCATCGTCATCATCTGTATCATTTTCTTCATCTTCTTCCTCTTCTTCTTCATCTTCTTCCTCTTCTTCCTCTTCTTCTTCCTCTTCTTCCTCTTCTTCATTTTTTACCTTTTCTTTCTCATTATCTTTTTCATCATTATCTTTATTACCACCTTTCATTTTACCAGATTCTTTATCATAAGTATCTGCCCATATTTTTACATCTATTATAGTATTTTTAGTAGCAAAATTATCTATTTGAGAATTAAATAGGTTATAATCATTATTAATATCATTATCATAATTATCATCATTATTATCATCATCTATAATTTTATCATTATCATTGGCATTATCTTCATCATTATTATTGTTATCATCTTCATCATTGTAATTACTATTTAACTCTAATTGATTGATTGGCATATCTATAAGCTCAGTATTTAATCGTGGTTGTATTCCCATAGTTTCTAATTCTTGAATAAATAATTTAAAAGCATAAGGAGTTTGAATAACAGCTATATCATCATTATTACAATTTTTACATATATTAATATTTTCTTTAATATTAAAAGAAACTAATGTTCCACATCTTTTACATATACACCAGCTAAATTTATCTGATCTTTCCATCATACTTTCTTTAATAAAATTAGATATTCCATGGCTTAACACAGTATCACGTTCCATTTCGCCTATTCTTAATCCACCTCCCTTACGACGTCCTTCGGTTGGTTGTCTTGTTAACCCAACTACCTTTCCAATACCGCGTGAATTTATTTTTTCGGCAACCATATGCTTTAATCTAAAATAAAAAGTAGGTCCTATAAAAATCTCAGTATTTATTTGTTCTCCAGTATAACCGTTATATAATATCTCATTACCAAATTTATTAAAATTATTATTTTTTAATCCTTCATATATAGTTTCTTTTTCAAGAGGTATAAATACACTGGCATCTCCCAATAATCCATCAATACAACATAATTTAGCAAATATACATTCAACTAAATGTCCTATTGTCATTCGTGATGGGATCGCATGTGGATTTATTATAATATCAGGACGGATACCATCTTTTGTATAAGGCATACATTCCTCTGGTATTATTAATCCTATAACACCTTTTTGTCCATGCCGAGAACAATGTTTATCTCCAAATTCAGGTTTTTTAATTTTTAAAAAACGTACTTTACATATTGTTGAATCATTCCCCGAAATTTTATCTGATTTATATACTCTATCAACCTTGCCAAATAAAGAATTATCAGTTGAAATAGAAATATCAGTATATATTGTTTCTTTCTTTACATCTGTAAATACACCATTCTTATATTCCTTCAAAACTTCGCGAACATTTATCATTCCTACAATAATAACTTCTTGACCCTCAGGAACATAAGTTCCTTCTTTAATAAATCCATCAGCATCAAGATGTTCATAATTTTTATTTTTTATTCCTATAATTTTCATACCCTTATCTCGCATAAGAATAGGATTTCCAAATATTACTTTTTCATTTTGCGAAATAATTTTAGAAGTTGCTGTAATAGACTTATAATATGATAATGAGTTTAATCCTCTATCGATTGTTGCTTTGTTAATCATAATACTATCTTCTTGATTAAATCCAGAATATGTCATAATGGCAACAATTGTATTAAAACCATTAGCCATATAATCACTTGCTGTATATTGAGCAATTCTTGTATTTATAATGGGTCTCTGTGGATAGTGAAGAATATAACTCATTGTATCAAATCTTTTATTAAAATTTGTAGAATATATACCAATTGCTTGCTTAGATTGTGCGGCATGAAAGACATTGCGTGCGGAAGAATTATGATTACTCATTGGAATATTTCCACTTACTACGCTAAGTATAGTTGAAGGATGTATTTCCATATGTGTATGATAAGGTCCAATTTCATTTTCATTCATAGCTATTAAACATGTATCTGATTCTTCATTGTCAAGATATTCAATACATGCTGAAGTATTTTCTAATTTTTTTAAAATTGCAGAATATTTATTTCTATAATAATTATTTATTTTATTAATATTATTGGTATCACTGCTACTATCACTGTCACTATTACTGCTACTATCGCTGTCACTGACACTATCGCTATCACTGCTACTATCTGTATCATCTTCATTATCTTTTCTACGACCACCACCTTCATAGTGTAGTTTTGTTATATTTGTTATTAAGTGATTGCTTATAGGATTAATATTTTCATTTACGATATTACCATCATTCTTATCTATTTCTAAAGAAATTATAGGTGATTCTTCATCTTCATAATTTAAATCAATATTATTTTCATTATTATTTTCAATAGTTTTATTTTCATTAGTAGAGAATATATTATCATAAAAATTTGTAAAATTGTTACCAAAAAATGTACCACCTACTTTTTTTTTTCCAGTTAACGGATTTATATATTTGTCAACATAGTAATAGTCATCGTTTTTTTCACGCATATCAAGAATATGATTTGTACCATTTAATAAATCAAACCAATTTTTAAAATTATTATCTTTATAACAAGGGACTTCATTCTTTTTATTTGTATTATTATATTTTAATATTAAAAGAGGGCGACATGGTCTTCCTGCTTCAGTAAATATTCGTAATTCATTTGCTGTAATATTAAAAGATATTGAAATTAAGATATTTATTAATCCATTGCGGCGATATGCTTTTAATAATTGTGTAATAAATAGTGGATCACCAGTAATTCCAAATAGAGTCCCATTAACAAATACAGTAGTAATGTTTTTATTGCTATAAATATTACTGTATTCTAATGGAATTACACCAATGTCTTTTAAACATTTTTTAATATTATTAACATTTATACCAGCAGTTATTTTTGCTAATATAGCAAGATTTTTTAAATATCCAATAGAAGCCCCATCAGGTGTTTCATAAGGACACATAATACCCCATTGTTGCGAATGTAATTTATGAGGTTCTGTTACTTTAAGACTTCTATCTATTGGCATATTAACACGACGCGTATGTGATAAAAATCCTACATAACTTATTCGTGATAAATCCTGGACTTTTCCTAATTCGGGATCACTATTATTAATTAACCCCCATTGTCCTTTAAGAGATTTAGCAAAAGTTTGCGTTATAATTAGATGATCAACTATTTTGTAAATATTATTACTATTAATGAAATAATGAAAGCCTCTTTTAAGATTTTTCCAAGGACCATATAAATATTCACTATCTATTTTATTTCTTATACTATCTCTTAATTTAATATAGGCCTCTTGAAATAATTCTGCTAACATAAAACCACTAATATCAACGCGTTTATATATATAACTATCACGATCACTAAGTGGAAGTAATCCTTTGGCAGATTTAATAAATTGTAATGTTAAATATCCTAAATATTTCTTTTTATTCTCAAATTTTTCAATATTAGGAAAAAAATCTTTAGATAATACCATTTTAACATGCTCAATTGTTCCATATTGAACCCGATATTTTAAGTAATCTATTGCTTTTTGTTGAGTATCTATCAAATATTCTTTTTTATTATTAATATATTTAGCATCAACAATGCTTGGTCTTATTAAATTATCAAAATAATTTTTTTCAATATCAGTATATCCATTTCCAAATATAGTTTGGCAAATTTCTTTATCGCTCTGTACTCCAATAGCACGAAACAATACAAATAATGGTATTTTGTCTTTAAATGAAGGAATAGATACATAAATTGCTCCTTTTGAATTTACATATTTACTGCTAACATTTTCTTCTGTATCATCAACATTATCTATTTCTGAGTCTATATCAAATGCTTTGTCTATTTTTGCGTTTTTTCCAAATGGATTTCTTACAAAATAGAATTGAACATTTGTAGGTAGTAAATTTCCATTATCAGAAACGCACCGTATTATACCTTTATGGCTAAAATCTTTATCATCTTTTATTGCTGAAACAAATAATTTATTAGTTACTATTTTTTCTTGCGCAATAATAACTTTTTCTTTTCCATCAATTATAAAGTATCCTCCTGTATCATAAGGGCATTCACCTAATTTTCTTAATATACTTGAACCTTGATTTTTTAATATACAAATATCACTATGAAGCATAATAGGAATACTTCCAATTGCGACATTTTTAAATGTTACTGGTTCTACATTTTGCTTATTATCTGAAGTTATACGAACAAATACGTCAGCAAATATATGCGTTTCGTAAGTAAGATTACGCATACGCGCATCATATGGTGTAATTATTTTAGGACATCCATTTTCATATATTATAGGCCTGCTAATGCTTAGCTCAGTCTCATTTTCACCACCTATGTATATTTCTATTTTAAAAACTTCTTCTTTGTCGTCATCATATTTAATCATTGTAATAGGATTATAAGATTTAATAATATAAGGAATCTGATTTTTTATAAACTCACGATAACTATCTAAATGATGTCCAGTAAATGGATACCTATGATCTTTAAAATATAGGTCTAATATATCCCATTCATTATTAATCATTCCTAAATATTTATTATTCTATTATTAAGAATATAATATATAAAAAAAAATAATATAAACCCTTAGTCAAATAAAAGTATTATCCAGATTTATTATTAATCCCCAAATCATATAATATTAAATCACCATTATTATCTGATAATATAAGGCTCGCAGGTGATTTATACATAGAGGTATTATTTAATGAAACAAATGCGCGAAGATCGTAGTTGCCATGAATATCATTTCCATATATATTGAGAACCATATTTTCAAACCTTAAAACTTTTTTAGTAAAACTATTACATGATTTACTTTGTTTTGGGACCTGCGATTTTATTTTATTATTTTCATATATATATAAATATCCATCACTATTAAATTTCATTTCAAATACATTATTAAAAGATTTAAATGAAACCCTATCTATTTCTAAATTATCATATTCATTAATCACATAGTCTTGCTTTAATAATTTATTCCCCCAAGGCATATAACAAAACAAATTTTCATCAAATAAATTTTCATTTATAACAAACATAGAGAATACTATCTCTTGTATATCACCGGGGCCAGGATATCTAATTTTTCTAAATGCCAATTCTTTTAATATATTATTATTATATTCTTCTGAATATTCATTACCTTTATATCCCGCATTAAAATTACGTTTAGAATATTCAGTCATCAAACCCTCTATTTTCTTTTTTGTTGTTGTATTATAACATAATCTTTCATGCTCTTCATTATCATATTTTGGGTCAGTTTGTCCTTCATATTTTTTACAAATTTTTATTCCATCACATAGAAATTTATCAAAAGTATCTTTATCATATTCTTTAATACAATGGTTATCAACATCAAAAGTATCACTTAATACATTTGTAGAACCATAATATCTAATATTTTCTTTACTATCTAAATTAATCATTTGTTTATTATAATAAGGTGTTTGAAGACAACTTTTAGGATAATAAGGAGATAAACTTTTAACAGCACCAGAAAGAGCATCATCGCTTAAAGAAAACTCTGGAATTAAAACTGGCTCTTTTTCATTAGAAACACAACCCATATTTAAACATGAAAAAGTCATATCATTCATAAAAAAATTTTTCTTTTTTATTTTATCTTGATTATCTTTTAAAGTTCCCCTTTTAATTATGTCCAAGTATTTAGAATGTTCACTTGTCATTAATTCAATCCATCTATTTTGTTTAGAAAAAGCATCAAGAGAAGGGAAGAAAGTATACTCCGCATTATTATTTTTATAATTATATAGATTCGGAATATATAAAACTACTTCATAATTACCTGTAAATATATTTTCATTATTTACATTTTCTAATTTTTTTGCCATCATAACATATATAGGCAAGGGTATTTTTAATGTTGTTGGTCTAAGCATAGTATTTTTAATTTCTTCAAGTTTGGCTTTAATGCTATCCTTTATTTTTTGTTCATTAATACTGTTAAAAACATAACAGAACATATTATTATTTATATGAACTTTTTGCTCTTTATATTCTTTAAATGTCATAAATAAACATCTTTTTCTATATAAAAAATCAGTATTATATGATATTTTATTATATAAAGAAGCATTACATTTTTTTAAATCAAAACTATTAGTATTATCACATTCTGGATACCTACCTTTTTGATATTTGAGCATTTCATATTTATTATATATATATATAAATATTATCACTATATCTTATAGTATAAAAATAAATTATTACAATGGATACTACTATGGATATTACAAATTATACTGCTAAGCATATAGATCGGTGTATATTTAATAGTTCTCATTATGACATCGCATGTATTATATATATGTATTTGAAAGATAAGCACAGATATATTAAAAATAATACTTGGGAATATTTGAATTCATTAAATGAATGGATTGTAGATGTTAATTATCAACAAATAATATATTCTATAAGAACTATAGTATGTTCAGCTTTTACTGAGCGCTCTTTATATTGGGCAAATATGAAAACTATTCCTAATTATGAAGATACAGATTATGAAGATACAGAGCTTATTTCAAATAAATTATTGATTATAAGTTCAAAACTCAAAGATAATAAATATATATCTATGTTAATTAAAGAGTGTAAGCAATTTTTTATTATATGAAAGATATATATACTGTTCGTACTATATATGATATATATAAAATCATAAAAACTAAGTATGATTTTGTTATGAATGATTTTAAAATAATGAAAGTAAATCCTTGTATATTTAATAATTTTAATAAAAAATTATCTGAATCATCTAATAATTATTTAAATTACAATTTTGCGCATAAATATTTAGAAAAATGTAATTACTGCTATCATATAACATACAAAGAGATAAACATGTATATTATAATGCGAATTAAGATAACAAATAAGCAGAAGACACAATTATTTAAAAATTTATATCGCGTATATTTAATATCAAAGATATACAATATATCAAAATGGAATAGTTATATATTTAATTATTATATTATTATGAATCCACAAAAAAGATGCTTGCCTTCTAAAAAAAAAGACTTAATTGATGTTGAAAATATTAATGGAGGGTTTACTTATATTGATAAAAATGATATATATATTATACGAAAAGAAGACTATAATAAGGTAATAATACATGAACTATTACATCATAATGTTTTAATACATAAAACAGACTGGTACAAAGAAAATATAATAAAATTGAAAGAGCATTTTAATATTAATAATAATATGCTTTTAATACCTAACGAGGCAATAATAGAAACTTTTGCGTGTGTATTAAATACTATTTTTTATTCAATAGAGACTGGAACAAGTATAAAAAATAATTTAAAAAAAGATCAAGAGCATTCAATATATTTAGCAAAAAAAATATTAGATAAACAAGGTAGTGAGAAATGGGATGAAAAAACACATTCATATTGCTATATTGTTTTCAAAACAATACTATATGTTTATTTTAACAAATTTTTAAAAATATATAAATATAATAATGATACAGAAATAACAGACTTTTTAATTAAATATTCACATAACATCTATATGAAGATTAATAAGATTAAGAATATTAAAAAGATCAATAATAAATTAAAACAAACAATATATTAAAGATATAGAATATAAAATATATAGAATATATAGAATATATATCAAGTATTTAAGAAATCTATATAATTTATTAGTATAAGGTAAGGTAAAGTAAAGTTAGTTATAATGTCAATTGAGGATGTTAATTATATGAAAGAAAATAGTATTAAGCAGTCATATACCTTTATAGTTGATAGTTTTGATAGGGATCGTAATATATATCCCAACCCTAATAATTATGTTGTTAATTTTAGTACACCCTTTAAGAATATTATTGGTATGGAAATTATTGACGCAAGTATTCCAAGAGCAATGTATACAATAGATGTAGATAATAATGAAATTTATTATTATATAGGCAATGATACAGATGATGAAATAATTGAAAAAGGTGTTCAAATAAATAATAATGCCAATCTAATACTAAAAAATTGGAATTATATATCAAATAGTTTAAATATATCTCATTTAGAAATATCAGGGAATAAATATGCTATATTAAATAATTCAATAAATTTATATAATATATATAATAATGTTAATAATATTGGTGGTTCTACAGTTGGTATAACATTTAATTTATGTTTTAATTCATTAATAAGCCAATATAATAATAATAAGTATAATATTATTGATTTTAGTTATGACCATATATATTTAAATGATACTGGTACTGATATTATTTTTAAAAATATCAGTATTGATATAGAAAAAGATACTGACGGTAAGAACATTTTAACTTTTGCGATTGGTTCGCATAATGAAGTAATTAATATAAATTTAAATAATTATATAAATATATATTGGTCAATATTAAATACTACTTGGTATATTGGTATATTTGATATAAATAATACTTTAATTGTATATAAAAAAATTTTAAATTGTGAAAAAATATATAATGTATTTTATACAAAAAAATATATAGGAAAAAAGCATGATACGCTTAGCATATGGGGGACTAATATATTACAATTTAAAGATTTTAAAATATATAATATACCTATGACAACATTAGATATAATGTTACATATATTATCATCAATAAATGAAGTATCATCACAGATTAATACCATACCTGTATGGTTTAAAATGAAAGAAATTATAAATAATACAATTATAAATAGTAGCTATAATTCTACAATAGACTATAAGGATATTTTTAAAAAGATATATATAATACCGGGAGATTATACATTTAAAACATTTATAAATAAATTTAATGATTTTTTAGACCCAGATGAAATAGAAATAATGTTTAAAGAGACCAGTACGCCACCAGAATTAACTAACTTAATAGATATATATTCTAAATCACCTTTGTTAATAGATATGAAAAGGAGTACTATTACAGAAAATCTTGGGTTTGATTTATATCCTACGCAAAATAACGAAGATAAATATATTTCTAAACCATATACTAATACTGATAGTGTTTTAGCAAAAATGTTTTATAGTCGTCTAAATACAAGTTATAACACAGAAACAGGTATTAATAAATATATAATAACTTCGCCTGGTATTGTATATTTTATTGGAAATAAATATATTATTATGAGATGTCCAGAGATTGAAGAACATTTATATAGATCTCTATCATATTCAAAGTATACATTAGGACTTGCTAAGTTTCGTGTAGATAGTGTAGGTATTAATAGTGAAAAGTTAACTATTACTAAATTACCTGTTCGTGAATTTCATCCAATTGGAAAGTTATCGCGAATAACTTTAAGATTTGAAACAAAAAATGGAATATTATATGATTTTAAGGGAATAAATCATAATATCATCTTTGCTATTTTTTATTACGAACCTATACAAAAAAATATCCCAACAATATCAATATTAAATCCTGAATATAAAATGAATTATCTTGATTATTTATATAAACAAGAAGAAATTGAAGGAGATTCAGATGATGATAATAATGATAATGAAGAAAATATTATAGAAGACTTTTCAAGAGATAATATAGATGATTTTAAAGTAAAAGAACAGCTATATAATGAAAATGGTGTTAAATTACAACAGTTTAATAATTATTATCAAAACAATAATCAAGCAGTTATAATGGAAAACAAAGATGACAACGAAGATGACAATGAAGATGACAACGAAGATGACAACGAAGATGATAATGAAGATGATAATGAAGATGACAATATTAATTATAAAGATTATTTTATTGATAAAGATAATAAATAACTATTTATATTGAATTAGGGTTATCTTCCAGTTTATCTTCCGGTTTATCTTCCGGTTTATCTGGCTTTATAATGTCGGTACTTTTATTATATGATGGCATTGTAGTAATAGTATCTATATTTGGCTCATTTGTATCAGGCGGAATTAAACTTTTTAATCTATCAATTATTGATACTAATTCAGAAATATTTATTTTTACTTCACTATTAATTTTTCCTATCATATTATCTAATTCTTCTTTTTGTTCTTGAGTAGTTGTAGAATCTTTAAAATGTTCTAAAAGAGGAACTATTTTTGACTTCATATCATTTTCAGATTTTTCCGCAAAGTTTTCTAATGTTTGTGACTTGCTTGAAAAAGCGCAACTGTATAGTAAGAATATGAAAATACAAATAGCAAAAATCAAAGACATATATATAAATAAATTTTCATAATCTATATTTTTCATATTATATATATTATATATATTCTGTTAAAAGATAAGATATTTATTTAATTTATTTAATTTATTTATGTAATTACTAATAAATTATTGTATATATATAGTATAGATAAATAAATATATAAATGACAGAACTCAATTTATTATATGGAGATGATAATTTATTAAATGATAATAATTTGATTGAAAGAAAAGAGCCAACATATTCATCAAAAATATCAAGCCAACAAATACATCAATTAGCACTTAATAATGATACTAATGGCGAAGATAAACAAATGATACATCCTTCACAAAGTCAATCTATGCAAATAACACAACAGCAAATGGCACAGCAAATGGCGCAACAACAAGCACAGCAAATGGCACAACAGCAAATGGCGCAACATATGATGATACCACATCAAGCAGTCAATACACAAAATAATAATGAGCAAGCATACAAAAAAAGGAATGAATATAATTTTATTGATAGAATGAATTTGAAAAAGTCAGAAGTTATTAAACTTGCGTTGTTTTCTTTAGTAATAGTTCTTGGTATATCTATTGATAGAATGCTAACATATTATGTATCTAAATATATTAATGATAATATTTTAACAGATTTTCAAGAATTATTGCTTAGATTAAGTTATCCCATAACTATATTTTTATTATTATGGATATTTAAAGCTATTTAGTAGTTTGTTAATTATTTTTAGTTATTTTTATAATATATATATATAAGAAAGTTATAAATAATTAACAAAAATGTCAATATTCGTAAATTATTTAGTATTGCCAATCACATTAATACTATTACTTGTGTTAATAATAATGACATCCAGAAAATTATATATATATTTTGATACTTTTATGTATTTATCAAAAAAACAAAATTATGATAAAACAAATTATATAGCAAATAGCAGTTTTTTTAAATATTTTTATAAAAATAAACAATTATGGGGATATTATAGCATTGAATTAGTGATTACTATTATAATGCTCTTTCTATCAATATTAGCATATATAGGTTATATAACAACTGGTCATAAGAATTTTGGATTTTTAAATTACTATTATGGAGATTCTATAGAATATTATTTTGTAAATTTCTTTATAAATATAATTATTTTATTAACTATAATTTATTCTTTAGGATATATATATTGGTATATTAGTGAGAAAAGCGAAGATGATAAATTAGAAGAAAATGAAGAATTATTAAAAATTTTTATTATAGATAATTTATCATATGAATACTTATGGAACTATTATATAACAGTTATTGTTGGTAAGAAAGATACATATACAATACAAAATTTTATTTCTTCAAACGCAACTGATCTTAATTATTTTGATAATTATGATAATATATTCAAACTATGCTTTACAAATTATATATTAAATGAAAAAACAGAACATAAAAGATATATATATATTAAAAATGGTATATTAGAAAGAATAAAAAAAATTTATGATATTAAATTAGGAGATTCTCAATTTAATAATATTAAAAAAATTAAAAATGCGTTTAATATTAAAGAAAATAATAGCTTCAATGATTTCTATATTATAGCTAATTATAATCATAATAGTAATATTGTATTGCCTCCATTATATATTATGATTGATAATATGATTAAAACTATAACAATAACTAATGTTGATTCGCTAACACAATCTAAAGTTAATAAATTAAATGAATGTTATGAAAATATCAAAAAAAATAAAAATGCGGATAGTATAAATAAATTATATGAAAAATGCGTATCATATTTTATGGAAACTTTAAAAATATATAAGATAGTATATGATAAATATACACAATATTATATGGGTAGTGTATTAATATCTAATTTTATTATAACATATGCGGTGTTAATATTTATATATATTATATTAAAATTATTAAATGAAATCTCTTCATTTGCGAGCGCTTATAGTATATATGATTTTAGATCACACATAATGAATTATGGTATATTTATATTAATAATATATTTTTTTATAACTTGTCCTATTATAATTTTTGGCTTTAATTAATAAATATTAATTTATAAATATAAAATAAAGAGATAAATTATAAGAACATTTTAATATAATGGGTAATAATGAACAAACAGAACTAATTTGTCTAACATTAAATAATTTCATAATATTAATCATCTTTTGTATAATTATAATTATACTAATAATATCATTGTTTATTTTGGCAATAAATATTATTAATTATATATTATTTACAGTCTATTGTATTAATGATAATGTTACAGATTATTTGACTGAAGACCTTTCTACTATAATTTTAGGTAGTAAATATAAATATAGATTATTGAATTATATTAAGAATATTCATAATGAAAATAATGGAAAGAGTGATGATGTTTATAATGTAAAAAATAATTATGATCATATGTCATCCGACTTATATATTCACACTACTATAGAATATTATAATTTAATAGTAAAGCTATTATTGACAATAATATTTGTAATATGCGTTGCTTTATTATTTAATATGTTTAGTATAATAATTTCGGCAATTAATAGTTGTTTTAGTTCTTCTAAGTGCGAATTTATACTCAGCAATATATACAATGTAAATACTTATGTATTTTATATCATCATAATAATAGTATTATTTATAGGTATTCATAGCTATATATATACATATGTTTTTAATAAAAATATATACAAAGATTTATACGATTTATATGGTAATAATGAAAGTAATTATAAGATATCAGATATATTAATATTTAATACTATAAATGAAATTAATAATACAGATACAAAAAATATTACTGATTTTACTATATCTGACTATTTATATAATTTAAGAAAATATTCTTATGAGAATATACAATTTAACATATTTTTAAATGATAAAAATGTTCTTGTAGATAAAGCAGATTTAAAATTAAAAAAAATAAGAAATGAAGGTTTGATTAATAATAATAAATTTATAATACCTACTGATCTTGAGATCGATGAAAATATAAATATGCTATTTAAGGATATTTATAAAACAAATTTAAATGAACTTTATAGAAGTACAGACGCAGAAGTTAAACAAGAATTATTAGCAAATAAAATATTTTTATATTTAATTTATCATTATGTTATAACATATAATAGGGAAGATCCATATATATTACATAAATTAAATAATATATATTTACACACTTTTGAAAGTATATATGATATGTATAATAATCAAGCTCAACAAATTTTTGATGCTGAAATAAAAAAGCAAGAAGATGAAAAGTATAAGGGTATGAGTAAATTTGAGAGAAGACATAGATATGATAAGATAATAGAAAACTTTAAAGGAGGACGAGGAGGACGAGGAGGAGGAGGAGGAGGAGGAGGAGGAGGAGGAGGAGGAGGGGGGGGCAGTCGGTTTGCCGGGCAGAATGCCGCAAGAGAAAGAGAAAAATTAGCAGCAGCAGCGGCAGCAGCAACAGCAGCAGCAGCTGCTGCCGCATTAGAAGCAGAAAAAAAAGAAATTGATGCAGATAATAAAAGAAGAAGAGATGAAATATTAATAGAAAATAGTAGACCACAATATGTTCCTATAGATAAATTAGTTTTACTTGAAAAATTTAATACTGAAATTAAAAATATGTATGAACAAATTAATATTTCATTTACAATAAAATTTTTATTACCAGTAAATACAAAAAAAGAAGAATTATCAAAAATATTACATTCTAATGCTGATTTAATACTACAATATATTTATAATTTTAATAATGATATTTATCTTAAACAAGGGGGTATTAATTCAATTGGTAAAATATTATTAGATGAGTTTAATAATTATACTGATATAGTATACGAAAAAGATACAGATAGAACAATTAGAATTAATAAAGAAGAAACAGATTTTAAATCTAAAGATACTTCTGAAGAAATAAAAAATAATTTACAAATAAAAAAATTCAAAAATAAATTATATAATAAAATAAATGCCTTTACAGATGTTTTTTCAGATTATACTCAAGAAAATAAAACATTAGGATATATTAATACAATAATATATAAGATAAATTTTTATCTTGCTGCGGAGATGATGCAAGTCATTATTTTTATATTATTAGTTTTGTTTATATTATATAAATCAAAAAAATATCCATTTCTTGAAAAATACATAAATTTGTCTATAGTATATGCTATATTAATTATAAATGAGGTTGTATCTGCTATATTAGGTATTATTTAATTATTATTTAATGTATATATTTATTATAATTTTCAATATATTCTTTCATCGCATCATCCTTGCTCATCCCTCTAATACTATCCCAAGCAACCCATTTAGCATTCTCTGTAAAATATAAAGCAGATGGTTTTGGAATATTACAATCTCCTTCAGTAGCCTGCTTATAAAATTTATAGAGATCTAATTTAATTATATTACTTATAGTATCCATATCAATATTTTTTAAATTTTTAAGAATACATTCAAACTCTGAAGCAATTTCCATTATTTTTATATAATATTATAACATTGTCTTTATATTATTATTTTATTTACAAAATGTAGAAATGAAAAAACTTCCTTTTATTATAATTTTTGATATAGATAAGACTTTGATAGGAAAAATTGACCATTTAATATCTGAATATAATTTATTAAAATATATATTTAATAATTGTAAAAAGAAAGGTATAAATACAAAATGTCCTAATCCAGATATTTTTGATATGCAAGATGAATTAAAAAATGGGTTATTGCGTCCATTTGCCAAGGAATTCATAATATTTTGTAATAATAAATTTAAAAATGTTGAAATATTTTGTTATACTAATAGTACTTATGCATGGACAAATGGAGGTCTTGGAAAAAATATAGAAAAAGCATTAAATATCAAAATAAATCGTCCATTTTTTACAAGAGAAGATTCTATATCAAATTTAAATAATAAAAAATCATTAGCAAATATATACCCTATAATAATTAAATCATTACTTAAAAAATATCCTTTAATGAAATATGAAAAAAATACAGAATATATATTAAATAATAGAACAATATTTATGGATGATATTAAAGATAATCTTTATGCTTATACAGAACGTCAAATTATATGCCCTGCGTACAAGTATAGACCATATAATTATATATATGATAAATTAATTAATAAATACAATATTGATTCTACACTATTTAATGATAAAGAATTACTAAAATATATGGAGGATAATAATATATATATATATAATAAGAATGGTAATATTCATCAACAAAATAAAGAATATATAAATCTTGTAAATATGTATTTTGCAAAATATTGGGAAATATATAACTCTAATATAAATGATACTTATTTCAAGGATCTTATCACAGAACTTTCCAAAAAATCTATAAGTAGCAATTGTATATCAAAAGAAAATATAATAGCTATAAATAAAAAATTATTACAATCAAATGAATAATAATTACGTGTATAATAAATATCATAAATATTATTATTTTATTTACAAATTGTAGAAATGAAAAAACTACCTTTTATTATAATTTTTGATATAGAAAAAACTTTGATAGGTGATACTAACAACTTAGCTACAGAATATTATTTATTAGAATTTATATTTAATAATTGTAAGAAGAAAAGTATAAATACAAAATGTCTAAATACTGATATTTTAAATATGGAAGACGAATTAAAGAATGGGTTATTGCGTCCATTTGCTAAAGAATTTATAACATTTTGTAATAAAAAATTTAAAAATGTTGAAGTATTTTTTTATACTGATTACAGTTATAAGTTTACAAATAATATTATTGGAAAAAATATAGAAAAGGCATTAAATATTAAAGTAAATCGTCCATTTTTTACAATTGAAAATTATAATTATAATAAAAAATCATTAGTAAATATATACCCTTTAATAATTAAGTCATTACTTAAAAAATATCCTTTAATGAAAGATGAGAATATTACTAAATATATATTAAATAATAGAACAATATATATAGATGATATTAAGGATAATCTTAATTCTTATACAGAGCGTCAACTTGTATGCCCCGAGTATGAATATTATCCTTACTATGATATATATGAAAAATTAATTAATAAATACAATATTGACCCTAAAATATTTGATGATAAAGAAATTTTAAAATATATGGATGATAAAGAAATTTTTATATATAATAAGAATGGTAATGTTCATCAACAAAATAGAGAATGTATAAATCTTGCAAATATACATAATAAAAAATATTATGATATATATAATTTAAAAAAGAAAGACGATACCTATTTCAAGGATCTTATCACAGAATTATCCAAAAAATCTGTAAGTGATGATTGTATATCAAAAGGGAACATAATAGCCATAAATAAAAAATTATTACCATCTAAAAAAGAATAATACATATTATTATTTTATTTACAAATTGTAGAAATGAAAAAACTACCTTTTATTATAATTTTTGATATAGATCAGGCATTAATAGGCAGGGTTTCACATTTACTTACAGAGCGTGCTTTATTAGAATTTATATTTAATAATTGTAAGAAAAAAGATATTAATACAAAATGTCCAAATAAAGATATTTTTGATATGGAGGATGAATTAAATAATGGATTATTGCGTCCATTTACTAAAGAATTTATAACATTTTGTGATAAAAAGTTTAAAAATGCTGAAGTATTTTTTTATACTAATAGCAGTTATGGGTGGACAAATGGTGGTCTTGGAAAAAATATAGAAAAGGCATTAAATATTAAAGTAAATCGTCCATTTTTTACAAGAGAAAATTCAATAACAAAATTATATAATTATAATAAAAAATCATTAGCAAATATATATCCTATAATAATTAAATCTTTATTAAAAAAGTATCCGTTAATGAAAGATGAAAATAATGTTGAATATATATTAAATAATAGAACAATATTTATAGATGATGTTAAGGATAATCTTTATGCTTATACAGAGCGTCAACTTGTATGCCCCGAGTACGAATATTATCCTTACTATGATATATATGAAAAATTAATTAATAAATACAATATTGACCCTAAAATATTTGATGATAAAGAAATTTTAAAATATATGGATGATAATAATATTTATATATATAATAATAATGGTGATATTCATCAACAAAATAATGAATATATAACTCTTGTAAATTTATATTATAAAAAATATTGGGAATTATATAATTTAAAAAAGAAGGATGATACCTATTTTAAGGATCTTATTACAGAATTTTCTAAGAAATCTGTAAGTGATGATTGTATATCAAAAAAAAACATAATAGCTATAAATAAGAAATTATTACCATCTGAAAAAGAATAATTCATATAAATATGAATATTCATATTCATATAAATATTCATATTCATAATTTTTTGAATTGAATTATTATAGAATTATCTTTAATAATATAATTATCAATAATATTACATGTCTCAAAGTTTATATAAAGACTTTCAGTCTTGCTAATATTTCTAAGCTGTCTTGTTATTTTTCTGTATAAAGAAGCATTATCATTCTTTATTTTTTGAAGATTATTCATAAGTATATCATTTCTAAAATTATTGCCACCCCAATAATATAGCCCTATATCATAATCATTTATAAATAATTGATTAATATACATATTATAAGCTTCTTTATGCAACTCATAAAACTCATATAATTCTTTTTGAATAAACTGCCAAAACATCATGACCATTAAATATAATTGAGCAAAACAGCAAACAGTTGTATTGATATTTAATACAAAATATTCACCAGTATCGTCTATATCTATATGATTAGATGATTTTATTAAATTTATAAGAGTTTTAGCAATAATTTTGTCTAAATACTTGAATATATTTGAAGCTATCTTTATTTTATTAATATTTGCTTTAGCTATATTATTAGATGTTAAGTGTTTTTTGAAACATGATATCATGCTATCATTTATATTGCGTTTTTGTTCTCTTTGTATATTAATATTTTGTAATAAATAAATTAATAGGTTTAATTTTGGCTCTTCTTGATTGATAATAAATTGTTTTAAATTATTGTAATATTTTTTATTATTAATATTTGCGAGCAATTCTTTTAATACAAGCAAATAATTACTTTTATACACGCGTTTATAAATGAGTATTTTAATATCATCAGGCAATTCCTGTAAGTAATTATATTTAAATAAGCTATTACGCATATTATTATAATTTATATATATCTTATTATATGTATTTTATAATAGTATTTATAATAGTATTTATAATAGTATTTTATAATAGTATTTATAATAGTATTTTATAATAGTATTTATAATACATCTTTTAATATTCTATATAATTTTTCTATTCTTTACTAATTATAGAATGAATATTTTTCTATATAATAGATACAGAAAGATATATATAACAAATGATAGTTTAATATATGTTATTTATAAAAAAAAAAAACTTTATATATCAAAATATTTTAAAAAAAATGGGGCAATAAAAAAAGAGCACAACCATCTAATTCAACAAGAATTAAAAAAAAATGGCGGTGGTAGTGATATAGTAGATACTAATAGTGATAGTAATAGTAAAACATTAACATTATGCTCATTTAATGTTTATACATGGAATGGATATGGAATCGGTCGTGATAGTCATTTAAATTTTGATAAGCAGTTTAGCAAACTAATAACTGATAATAATATAGAATTATTGCTTACACAAGAGGATGAAATTGATAATAATGATGATACAAGTGAAAGCGTCAAAGCATATTCATTAAATGAAAGTAAAAGATTTAGTTTTATTTCTTGTATTAATAGTCATAATGAGGGGAAACTACAATTTCATAGGGGTGTTTCACCAAGGAATGCTATAATTGTACAAGATACCATGTTTGGTATTACTATCGCAAATTTACATTTAGAAGGAGGGCGTTTTGTAGATTTAGAATTAGATGATACTACTTTTAATAAATATTTAGAAATTAAGATTGGATTATTGAAAGTAGTATTGAATTCATCTCCAGATATTATATTAGGGGATTTTAATTCTGTTTATTGTAATAATAAAAAATTATTAGACAAAATGTATACTGGTCAAAAAATTTACTACGATGGTTATCGCAATAGTGAGCTTGAAAGAATTAAAGGCGAGGAAGAATACACTAATAATCCATTTAGACGACATATACAAACCAAATTTGGTTTAAGTATAATTAATAAATGTGCCAACAGAAACAGTGGTTCTAAAAATTTTAGTTTAAAAAATATTATTTCTTGGAATAATGAACCTTTTGTTTTATTACGAACAGAAGGTTATGTATATATAGAGCCAAATAATATTCAAAAAGTCAGCAATGTTAGCGGGGAAATAAATCCAACAAATTCCAGAGGTAATAATATAATTGACCATGTATGGGTTAAACAATCAATACTTGATAAATTTACTTTTGAAACAAAAATATATGATGATTTTGGAGAAGCAAAAAATAATTTATATGGTGATATATCAGATCATAAACCGATTATATTGACTATAACAAAAAAAAAAGATAAGATAAAAAGGACTCGTATCTAAATATAATATTTTATTAGAAATTATAGCAATTAATTTCAAGATGTCCTTTCATACCACATATATCACATGGTTTCACTAATTTTCTTACAATTTTTTTATTATTTTTATTATTATCTTTAATTATTGTTTTTTCTTTTTCTTTATAAATAGCATCTATAATAGAGCCATCACTATTAGTTTTTGCGTAGCAATCCTTAACAAATTTTTAGAATGCCTTATTTCTTTTTCTAATACTAATATGCTATTATCATCTAAAACTATATTAGAATATGTCCCACCTCTTACATTTTCTATTCCATATTTAGCCATATATTCCTTTACATACTTATCTTCATCAAAATGCGATATGCTTACTATTATTTTTATTATAAGGGTTGGTTTATATTTTTTTGTCCATCCAGAACCTTCACCAGAAAGATGCTCATTCCATCTTTTTTCAATATTTTTTGTTTTACCAATATAATACTTACCTTCTTTTAGCTTTAGAATATAAATGTGTTCCATAGATTGTGTTGCTATTTTAATAGTGTTTGTATATCAGTTTTTATTTAATATATGTAGAAAAAATAAAATATTATGCCTTTTTCTTTATATTCTTATAATCTGGTACAGTTATAAGATATCCTTTGTATTTTATATATTCTTTTCTTGAACCAGGTATTTTGTATATACATCTCAGTTTCCCACAAATTTCTTTCTTTACATATGCTTTACTACCACCAGAAGAACTTTTAGAAGTATTGATAATTTCTGTCCTTCCGCTATATCCTTTATCAGTAGTATCAAGAATAACATTAAATTTGCCTTTATTGCTATTGCTAATGTTATAGTTGTAATCTTTAATATTATTCCATTTTTCTATTCTTAATGATACTATAATATCATTCATAAATCCATTGCTGACATTCTTGTCAAAATATCTAAGGTAATCATTTTTTATATCACGTGTTGAAACAAATGTATGTAAGTAAAAAATTTTACCATTTATTGTCTTCAAATGTAGTACCTTACCAGATTTACCAGTTAATATAATTACATATCTTGTGGAGCTTTTATCTAAATTAAAACCATATTTATATAAATCATTTTTTTTAAAAAATGTATCATAAGTGACTGGACTATCAAATAAGTAAATTTTTGATTTATCAAAAATCTTTATTTGTAAATCTACTGGTAAATTACTAAATTCTGTTTCTGGAGATTTAGACATAATCTATATATATAGATTATTAAAAAAAGTATTATAATTACTTTAATATTACACATTCTTCATATATTTCTTATAATTTGTCAAGGTAATAAGCCTTCCCTTATATTTTATATATATACTAATTATACATATAAATAATAACAATTATATAAGAATACATATAAGAATATTTTGTATATTATTATATGATAATACATTTTTAATTTAAAATGATTGAAGATTACTTAGAATATACAAAGATATACAAGGATAAATATGGAGATAAATGTGTTGTATTAATGCAAGTAGGTTCATTTTTTGAAATATATACAATATACCAAAATTCGGATACATCCCTTAATAATGATGTGTACATTATAGCAGAGTTATGCGGTATTCAAACATCGCGTAAAAATAAGACTGTATCTGAAATTTCCATTGCGAATCCTGTAATGGCAGGATTTCCTCTTGCATCGCTTCCCAAGTTTAGAGATAAGATATTATCAAATAATTATACAATTGTATTAGTGGAACAAGTTTCAGAACCTCCTAATCCAGAGCGCAAAGTAACAGAAATAATATCTCCAGGAACCAATGTTAATATAGTTAATAAACGAAGTAATTATATTATGGTTATATATTACGAAGTTATTGATGGATATATAATTGCTGGTATATCAGGTATTGATTTATCAACTGGTAAAACATTTGTATATGAAGTATCATCATCAAAAGATGACCCAGAGTTTGCTAATGATGAAGTATTCCGCTTTATAAGCACATATAATCCGTCAGAGTTAATTATAATTAGCGAGGCAATTGATGAGGATTATAAAAAGCGGATACTTAAAAATTTAAATATAAATAATATTCGTGTTCATTATAAATGGAACAAATATGAACATTTATCTTTTTTTAGTAATATAAATAAGCAAAGAGATATATTAGAAAAAGTTTTTATAATAAAAAAAGGATTTTTATCTATTATTGAAATACTAAATTTGGAAAAATATAATAATGCGCGATTTTCTTTCTGTTGCCTTCTTGAGTTTGCTTATGAACATAACTCAGATATTGTTAAGGGTTTAGAAGAGGTTCCAGAAGTATTTGAAATGAATAAAAATATGATTATTGAATTTAATTCAGCAATTCAATTAAATGTACTTGGTTTATATCCTGGTGATCAACCATTAATAGATATATTAAATAGATGCTCAACCGCTTTTGGATATCGCACATTTAAAGAGCGTCTTTTACAGCCGATGATAGATGTCGAAGGTATTAATAAGGCATATGATGATATTGATACACTATTAAAAGATAGTAAATATTTAATTGTCCGTAAGCATTTGTCTGCTATAATGGATTTAGAGCGTCTTAAAAGAAAAATGAAAACAAATAAAATGGCTCCACAAGACTGGGTGTCTTTTAATGAATCATTGCTTTCCGCAAAAGAAATTAGGCAAATGTTAAATTTTTCTGATGAGATTATTAATATAACAGATATAGATAATATAATATCTCAATATATTGATATTATAGATTTAGATGAAGCTGGAAAATATAATCTAACAAATTTACAAGATAAATCAAGTATTATTAACTTTTTTAAGAAAGGTATTTATAAAGATATAGATGAGCTATTTGAAAAATATAATAAATCATATGAGATAATAAATTCATATAGCATAAAAATTGCGCAAATAGGAGATAATGATACTACAATGTGTAAAGTTGAGAATAATAATAGGGATGGTTATTATTTAACAATTACAAAAAAAAGATTTGAGACAGCTTTAAAGAACAAAAAAGACTTTATGAGCACATTTGAAAAGAAATTATTATCATCATCATCTACTACATATAAGCTTACAAATGCGGTAATTATAAAAGAAAGTAATAATATTACAGAATATAGCCAGCAAATATCGCAAGTTGTTCTAAGTCATTATAAAGAGTTTGTAATTAATTTTATAAACAAAACAGCAAATATAGTAGATATTTTAATTAAATATTTAATACGTGTTGATATTGCGGCAAATTCTGCAAAGAATGCTTTTGATTATTGCTATACGCGTCCAATAATAGATAGTATTACAACATCTGCTAAATCATCTTTTATGGAATCTACAAATATGAGACATCCAATTATAGAGAGAATACAAGATGATTTTCAATATGTTGGTAATAATATATCGCTTAATCAAAATGGTATTTTGTTATATGGTATTAATGCTTCAGGTAAGTCATCATTTATGAAAGCAGTTGGTTTAAATATTATTATGGCACAAGCAGGTATGTTTGTTTCAGCTTCATCATTTCGGTATTATCCTTACCAAAGTATATTTACAAGAATATCTGGGCTTGATAATATTTACAAAGGGATGTCAAGTTTTACAGTAGAAATGACAGAACTAAGAAATATTCTCAAAAGGTGTAATAAATTTAGCCTTGTAATTGGTGATGAAATATGCTGCGGGACTGAATCTATATCGGCAATTTCTATTGTAGCAAGCGGAATTGATACTCTAATACAGAAAGGGGCTTCATTTATATTTGCTTCACATCTCCACGAATTAACAAAATTATCAACAATTAAGAATAATATTAGCAAATCTAAATTATTTGTCAAACATATTAGAATAACTTTTGATGAAAATAATAATATAATTTATGATAGAGTAATACAAGAAGGCCAGGGAAATAATAATTATGGTATAGAAGTTTGCCGAACACTTGATATGCCTTTTGATTTTATGAAAAATGCTGAATTAAATAGGAAGGAGATTGAGGGTATTAATAGAAACATCATAAATAAAAAAAATTCAAGATATAATTCTAAAATAGTTATTGACATGTGTAATATTTGTAATAAAAATAAGGCAGAAGAAACACATCACATTATATATCAACATACAGCAGATAAAAATGGATATATCAATAATACATTTCATAAAAATGCTAAGCATAATTTAGTGGCAATTTGTAAAGAATGTCATCATAAAGAGCATAGCGGAAAAATAAAGATTGAATGCTGGGTTTCTTCTTCAAAAGGAAGAAAACTAATATGTGATTATAATTATGGAGATACAATTGATACTGGATCTGATGAAGCAGATGAAGCGAGTGATTGAAATTATAATTATATAATTATATAATTAGTAATTAAGAGGATAAATAAAATGAATATTCGGTCGGTGTAATATTAGCAGATGTTTTACCAGCAACATCTGTTCCTTCCTTTTTTGGTGATTATAATAAACATAAAATGTAAAGAAGAATTTAAAGAGTTTGCTAAACAACATTCAGATATTATGGCTACAGATTATGTAATACATGAACATCATGAAACATTTGTATTATATAATAAAAAATTTCAAAAAATAATAGACAATTGTAAAAAAGATAAACGTAATGAGAAGGCATTTGGAAAACTACTTGGATATACTGAACCACTTAATTTGCTATATATATATAATAATACAGATATGAAAAAAGAGCTACAATTATTAGAAAAAATGAAAAAGATAGATAGAAATATTAAATTAGAGATAGTATTTGATAATGATCCTTAATTCTCAATTATCACATAAAAACCTTATTATAATAAAAATGTATTATAATAAAGTTTTTGATATAAAGTATTCATTTCCTATTTTATACTCTTTTTAGTAGCTTTTGTTGTTTTCTTTGTTTTCTTTGTTTTCTTTGCTTTAGTAGTTGCTTTCTTTGGCAATTTGAGTTGCTTTTTCTTTTGTAATTTTCCACCAAGCTTCATTGAGTCGTTAAATATCTTTTCAAATTCTTCATAACTAAGAGTATTCAAAAATTTTTTATATTCTATTGCTTCTTTTGTTTCTTCTTTTATTCCTTCGTTTATTTTTTGTTCAAGTTCTTTTAAACTAAGAGTTTTCAATAATTCATTATATTCTTTTACTTCTTTTTCTTTTCTTTCTTTTTCTGCTTTGGCTTTTATTTCTTCAAATACTGTTGGATGAGTATCTGTTATTGAAAATCTATCTGTTATTGAAAATCTATCTTTTATTAAAAGATTTTTAGGCATACTTCTTATGCTTTCTATATATTATTATTATTAATATTTTTTATAAATTAGACATTAAGCAAAAATGTTAAAATATTATAAAAAAATACAAAAAATCTAATAAGAAAATTGTAAAAGTGTATGTTAATAAATTAGTAAACGCGAAAGAATACTAATATTAAATTAGATATAGCGTTTGAGGATCCTTAATTAGTAATTATTTAATTTATTCATTTTTTCAATATATATAAAAAGAAAACACATATATAGTTATAACAAGGATACAAAAAATAAAAATGCGTGTTATTAAGCGTAATAGTGAAATGGAGGATGTTAGCTTTGACAAGGTATTAAATCGTTTAAAAAATCTATCATCTGGATTAACCATTGATGTTTCTGAGATAGCTCAAAAAGTATGTTCACGTATTTATGATGGAGTCAAGACATATGAGTTGGATGAACTGGCAGCCTACTTATGTAGCAGTATGTCTATAGAACATCCTGATTATAGTTTATTGGCATCTCGTATTATTATATCAAATCATCATAAAAATACTTCACCTTCTTTTAGTGAAACTATACAAACATTATATAATAATTTGGATAATCATAATAATCCTATTCCTTTGGTATCAGAAGAGTTATATAATATTGTTAATAAAAATAAGGAAAAGCTAAATACATGTATTGATTATCAAAGAGATTATCTATTTGATTATTTTGGTTTTAAAACATTAGAGCGAGCATATTTATTGCGAGTTGATAAGAAGATTATTGAGCGTCCTCAGCATATGTGGATGCGAGTTGCTATTGGTATTCATGGAAATGATATTAAAGAAGTTCTTCAAACATATGAACTGTTAAGTAAAAAATATTTTACTCACGCAACACCTACATTATTTAACGCAGGAACAAATCGCCCACAATTAAGTAGTTGTTTTCTATGTAGTATTAATGATGATAGTGTTGCTGGTATTTTTGATTCACTAAAAGAGGTTGCGCTAATTTCTAAATATGCAGGAGGTATTGGGCTTCATATTCATCAAATTAGAGGAAATGGTAGTCAGATTAGAGGGACAACTGGGACATCAAATGGTATTATTCCTATGTTAAGAGTATTCAATAATACAGCAAGATATATTGATCAAGAAGGAAAACGACTTGGGAGCATTGCGGTATATCTTGAAACGTGGCATAGTGATATTGAAAGTTTTTTGGAACTTAAGAAAAATCATGGAAGTGAGGAGGATAGATGTCGTGATTTGTTTCTTGCTCTATGGATTTCTGACTTGTTTATGGAACGTGTTAAAACAGAAGGTAAATGGTCTCTTATGTGTCCTGATAAATGTAAAGGATTAAGTGATGTATATGGTGATGACTTTAAAAATTTATACGAAAAATATGAGAGCGAAGGCAAATATATTAAGCAGATAAATGCGCAAGACCTTTGGTTCAAAATTCTTGAAGCACAGATTGAGCAAGGAGTTCCTTATATTTTATACAAAGATGCTGCTAACAAAAAGAGCAATCAAAAAAATTTGGGAACTATTAAATCAAGTAATTTATGCGCGGAAGTATTAATTTATTCTTCCCCTGAAGAGATTGGAGTATGTAATTTAGCTTCTATATGTCTTCCAACATATATTGAAGAAGGAGTATTTAACTTTTTAAAGTTACATGAGATTACAAAGGTTATTACAAAGAACTTAAATAAGGTTATTGATAAAAATTTTTATCCAATTGAAAAGGCGCGTATTTCAAATCTAAAGCATAGGCCTATTGGTATTGGAGTTCAAGGCTTGGCAGATGTATTTATTAAGCTTAGATTTCCTTTTGAGAGTGATAATGCTAAACAATTAAATAAGGATATTTTTGAAACAATTTACCATGCTGCCACAGAGGCTTCTATGGAATTATCAAAAAAACGTCATAAAATTATTAATGATATTAAAAATATTAATAATAAAATTTTAGATGTAAATATTCGAACATATGTAAATGAATTTGAGAAAGATATTGCTAATCCTAAATATATTGGTGCTTATAGTTCTTTTGAAGGTAGCCCTATTTCACACGGGTTATTTCAATTTGATCTATGGAATGCTGAGCCAAGCGCAAGATATGATTGGGATAAGCTTCGTACGGACATAAAGGAATATGGTATTCGCAATAGTTTATTATTATCACCTATGCCAACCGCATCAACATCGCAAATTATGGGATTTAATGAAAGCTTTGAGCCATTCACAAATAATATTTTTCAGCGCAAAACATTAAGTGGCGAGTTTATTATTATTAATAAATATTTGATTAATGATTTAATTAGCAGAGGTCTTTGGAATAAAGAGCTAAAGGATACAATTATTTTACACGAAGGAAGTGTTCAAAATATTCCAGAAATAGATGATGAATTAAAAGCAATTTATAAAACAGCTTGGGAAATTAAGCAACGTAATATTATTGATATGTCAGCTGATAGAGGGCAATACATCTGTCAAACACAGAGCCTTAATATATTTATGGAAGAGCCTGATTTTCAAAAGCTGTCATCAATGCATTTTTATGGACATTCAAAAGGATTAAAAACTGGTTCATATTATCTACGCACAAGACCTAAGGCAAAAACACAGCAATTTACAATTGATCCTGAATTTGCTAAAAAAAAGAGAAGATGCGTTGAAGAAAATGGAGATACATGTATATTATGTTCTGCTTAAAATATTATTTATTATCTACTATATATAGATTATATATAGATAAATGTCTTCAAGAAGAGTTAAAACAAGTGAAGATGTAATTAATGATTTATTTGATAGGGAATTTGGAGGATTATCACAAGATATAAAAGATATATTTGAACAAATAGAAAAAGAAGAATTTGAAAAACGTAAAATAGAAAATGAAAAATATAAAAATTATTCATTAGATAAATATTCCAAGAATTCCAACAAATATAATATCAAAACAAACATATATAAAACAAATGCTGTTCGTCTAAATAATTTAATGAATACTGATATGATAATGAAAGATATAACAGAGCTATGTAAAGCTAACCAAATTAAACTTTCAAGAATTGTAAATGATAAAAGAGTCATTTATACTAAGAAGGAATTGATAACCAAATTAAAGAGGAAGAAGATAATATAGATTAAAAAATATTTTAATAGTATAGAAGATATTGATTAAAAAATGAATGATCATTTAAACGTTATTCAACAACATCTTAATGAAAAATATGATAAAAAAAATTTAAATACTGATATAAAAGAAAAAAAAGAAAAAGAAATTCTTGAAAAAAAAGCTAAAAAAATAGCAATTTATTATGATAATTATTTAGCATATATAATAAGTCAACAAACTACATATTTAAAAGATATATCTACAACTGGCAATATAATAAAATATATAGAAGAAACATATGAAAATGTTAAAAAAATGGACAAATTTGAAGAATTTTCTAATATTCCTCAAGAAAAAGTACCTTCTGTACCGTCTGTACCTTCTGTACCTCCAAGTCCTTCTGTCGGAGGCCGTCATAATAGTTCAAATCACACTAATATGATAATGGTAGATATAAAGAGCTTGTGTAAAGCTAATCAAATAAAACTTTCAACAATTATAAATAATAAGAGAGTTGTTTATACTAAGAAAGAATTGATAACCAAATTAAAGAGGAAGAAGATAATATAAATTACAACTTAATATAATAATATATCTCATTATAATAAAGTAATATATTAATTATTTAAATATGGATATTACAAACATAGAAAGAGATCTGGTAAATACAGATGAACCAGATGAAGTAATAATGTTATATCATGAAAAAGAAAAAATATTGTATGATTTATTAGCAAATATAAAAAAAATTTATCGTGAATTATCTTCATCTTATTTAAGTTTAGTTAATCCAGATTATAATAACACTAATTCTTATATAGTAACTAATGAAGAGAATTTAAATCCTAATGATGTTGATAATAGATTTAAAATAATTAAAATACGTGATATAGTTGATGATTTGGTTAAAATACATGATCATATATATAAGAAACTATTAAAAAAGTTTGAAATACATCTTAGTACATATAAAATTTTAAAAAATGAAATGATAGACAGATATTTAGATGATCAAGAAAACAAATATTTATATGTTAAAGAAGAATTAAAAGAAAATGAAAAACAAAAAATAATAGAATATTTTGAAAAAAAAGCTGTTCCTTTAATTGAATTTGCCGATGAATTATTCAAACAGAAAGAATTAAATCAATATGGTGGTCGTAGTAATAAATTAAATCAGACGGATATGAATATGAAAGAGATAAAAAAGTTATGTAAAGCAAATGAAATTAAACTTTCTAAAAAAGTAAATGATAAGAGAGTTGTTTATACTAAGAAAGAATTAATAACCAAATTAAAGAGAAAAAAATTATTATAAATTTAATTACCAAATAATAAAAATTATTAAATTATCAAATAATAGATACATATATTAACAAAACATGAATGAAAACAATTTATTTTCCTTAGAAAGGGATGTTATAGTTAATTACTATAATGAAAAAATTTCAGAATTGAATGAAACATTATCAAGAATACAATTGGCATTAAATAATACTCATATTGATCCTTCTAAAAATAGAGAAAATAGAAATCCCAATGAAACAGATGATGATTTTAGAACTTATAATGAAAGAGTTCAATCTTTACAAAGAATTTATAATAATTTATTATATTTAAATAATAATATTAATATTATTTATAATCAATGTATTTCTGAATATGATAATATGAATAGAATGGGGAATATATATGATTTGAATAATTTAAATAATTTAAATCGTGAACATTATACAAAAATTAGAAATTTTTATATTAGCCAAATATTACCTCAAATTAATATAGCTAATCAAGAAATTCAATATGGAGGTCGTCGTAATAAATTAAATCATGCTGATATGAATATGAAAGACATAAAGGAGATGTGTAAAGCAAATCAAATTAAACTTTCCAGAATTGTAAATGATAAGAGAGTTGTTTATACTAAGAAAGAATTGATAACTAAATTAAAGAGAAAGAAATTATTATAAATTTTATTTTATATCTTTTATTTTATATCTTTTATTTTATATCTTTTATTTTATATCTTTTATTTTATATCTTTTATTTTTATCTTATTTATTATATAAATATATATTGCTATTATAATATAATGTCTAAAAATAATGAGCCTCTTCTTGAACCTAACACTCGTCTAACTATTTTTCCAATTGAACATTATGATATGTGGGAAATGTATAAAAAGGCACTAAGCTGTTTTTGGACATCAGAAGAATTAGATTTAAGTAAAGATTTAGCTGATTTTAATAAGTTAAATACTAATGAGAAGTTTTTTATTAAGCAAATATTAGCATTTTTTAGTTCAAGTGATACAATTGTAAATATTAATTTAGGCGAGCGTTTCTTAAATGATGTTCAAGTACTTGAAGCTAAGTTTTTTTATGCTTTTCAAATGTCTATTGAGAATATTCATTCTGAAACTTATTCACTATTAATAGATACATATTTTAAAGACCCCATTGAAAAACACGAAGCGCTTGATGCGATTAATTATATGCCTTGTATAAAGAAAAAAGCGGAATGGTGCTTTAAATGGATTAATGACGAAAATGCGCCATTCTCACAAAGACTATTTGCGTTTGCTTTAGTCGAAGGTGTATTTTTTAGCGGAGCTTTTTGTAGTATATTTTGGCTAAAAGAAAGGGGTTTAATGCAAGGATTATCATTTTCTAATGAATTAATTAGCAGAGATGAAGGTATGCATGTTGAATTTGCGGTGCTTTTATATTCTAAAATACAGAACCGTCTTCCGCAAGAATTAGTTCATAATATAGTTAAAGAAGCAGTAGAAGTTGAGAAAAATTTTATAATTGAAAGTATTCCATGTTCTATGCTTGGTATGAATTCAGATTTAATGTCTATATATATAGAGTTTGTTGCTGATAGATTACTAACGCAATTAAATTATGACAAAATATGGAACTCAAATAATCCGTTCCCTTTTATGGAAAGAATATCTATTGAAACAAAAACAAATTTTTTTGAAAGTCGCGTTTCACAATATAGTAAAGCAAATGTAGGAGGTAAGCAAGAACATACAGATATACGCAAATTCACTCTTGATGCTGAATTTTAGATATTATTAGCAATTATTATTTATTATACTTAAAGAAATATAATATAATTTTATTTATAATGAACCGATTTCAAAATATTTTCAATGAAATTAATAAATATATTAAATATATAATATATGATGATTATATTATATATTCAAAAAAATATTTTCAATGTATGAATGAAATAATGATTGTATTAGAAAATACTTTTAGTAAAATACAAAATATATATTTTAAATATATTTTATATCCAAAAATAATGGCCTTATAACTTTTTTTATTGCATCTAATATTCTTATTAGATTGTATTCCAAATAATATTTCTATTTAGTTTCTAATAATATAATAGTCTAATAATAGAATGACAATAATAAAAAAAAAGACATCTTTATTATCTTCAGCATTATCTTCAGCATCTACCTTAAGTCACAAATCTAATACATCTAATACAAAAGATACTACAATACATCCTTTCTTCACAAAATTTTCTAAAGAATCAATTAAACAAAAGCAATCTTCTTACATGATTAAGCAATACAAAGCAAATCCAGAATTGGCAAAATTAGCACAGCTTATTTATAAAGGCAAAAATATAAATTCTAAAATCCCTCCAAAAAATATAACCTATGAAATATTATTAGATGAAGTAGGTAAGAATAGCTTAGATTTAGATGATACAGCAAAATCAAAAAAAGAATTAAGAAAAGAATTGTGGAATACTTGGTATGAAATAATTGCTGGTTATAGTAAGTATGATGATGATATTATTGAAATGAAAAGTAGCAATAAAATAAAAAAAGAAAAAACTGGTGGAAATCCTGATCAAGAATTTATAGATGAAATGAATAAAATAGAAGATTATATTTTAAATGATACACCCTCTGAAAAAAAAGATCGCGAAGAAGCTTATTTTATGTTTGCTATATTAAATGCAAAAACAGCTATAATTGATTCTCTTAAGAATAAAAAAAAAGTAGAAAAATTAAAAAATTTATTAGAAGGAATGTCACAAGAAGATATTAATAATTTAATAAGTAAAAGTATAATTACTTATCCTCTTGAAACTAAAATAAATAAATTGTATAAACCAGATGATAATTGTTATATGTATGGCATGCAACTCCCACATCAATTTAATAGATACAAATTATTACAAACCATGTTTTATTTATTCCATAATAAAATATATAATATTGTAGATTTACATAACTGTTCTAATGCTACAAATCGTGAGCATCCTTTTATTGCAAAAGGTATTGGATGTAACCCATATGATAGAAATTGTGAACCTGAAATATGGGAATTTGCGAAGGATACTGTAAAAGCTATAGATCCATCATTTAATACTAAATATTATAATGTAATTGGATACAAGGATATGAGAGCAGGTAGTCTATCCGCATGGGAAATAATATCAACAATTAAAGATATAAAAGAGCCATCAAATAATATTGTTATTCATTGCTTCGCAGGTGCTGGCAGAACTGGAAGTGTAATGCTTTATTTACTATTGCGCGATAGCCCTAAAAATGAAGAATCTTTTAAAGAACGATTTGATATTCTTTATTTTGGATGTAAAAATATTAGTGAATTTATAATTTCATTAACATCTATTTTTAAAAATAATACTTCTGAAATATCTTATATGAAAAGAGAGCTATTTAAAATATATGCTATTATGTATGCTTCGCTATTAAGGCAACGTATTAATCGTATATTTTTCTTTCTTGCGAGACATTTTAGTGTTAATAAATTTTATACCTATGAAAGACCAAATAAAGATGTTGTAAATTTACCAGATGATGAATTCTCTAATCCGGTATTACATACTATAGATTGGACAAGTTTTAATTCAGGAACATTTGACAAAGATAGTGTTTTACCTTGGTTAAATTAAAAAAATAAGATTATATAGAATATTATAATCTTATTATGTGCTGGAATGCATCTGTATCATTAAATACATATATTTTTGGTTTATTTGCTTCATCATTCGCATATTATAATGGTGTTACTAATATACTTGGTTTCATATTTTATCAATCATTTATAATTATACAATTAATAGAATATTTTATATGGTCTAAAACATTTTCTAATAGGTTGTTATCTCAAATTGCTTTATTTGTTATATTATGCCAACCAATATTTAATATTATAAAAATAGAAACACAACCTCAATTGATACCTTATTTATTAGCAGCATATTTTGCTTTTATTATTATACTCTATACAATTATAATACCAATAAATACTGTACAATTTTCATCAGTTTCAAGTAAAAATGGACATTTGTCTTGGAAATGGTTAAACTGGAATATATATATTATTGCTATATGGTATGCTTTCCTATCATTGCGTTGGATAATTGACAAAATGTATTTAACATTAATATTTGTAACAATAATTCTTATTATATCTATAATACTATATAAAGAAACTAATACTTGGGGGTCTATGTGGTGCTGGATAGCTAATTTAATATCATTTTATTTTATATTGTCAGTTTTCTACAAAGACTTTTGTAAAATATAAAAAATATATAAAAAATATATAATATATATAAATATCTATTTCATTATTTCATTATTTCATTATTTCATTAACGCGTTATAATTGCTGCGCATACATACACTAATGTTCCTATAGACAATAAACCTATAGCTTTCATTTTCAGAATTTTATTTTCTTGTTTTGTAGCAAGCTGTTGTTGCTCCGCACGCTTCTTTTGTTTCTTCAAAAGGTCATCTAATCTTGCTAAACAAATTGCGTCTATTTCAGCTTTTCGTTTACAATTTTTATTATTAATTTCATCATTCTGTATTTGTAGGAGAACATCCTTAATAATAACCCTTTCATATACAGACAATTTATTCATAGCTTCTTCAAGTTTTTCTTTATGAATAAACCATTCTAAATGCTTCTTTTTTATCAATTCTTTTTGAGTCTGAATATCCATTATTTGTCCTTTGTTTCGTAAGTCTTTAGTATGTCCTTTATTTTGTTAGTTGTTTGTTGTAAATATAAAAGTTATAGCAATAATAAACAATTTTTATTTTTATAAGTGTAAAATAACACATATTTATTCAAATAATAAAAATAATTAAAGACATACTATCTCCCCCCATCAACTAATATCCTGTTGAGATAAACATAGTTTGATTTCTCCTAAAGAAGCAATTGTATATCTCAGAATAATAGGGTAGTTATTTTTGAGATATATTTCAACAGTATTTGATAAATTAGTACATTTAGTAAAAATAGAAAGATATTTAAGACTAAAAATTCCTTGAATTATTTCTTGATCTTCTTCACTACTATTTTTTTTTATGGTAATAGATTGAGATTTATCTGAACCTAAAATTGTTTCTTGATAGCAAAAATCACCTTTACAACTTAGAATAAGCTTATCATTAATGTTCCTAAACTCAATAAACTCAGCCAAATTATGCATATCGCGAATAATCTTTTGAAGATATGATGAAGGCATGTTAATAATTGTATGAAAATCTACAGGAGGTATTTGAATATTAAGCACATCAATGTCAAGAACAGATAATTTATAATTGGTTTTATAATTTTTTTCATTATTATCTATAGTTATACCAAGATGATTAGGATCATCTTTTAAAATATATAATGATAATATATCATTATTTGTAATAGTTTTTATAAGAGCATGTAGTCTAAGCATATTTATTCCAACATATATTTTTTTTTCGCATTCATAAATTTCAAATTTATCTGCTTCAAGTTTTAGATGTATCAATACAATATGTGTATTGTCCATCGCAACAATTTTAATTCCAGTCTCATCTATTTCTAAATTAACATCCATAAGTATTTCTTTCAATGCATCAATAACTTGTTTAAATGTTGATGCCTGAATTGTTTTTATATTTAGCAAATATATATTATTATCATCCATTTAATAATTCTATTAATTATACCTTTAAATATATTTCTTATATATATTACATCGACCGAAAAGAAAAATGAGACAAAACTATTATAAAAAATAAAATAATTATATTATTTATCTTTTCTATCAATGTAAATGATCGCATTTAAGCGACTAACTACAATTTGACGGCACTATTGCGGTTTGTAGTTTTTGTAATTCAACTCCTCTCTTATACCTTTCTGGTCGTTCATCATATTCTATATAATAGTTAAAAACTTTTTGAATATTTTTACAACCATTTTTATCACGATTGATACAACCATTCCGTTTATTTTCCATTTTATATGTTAGGATAGAATGCATCTTTCGTTCTTTATTTCTTTTATCTGGTAGATAAAGGTTTTTACTTAATTCTTCTGTCTTGTAATTTAGACACGAAGTTCTATATTCATCTATGTTATAAACCTTAAAACGCTCTTGTAATTTTCTTTTTAATGATAGATATGCTGTTCTTCTATATTCTTTTAATTTTTCAGGATTTTCCTCTTTTAATTTTTTAAGATAGTTTGCACCACCTTCTTTTACTCTTTCTTTATTTTTTTCATAATATCGTTTATGTGTATTACCATAAGTATATTTCTTTAATTGTTCCTTTAATTCTATAATTTCAGTTTTAAGATTTTCATTTTCTTCTACCAGTTTAGTAATATCCATAATGTTATATATTATTATGTGATTTATTTTTAAATACATTTAATATAATTAGAGAAAATGGTAGAACAACATAGCAAAGATTATAAAGAAACCGCAGTAAAATATTATTTAACACATAATAAGACGATGAGAGATGGATGTAACAAAATATTTAATTGTAAATATCAATCTTTATCTAAATGGAAAATAAAATATATTAAAGATGGTAATATTGATAGAAAGAAAAGATATAACAAACCTTTAAAAATAACACCAGAAATAGCAACATTTGTTAAACAATATGTTAAATTATATCCTACAACCACATTATGGGAATTTTCTAAATTGATAAATGATAAATATAAGGTAAAATTATCAGACCATTCAATATATAATATACTACAATCAAATAAAATTACAAGAAAGAAATTAAGAAGTAAATATTATCCTGAAAAGAAAGAAGGACAGGAGAAAGAAGATTTAGAAGTTTTTTATAATAAATTAAATAGGTTTAGGTATGACAAAACGATATGTTTAGATGAAACTTCTATTTATCTAAATATGAAACCATCTTATGGTAGAAGTAAAAGCGGAACAAGAGTAATAGATAAAACATATAAGTATCCTTATAAAAGATATAATTTATTATTTGCTATTACTGCTAATAAAATAGTTGATTATGTATTATACAAAGACATAAAAGGTGGGTTAAAAACAACTAATATAATAGATTTTTATAACAATAGTATTAAAGATAAATATAAAAACTATTTAATTATAATGGATAATGCTGTTATACATAGGTCAAAAATAATAAGACAAATAATAGAAGAAAGTAATAATAAATTATTATATAGTGTCCCATATCATCCAGAAACAAATGCAATAGAAGAATTTTTCAGTCAATTAAAACATTATATCAAAAAGGAAAGTCCTAATACATACGAAGATATAGAAAAAGTAATAAAAGATATAATAACAACCAAAATAAAGAGAGAACATTTAACAAATTATCTAAAACATAGCTTTAAGATATATAAAAAATAAATAATCTTGTCTCATTTTTCTTTTCGGTTGGTGTAATAAATTATCTCTATGTATTAAGCATATCCGTAATGGACAGAAGGAGCAGGAGGAGGAGAAGGAGCAGGAGGAACATAATCAGTAGAAGGACGTACAGAAGGAGCACGAGCAGCAGGAGCAGCAGGAGGAGCGGAAATATTAGATTCTGAATTAAATTTTACATAATTATCATATTCTCTATCAAAATCTCCATTATCTAATTCAGTTGCTTTTCTTAATTCATTATTTGTATATATAGAAGTATAATTTGATATCATATTAGAAGCATATTCAGATAAAAGTATATTAGTTACATAGTTTTTAGCTAATGTTTCATCAGCATCATAATTTCCTATAATATCATATTCACTTGAAGTTTTGCTATACCTAATCAAATAAGCAGAATATATATATATTAATGTAATATATATACTAAACAGATAAAAAAATATAGAAAAATATACATCACTATAGTTTTTAGATTTCATATTAGTCAATATTGTTATATAATCAATACTAAATAAATCAATTATTGCTATAAATAAATAAATAATAAGGTATATTAAAATACATATATTAAGAATATTGATAAAAATAGAAAATATATTAAACCTAAATTTACCTAATCTGCATATATAAAAGTAGAAGAAACACATTATCTTTATTAGGCTAAATGTAATCCATTTATAAAATAAATGGACATAATTAATATAATCTGTAACAGCATATATTATTGCTGTTTCCCCCCCCCACATATAATGTATATACATACAAACGTAATAAAGAAAGCATATAAATAAAATAATACAAAATACTGTAGCAAATATTATTAATAATTGTATAAAATATTTTGTATTTTCACTATATTCAGATAGAAATGTGTGATCATAAAATATAAGATTATTATAATAAGATATAGTAGATTTTAAGTTTTCTGGAAGCTTAATTTCTTGTAAGTTTGTCGTAAGGATATTTGGTTTAAAATAATCTATAAATGTATGTGTAGTATATATATTAGGATCTTTATGTTTTAATTCTAACCGCATAATAACATTATCAGCCCATTTATTATCTAAATATTCATAAAATAATTTGTGATTTACATTAAAACAATTATAGCATGCATATTTAAATATTAAGGCAATTTTATTACGTAATTTATAATCAATACCTGATATATTTGCGTCTAATAATTTATATATATTTTCGTCTAATAATTTATATATATATATATTTTCGTCTAATAATTTATATATATTTTCGTTAACAATATCATCTTTCAACAAAATTCCATTATTATCATAATATACTAAACGCATAATATTAAATGCGTAAGCAATAATGTTTGGAAATTTGGGTTTATTATTTTTATCATTACCATAAAGTTTATCTAAATAGTCAATATTAAAACTATAATATTTTATTTTATTCAATAAATTTGTTTCATCTCCAATATTATTTTTATCTATTTTATATATTTTAATAAATTCTTTAATTGTGTTTTCAATATTATTATCAATTTCTTTAATTGTACTAATTTCAATTCCTTTTTTGATAAAAACATCTATTATTCTTAATAGAAAATCCTCTTGTTGTGTATCTCCTGTATTCCATATTTCTGCGAGATTCATAGCAGAACGCCTACGTTTATCATCCTCTTCTTTTAATTCTTTTTCTTTTAATTCATCTTTTTCTTTTATTTTTTTTGCTTCTATTCCTTCTCTTTTTTCTCTTTCTTGTGCTATTTTTTTTTCTGTTTTTGTTTTAAAAATCATACGTCGTGTTATATGAAATGGCGGAGGTCTGTAAATTCGACTCGTTCGGATATCAAAGGCTGGAATTATTATATTCCTATTTTGTATCAATGTAATATATTTCTCTTTTATAAAATTATCATTATTATTAACCCTATATAAATCATTTAAATAAGACCCTCTAATACAAATACTTTCTTTCATATGATTTGTATTTTCTTTTGTTTTAAAATTAGTTCCTAACATAGCAATAATAGCAAGTGGATTATAAATTAAATCATTCTCTTGAATATTTATATAACATTTATTAATAGTACCAACTGTATATACTCCAGGACAAGGTTTATAGCATGTACCAATAGACATCATTTCTGTTTCTGGATATTTAGTAACTCTATTGTTATTATGATAATTAGGAATACAAAACCAATCTTGCCATTTTTCACTACAATGAGCGCGTTCATCTGCCATCAGATAATGATTAGATGAATATTCATTTAATGAGATGCTTTCATCATCTATATCTATATTTTCATTATTTAAATCATTTGTAATAGAAGGATTATCAATATTATTAATTTTATAAGTTATCTTATTATTATCCGTATCCTCATCCGCGCATATATATTCATTTTTTGTTATTCCACGGCAAGAAGTTGTTATTGCCATTTATATACCTTTAAAAATATATTAGATAATAAATACTAACCAAATATACAAGGACATTTATTTCTATTTAATATATTCTGTACTATATATTAATTGACTGCTATCTTCTTCTTCAGGGTTAGCATTATTTAACCCATCGATATTAATTATGCACTTTTCTCCATCGTTAATAAATGTTGGGGTATTAGTATTCACACCATTCTTCATAATTGTATCTATTTTTTCGCAATCTATTTTCCATATTTTTTCATTATTATTCTTAGTTGAAGTATTTACTTTCCATTTAACAATAGAAGGTATATTATTATTTACAAACTTTTCATTAGGTAAATAAATATTATAATATTTATTAGATTCTATGTCAATAGATAAATAATTTTTTAATTCATTTACTGGTAATTTTAACTCTGACAACATAATATAGGATAAATTATCATATATTTTTCCTTTTTCTGTAGTCTCCCTATTTAATACAAAGCTATTTTCTTTATTAGCTTCTTCAATACTATCCTCGCTATTGAAAAACCATCCCAAATTTGGTATAGTAAATGTATTCATCATATTATCATAATATGATAATGTATCAGATATTTCATTATATATAGAATCATACCATGAAGTTGTCTTTTTTTCAGTAGATAATCCATTATATGTTTTAGTATATGTTGTATCCAACTTTTTATAATTAATTAATTTAATACTATATAATATAGTAATAATCAATACTACAAGAATTATAAATCCTGTAAGCACCTGACTTTTCAATACATCAGGCACGCTTGGTATAAAAAAGTTAACAATATTTTTAATAAATGTAATTATTATTACCGATAATTTTGCAAAATTAAAAAACGCAATACCAACACCAAAAATCCATTTTTGCGTTAAAATACTTCTTGCTCTACCATCTTCAAAACCTTGGTCAAGATATTTTAATAATTCTTCATGCTCTTGATCTTCGCGTATCTTTTTATTTCTTTGTATTTCTGCGTCTGCTTCTCTTTTAATAATACTATAGCTGTATCCATCACATTCTTTTTTGATTTTTTTAAATTTTTCTATTATTTTATTGGCTTTAAATAAATAATTTTGATATCTATCTTTTTCTGGATCGTTTGGTGGATAATCAGAACATCTTTTAACCCTTTTATATGGAATATAACTGCTAAATAACCATATGTTTTGTAAACTATTATTTTCCATATCCATTTTTATAGTGTTATTCAAAAATTTGTTTATTAATACACCAGCTTCATCAAATAAAAAACGACTAACAATATAAAATACTGTCGGTATAAAACATAATATTAATATAATAATTAAGATACATAGGGCTGTATTTTCAGCAATGTTTCCTAAATTATCAAATTCAGACATAAAATATTTATATTACTATTATAATATATAAAAATAATTAATACATATATGTGAAAATAATGTTAATTTTATTATATTATTATTAATAAAAATGAATTATTATTATTATATATTATTATTTATTTTCTTAATAATAATATACGCATCATTATATTATATTTACAATGACGAATTAATAATTTACCAAGTTGAAGCTTCACATTTTGATTTTAATTTACTATATACTAAACAACCAATAATTATTCAAGATAGTATTAAAAATATAGATGATATATTAGTTAATTGGTTTAATTATAATATTATAGAATATGATGTAAATATTCAAAATATTTCAAACTGGAACATTAACAATTTTAAATATTTTTTAATATACGCAGATGCGCAAGAAGAAAACTCTGTTGAAATAACATTAGGGAATCCTCTAACAAAACATGAAAATAATGTTCCTATTTCACCAGATATGATTTCAGATTATAATCAAAAACTCACAACAATTTTATTAAATAAAAATAAATTACTTATAATACCATTTAAATGGTTCTATCATCTTAATATTATTTCAGGAAATCCCCAATTTTTTGGTATACATGATTACATAACTTATGGTCTGTCATTTGGTATTGTTAAAAGAAAATAAAAGTAATAGATATATATAGTATATAAGGAGAATATCAATGGTTGTAAAGAAAAATATGAATAACACATATATTTTATATTTTGTAATAATTGTCTTAGCAATATTACTATTGATTGTTAGCACTCTTTTATATTATGTTAACAATAATAAAAGTAATAACAATAATAAAAAAGATATTATTATTGTTGATAAAAATGTTAAGGTTGATAGTTGTCCTACATGTCCGATATGTCCGATATGTCCGACATGTCCTACATGCCCAATATGTCCAAAATACCAAAATGTAGATAATAGTATTCCAATATATCCTAAGGAATTGCCATCCTATGATAACAACAGAGAATATCAACAAGTTGGTATTTTGACATCCAATGACGACAATGAACCTATCATACTGCCTTTATTTAGCAAAAGAGCAAATAACCATAGAGATAGATGGAATTACTATACAACAACTGATAAAAATACTATGCTACGATTACCAATTAGCCATAATAATATGAAGTGTGATGATGATATTGGATGTAATGAAATATATGATGGAAATACATTATATATAGAGATGTATAAAGGTAAAACATTTACAGTAACAATATATAAAAAACAGGCACTTTCATATTTTGCGGATAAATATTAAATATAGACTATGCTAATTTTGAAAGGATATAAGATATTTCAAATATCGCATAGTCATTTATGTATCCAGGCATAGGTATTAATTTACGTTCTAAGCTATTATTATAAACCCTCATTTTTCCCACAATTGGATTATTTTTTTCTAAATGTTCTTTAAATATAAGCATAAATTTACATATTTGAATGGCAATATAAATTCTAAACTTGTTATATTTAACATCCACACAATTATCAAATATATTGTTCAATAAATTTAAATATTTATGTCCTATATCTTTCATATTTAAATATAGTATTTTAAGTCTCTTGCTACACATTTTTTCAATACCTATTCTTTGTAAAATATTTTGTAAAATATCTGTGGATATTTTAGATTTAGAATTAATACACATTCGCAAATATGAAACATCAAAATTCTCTATAAAATTATCTTTATACTTCTTTTTATATATAGACATCTTACCAATTGTGAAGGATGACTTGAATATTTCATATATTTTATAAATATTTACATATGCTAAAATATTAAGATCAAACGCATCACCAATTAATCCTTTAAAAATTTTGATATCTTCTGTATTTTTATACATAGATTTAGATTTTATAATAGTAGAATTATTATATTGGAAAATGTTTTCATAGTATAAAAGTAATTCATCAAGTGCTACATCTTTATCCTTGCTATTATTATATTTTAAACAGATAATACTATTTGTATTCCAAATAGTGTTATTTGGAATTGATTTATTTGCGTAGATATCAAAGGATGGCAATGATATCTTTTTATTAAAATTAAAATTTAAACAATCATATTTCAAAATACTATTGCTTAAAGTTTTATAAATATTAATCCCCCATCTATTCTTTATAAGTATATTTAAGAATTCTTTGGATATAAAATCGTGATTTACATTATATAGTTTTAAAATAGAGATAACAGAACATTGTGATATAATATCACGTATAATATCTTCTTCAAGAAGATTGAAGTCCATATATTATATGGTTTGGGTTGGCTTGAAACTACTTTGTTTTTTTCAGTAATTATTTATTGTTGATAAATAATATATCATTTTTATAATTTTTTATATATAAATAATATCTTTTTTGTATGAATAATTATGTTATAATATTTATAATAATATTAGTAAAATTGATTAAAATTTGTTAATAAACTATTACACCAACAACCTCTCGCCAATTGTTAGATATAAAAGTAATCTGTGTAGCTAACAAACCCAATCTACAAAGCAAATGAGTAGCAAAACTACTTATGCTATCAGCATTAAGGAAATTATGGCAAATATGCCTACATCCTTAAATACCAAGAAGGAAATTGATGATTATTATTATAATGCCTGTAAAAATCTTAAGATAAAAAATAAAAGAGTCCCAAAAGAAGTAAAAAAGCTTAAAGAGCAAAATACTAAAACTAAAAGTAATAATATAAATCTTACAATTGTTTACAATGTAACAATAATCAATAAACCACAAATAGAATCTCAATTTACAAAAAATATTAAAGCAATTTATGATATTATAATAAATAATAAACAAAAATTAATAAAAAAAATAAAATATATAAATACAAATCTTGTAAAATTTTCATTTTGTGAAGAAATTATTTATACAGCATTTAGAATAAGAAAAAGATGGTCCATGAGTCTAATATAATAAATATTGTAAATTATTGTAAATTATTGTAAATTATTATTGTTCTATTTTTATATTTAACTATAAAAAAATGACTATAGTTTTGTTACTGTTATAACTAACAAACAACAAAAAAATATAGCAATATCAACACATACTCAAAAATGCCAAACGCAATCAATAATAACATGTCAATGTTTACAAAACAAATTATTACTGTAGCCAATCAAATAAATAAAATAAAAAGAAGTGATTCAAGTATTAAATATTTCGCATCACAAAAATAAAAAAATTATAAGATAGAGTAAGTAAGTAAGTAAGTAAGTAAGTAAGTAAGTAAGTAAGTAAGTAAGTAAGTTAATTTAATTTAATTTAATTTAATATTTGTGTATATTTTATTTTTTAGCCTTTTTTTTACCTGCTTTAGGCTCAATAATACCTTTGCGATCATTATCATATTCTTTTAATGTAAACTCTCTATGTTCATTCCATGCGTTCTCAAGTTCAACTAAATCAGATAGCCATAAATCTTCAATACGGTTATTACGTAAATTATTAAGATTCTTATTGAGGTCATCAACTTCTTTTTCTAAGATAACTTTTCTATCAAATGTAAGTTGAGAGATGGGCATTTTAAGAAGATAATTAAAATCTTTAATATCTTTATTCTTCTCTCCATCATCATTTACATCTTTAGCTTCATCATCAATATTACCAGCAATAATAATGTTATTATTATCATTATTAATTCGCGGATATTTGAGTTCTACTAATCTTTTCGCAATATCTACTAATTTTTTATTCATAATTTGAATATTACCTGAAATAACATCCATAATAAAGCGTATTTTAGCAGATAATACAAGGAAATCTTTCTCTAATATTTTGATTTGATATTCTTTTCTTTCAAAATATTTTAATATTCGAGTCTTAGACCACTCTTTGATAATTTCTGTAGTATTATCATACTTCTGAATTGCCCCATTTTTATTAAACAAATGAATGTTATTGATACTCAAGTTTTTACTTGATGACATTTTAAACAATTGTTCAAATTTATCTTCAAGTATTTCGCGTACATTCTGATTAAAATGTAATATAAACTTAACATTCTTAGATGTATAATGATTTTCAATAAATTTTAAATTATTTAAATTATTTGTAATCATATTTTCTAAAAACTCTTTGTAATCTTCTGTCCAAGTTCCAATAGGTAATTCTGTAATCTCTACTGTTTCATTGTCAATCCATTTATATATCCCTTTGCTTGTATACGAATTATTTTCAGTTTTCTTAATGGTTCCATTAAACCCCAGATAATAAGGCACTAAATCATCAATATCTATTATATCTATTGTTTCATATATATTATCCATACCATCCTCTGAATCACCATTTAAATCTGCCAGTTTAATGGAATTACATATAAACTTACATGCCTCAATAATTTCACTTGGATTAAATTGAGGTATATTTGTAGAATATCCTGTACCAATTCCAATTCCACCATTAACAAGAACCATAGGAATAACAGGAATATAAAACTCTGGTTCTATTTGTTGTCCATCATCATCTTGATAATTTAAAATATTATTATCTTCCTCTTTAAAAATTAATTTACTTAGTTTAGACAATAATGTGAAAATGTATCTTGCCGATGATGCGTCCTGTCCACCTTGACATCTGCTACCAAACTGTCCATTTGGCGATAGCAGATTAATATTATTTGTTCCTACATATATTTGCGCCATACCTACAATTGCTTGTTGTAGCGAATTTTCTCCATGATGATATGCTGATACTTCGCTAACATACCCAGATAATTGCGCAACCTTAATTTCATTAGTATATAATTTCCTCTTAAAACATGCGAATAAAATCTTGCGCGTACTTTCTTTGAGGCCATCACAAATATGATTAATAGACCTCTGTAAATCACGATTACTAAAATGAATCAAATCTTTATCTACAAATGTCTTGAAATCCACTTCAAGATTTTTATAATCTAATACATTATCCTTATCATAATTTGCCAACCATTCTTTTCTGTCATCCGCACGCTTTTTATTAAATGCCAAGTCAATAACTTCATCCGCATTATTGTCATATTTATAAGTAATTTTTTTCATATTTTTGAAATATTCTTTTGCTTCTTGGTCATTTGATGTACCTAACCCTTTGTAATACTTAATTTTCCAAGAACCATTCTTAGCAATATCTGTTTCTCCCCATTTTTCGTAATCTGACATATTATAAAACTCAATAATCTCATTTCCCCTATTATTTGTTGCTTTAATAATAGGTGTGAGCATAGATGTTAGAAAACCAGGGATTTCATATAATTCATGCCACATACTTTGAAATATATTAAATATAAGACCCTTAATATGGCTACCATCATGATCTTGATCTGTCATAATCATAATTGAACCATATCTTAATTGACTTAAATCAGTATATTTTTTATTTTGCTCAAGGCCAATGATTTTCTTAATAGCAGTAATCTCATTATTGTCTGTGATTTTTTGTAGAGTAGCATCTTTCACATTCAATATTTTACCACGCAAAGGAAACACACCATATTTATCGCGACCAATAATACTAAGTCCAGCAACTGCCATTGTTTTAGCAGAATCACCTTCAGTTAAAATAAGAGTACACTCGGCGCTTTGTTTTGTTCCTGCGAAATTAGCATCATCTAACTTAGGAACTATAATGCGAGATATTTTCTTACCATCTGTTTTTACTAACTTTTTCTTGTCATAAAATTCAGTAATACTTAATGCCTTGTCAACAATACCAATTTTAAATAATTTATCATAAAACTTTTCACTTAGTTCACATTTAGATCCAAACTTAGCAACAGGAGTTGTTAGAGTTTCCTTACTTTGCGAATCAAAGCTTGGATTGACAATTAATGCTTTGACAAATACAAATAGATTATCTTTAATATGTTGTGTTTTAACTACCTTTTTCTTCTTAGATAGTGTCATATCCACAAGATTTTTTGTAATCATATTAGTAATATATTCAATATGTTTGCCACCTTTAATTGTATTAATTCCATTAACAAATGAGAGAAACTCAAAAGACCCAGAGCTTGATATTGAGGCGACTACTTCCCATCTTTCACCACATGCTTCGTATACAAATGGCTGCTCTTTTTTATCAAGAAATAACTCGCAATATTTTTCAAAATCTTTAATCATTAGTTTTTCGCCATTAAAATATACTGTAACTTCCTTGGGTGTTGTAGCACAAGCATCAATAACACGCCTCTTAAACAATTTATACATGTCTTCTGTCATATTTTTCATACCAAATTTTTCATAGTCAGGAATAAAACTAATTTGCGTATATGGTACTTTTGAAGATGCTTTAACTTCTGGTTTTGTCCTTTGTGTCATATTATTGCTAAATGTTTGTGTATAAATTTTTTTAGTATAATGATCTACGGTTTCAACTACAAATTCTTTAGAGAAAATATTAGTAAGTTTACTACCATAGCCATTTTTACCGCCCCAAATCTTTTCTTCACCCTTGTCATAATTTGTAGAAGTTAAAAGTTCACCAAAAATAAGCTCAGGAATCCATAAATCTCCATAACTACTGTGCTTTTTAATATCAACCCCATTACCATCATTCATTATAGTAATTCTTCCAGATTCTTTTTCAATAGTTACTTTAATATTCTTAACATGTTTAATGTCTTCCTTTCCTTTTGCTTCATCTGCTTTAAGACGCATAGAATGGTCAATCGCATTTACAATAACCTCATCAAATATCTTTAGCAATCCAGGAATATATGTTAATTCATCAGTAACCATTTTTTTAGTAGTTTCATCATAAATATAGCTTGTGATTTTTTGAGGTTCAATAGAGCCAATGTATGTATCTGGAAGAGCTAAAATATGTTCAAGAAGTTCATATTTCTTATATTTATCTTCAACCTTTTTATCAACAGTAGGTACAATACCTAAATCAACATCTTTTTTCACAGGCATTTATTTTTTCTAAATATATTATAAGATATACTTACTACTACTTATCAATTTTTTATATATTTATCAAAATTTTAGAAGATATGTAAAAATAATATTAAACGTGCGAAAATTATTAAATATTTTTAATTCTATCTAACAATAAAAGATATATATATGAATACCCCTATAATAAATGTTAAAACGTTAGAAGAATATAATCAATATTTAATTAATAATTTATATGTTGTTACTAACTTTTCAGCATCATTTTGTAAGCCATGTAAAGAAATATCACCATTTATTGATGAATTAACAATTAATTATCCAAATATAAAATTTTTAAAAATAGATATTGAAGATGGTAGTGATATAAGTGATTATTATAATATTTCATCAATCCCTTATTTTAAGTTTTATAAAAATAATGTTGAAACAACTTCTTATTGTGGAACAGATAGAAAGATTATTATAGAAGCACTAAAATGTTTAACTGAAAATTAAAAATAAATATTGTAACTTTGTAATTTTGTAACTTCATAACTTTGTAACTTCATAACTTTGTAACTTTGTAACTTCATAACTTTGTAATTTTGTAACTTCATAACTTCGTAACTTCGTAACTTCGTAACTTTGTAACTTCGTAACTTATATAAATATAACTAACATTATTAACTTAATATGTATATTATTGGAATTCCCAAAGAAATTAAAGAGTTTGAAAGAAGAGTTTCAATTGTTCCTAATGAGATTAAGAGATTATTAAAAGATAACTCAAATATTATAATATATGTTCAAGCTAACGCAGGCGAAGGTGCAGGATATAGTGACGATGAATATATATCGTGTGGCGCTATAATTCTTAATAATATAGAAGATATTTATGAAAAAGCAAACATTATTGTTAAAGTTAAGGAACCACAGACAAAAGAATATACTTTAATTAAGTCAAAGCATACTATATTATCATTTTTTCACTTTGCGGGAAATAATGAATTAATTGATGCTATGTGCGCAAGCAAAGCAAAATGCTATGCGTATGAAACAATTCAGAATGATAATGGTATATTTCCTATATTATCACCTATGTCTATTATAGCTGGTAAAAAATCCATGATTGAAGCTGATAAATTTATAAATTTTAAAAAGTCTCAAGGTATATATAAATATACTATTGTTACAATAATTGGTGTAGGTAATGTAGGTAAAGCTGCGGCCGAACAAGCAGCATTACTTGGATATCAAAATATAAATTTAATAGATAATAATTATGAAAAAATAAAGAATATAGAAAAAGAGAATCCTTTAATTTATAAATCATATGAAATGAATGATAAAAATTTAAAGAAACTTTTAATTTTTTCTAATATTGTTATATCATCCATCTATAGTAATGGTATGAAAGCTTCAAAAATTATAAATAATGAATTATTAGAATTAATGTCACGAACTGGTCCTATAATTATGGATGTTGCGATAGACCAGGGAGGAACAACTGATCAATCTTTTCCTACAACTTTAAAAAATCCAATAATTAAATATAAAAATACTAATATTTATTGCGTACCTAATATACCTACAACAGAACCAACAGAAGCATCTATAAAATTATCAAATGCTATTTATCCTTATTTATATAGTTTAATATCTGCTGATAATTCTAAAATGAATGCCAAATATTTACGAGAATTAGATAGAGGTCTTTATGTAAATAATTAAATAAATAATTACAAAATTACTCTATGAATCTTATATTTTTTTTATTATATAAATAAAAATTGATTATTTAAACTTTAGATTTATAATTACAAAGAATGTTTTACATAGGCCGTGCTGGATATATGCGCTTTATCCGTTTCCTAATCTACATCGATTACATAACATCTCTATCATATTTAATGATATTGAATGCTGTACTCATAAATTATACATATTCTTTAAAAGTATCCTTTCCAACATTTAATAAGAATTTAGCAGTAATCAATAATATTGATGTTAAAAAAGTAAATGAATATGATAAAAATGAATTAGCCAAATTGTTTAAAGCGGTCCCTATGTTGATGTTTAAAAATCAAAATTTAAATCCTAAAGATTTTTATGAGTTTTGCAAAGTTTTTGATAGTAAAAGTAATGATAGAATTATTCATCCATTTCATAAATCTCAAGTTGATTATGTACCACAAATTGCTATTAGAGGCAATTGTTATATTAAAGATCTTTATGGACTTAAAGATGTAACCTTAAAATATAGTGGACCTTTTAAAAATACTGCTGTATGGCACCAAGATATTGTTGGAGTAAGTGAACATAAGCCACCAATTGTTTCAAGTATTTATATGTTAAAAACTCCTCCTGTTGGCGGAGAAACTATGTTTGCAAGTATGGAAGCAGCATATGATAATATCGATATAAATTTAAAAAAAGAATTAAATCAATATAATGTCATATATTCTAACTCAGAAGAGAATGTAATGAATACATATTATGATTATACAGGTTATAATAGAGTAAATGTTAATACTGATATTGATATGCCAAAAAAAAAATCAGGAACAACTATTATTAATAGAGAACCACTTGTAATTTATACAGATGAATGTAAAAATAAAAAAGCATTAATGCTATCGCCTTTTAGATACGCAAAGTTTGACAAGATGTCTTGTGAAGATAGTTATGATCTTTACAGAGAATTAATGTATAAATATATATTAAATAAAGATAATATTGTAAAAATTAAATGGGAAATGAATGATTTACTTATATTTAATAATAGAAAATTAATTCATAGTTCATCGCCATCTATTGAATATGAAAATTATGAGCGTCTTTATTATAGCTGTTTCTTAGGAACAGATGCTCCTATTATTAGGTGTAATAGTATTTAATATATATAATTAACTATATCATTATATAGATTAGATGATAATATTTCATTACATATATCTGATATACTTTTATTTTCAACATCTATAACAATAATATTCATTTTAGCATCCACCGCTGCTTTATAATTATTTTCATGAAGTTCATGAATTTTTTGTATATATTCTAATTTAATATTTTTTTCGGCAAACCGCTCTCTTTTATTAATTCGCTGTAAGCATTTATCAGGGTCTGACCTTAAATAAATATATCCATTGGGTTTCCATAAATCATCTGTAGTTTTATGTAATTTAATTATATTTTTATATTCCATTTCACTTATAGTTTTATCTTCATATGCTTTTCTTACAAAAACATTTTTAATAAAATATGGACTTCTTTCCATTAATACTGTTATATTTGTTTTCTCCTGTATCCAACATCTATCTATCCATACCTTTATTTGAAAATCATAGCTACTATTTGATGTATTATAAAGATTTGATAAATAATCATTCCAACTATCAACCGGCTCTAAATCAATAGCCAACTTATAATTTTTGTGAAAATAATTAAGAATACTTGTTTTATAGCAACCAATATTTCCATCTATTGTAATAATAGGCATTTATTGTAATTATTTTATATATAATAAATACTATTTATATAATCAATTTTTTTTCATAAATTTTGATTTATTTATTAATAAATCAACCTTTTTACAAGTGATTTCACCCTTTATATTTTTAATACAATTTAAAAGGTCTTCAATAATCATATCATATTTATTCTTAATATGATCTACAGCATGTTTATCAACCTTTATATTAAAAAACCTAAATATATTTCGTATTTTCTTTAGTATTATCTTATCAAGCTTATTACAGTTTGGAGTAAAAGCGCCCCCTCCTCCTATCATAGGTGTCATAGGTAACGCATTACGAGCAATACCATTAGCAAAGTCTATTTTAAGCAAATCACTTGTATCATTATTTTTAGAATATTGAGGTTCAACAGCTCCAAAAAATGCGGCTGTATTAAAAGCACCTCCGTTCATTTTAGTAGTTTTTTTAGAACTATTTCTATTCAAGCATCTTTTATCAATATATTTTGATAAATATTGAATGTGGGTAGCTATTATTTTTTTAACACCAATATCCGCACAGATTATTGATATTACAGCAACTATATTAAATATAAGTAAATCAATATAATTAGACAGTGAAACAATAATATCATTTCTATTGGTAATATCATTAATATATATTTTATGGCTTCTTAATAACTCTTTTGCGCAATATGTAATTTCTTTACATTTATCCATATCTTCTTACTACTATATAAAATGAAAATAATTATATATATTAAAGAAAGAAAGAAATGAATTTTTTGAATGGAAGAGTAAATGCGCTAATGCCAGTAAATAATTATAATTTTACAGCAACCGCTGAAATTCCTACTGAGAGCACCGCAAATATTATATCGCGCAATATGAATTGCACTGATGTTTCAACAATATTTTTCTCAGATAATAATGTAAATTTATTACAAATGGGTATTTACAATAAAATACTAAATATTTCTGCTGGTAAATATAATATTGGAAGACAAAGCGACATCGACTTAAAAATTATTATGAGGTCAATATATTTTCAATATGGAAAAAATACTCCAAATAATATTAAAGAACAGGTTCTTGACTTAAATACACGGGTTATTGATTGGTGTGTTCCTGAAATATTATCAAATATCAAGCAATCAGATAAATATATAATGGACATTAGTACTATGCCTATCCCATTAGATAGATCAATATTACCAACACAGAAAGGTTTAAGAACATTAGAAATGATGAAATATTAGTGTATTCAAAGGTATTATATTATATTATATAATATTATATTATAATAGAATATAAATGTCAGAGATTAATTATAAAGAATCAGAATATAAAAAAGATGAGAAACCGAATGAGAAAGAATTAAGATTATTTGAGGAAGAAAAAATGGAGCTATATAAAGGAACTTTTGTAGTATGTATAGTATATGGTATATCTGCTCTTTTATTACTTATTATAATATTATTTACTGATTGGGGGAGAGAATATATATATAATAAATTTGCTCCGGCTATTATTACATATATAATAGGAGCATTAATTATTATAATATATTTATTAAATGCTATTTTTACTCTTCAACCGCGAAAAATTGGGGCATCTATAGATAATGATAATAATATAATATGTCCTGATTTTTGGAAATTAGAAAAGGTTGATAATTATACTAAAAAAGAGATTATAAATAATAATATATTTAATACTGAAAGAAATATTATTCCCGAAATAAATAGTGAAGCTAATGTTAAATTACAATATAGCTGTGTATATGATAAGAATGTATACGGGCCTACTCAATACTATAATGACATGAAAAATGAAATTACTATAACTGGCAATGATAAATATATACCAGGATTTAAAATCCAAGATAATGCTAATATATATATTAATAATAAAAATGCTAATAGAGTAAATACAATAGAACCTGATTATATTGTAAAAAATCAAGATGTAAATTCGCCATACTATCAAAGCTTAAGAAAATATGCTATGTTTTCAGGAGCATATAGTTCTAATAATGCTAACATAGTTAATAGAGAAAGTAGTAATATTCTTAGAGTTTTAAATAATTTACCATATGAAGATTCAAATAAAGAGATGCTATGGAAAGACTATGATAGAGGTTCGCCATTAATTTGTAACATAGTATATCCACAAGTGTTAGGAGTGTTAGACTCAACAACTAATGAAAAAAATGAAGTTAGTTGTGAATATGCTAAACAGTGCGGTATATCATGGAGCTCATTAAAATGTAAATAATTTATTTATATTTACAAATTCCAAATGTTTTTCTATGAAAATTAGTTATACCATAATTATTAATTGCTGCTATATGTTTAGGTGTTCCGTAACCCTTATTTTTTTTAATATCATATAAATTAAGTTCTGGATATTTTATAACTAATTCATTTATAAAATTTGTATGATAATCTTTAGCAATAATTGATGCGGCTGCTATAGATAAATAATACATATCTCCTTTTGGGATACATTCATATTCTAATATTTCACTATCAAGTCCAGGAGGGGTATATCCTTTAAAGTATATACCATCAATTAAGAGTTTTTCAAAAGTATGTTTTTTATATGCTTCATCAACAGCACGATGCATTGCTTTCATTGTCGCATTTAATATATTAATATTATCAATTTCTTCGACAGATGCTAATCCAATACCATAAGTAATCGCAATTGTTTTAATATATTCTGCTAATTCTCTACGTTTTTTTTCTGTAAGTTTTTTAGAATCTTTAATTTCTTTATATTTATCATCTGGGAATGTATGCGGTAGAACAACACATGCTGATATAACTGGTCCTATAAATGTACCTCTTGCTACTTCATCTACCCCCGCAACATATTTATCAGAATCTGCCTTAATATACTCTTGATTATTCATATTATATTATTATATATTATAATCATTATTATATTATTATTATAATGTCATTTTTTTAATTTATATATATAAAATAGATATATATATAATATGACGGACTTCAAAAAATATATTAATAATTTAAATTCGCCTAAAAATCCAAATTCGTCTTATAATGAGATAACACTTAATGATATAACAAAAATAATAAAAAAACATACCGATAAAGAAAAATTAAATTATAATATTGAAAAATCTGAATATAAATTAATAACTTTAGAAGATGAATTGCTTACAAGATACAGTATTTACAAATCAAATAATTTTCCATTTCCTGAAATTAAACATGTATTAGATTGTATAGCAGACATTTTAATATATTTTAAAGATAATCATTATAAAAAAGATTATAAAATGAAATGGCAAATAGACCAAACTATAAATATTATCAAAAATGCTTCACAGGAAACTGCTTGTACAGATATTGAATTTAATAAATGTCCACCTGAAGATACTATATCAACTATAAAAAATGTAAAAGATTTAAAATATTTTAATATAAAAAATGAAAATGTAATATTTAGACAAGACAAAAAATATTGTGACTATAATATATATGAAACACCATATCAAGGTAATAAATATCCTTACGCATATTGTATAAGAGTTGTTGTCGAGTCACTAAATATGATAGATTTAATTAATATTGATATTATTGCTAAAAGAGATAAAAACATATGGCAAACAAATTATGCTACTATTTATTTTAAGGAAAGATATCATTATTATTTAGATTATTTATTAGATAATGCTCCAGATGTATTTATATTACCTATATTACAAAAAGTAGGTGCTACCGCTTTAATAAGAAATAGATGTTCACGTATACAACCATGCGGAGTAATATTTGATGAGGCATTTGTAGATGAAGATATGCAAACACCCTGTAATTTTTTTTGGCATGATATTAATCACGCCAGAAGAATATATCAAAATAATTTATGGTATTCTAAGCAAAAAAATATACAAATTAATACTTTTTATGATAATATGCGAAAAGATGTTGAAATGTTGATGCCTATTAATTCTTGGTTAACGGGAACGGATAAAAATTACGTAAGTCTAATAAAAATATTGTTATTTGAAGTTGTACATGAAGATGCTTTGCCATTTATTAAAGATAGTATTATAAATGATATTTTATTTAAATCGGGAAATTGCTATCCGTATGAAAGAGCCTATGATAATGAAGATAGTGATAATAGTTATAATAGAATTAATTTAAGATTTTATGAACAAGGTGCGTCAACTCTGAGAACATTATACAATAAATTAAGACATACTTTTTTTGAAAAAGAGGAAGCAAATGACATAATTGTAAAAAAAGAGTTAAGATATATTAAACATATAGCTGAAGCTTCTTATATATTGCTAAATAAAATAGCTCCTTCTAAATATAATAAATCTAATAAGGAAAAAATGCTTACTGAATTTAAAACATTATTACAAGATAAAAAATATCAGGCGCATAATGCGATAAGATTACATGGTATAGATAGTGATTCACAAGATATCAAGTCTACACCAAAGGGTATTAATTCAATCATACCAAATCCATAAGACAATAAAAACAACAAATTACATAGTAGTTATTTAAAATTTAATAATAAATAAATATAATTAAGGAGAGTTTGATAAATATTATATATGTGTAATACATATATATGTAAAATAATTAATGGTTTTTTTTCATATTGTTTATCACGTATAGAAAAATATAATAAGGATTGCGAGGAATTAGAATTACAGGAGAAATTAATAAACGAAAATCCATATTATCTTTTAGATTAGAACAAGATTAAACTATATAAATATTATAAAATATATATAAAATAAAGTATAAATATTAACAAGAGGATGGATGAATATTTTTTAACAAAGAAGGCCACTGAAATAATACTTGATAATTTAAATGATCATTTTATAAAATGCTTAATTAGACTTTCAGTACAAGAAAGATATGCCGAAAATATGAAACTAATCATTGAAATTGTTGAATTAATCAAAACATATTTAGCTACACGTAGAAATGATTTATTATCTTCATGTATTAAATATACTAATAAATCATATTATACTCAACTTTGTGATAGCCTATTTAGATTAATTCAAAATCATTTAACAAATTTAATTCAAAATCATTTAACAAATACTAAAGAATTAACTAAATATATATTTATTTATGATTTAATAACTAAATATAATGATCCATTTATCCCGAATTTTGCGGCTACAACAGGAATTACACGCAATTTTAAAAATACTTGTAGGCACCGATTTAATTCGATAGATGATAATAATAATGATAATAATGATATTAATTATAATGATAATAATGATAATAATGATGATATTAATGACAACAACTATGAAACCTATAAAACAAAAGACGCTGGAACATTATTTAAGGAAGCATATAATAAACTTAAAAAAAATAAAATATATCACAATAATAAAGATAAAGACATTGAATTGAGTAATATTACTATAAATAATAGTGATGATCTGGTATAATATAGATGATCTGGTATAATATATATAATAATAATAGATAGAATATAGGAGATATGATAAATTTAGATAAATTAAGAAAATTATCTAACAATTGCTCAGCAAATAAGAAAACACAAGAATATGTGCGTGAAGTATGCTTTAAAATAAGGGATATTCTTATAAATTTTGCTATAGATACTAAACAGGATGAAACAAAGATATTTGAAAAATATTTAGGAACAGAACATATACTAACAAAATATATTAATGAGGTTATAAATAATGGTAATATCAGAGAGCAGATAACTTTAATTATGAATTTTTCTATGAGCAGTTGCTCAGTAATATTATGGGCTATAGAAAAAAATAGATATTTTACAAAGGAAAGTATTAATATATTGCGCAAAAGATTATATAATCTTACAGGTATCCATAGTATTGTAAAAATAAATAAATATATTAAAAAATGTGAAAAAGATGGGTGTATATTACCTTGTAAATTTGTAAGTTTAGCTTTAGATGGTTCAGTATCTGCTTCAAGAATGTCTACATATCCTGTAATAGATAAATTAAGAGAACCCCGAGTTAAAAATATTAAAAAATATTTTGTAAATGTCAAAGATGTTTATCCCAAATTATCATCGCGTGAATTAGAATATTTAAAAGTTAATAATAATTATGAAATTAAAAATAATAAACTACTGCCGTGGATATCTGGATTACAATATTGGAAAGTTAACGAGAATAATTTTTATATTAAATTAATGAGACACAATAAGCAAATGGTTGTATGTGGTCCATCTGGCAATACCGATCTAAACTTGTCAATATTAAGATTATTTGACAATTTTGATATAAATTTAGCAATATTCTTGTGTATATCACAAATGTGTAGCGATCCTGATCATTCACCTTGTGAAATATTATTAGCTGCTATTCCATATGGATTAAATGACTGGACAATTGAAATGGATAGCTTTAAATATATTAATAAAAAATTAAAATTATATATATAAGAATATATATAAATAAATGAATAAATGAGTATTAAAGAAGAATTAAAAACTAATTATATATTTTCTGTAGATTGGTTTTCTTGTTATATTCATAATTGGACACATTTTTTAAAAGAATTAAAAGATAAGCCAAATTTACGTTTTTTGGAAATTGGAAGTTATCAAGGGAGATCTACAGTATGGTTATTAGAAAATATATTAACTGACGATACTTCATTAATTACTTGTATTGATACTTTTGAAGGGTCTGAAGAGCATCTTGAATATCATCAAGATGATTTACAGACCTTATTTCAAGTATTCTCTCATAATATATATAATTTTAAAAATAAAGTAAATATTATTAAAAATAAAAGTCAGATAGTACTAAAACAAATAAATGAACAATATGATTTTATTTATATAGATGGCGACCATACAGCTTCTTCTGTTATAGAAGATGCTATATTATCTTTTTCCTTATTAAAAAATGGAGGCATAATGATATTTGATGATTATATGTGGTCGTGTCATAAAACTCCAATTGATGACCCTAAACCTGCGATAGATGCTTTTTTGCTAATATATGCGGATAAAATTAATGTATTATTTAAAAATTCCCAGGTTATCATTGAAAAGATTTAATATAATTATATAAAATTTAATAAAATAAAAATTAAAATTTTATATATAAGAATTGTATATATTGTATATATAAAAATGAGCAATTTAGAAGATAAAATAAAAACAAATTATATATTTACTCAAGATTGGTTTTCGGGTAATATCATCAACTGGACACATTACTTAAAAGAATTAAAAGATAAGCCAAATTTACGTTTTTTGGAAATTGGAAGTTATCAAGGGAGATCAACAGTATGGTTATTAGAAAATATATTAACTGATGATACTTCTTCTATTACTTGTATTGATACTTTTGCTGGGTCTGCTGATCATTTGATATACTTTCAACATGATTTACAGACTTTGTTTCAAGTATTTTGTCATAATATATATAATTTTAAAAATAAAGTAAATATTATTAAAAATAAAAGTCAGATAGTACTAAAACAAATAAATGAACAATATGATTTTATTTATATAGATGGCGACCATAAAGCTTCTTCTGTTATAGAAGATGCTATATTATCTTTTTCTTTATTAAAAAAGGGAGGTATAATGATATTTGATGATTATGTATGGACATGTTATAAAACACCAATTGATGACCCTAAACCAGCAATAGATGCTTTTTTGCTAATATATGCGGATAAAATTAATGTGTTATATAAAGATCATCAAGTTATTATTGAAAAGATTTAATATAATAATATTAAAAATTTAATAAAATAAAAATTGATTTATTTTTCTATTAAAATAGTTTAAGCATAAGACTACTTATTTTAACTACTATTAATAAGAGATATGTCAATTTATCCTGAACTTTCCTATAATGACCAGAAAGTAGAAATTCAAGATGTTAAGGGAATACAATTTAGTGTTCTTGGACCGCAAGAAATTAGAAATAGATCTGTTGTAGAAATTACTAAAACAGATACCTATGCTGGCAGCGAACCTATTGTAGGAGGTTTATTTGATTCGCGTATGGGTGTTTTAGAGCATAATAGGATATGTTGTACATGTGAACAGAAAAACATATTTTGCCCGGGACATTTTGGACATATTGAACTTGCTAAGCCAGTATTTCATGCGATGTTCTTTGATATTGTTAAAAAATTACTGAACTGTGTATGTTATAAATGTTCCAAATGTTTAATATCTCCAGATACTGACAAGGAATTTAAACATGAAATGCAAAGAATTTTATCTATTAAAAATAACCAGAAAAGATGGGAGGCTTATTTTAAATTATGTAATACTACAACTAAAATTCGTATTTGCGGAGATGATGGTACAATTGGTTGTGGCGCTGTTCAGCCAACAAAATATATCAAAGAAAACTCTATGAAAATTATAGCAGAATGGAAAGATAGAAAGCAGCAAGCAAATAAGAATGGAGATAAGAATGGGGATAAGAACATAGACAAAATTGTTCAAGAATTTACAGCTGAGGATATACTTAAAATATTTTCACGTATAACTGAAAAAGAAATGGATATGATGGGATTTAATCCTAAATGGAATAGACCAGAATGGATGATATGCACCGTCTTACCCGTACCTCCTCCAGCTGTACGTCCAAGTATTATTGAAGAGAATGGACAACGTCGTGAAGATGATTTAACACATAAACTAAGTGATATTATTAAAACAAATAAGCAACTTTCAGAAAAGATATGTAAAGGAGCATCAGAAGAAACAATAAAATATGTCGCGATGTTATTACAATACCATGTATTCACATTTATTAATAATCAAATGCCAGGACTCGCTCCAGCCCAACAAAGAAATGGAAGAAAACTAAAATCAGTATCTGACAGAATGAAAAAGAAAGAAGGGCGTATTCGTGGAAATCTTAATGGAAAGCGCGTAGATCAATCCGCCCGCTCTGTTATTACACCAGATCCTTATATTAGCATAGATGAATTAGGTGTTCCTATTAAAGTAGCTGTTAATATAACTTTTCCTGAGGTTGTCAATGAATACAATATAGATAAAATGCGAGAATTAGTTAAAAATGGTTCTGAAGTTTGGCCGGGTGCTAAATATATTAAGAAGAGTACACGCACTATTAATCTAAAGCATTCAATTGAAAGAGACAAAAATGCTGCGGAGTTAGTATATGGTGATATTGTTCATAGACATTTGACAAATGGTGATTTCATTCTGTTTAACAGACAACCATCTTTACACAAAATGTCTATGATGTGTCACAAGGTAGTTATTATGCCATATCAAACATTCCGTCTTAATGTATTAGATACACCTCCTTATAACGCAGATTTTGATGGCGATGAGATGAATTTACATTGTCCTCAAAATATTCAAACAATGAGTGAATTAATGGATATTGCGGCTGTTCCTTATATGATTTTAGCTCCTCGTGATGGAAAACCAATTATTGAAGTAGTTCAAGATACACTTGTAGGATCTTACAGATTAACAAAGGATATCACAAAAATACAAGATAAAACACTCGCAAATATTCAGATGGTAAATAGTTATTTCAAAGGAAAACTAAATAAACCAGATGATCATTATATGTATTCAGGAAAAGAAGCATATTCACAAATATTACCACCAGGCCTATTTATTAACTTAAAAAATAAGAAAGAAGAGCATTTTATTGTTAATAATAGTGTTATTGCTGCTAATTCAGGTTCATTAGATAAAAAAACCTTTCATGATATTTCAACTGGTTTAATCCCGGTAATATATCACGATTATGGACCTTTTGAAGTTAGAAAGTTTCTTGATAATACACAGCGATTAATATGCCGCTGGTTATTAACATCTGGGTTTAGTGTTGGAATTAGCGATTTAGTCCCTGATAAAAAAACAGAGGAAACACTAAAGAATAAAATTAAGGAAATGAAGAATTTGGCATATGATAAATTAGATGATATTAGGAGAGGTATCATTGAAAATAATAGTATTTTCAGCAATGAAGAATATATTGAACGTGAAATTATTGCTATCCTCGACAAGACTACAAATAATGTAGGTAAAATTAGTTTAGATCAAATTGATGATACTAATAATCGTATGATTAATATGGTTAAAGCAGGTTCTAAAGGTAAAGAAATTAATGTTGCGCAAATGATTGCTTGTGTTGGACAGCAAAATGTAGATGGTAAGCGTATTACTTATGGATTTACTGACAGAACTTTACCTCATTATACTAAATATGATGATGGCCCAGAAGCACGGGGATTTGTTAAGAATAGTTTTATTAGTGGGTTAACACCACAAGAAGTATTCTTTCATGCTATGGGAGGCCGTCAGGGACTTATTGATACAGCAGTTAAAACATCTGAAACAGGATATATTCAGCGAAGATTAGTAAAAGCCATGGAGGATTCTAAAATTAATTATGATAATACTGTGAGAACAGCAACAGGTTCTATTATCCAATATATATATGGTGAAGATGGCATGGATGGTTGTAAGATAGAGACTCAATATATTAATACTATTAATAAAAATCTAATAGAATTAGATAATGAATATAATCTTAAAAGCTCAGAACATCTTAATATTCATATGACAGAAGAAGCATTTAATACAATAGATGAGGATACTTATAAAAGATGTAATATACATTTTGAGGGAATGCTTAGTGATAAAGAATTCCTAATTAAAAAGGTATTCAATGGTGAAAAAAAATATATTATTAATTATCCCATTCCATTTGATAGAATAATAAATATAGCTCATCAGCGCTTATTAGCTCTTAATATTAAAAATATAAAGACAGACCTATATCCTGATTATATTCTTGATAAGATTGATAAGATAAAGGAAGAACTATATGTAAAAGATCACATTCAAGGAATGTTATATTTCAATATTTTATTGAGACTTCATCTAAACCCTAAAAAATTAATAGTTCATTATCATTTCTCAAAAGAAACGTTTGACTGGATTGTATCACAAATATATGAATATTTTAATCAGGCACTTGCGCAACCTGGTGATATGGTTGGAATAATTGCGGCACAAACTATTGGAGAATTAGGAACGCAAATGACACTTGATTCTTTCCATGTTTCAGGAACAGCCGCAGCAGTTAAAGCTACTTCAGGTGTTCCGCGATTGAAGGAAATTCTTTCAGCAACAAAGAAAACAAAAACGCCTACATTAATTATATATATGAAATCTGATGTATCATGTGTTATTAATCCATTAAAAGATGAAAATGGTGATTTTATTGATCCTCGTATCGATATTACAAAAAATAATGCGATTAATATTAAAAACTCTATAGAAATAACAAAACTATCTGATATTCTAAAATATAGCGAAATATATTGGGATAGTGATCAGTATTATGAAACAAATATTGAACAGGATAGTGGTATTATGAGTATTTATAAAGAATTTGAAAAGATTGAAGATAATATTAATAAAGAGCGAACAACATCGCGATGGGTATTGCGTCTTGTATTTGACAAAGAGAAGATGAATACATTTGGTCTTAAGATGATTGATATTTATACTAAACTTAAAACATCATATGATAAATACATTGATTGTGTATATAGTGATGATAATGCGGATGAATGTATATTTAGAATTAAAATGACAGAAGAGGCATTAAAAGGAATTGATGACAAAGACCATATTGCTACAATTAAAGCAATAGAGCATAATATTGTATATCAAGTATTATTGAAGGGATACAAAGGAATTAGAAAGGTATCTCTGAATAAAAAGAATTATACTAAATATAATGATGAAACTAATAAATTTGATACTATATTAGAATGGGTTCTTGATACAGATGGAACAAATCTTATAGATATCCTCGCAAATGCTAACATAGATACATCACGAACTATTTCTAATGATATTCGGGAAATATACGAGACACTTGGTATTGAAGCATCTCGCCATGCTTTATACAAGGAATTGCTGGCTGTTGTAACAGAAGGTTCTATGAATTATAGGCATATGTCTCTTCTAATAGATACAATGACATATAAAGGTCAATTAATGTCTATTGATAGACATGGAATTAATCGTGGAGATATTGGACCACTCGCAAAGTCTTCATTTGAAGAATCTACAGATATGCTTATAAACGCAAGCATATTTGCGGAATATGATAAAGTTAATGGAGTATCTGCTAATGTTATGCTTGGACAACAACCACCATGTGGAACAGGAGATAGCCGTATTTTAATAGATGAGGAACATATGATGGAACTATTAAAAAATATGGGAGATGTTAAGACAAATAAGTTAAATATTATTAAGGAAGAAGAAGATAATGAAGATAAAGATGAAATATATTCAAATGAAGATTTACAAATTATAATTAATCAAAAAGAAAATAAAAGAAGCAAATGCTATAAATTGCCTGAGCAAAAAATTATTATTAAATAATAAATATTACTCTATGTATTAATTATTTTACTACTACTTGATGAAGAATATGTGCTTATAAATTTTTTATCATCTATCATTTTTCTTATTTCATTATCTTCATTAAGCATATTTAACTCTGTATATATAAAATTATCATGATTAATATTGCGTATAATATAATAACTTAGATGCGTTGCATCATTCTTTCTATAAAGCATTAAAAGTGGCCTATCTGGAGCATTATTATTTGCTTTGTATATTGTGCTTGTCATAGATAAATCATTTTCATCAGCACGCTTTTTTATATTAGCTACTTTACCATATTCTGCGCGTTTATGTATAATTAATATTGATATATTAAGAACTTTTGAAATTGTAAAAAATGTAATTTCATTAGGATAATATGTATATGTATCTGATGTGCTCATATGATTTAATATATTTTCTCTTTCTGCTGTCGAGCTATTATAAAAATATGTGGTTAAGAATAGTTTAACTGTTTTAAATTTTTTTTTAGTATTATTAATGCTATTCATAGAATTTATATAGGATGTATAAAAATATGGATCTTTAAAAACTTCTTTAATATCTTCAATATCATTTGGTTGTTCATTTATGTTTTTATTCAATTTTAGTTTATAAGTTTTAAATGTCTCTGTGATTATATCATTATAATCATTTACTATATCATTATCAAGAGTTTTAAGATAATTGAATAATTCCATTATATTACTTGGCAAATAATCATTCTTAATATATTTTAATTGCCACCATATTTTTTTCTTATTTTTTGTCCATTTTGCGTTTAAGTCTTTTGGTTCTCCTTCAAACATTTTTGGTAATTTAATGATAACATTTGCGACTACTTTTTTGTTTTTGCTCGAATTAGCATCAACCTTATTAACTATCTTATTATCATTATATATATTATCAAAATTTACAGATATATCTTCACTATTATCATATATTATATGAGGATTTGCTTCATGATAGTATATAATATTATTTGGTATATTTTTATTTATTAAATATTGTGTGAATAGTAATTCATTACCATTATCTACAAAATTGTCAGATAAATTATTAATATAATCATATTTTGTATGTAAAAGAGTATTTGCGTACCAATCTGTTATTCCCTTAATTGTAAATATAGGTATCTCTTCTAATATTATTTGTATTTTTGTTTTATCAGTATCAAACATATCAAGCAAGTATTTAATAAATTCTGAGCGAGGTTTTTTTGAATACTCTATAATTTTATTTTTTTTTTCTAAAAGACTTACTAATTTATCTTTTACTTTTAATCTTAAGTCTAACCATTTATTTATAATATTAGAGTTTTTTGCGTTATATACTTCAAATTCGCTCTTTTTTCCAAAAAATATTACTTGACCTTTATAATCACTTTCTTCTTTGCGAATTGTAAGAATATTTTTTATTTGTTCATTATCTTCATCATTAATTATTCCAATATCTACAGAAATACCAAGATCTTTTAATTTATTTATTTTTTTTATAAAATTTGCGTGAGTTTTATTAGGATCATTTTTTATTATAGTTATATAATAAGTTTTATCTATTATATCATCTAAAAACACTATATTTTTAATATTAAACTCTTTAATTAAATAAGGTAATATAATGGTTCCTTGTGGATTAAAACGAATTAATATGTTATTCTTTAACATTATCTTATCAATTGTATAATTATCATTAATTATTATAGTATTCATCATATACATCTTATTTTCATTTTGTATTATATTAATTATACTATTTAAATTACTAAAAATATTATTAGGATTGATATTGAGAATTTTTTTTATATTAGGATATTCATTTAATAACATTCGCTTATTTTCTGTATCATTTGCTGTTTTAATTATTAAAGGTTCATAGAAATAAATATTATCGCCATATCTAAATTTTTCATATAATTTATCTTCTTTTTCATCTTTTAATATTTTTTTTAATATCATAATTATTTCTGTTTTTTTATCTAAACCATAATATGATATTAAATCATTTATGTAATTAGGTGCTAATAAATCAATACTTGATGTATTAGTAGGATTAGTAATAGTATATTCCCAAACTATTAATATTTTTTTATATACAAACGCAATTAAACTATATAAATATTGAATACCTTTATCATTTGGATAATTATCCGCAGAAATATATTCTATAAATTTTCTATATGATTTATAAATATAAAGGAAACGTGATATTTTGAATATATCTTTTTCTTCTTTACTATCAGCGTCAGGAAGCTTAATATTTATTTTATGTTTTTTATTAACATTATGTAAATGTTTCTTTAAATCTTTGAAAAGTTTCTTATTATATTCATATAAAACAGGTTCATAATCTCCAAAATTTTTACATATATTTCCATTATCAAGCGAAATATATATAAAAATATCTATTTTATTTTTAATAGTTTCTATAAAAGTTTCCTTTGTTTCGCCTACCAAATATGCTATTATATTAATTATATTATCATATTTATTAGGGATTTCTTCAATATTAATTATCCCTTTTGTAAAAATACAGTTTTTCTTTTTATTTTTAATACAATCTACAGAATTTTCTTTGTAAGTATTAGGATATAATATTTTATATAATCCATAGGGAATAACACCAAATCTCTTATATGGTGTCCAGTTCTCAATAGTTGAAAAAATATAATTATCTTTATTTGGTTTATTTGGTTTATCCAAAGGTTTTGTTTTAACATATGGCTTATCTTGTGGTTTTATAATATCATCTTTATCATCTTGATTATCATTCTCAATAATCGCATCATTGTTAAATTTTTTACCACAGCATGGTATATTATATTTTTTATTCAAGTATACATATCTTGGTAAGTTTTTATTTTCCATTTTATCATTTAAACGCATGGGTATTTCATCAGCTATAGGGCATTTAGCATTAGGATCACTTTCATTAAGTGGAATATTACTTATAGGACACCATAAACGCGGGCATATATAATAATTTTTATTATGAATAATTGAATTGTCAAAGAATTTATTTAATCCCTTTTTTTTAAATTCATTATATTCTTCTGTAGTTAGCGGTATTGGTTGCTTAGTTAATTGGCATCTGCGTGCTTTATTATTATTACCCCATATCTCCATATCCGCATTTCTTAATTTAGCTATTATATAGTTTTTGTATTCATTATTGTTTCCTCCACTTGATTCGCTTGATGTCGCATAATTATTTCTACGTATATCAGGAGAAGATTCTTTTTTTGTATCTGTAATATCTTTTGAAGATTGTTTGTCATTTATCGCAGATTCAATTATTTTTGTTATCCAAAAATCTAAACATTCAAACTCAAAAAATGTTTTTGCGTTTTTGACATCAATTATATATTCTCTGCTTTCTTTCTTCTTTTTAACTATAATTCTTGTATCCTGAATATCTTCATCTTTATTATTATTTGGTTTAATATTATTTTTGTTAATATCATCTTTAATATTTTGATCAATCGCACTTCTATCCTTATAGTTTGATGTTCTTTTATAAAAAAATTCTCCATCTTTAAATTCAGTAAATACGGTTGATGTTTTAATTTCTTTTATTAAATCCGCATATTTAGTTTTGTAAGCATTAAATATAATACGAGCATTAATATTAATTTCCTTAAAATCAATATTAATATTTAAAATATCATTTATATATTTATTAAGTTCTTCGACATATTTAAGTATATAATTAATTATTATTCCTTTATCTTTTGGATATTCAAAAGTTAAATTTATAATACCATTACCATATATAGTAATAACAATATTTTTACTATAATATAGTTTAATTGCTTCTTTAGCACTGTCCTTACTTAGTTTGAATATTTTACTTAACTCTTTCTTATTTTTAAATTTATGCTTTTTGTATAATTTATAATATACTTTGTTAAAATTATTAATATATTGAATTAATTGTATTTGATTGGTAGCAAATAATTTGTCAAATATAATTATTAAAGATGGTAAATTAGATATATATGCGCTAAATATAACCTTATAATAATTCTCGGATAATTTTTTATTATTAATAATTTTTAATTTATATAATTCTTCAAGTTTATTATCGCTATCTTTTTTATAATTATTACATTTAAATTTAAGATTGTCATAATAATATTTATTATTATAATCAAAATCACTCTTAAAAACAATATTAATTATATCGGTAGTTTCAAATAATTCTTTAGATTTATTATAATATTTTTGTATAGTTTCATTTATTTCTTCAGACTGTCTATCTGTTGATTTAAAAGGATTTACATTATAACCTTCCCAAATAATATTTTCTATATCATATAAGAATGATTTATTATTAACCCATGTATAATATAAGTTTTTGGCATCACCTCCGTTAATTTTATTTATATGATATGCTATTTTATTGATAGCATCTTCTTTGCTACTATCTTGATATATATTTTCATCAATAATTATTTCTGATTTATTATATATATTATTTTTATTAGTATCAAATACATATTTAATATATTCTGTGCTATTTACCTTATTTATCCATTTATAAACATAAATAGGTTTTATTATATTCATTAATATTATATATATCTAATAAAATAAGAAGAAAATCATATTTTTTTTATTGAAATCTTAATATAGAAGGATTATAAAAAATTAATAATGAGTTCATTAAAAGATACTATAAATAACCTTGAAATTATCAAAAAAAAATATATAATAGAACAATTAGAACATTTTACTGAGCAATTAGCAGCTACAACAGCAGCTACAACCGCAGCTACAACCGCAGCTACAACTACTACTACCAAAAAAAAAGATACTCCAGAAGAAGAAGTCAAAACACAACCAGTTGGTGATGCCAAAAAATTTGAAAAGAATATTATGGATTCTTTAAAATGGGTATTTATAGGTATTGGTCTTTTTGTATTATTATTGTTTATATTGGGTATTATATATTGGTTAATGTCTGGTAATCGCGAAGAAAAAAACTTAAATACAGTAGAAGAAGGTATTAATAATAATAATCCGCAAAATCCTTCTGAACCTTTCGCTCCTGCTTTAGCGGTTCCTTTAATAGAATCATCAACTTCAAAAAATCCTAATGTTATTAATGATAATAAAAATGAATCAATATTTTCATTTATACCATCCTTTAGTAAAAAAGATGATGCTCTTGAACCAATAAAAAATGAAGAATTAAATAAATCTATAGTACCTAAACCATCGTCTTCTTCTTCTTCCTCTTCATCTTCATCATTATCTTCTTTATCATCATCAACGACACCTGAATCATCATCAACGACACCTGAATCATCATCTTCTTATACATCTATAATGCCTAAATCTTCATCATCTTCATCATCTTTGTCATCTTTGTCATCTTCATCATCTTTGTCATCTTCAACATCTTCGTCATCTTCGTCATCTTCGTCATCTTCATCATATCCATCATCTCCTTCATCGCCATTATCTCCATTACCAAAAATGACTACTCCACAAAATGAAAATGATCAAAATAAATCAATATTTTCGTTTATACCATCCTTTAGTAAAAAAGACGATGCATTAATACCAATAAAAGATGAAGAATTAAATAAATCTATAAAACCTGTTTCTTCTTCATCTTCTATTTCAAAAAATAATGAAAAGTATAATATTGATTATATTGGTAATAAAGATGAATATGAAAAAAAATAATACATATTAATATAATTTTTTTAAATAATTACTCATATATATTCCAATAATTATTCCTATTAATATAAATACAATAAATGTAAAAGTTTTTGATAATAAATAATATGATATATATAAAATAATAATAATAATTATAGTATTGTAATAACCTAAATATTCTATAAACTTAAATAATAAGTTAATTAAATCTGGCGTATTTAACATAAGCATTATCTATATTAATTTTAATATTTTAAATTATGAGCGATTTAATGTGTCCTACGCGAATATCAGTATTAATCATGATATGATATCCTGCTTGAGTAATTTTTTTACAAAAGCTAACATCTTCGCTACATATATCGCGAATTACTGTTCCATCTTCTTTTTGAATAGTAAGAATATCAGAATCAAAATATGGATATTTAATTTTATCAAAAACTTCTTTTTTAACAGCCATGAAACCCATACCACTATAAACAACAGGGAAATATTTGATATCTGTTTCTTTTTTCCATTTTTCAATATCTTCAGGTGTTATAAATTGGAATACGCCCTTTTCCTTGAAATATGTCTCGTCCCAATATCTGACAAACGCATAATTAACTAAATCTGCCATTCTATACATTCCTGCAACTACTGGATGTTCATCTGTAGATTCAATTAAATTAACAATTTGTTCAAATGTGAATACAATATCACTATCAATTGTAATCCATACATCAAAATGTTGTCCATTAAATGGTTTCTGATCTTCGCCTCGTAGCACATCAAGACCTAAAGTTGTCATTCTAACAAATGGAACATATGAACCTGTAGCAGGTGAAATCATAATATCATATCGACGTGTTTCCCATAATTTACTCATTGTTGCAGTCCAAGAAATTAAAAATTTTGAACTAAAATTATCACCAGGAAGAGCAAATACAATTTTCTTTATAGGAGGGCTACCAGGAATACCAGGAATACCAGGATTTACAGTAGCCGCATTACCAACAACAACATCACTCAAAGTATCACTCGCTGCTGAAACAGCATTATCTACAATCGCGTTATCATCCATCATTGACATTTTTTCTATATTTAATAATATAAATAATATTCTTATATATTTTTTGTGTCATCTTAATCTTAATAAATTTAAATATTAAAAATATAAAAATTGATATAAAATATATATCATATAAATAATAATAGCATATAATGTCTTCAGATGAAAATAATAATTTAACTTATGATATTGAGCTTGATAGTAATTCACTACGATGCGGGCAACCTAATAAAATTAAAAAAATATTAAAGCCTCATCAATTAGCTTGTTTATATAAGGCAATTTATATGGAGAATGTAGGTTCAATAACCTACAAAAATAATTCACATAATAGAAATGCTAATCTACAAAATATTCCCAATACTATTAAAATTTCTACTAATATTGGTATTATTGGAGATATTGTAGGGTATGGCAAGACTTTAACAGCATTATCTATTATTGCGCATAATCCTTTAGAAAATATACATATTAATACTACAAAGATTCATAGTTTTCATAGCACAAAAGCATATAATTATTTTACAGCTGTCACTGAAAATGTAAATTTACCTAATTTTAATAATATGATTAATTCAACACTTATTATAGTTCCAAGAGGTCCTGTATATGTCCAATGGGAAAAAACTTTGAAAGAATCAACAACCCTTAAATATATTGCTATTGAAGACTTAAATTTTATTAAGAAGTATATGCCTACTGTTGGTAATAAAGAAAATAGTGAGAATGATATTATAAACTACTTTAATCAATTTGATGTAGTCCTTATTAAAAATACGACACTTGATAGATTATTAAACTTTTATTCAAGCGAACGATTATATAGCTGGAAGCGTATTATGGTTGATGAATGTCATGATATTATTAATAAAATAGAAATATTTGACTACTTATTTATATGGTTAATAAGTGGAACATATTTTAATATGTGTAATAGGATTTCATCACCATCTTATTCGGAATACTATAATATCAAAGATATACTTAGAGAAGATTATATTAATTATATATTAGTAAAATGTAATAAGGATTTTGTTAAAGAAAGTTTTAAGATTCCACCAATCATTGAACACTATCATTTATGTAAAATGTCTAAATATTTAAAAATTATTAAAAAATATATTAATAATTCAATATTAGACAAAATTAATGCTAATGATATTTCTGGTGCTATTAAAGATTTAGGAGGTAAGAATGAGACTGAAGAAGGTATAGCAACTTTAATTTGCGCTGATATGAATAAAAATTTATCAAATAAAAATAAAGAAAGAGAATATATTTTCGGCCTTGATATTTTAGAAGAGAATAAAACAGTGCGTTTAAAAAATATTGATAATGAAATTAAAATAATTGAAGGTAAAATTAAAGATTTAACAGAGCGTATTACAGAAATTAATAGTAAAATATGCTCTATATGTTTAGATAATGTAACACAACCTATTATATTAGAATGTACGCATATATTTTGTGGTTCTTGTCTTTTCAAGTTTCTTAATGCTTCTACATATTCTGCTAATAAACAATGCCCAGACTGTCGCGCTATAATCAAAAGCACAGAAGATTTAACAGCTATTGTAAGTATTAAAAATGATATATCAAATGATATAGTTCCTCAAGAAGATATTAATAAAATTGGAAAAGGTATTCTTAATAAAGAAGATACTTTATTAGAAATAATTAAAAATAAACCAGATGGTAAGTTTATAGTCTTTAGTAAAGTTGATGTATTTACTAAAATTATTAAATTGTTAGTATCAAATAATATTACATTTGCTGAATTAAAAGGAAATACAGCGCATATGATGAATGTTTTAAAAGATTTTAAAAGTGGCTCTATAAATGTAATTTTATTGACTACACAATATGCTGGATATGGTATTGATATTAATTATGCTACAGATGTAGTAATATTTCACTCTATGGCAGTAGATAAGCAGCAAGCTATTGGAAGAGCACAAAGAGTAGGACGTACAAATAATTTAATAGTTCATAATTTATGCTTTGAACATGAATTAGAAGATATTAATACCTTGCCTGTTTCTGCTATTGCTATCTAATACATATATCATTATGATAATAAATGAAATCACTAATAACATTAAATATATATTTTTTATATTATTATATTACTATATTATTATTATATATTTTTTATATAAGACTAAAAAATAAAAAATGACTATATAAAATGATTAATAAAGCGCACCGGTGTTTAAGGGATAATATAAATTTATCAAGAAGTTGTGAAAGATGGTCAATTGAAGAAGAAGCAAAATTAGTTCAATCTGTAATTGATAAAAAAACTTTTGAAGAAATTGCTTTAGAACATAAAAGAACAATTACTGCTGTTAAAACTCGTTTATATAATTATAAGGTTAAATTTAATAGAAATATCTTAAGAAATCTTGTAAATATTACTGAGACAGAGCAGTAATTACATAAATACATATAAATAGATACGCATATATTTAAATAATTAATATATTAATATAAACTTACAGCAATATGGTAGATGTTAGAAATGCGCAGCGTGGTGCTACCGTCAATAAAAGAAGAATGAATAGGACTGGATACTACACATCCAATTATTTTGAATGTATTGATAGCACATGTGCTCGCAATTCAAATGAAAAACAAAAATACTATTTAAATATTGCTTCAAAAATAGCAATTAAATCTCCTATGTATAATCATAAGCACGGAGCAATAATTGTATATAGAGATAAAATTATTGGATCTGGATTTAATTATTATATGTCAGATTTCAGTATTCACGCTGAAGTTTCAGCAATCGCAAGTATTAACAAAAAACATAAGCATATACTTAATGAATGTGATATATATGTTGTTAGAATTGGACCAGATCGCTTTAATAATCCTTTAAAATATTCACGACCTTGTACTAATTGTAGCAATATAATTATCAAAAATAATATAAAGAATGCCTTCTATTCAACTAATTATGAGTATGATATTATTAGAGGTTGTGTAGAAGTTAAAAATAATAATGAAGCATATGATATAAACAGATGTACTTTTCAATAGTTTAATTATTATATTGTCAGTGAAACCTTAGGAATTATTCTCTTAATATTTTTTTTAACAACTGTTTGTCTATCTTCATCAAAAATACGTTTTAGTAATTCCTCACCAGATAATTCTTTGTATTGAATAATTTTTGTCTTGATATCATTCATTTTGATAGGAACAATACATTCTTTAACATTTGTTTTAATACGCCCATGTTGTGTATTCAAATCATTATATTTAAAATTAAACATAAACTCTTCAATTTTATTGTTAAACACTCGCTGATAATTTTTTCTTTCTTTTATTGCTATTTTTAATTTTCTAATTTGGTCATCATATTTAAACCAGTCATTTACAAGGTTTTTAAAAGTTTCTAATTCATCTTCTGTTGGTTCAATTTTTTCCTGATTTATAATATTATCTACAATATTATCATCATTCATTTTATATATATAATTATATATTATGTAATATTTATATATATTTATATGTATTTATATATTCTATAAATATTCTATAAATATTCTATAAATATTCTATAAATATTCTATAAATATTCTATAATTTTATAAACTTAGTAATATTGTTTAAGGTTCTTTCTTCATTATAATTTCCTATTTTTTTTCCATTTTTATATTTTGTTATTGTGGGAAATCCATCAACACCCTTTCTATATTTTGAACATAGATGATCAAGTTGCGATAACTCAACATTTAATATATCACAATTAACTACATTATTAAATTTTTTACATATTTTATCCCATATAGGTTTAAGAGCAGCACAATGACCGCACATATTCCAATGAAATAGTATAGTTAAATTTTGAGATTTTTTTATTAAATTACTAATATCTTTTTTGTTTTCAGAAGTCAATATATATAGCATGTTCCTTACCTTTATTATATTTAAATATTATTTTTTATAGTTTATAAAGTAAGAAGAAGAATAAAAAAATAATATGAATAATTATTATGAAATAGATTATGAAAAAAATTATAACCCTAAGCTATTAAGTGCTAATATATCTTGTAAAAATATGTCATCATTATCAAGTGTATATATAAAACAACAAAATAATTTATTTGCTGATAAAATAGATATGGATTTATGTGAATCTCATAATGATTTTAATAGAAATATTGGTGATTTTAAAGCAAAAGAAAGTAATTTATTAAATGGGCTTTCTGTTAATAAAAAGAGCTGTATATATAAACGTCCAGAATACAATGATGGTCCCTGGAAGAATCAATATCAATCAAGTGATACTTTTAAAAATAGTATAGATAGCTATAAATTATTTGATTATCAAACAAGAAATAAAACAAAAGTAATACGAAGAAATTAAATAAAAAATGATCTAATTATAAATAGTTATATAACTGAATAATACATAAATGTGGGATATTCAAATAAATAATGATATTATAAATAATATATCACATAACTTTGCAGGTTATCAAATTATTGAAAATCATATTGCAATTATTTATGATACTATAGAATTGCCATATAATAAAGATTATAAAATATTAAAAAATGCTCTTGAACAACATATTGTTAAATATATCAATAATATTAATGATAAACGTTGTGAATTATATGTATACAATTATGGAATTGATAATGCCATAATATTACTTAATGATTATAATAATAGAAGTAAGAAGTTTATAAACACAAATACAAGAAGTTTATTATTTAGTATATTTTATAATTATTTTACTATATTTTATATAGTTGATTATATAGATAATCCTTATAGTAATAAAAAATATTTAGAACATGTTATCATAATTATTCAAAAATTTTGGCGAAAAGTTTTATCATATAGAAAAAAATTAAAATGCGAAACAATTAACAAAGATATTACTTATTTAATTGAAAAAATAAATAATGAAATTAGTGGAGAACCTGCTAAAAAAGTTTTAATATATTTAGTAAATAAATTTAGAAGGCGACTAAGCAGTAATACTCTAAAAATATAACAAAATGTCAAGAATTTGCTATTAATCTATCAATATAATCACAAATATATTTTAATATAATCAATCCAAATATTATATTGAACATTAATTATTATATAATATTATTTATTTTTTTATATATAATAATAAAATATTAACTAAATATATTAAATTTTTTATTATTTTATATAATAAAAATAGATATAAATATAAATATAAATATGTTTAATTTATCAAACCAAACAAATTTATTTTTAATAGTAATAATTATAACAACAATAATTAATTTGATATGTATTACTATTGTATTTAAAGGTATTGGATTTATGATGTTTATTATATTAGCATTATTATCTACACCAACATATATTTTGTATATTTATAATGTTAATTGTTTGACAGCTGGCGATTGTCAATTATGGAGCTGGTATGTAACAATAATTTCCTCAATATCTTTAATTATTGTATCAGTAATTATGATATATTTAACTTCTGTCTCTTCTGAGCAAAATAATGCGACTATTAGTTTATCATCATCAATTACAAAACCTATAGAATTAAAAGTAAATAAGCCTATTACAGCGGCTCCAGTTACTCCAATTACTCCGATTACTCCGATTACTCCTCCTTATACTGGTCTAACACAAGAAGAATATAAAAAACAGTTTGAACAGCATACACAAAAGGATTTATTTATATCAGAACAATTTAAAAGAACAAATTTGACTCGGGAAGAGAAAAATGAGCTATGGCGTCAGCAATTAGAATTAGAATATCAGGGATTACAATTTGCACAAAAAGATATACAAACTTATTTACTTAGAAAAAATTTGACACCAGAAGTAAGACAATTACAACATAATATTTATGTAATAAATCAGCGGTTTATAAAGCAACGGGAACATCCAATTTATACTGATAAAAGCAGAATAGAGTATCCTCCGCTATTAGGAAATTTTTATCCTCATCGCATAGAATCTATAAAACTTAAAATAAAACTTGTAATAGAACAAATACAAATTATACAAAATGAATTACTTAATTCATCATTGCCAAATGTTCAAAGAACTGTTCTACAGCAGCAATTAAGAATACTACAAAAAATGCAAGATGATTTACCCCCAAAATCTGGAAATTATTTATATGAAGCTTATATTGCTTCTGAGCGTTCTTCTAATCCTTCTAATCCTTCTAATCCTTCTAATCCTTCTAATCCTTCTAATTCTTCTAATTCTGCTACAAGACCAGAAGAAGCACTAAGAAGAGCAACGGCAGAAGCAGTACTTATTCAAGGCGAAGAAGTACCCATAATTTTATTGGAGAGGAGTGGGGAAGGATATTTAACACCTCCTACAGTTATATTTAATGGTGGTGTAGTACCCACCGGTGGTACAATGGCAAGTGCTGTAGCAGTTTTAGGAACTGGTATTAATTCAGATAAAGTAGAAAGAATAGAATATATAAGTTATGGTTCTGGATATGCAAATTATGGTAATGGTTATGGAAGTCCGCCAATAATAAGTTTTACTGGTGGAACATCTGTTCCTGGAAAAAATATAGTCCCTCCAATAGCTATCGCAACAAAATATCAACCTATTATAATATCATCTTTAAGGATTACTGATCCTGGCGCCGGCTATAAAAGTGCACCTGAAGTTTTAATAACTGTAGGGGGCGGAAATATAGTTCCATATTATTATAATGGATCTGGTAATAATGGTCGAATAGCTAAGGCTAAAGCAATTCTTGGTACTACTACTGGTTTTACTGATAAAGTTGTGAGCATAATACTTGAAGATGCAGGTTTAGATTATTCAAACACAATACCTATTGTTTTAACACCACCACCTGGTAATACATCAAATCCTTCGGTTTATTCACCTCCAGCTTATTCACCCCTTGGTTTTTGGGCACCTAATATACAACGTCCTTCTTCTTCAGCTTCTTCTCCTATATCTCCTCCTGTTTTTGTTTTTGGAGATGATAGTTTGACTTATGATTATTTATATAAACAAGAATTGTATCTAAATCAAGAATTTAATAAACCAGATATAAAATCTAAAGAAAATTTAAAACCAGAAGAAAGAAAATCTCTGTGGGAAAAACAATTACAATTAATTTATCAACGAACAATATTTATGTTAAATATGCATGAGAAGGAATTACTTCGCCCAGATGTAAACCCTGAACAAAAACAAAATTTACAAAATCTTATAATAATAATGACAAGATTAATAGGGCAGCAAGAGAAATTAAAAAGACAAAATAGACAACCGCAATTAGAATATTATCAAATACCTCAAATTGAAAGTTTAAATTTTCAAATTCTACTTTTAGAACAACAAAAAGAATTTATAAATCAGGAATTACAAATAAATAGAATAAATCAAAGAGATCAGCTACAAAAGCAATTAATATTAATATCGGGAATAAAGAAATCAATTTTATTTTCAAAACAAATGTATATTAATTTTGAGTTAGAACCATATTTAAATAAATCAAATTTGAATCAGCAAGAATGGCAAAATTTTATAGAATTTTACTTAATGAATATAAAAATTTCATTAAATATAGGAGAAGAATCTCTTCTTGACCCAAATATTTCATCTGAAAATAGAAAGTATTTTCAAGATTTTAATATAATATATATGATATTAATACTGCGGCTTGAAAATATGCAGATACAAAATCAATTATCACAATTAAAACCTAATATAATTAATGAACAAACATTAGAAAATCTAACTAAACAACTCTTAATACAACATAAGCAATTTATACAACAGGAATTACTTAAACCAGAATTGCAAGCAAGTCAAAGAGATAAATTACAACAGCAATTAACAATAATTGACAATTATAATACCGCAATAAGCAATAGAAACTCTAATTGAACAATATAGAATAAGTGTTAGTTAACGCAATTAAAAGATAAATAAAAATTGATATTATATAATTAGTAGTATATAACTATAAACTGTAATATGTCGACACATCATAATATCAATGCGAATATAAATAATATTTATGTAGGAGCACACATAAATCGCGAGAAAACAATTCTTAAAACAATGGAAACAATTACAAAAAATGGAGGCAATTGTCTACAATTATTTGTTTCAAACCCAAGAAGTTTATCATTAGTTAATATTGATAATTATATAAATATAGCAAATGACATTAAAGATTATTTATTAAAAAATAATTTTAAGACTATTATACATTCATCATATACTATTAATTTAGCACGCGATTTTAAAAATGGAAAGCGCGCTATTCCTATAAATGAATGCCCGTGGATACAGTTATTTTTACATGAATTATATATTTCTCATATAATTGGTTCAATAGGAGTTGTTGTTCATGTAGGAAAATATACTACGCAATCTAAAGAATATGGTTTAGAAAATATGCGTATTTCAATTGAATATATTATAGAAGAATTACATAAGAATAATTTAAATACTAAAATAATTATTGAAACACCAGCTGGACAAGGAACAGAATTATTAACTGATTTAAATGATTTTATGGACTTTTATAATAGTTTCTCAAGTCCGCAAAAAAAATATTTAGGTATTTGTTTAGACACCGCACATATTTGGGCTACAGGATATGAATTAATTGACGCATACAAAATAATTTGTAATAAAAATGCTAATGATTTAATAGCAATACACCTTAACAATAGCAAGGTAGAACAAGGTAGCAATGTTGATAGACATACAACATTATTTGATAATTCTGGAACCATCCCATATAATTCTATAAAACAATTTATAGGGTTATTTAAAAATAATGACAATAAAAAACAGCATATACCAATAATTATTTTAGAAACACCATCTATACAATATAAGGATGAATTAAATTGGTGTAATAATTTATTACAATAATATATATATCATCTTTATCTATCATTTATTTTAATCCAACTATCCGGAAATAAATCATCTGTAATTGTTCCCGCATAATTAGGACCAAGCCAAGTTTCTGGATAACATATAACTGGGTCTATTGCTGAAGATAGGTAGGCACCAAACCAAGAAAATGTACTATTACCTATAATGTAATGTTTTGAAGATGTCATTATTAATATTTGCTGCCAATCTGGAATATCATCAGATACTTTTTTATATCTTAAATCTTTTCCATATAATTCTTTAAAAGTATTATTTATTTCTAAATTATAACTATTAACTCTATCATTATCATTTTCTTCACAAAAATATAGGATTTCATAATCATATATATCAATACCTTTGCTAATTAATTTTTTTAATGCTTCAATATAATAAGCTGTTTTTTTAACAGGATGTAACATATGTAGATTAATATAATCACCCATACGATAATGTATAGTTATTGTTTTATTATTAGTATACTCAGGATATTTTGTTAGAACTTTATTAATATGCTCATCAATCCCAATAATTCTCCTAATTTTATTAATATTTTTTTCAAAATATTTGTGACTTTGAAAATAACCTTCTAATACAATATCATTATTAAAAATAGGAATTTCCTTATAATGAAAATAAGGTGCTACATATTTGTCTGTAATATCTATTTTATCCTTAACTTTATGACTAATATTACTAAATAATGTATCCCAGTAATATTTACGATACCCATTGTCATTTGTTGTATATAATATATAATTTTGACTATTATCTATATAATATGATATAGTAGCAAATATTTTAAATAGTTGATTTCCAATACCGCCGTTTATTACAATTCCTATATTATTCATTATTAATATAATTATTGAATTATATTTATATAATTATAATAATTATATTTTTGGAATAAATATGTAATAATATTGTAAATTTTAATTAAAAATTGATTTAAATTATAATAAATTAATACAAGAACCAACTACGGAATAAGACTCAAAGCAAACTCAAAGCAAACTCAAAGCAAACTCAAAGCAAACTCAAAGCAAACTCAAAAGCAAACTCAAAGCAAACTCAAAAGCAAACTCAAAGCAAACTCAAAAGCAACATGTCAATTGTTATCAATAATGCCAACACCTTCAATACTCTTATGAAAGAGTATATGGCAAAAATGCCTGACAACATTGATAGCAAGAAAGAATGCGATGAATATTATAAGACTGGATGCAAAGAGATTAAGGAAAAACTGAAGGATGAAAAAAAAACAGAGAAGGTTGTCACTACTAAAAATAATGAAGAACCTAAGAAGCGTGTTAAAAAAATTAATGTAGATGATGATGGAAATGAAATTGAAAAAGTTAAAAAACTTCCCAACGCATATAATAAGTTTATTCAAGAACAACGCCCAAATGTTAAGAATGATTTTCCTGAATTAAATAATAAAGAATTATTCTCAAAAATTGCTGAAATGTGGAAAAATCACAAGGAAGATATTAAAAAAAATAATAATAGCGATGATAATAATAGCGATGGATATCAGACGGCTGAAGAAGATAGTGAAGAAGACGATAAGAAGGCAGATGATAAGAAGGCAGACGATAAGAAGGAAGACGATAAGAAGGCAGATGATGAGAAGGCAGATGATGAGAAGACAGACGATAAGAAGGCAGACGATAAGAAGGCAGATGATGAGAAAGAAGATAATAAGAAGGCAGTAAATAAGAAGGGATATGGTAAGAAAAAGGAGGGCAAAAAAGAAAAATAATAAATTAGCTTAAATATTATTGTAACATATAATTAATGTATATTACATATTTATTTTTTATTTTTATTATAAAATTATATATATAAAAATTAGTTAAAAAAAGGTTAAATATATAAAAATTGATAATATCATATATAGTTATATATAATTAAAAACTTGATACAATATGACTATTGGCATGACAATGAAGAAGTATATGGATGAGATGCCAGATACTTTAAAAACAAAAAAAGAGATTGACGAATATTACAAAGATGCTATGAAAAAATCTATTGAAAAAAGTAAACAAGATACCATTGATAAACCTAAAAAAGAGCTTACAGGATATCAAAAATTTGTGAAAGATATGAGTAAAAGTATTAAAGAACAAAATCCTAATTTAACTGGACCTCAAGTATTTTCTAAGATTGCTGAATTATGGAAGAAACAAAAAGAAACAATTGTGTCAAATGAAGAAAGTGAAGATAAAAAAGAAGATGATAATGTATCTTCAGATAAAATTAAATTGAATGATACAGAAGATGATACAGAAGATGATACAGAAATTAAACAAGAGGTTAAACCAGTAGTAAAAGATGTTAAGAAAAAGAAGGAAAAAAAATAATAATTTAATAAAGTAATATCTATTCTATATATGTTTCTATATGTTTCTATATGTTTCTATATATTTTTTATAATTTCTAAATAGGTCGCAAAACCATCAGCAATATTAACAACATTATTATAACTTGACATTCGAACATCAAAATGTACCCAATTTTTTCTATATTTTTCTGGAATAAAATTCATTAAAAATAATGATGCCATTAAACCATCACTTTTAACACATTTATATCCTGAATTTTTTACATCAGCAATATTAGATCTAATATAATAAATATATTCAACCCACGGTGGTATTCTTATACTTTTTTCAGCATATTTTTTGTTAAAATATTCAATATTATCAGCAATTTTATTATTTAATGTAAAATATGTAAAACTTGTATGACAATGTATTTTCTCAGACCATCCCGTTAATGTAGCATAATCAAATATATAATCTGGTTTATAATTTTTACATGCGTATGCTAATGTATCAGCAAGAATTAATCTACCTTCCGCATCAGTATTAACAATCTCCACGCTTGTTCCATTGTAAGATTTAATAATATCATTTGGTTTTAATGAATTATCTGATATTATATTTTCTACTAAAGGACATAAACACACAATACGATGTTTACTATTACTATCTACAAAATATTTAAATAATCCAATAGATATAGCGGCTCCTTCTTTGTCCATATACATTTTTTCCATATTTTTTTCACGTTTTATAGAATACCCACCAGTATCAATAGTAACACCTTTACCAACAAGGCAAATTGTTTTTTTATAATTAGGAGGTTTGTAATCTAATATTATGAAATGTGGTTTATTTCGCGAAGAACCACCTACCGCATCAATAAGTTTTAATCCCATATTTTGAATATCATTGTGATTATAATTCATTATATTAACATAGCGTATATTACTAAATAATTTACAAACATATAAAGCTAATTTTTCAGGTGTAAAAATATTTGATGGTTCATTTATAATATTACGGGATAAGTTAGAATAATTAATAATACTATATATGCTATCAATATCTTTTTTAATTAATTGCGGTACATAAAATGTTATATTATTATTTTTATTTTGAATACTCTGATATTTATTAAATACATATAATCCTTGAATAATCCTATAAATAAAACCTATTATAAATGTCTTATTTAATTTTTGAAGATTAAATAAGATATTGTTTTTATAATTAATATTATTTATAAACTCTTTAATAATAATAGACTTTAATAAAATATCTAATGAATTATTTATTAGTATATTAGGATTATCCGCATTATTAGAAGAAACAATAATATTACCAATATTTTTATTATGTTTACTAATAATATTAATATTATTAGTTATATTAATATTATTTACATATATATTCATTCTAATATATATATATTTTATATTAAATATATGTTATTATAAGTTGAGACCTTTTTAATTCATATATTCTATCTGCTATTTCTAAAGCAGATCTGCGATGTGCTATAATAATCATAGTAATATTTTGAATACGAAAACAATCCTTAATTGTTTGTTGAACAAGTTCTTCACAATAAGGATCAAGAGCAGATGTAGCTTCATCAAATATTATTATTTGCGGTTTTCTAATTAGTGCTCTTGCTATTGATATACGTTGCTTTTGCCCTCCTGATAGAGAACTTAATTCAGTTCCTTCAAGTTTTGTTTGATATTTATTAGGTAAGTTTGATATAAATTCGTGAGCATTCGCATTTTTAGCAGCATTTATTATATCATCTTCACTTACATCAACATCATCTAATCCATATGAAATATTATTTGCTATTGTATCTGAAAATAATATACTATCTTGTGCTACATAGCCTATACGTTTCTTTAGCCATATACTATCATAATCACAAATATTAACACCATCTATTGTAATATATCCTGATGTAGGAGATAATATATTAACTAATAATTTTGATAGAGTGCTTTTCCCACACCCAGATGGACCAATAATAGCAATTTTATCTCCTTTATTAATTGTAAAATTAAAATTACTTAATATTGGTTTAATAGATTTTTCATATTTAAAAGATAATGAGTTAAATGCTATATTGCCATTTAAAATATTGCTTTGAGGAATATAATATCCTTGAGTATATTCAGGAGAATCTAATATATTTGTAATTCGTTTATATGGTTCTTTGCACTTAATGAAATCGTTTTTCATATCAAATAATGTTTTAATAGTAGAATATAATCCCTGATTATGAAGAATAAATATAGTAAGTCCTTCAACAGTATTTAAATAATTTGCTGATAATATAATTAATATTGTTGTTATTGTTGGAATATTACAAACTATTAATAAATTACTTCCATATAAAAGACATTCTTTGTAATTATATTTTGCTATTTCACTGGAGATAGCATTATATTTATTATATGATGACAATTCATTCGCATAAGTTTTCATAATAGATATATGAGATATTGATTCGTGCGTATATGTATTTAATTTTTTATTCAATTCTTCATAATTTGCCATTATTTTTTTATGAATTATATTATAGCATTCAGATATTAAATAATTAAATGGAATTAAAATTAATGCTATAGCAGTAAGTTTCCAAGATATATTTATTAATAACCAAAATGTTATTATAACTTCTATGAAAGATCGCGAAAACACATTTACATTTAGAGATATAATATCAGATACTATTCTTGTATCATCATTTACTCTTTCAAGTAAAGAATTAACAGGCTCTGTTTCATAAAATTTCAAAGGCTGATTTAAAATCTTTTTATATATAATACATCTTAATGTATGATTCATACATTTTTGTGAATATACAAATAAACCTCCTCTTAAAGATATAGCTATCATAGAAATTAAATTTGTATAAAATAACAAGTATAATCTTTCATTTGAAAAGTCCCCCACCATCATCCTGGTTGTATGCTCACTCGCATTAACATTATAATATGAACCTATACCGCCACATATCAATCCAAATATACTGTATTTGATATCATTACCACATAGATCTATATATCTTTTTATTATTTTCATTAATATTATATAGATAATTGCTTTTATTTATATATTTTTATTATTATCATTAATATTATATAGATAATTGCTTTTATTTATATATTTTTATTATTATTATTATTTCTAAACTCCACCCCTTTATTTCAATAATCTTAGTGATAATATTGCTTCTTCTATTGCTGCTTCTTTTGCTATTTTTGCTTTTGCTGGTTTTGTTACTTTTGCTGGTTTTGCTACTTTTGCTGGTTTTGCTACTTTTGCTGGTTTTGCTTTTGTTGGTTTTACTGCTTTTGCTGGTTTTACTGCTTTTGCTGGTTTTACTGCTTTTGCTGGTTTTACTGCTTTTGCTGCGCCTCCATTATATAATTTAAATAAATCTGTAAAATTTTTTTTTAATATTTTAAATATATTAAATTCTTTGGTCATTGCTTCTGATGCTTTTGATTCTTCTATTGTTGCTTCATCTAACATTTTTTGTGTTTTTTGAGTTTGTTCTTTTATTTGTAATGCTTCTTGATCATTCATTTTTTTTATTTGTAATGCTTCTTGATCATTCATTATTTTTTCAATGTCTATTATTGTTTTTATTATTTTTGTGTGTATTTTGTATACATCCCAATATATATTGGATTGTTCTTTTACTTTATTTCTTGTTTCTTCTACTTCTATGCGATCCATTTGTTTTGTAAATATATTAAATAATTTATTTTTACTATAATCATGAAAAAAATTAATGTAATTAATAGATGATTTTTTTTCTTCAATTTCTTCAATAAAAATTGTAGGAATATTATTTGCTATAATTATACTATTAAAATTAATATCATCATTATTTTTCCAGATAATTTCAAAAATCTCGTCATTATCATAATATTTATTTTTAAACATATTATTAAGATTTGTAATAGCATAATATCCAAATAATCCATTAGTTATATTATAATTAATTACATTTATAATATAATCAAAATTATCCGGATTATAATAATCATTTTCATCATTTTCATCATTTTCATCATTAAATAATTTTTTTAAATAAGAATCTTTATCATTATTTAATGCATATAATATATATGTAATAGACATATAAAATTTAAATACATCAAAAACATCAAAATATGAAAAAAAATTTGATATATTTTCAGTGTATTTTATCGAAATTAAATCACCTACCTTTTCTTCAACATTATAATCAAATATATAATAATTAATATCGTAGAAAATTTTTTCACATTTTGTCATATTATTAATTTTTGGTTCTATACAAATGTCGTAAATATTTTTCATAATATTATTTTCCTTCCATTTTCCTTTCATATTTTTCATATTATTAATATATTCATTTAATTGTTTTCTATATATATATTCTAATTTTGTAATAATAATTTCCAATTTCATTGTATATATTCCGTAATCAAAAATCGCAATTGATAAAGATATAGATTGTTGTGATAAATCACTAATATTAATATTACGGGCTTCTAATAAACCATAACAACATTTTTGATCTTCAACATGCTTTTCTGGTGCTGACGAGGCATATTCTAATTGTAGTTTTTCTTCTTCTATTTCTGATTCTGATAATTTTATTGCTGGCTGCTTCAGAGATTTAGGAGCTGCCGCATGCTCTGGAGCTGCCGCATGCACTGGAGCTGCCGCAGGCACTGCTGCTTTTTTTGATATATATTTGGAATAATCTATATCTATTTTATCTTTTTTTATTAGATAATTATTATAATCAAATTCTTTTATACCTTTTTCTATTTTACCTATCATTATTTTTTCAATAAAAAAATTAATAAGAATATTATAATTAAAATATAATATATAATGCATACCATTTTTAGTTTCTTTTAATAACTCTGATTTTTTATTTAAAATTTTTTTTAATTTTTTTAAATCATTATCTTTTTTAAATTCGTCATCAATATCATATATTTTTAATATATTTTTTCTTATTTTTTTATTATATTCATTGTTACGTGCTTTATAGTTTTGTTCGTATTGCTGTGTTAATTCTTGATATTCTCTATATTTATATAATTTTATAAATATTTTCTCCTTCTTCTTAACATTTTTTGTTAAATTTTTTAGTATTTCATTATATAAATTTAATTCTACATTTAGTGGTGATAGTGATGAACCAGACATTCTATATTTATTTTATATATTCTATTTAATATATATATATTATAAAAAATGACTAATTCATATAAATATAATGATATTTATATTTAGATAATATATCTAAGAGATATTAAAATGGAAATTAATATTTTTCTATTTCGCAGAGACTTTCGCATACATGATAATTTAGCATTAAATAGATTAATAGCTGAAACTGGAAATCAAGGAATATATCCAATGTTTATTTTTAACCCCGAACAAATTTATGCGAAAAATAATCATTATTTTAGCAATAATTGTGTACAATTTATGATTGAAAGCCTTGATGATTTAGATAAAAATATACATGTAAATTATTATGAAGGCGTAGATATTGATATTTTAGAAAAATTATCAAAAAAATATAAAATTAATTCAATCGCATATAACAAGGATTATTCTCCATTCGCTATAAAACGAGATAATATAATAGAAGAATGGGCAAAAAATAGAAATATTTCCATCATAACTGAAGAAGATTATACACTTTATACAATGGGAACTATTCTAAATAATAAGGGTGAACCGTATCAAGTATTTACACCATTCTATAAAAAATCTCTTACATTAAAAGTTAAAAATGTTGTGCTGTTAGAAGTTAAACATATAAATGTTGTTAAAAATATTAAAATATTTGACAAGCATAAATATTATATAGTTAATGATGATTTAGCAGTAAGAGGCGGTCGTCTAAAAGCACTTGATAGATTTAAAAGAATAATGACAGATTATTCAGCTACTCGTGACTATCCAGCATTAGATAAGACAACAAAATTAAGCGCATATATAAAATTTGGTTGTGTTAGCATACGCGAAGTATATTTTAATTACAACAAGGTTAAGGAATTACAAAGAGAACTTATATGGCGCGAATTTTATGCTAATATTTTATATTATTTTCCACAAGTACTGGGAAACTCTTTTAAAGAAAAATATGATAATGTTAAATGGACAAATAACAAAGAATGGTTTAAAAAATGGTGTCAAGGTAAAACAGGATATGTGATGGTTGATGCTGGAATGAATCAATTAAATAAAACTGGATGGATGCATAATCGGTTACGAATGATTACTGCTATGTTTTTAACAAAAGACCTCCTTATTGATTGGAGATGGGGTGAAAAATATTTTGCTACAAAACTTGTTGATTATGACCCCGCAAGTAATAATGGCGGATGGCAATGGTCTGCGAGCACCGGCACAGATTCACAACCATATTTTCGTATATTTAATCCAGAATTACAATTAAAAAGATATGATAAAAATTATGAATATATAAGAACTTGGATACCATCATTTGAAAAAGAAGCATTAGAAAAAATAGTAGACCATAAAGAGCGCTCAATAATTGCTATAAAAGAATTTAAAAGAGCACAAACATTTTAATATAAAATATAAAATATAAAATATTTGAATCAATTCATAAATAATTTTAGCTGATTATTAACATTCCATATATGTCTAATTATATTATTACAATACTCGTGATTAGGTAGATGCTCTGGATGTAGTGTGCTACCATATGCTATATCTGTGACTACTACAGGATATGTTAAGACAAATGAATTTACAGCCGCATATATAATATTATCAGCTGCTGTCCAAGAAGAATAAGATATATCATATTTATTTTTAGATAATACATACTTATCTAATATTTTACGTGCTCCTTCGCGTGAAAGCAAATAATAAACAGCACCTGGATAAGATTCAGCTCTTTTAATAATAATTTCATTTTTTAAAAAATGCTCATTATATAGCTGAATGACTACTGGATGCCCGCTTGTATATAATTGTAATATTTCAACATTATCATTATTTTTATTTTGAGCTTCTTCTATATAATTTAATATTTTACTAAAATCAATATTACCAAAATCTAAATCATCTTCTAATACACAAAAATATGGGTCTCCATCATTATAACCTTGCGCAATTGCTTTTAAATGCGATAATATACAACTTATCTCTTCAGACGTAGTTGTATTTATGGATTCTTTATTGCGAATAATATTGTAGTTAATAATAGTTTCTGGTGTTTCAGCAGAAATACGAAAATTATCTATATTTTTTTTTATAAACTGTTTTTCCATAAATTCGCTTCTATCTGTACATTTATCCATATTAATCCAATAATGTTTCATTTCATAAAATAATGTGTAATATTTAAATATTTATTAATAATATTCTTTATATAAAAAAATGATATATAATATTTATTAAATAAAGCAATATATATACAGAAATATGGCAATGTTTATAGATACAGAAACTTCAGGATTGCCAGATACGCATAATTTGAGATGGGGTGTTTATCCTAATTATTGGAAATTAAATAAATATGAGAATGCGAGAATAGTTCAGTTTTCAATGCTAATTACAGATAATCAGTTTAAATATGAAGATATCAAAGATTATATTATAAAACGCGAAGGATTTGAAATAACTAATGGCGAATTTCATGGTATTACAAATGAAATATCTGATAATTTAGGAGTTGATTTTAATATTATTGCTGCTGATATATTTTATGAACTTCTAAAAAATGTTACTCATATTGTTGCTCATAATGTTGCCTTTGATATTGGTGTTATTAAATCTGAATTATATAGAAGAAATCTTCAGTATATTATTAATGAATTAGATAAGAAGATTTTGCTTTGTACTATGAAGCATATGAAACCAATTCTTAAAATTATAAATCCTTATGGGAATTATAAAAACCCATCACTTAATGAGATATACAAATATAATTTTAAAACAGATGTTGAAAATGCTCATAATTCGCTATATGATGTTAAAAATCTTCATAAGGTGGTAGAACATATGTATAAAAATAACACTTTAAATTATAAAATTACATAATATATAGTATATTATATATAGTATAGTATACATAAAAATATAAGATTATAATCTTATTCTTGCTGCCCAAAAAGGATATTTAATAGATTCTTCACAACCAAACCCGTCTGTAAAGTATGTCTCGTCTTCAAGTAATATTGTTTTATATAATTTACATACAACACTACATATACTTTGATCATGTCTATTATCTATAAAAATATCACATTGCTTATTTTTGTTATAATGGTCTGTAAATAACAGTGGGTTTTGATATAATGGGTTTAACCATGCCTGTATTATATTATAACTATTAGCATTTTTTTTAAACATTTTAACAGTAGCAATAATTTGTCCAGTTTCTAAAATATCATTGCTTACACCAGTATCGCAATTTATATTAAAATGCTGAAATATTTCTTTTGTCGTCCATTTTTTTTCAATATGATGGCTCATTTGAAAAGATATACAAGCTTCATTACTATTTTTAAGAATTTCAATATATTCTTTAAATCTCTCAAATCCATTTGGATTAATATAGCATCCAGCATCTAAATATATTAATATGTCATCGTCATTCATTTTTTCCATATGTTTATTAATAATATATGGTTTCCATATCCAATAGCCGCCACCTCTTGGAAGTTCTAAAATATCTTTAAATTGTTCTTTAAAATCTTGTTCTAAATCATCTGGCCCATATGAAGTTATTGTATCAAACCATCCTAATTTGTTTGCTTGATTATGTAGTCTTTTTTTTGTTTCATCATATAAGCCATCACCATAAGTTATAAAATGTATCATATATAAATTTATTCAATATTTTATAATTTATATATATGTATCCTTTTATATATTATATATAATATATATTATATATAATATATAATATATTATATATATATAAATGGATGAGTTGCGAAGATATAGGTTTTTAAATTTGACACTCATAGATTTAATTCCTACTTTAATTATTGGGTTAATAATACATTCATATTTGTGGCTATATCCTCTTGAATTAAATGTAGAAGAGCAATCTAAAAGAACATTTATTCAATATTTTTTATCATTGGCATTAATATTAATTACATTACTCGGTTTAGGATTAATTTTACATAGGTCTTTTGGTATTAAATCAGGATTATCAGCGCATTTAGGATTAAATGGGTTGCCAAATAAAAAATAATTTAGTATTGTAAAAGGTATTATCAATGAAAAATATAATAACGCTTGATAAGTTTCTTTCAATATGGATATTTATTTATACAATAGCTTATTTACTAAAGATAGTTCCATATAATCCCATAATACTTATTAGTATCTCATTAATATTCTTTATAGCAAGTTTATTTTTTATAGTAAAGAATTTTACTGAAAGAACTATTTTGACATATTATCTATTGATAAATTTTATTGGTAAAATAATACCTTTATTCATAATTATTAATAATAAAATAACAAATAACGATATTATATTTACAGTATATTTTATATTAATATATGTTATATATATGTTAATTATGAAAGAAGATATTATATGCGTATATAATGAATATATAGAGTTTATTATAGATAAAGATAATGGAGGAGAAAGTCAATTATATAATATTTACAAACAAATACAAAATTTTTTTTAATATGTTATTACACTAACTGAAAAGAAAAATGAGACAAAAGTAAATATTATATACTAATAACTTTATTTTTTAAAAATATATTATAAGAGTAGTATATTATATATTATGTCTATACAGAAATTAAAACCAACAATAATAAATCCTCCATTAAGTAAGCTTTATAAAAGATATGATGAAATTACAGAAAGTCATTGTAAAAATTTATTAATTTATTTATATACGCATTATATTACAGAATGGATTAATCCAATAACAAAAAAAGAGGTACAAAGAGATAGTCCTATTATCATCAGTTTTTTATCTAAATGTTATTGGGGTGATTGGGGTGAAAAGGAAGTAACTATAAACGGAATAAAAAAAAAATACAAAATTCATGTTTCATATTTTATAGATGAATGGTATTTATATGATGTTCGGTTTCGACAGGTGCCAAAACGTAAATCACCTCCAGGTGCTGCTTCTTCGAGAAGTAATTCACCTGCTGGGGCTCCTCTGCCACGAAGGAATTCACCCCCTAAAATTGCGATAAATGTTCCTGTTCGTCAGGGGCGCCCAGGAAGTCAACCTCCTGGTGCAGCAACAAATAGACCTCGTGTTCAATCACCTCCTGGTGCTGCGACAAATAAACTAAGTAGTCCTAAAATTGATTTTTCTCCTAGAAGCAGTTATGCTGCCGCAAACAAATCAGCAACGTTTAGTATAAATGCTGATAAACTAAATGAAGATAAATGTAGTAATTTAGTAAAAGATATAAGAGATATAATAAAAGGCAAGACAAAAGAAGAAATTAAATTATTAAAGATTCCTAATCCAATAACAAAGCAGATGATTGGTTTAAAAAGTCCAATTCTTCTAAGTTATTTGACTAAATGTTATTTTGCCTATGATAAAAATGAAGAACTACAGAAATCAATTAAAAAAATAGTTAATATGAAAGGTTTAGAAATTTATAATGATATACGCGTGAGTATTGCTAATAAACATGAAGAAGAACGTATCGCACGTGAAAAAAAGCAGGAAGAAGAACGTCTTGCTCGTGAACAAGAGGAAGAAGAAAAACGTCTTGCTCTTGAAAAAAGAAAGGAAGAGATGAAAAAAAACATACCAATTATTGATAGATATATTGAAGGACTTGTAGATGACTTTAATGTGCGTTGTGATGAATTAAGAAACAATTGTGATAAGAATGGTGTATTAAAAAGCTATTTATATATTTCAAATGTAATTAACTCAATTATTATTATAATATACACAAAATACCTACATTTACCATATTATTATGATGAATTATATTTAAATAATACATCTCAATTAGATTTAAAAGTGTTTATGTATGATGAAACATTTCGCGAATATTATGAGAGCAAATCATTAGTCCCATGGGATGAGTTCAAAAAATATTTTTATGATAATAAAAATATAATATATCAGAAGCATGATTTAACAAAAGAAGTAACTCATACTAATATCAATTTAGAACCTAAAACAATAGAAAATTATTATCTTAATACATTAATAAATCGCCAGCATGTTTTTGAAGCATTTAAATATGACCCTAATGGTAATGGTGGTAAAAATTATAATACACACTTCATACAATATAATAAACTAAATACCAGTCATAATCTTAGAAAAGATTTTAATAATTATAAATTTCCGGATTCATTAAAATTTGCTAAAGAAGTTATTGATGAATTAAATATAAACTATAATATAACAAATGGTTTGTTGCCAAAAACTATCTTTTGGTGGAGTTTGGATAATACTATAGCAACTAATAAACCTTTTTCAATAGACATAATTAATGATAAATTGAGAACACTTCCAACTATTACTGGAATCGCAAATGAAGCAACAATTAAAAATGACCATTATGAAGCAATAATAAATGTTATGAAAGGTAATTTATATGGTAATAATGAGACTGAATATGGAGGCGATGATATGATACGTAAGAATATATTATACTCACTAAACGCACAAACTCCAACATATATTCAACAAAATATGAATCAACATAAGCAAGATATTTATTATAACTATGAATATACTGGGACTTATCCTTTATTTTCATGGATACCTTTAAATCACCAAAATATAGATTCTCTTACAAATGAAAATTATTGTTATCCTATGTCAACTAAATGGCAACCCTTAGAAATAGATCTTGCTTTTCTTAAATTGCTTGAATTAGATTATAAAAATCATGGAGTTGCTCCATATAGCACATATTTAAATGAAACAATATACAAGGTAATAACAGATGAATATGCTTCTGTGAAATCTCTTGTTCAAGCAAACAGAATTCAGGCTATGAGAACAAGAATTATAAATACAATTGGTGTTTATAAAGATAAAACAAGAAAGTCAAACTATAAAAATAAAAAAATATATCTATATCATGGAACTAAAAATAGATTACATAGCATAGGCGGAAAGGAAAAAGAAATAGAAATATTAGGTTTTTTATCAACAAGCTTAAGTGTTTATATTGCTTCATATTATTCAGGACTTGCCATAAATAATGTTGGTCTTATTTACATAATAGAGGTAGATGATACACAATCATATATAAATTTAAATGACCTTTTAAACCAAATACTTATTTTACCACTATCCAGAATTAAAATTATTATGGAGTTTAATGTAGGTGCAATACGTATTATCCTTTGTCGTTTATTTAGAACACCACTACCCACACATAATAATTTACTATATAATAAATTATTAGACCAAAATATGATTTATGCTAATACGTATGTAACTTACAGAATAACCACAAATAATAATATAATGCCAACATGTGCTTATATTTTAGGTGATTTATGGAAAATTAATAAGGATATGCCATATAAAGAAAATTTAGAAATATACAAAGTAATGCGCCGTAATTTAAATAACATAAGAATTAATGATAAAAAGACTATGACAACCCGCGAAAGAGAAGATGAATTTTTATATTTTAGTCTTGGTCAAGAGTATGAATTATATGTTGATAGAGGATTACCATTAATTTCAGGAAGTTTAGAAGATATTAAATATAGCATACATCAACACTTTATTAAAGATTGTTATAAAGCACTTGACATACCATGTATAGACTATATATTTATTCATGGCGCGAATAAAGCAAAGAATACAATTACGGGAACACAATTTAATAAATGCCCTATATCTACTGGTATACTGTTAAAAGACTATATAAATAATCGCACTAATGTTTATAAATATAATATTAATAATTTTCTAATTGATTCAATTTTCAAGTTTAACAGCATTAAACATGATAATAAAAAACTAAATTTACAAGAAATACCAGGTGACATTAATCAATATGCTGATAAAATAGAGGGATTTAGGGATGCGGGAGCATATCTTAATGGCTCCATAAATCCGTTATTTAAAAAGGATGAGGAAGTTGGAGAACATATACAATATATGAGAGATTGGAAACATATGTTTATTAAATATAAGGAAGCAAGTAATGAAGATTTAGCAACACATTTTGATTGGTGCCATAAAAGAATTACTAAATTACTGGAAATTATTACTTCTGTATCAGAAAATTATTTATTCTTTATTAGTAAAACATTAAAAGGAAATACAAAAACAAGTAAACAACTGGGAAGAGAAAGTGTTTTATCTCCTAATTCAAAAGAATACAATGAATTATTTAATTTGATAAAAAATCTTGAAGAAACTTTGTTGAAAAGAGCAAAATTTTATCTAAAATCAACACATGATGGTGGGCGCGGCGGAGGTAAATTTATAGATTTTATTAAATTTTTATTAAGTGATGATACTCAACAAAATACCCATAATTCTAAATTATATACAGACGCAATTCAAGAAGATCTTATTTTAGATGATACAGATTTGTTTTTGGGAGGTATTAAGAGTATAAAAGAAATGACAAAACAAGGAATGGTATTTAAGCCCGATATTGATAAAGCAATGGAAACCAATAATATTCATATGAAAATATATGAAGAATTTAAAAATATTCCTATATCAGAATCTAAAGATATGCGTAAATTTGAAGATATGCCAGAAGATATACGCAAATATTATAATCTTACAGATAAAGATGAAGGTAAATATATTGATATAAGTAATAATTGTCATTTTAGATTTATTAATAAAAAAGATGATAAAATAATTAATAGCAAGATGAAAGATAGACGCCATAGATCCGCAAATTTTTAAGTATTTAAGTAATATATATAATATTGCCTTTATAAAAAGGGATTTTGCTACTAGCAGGATTTGAACCTGCGAGTGCTAAGCACGTGACAGCTTAAATGTCATGCCTTGGACCTGACTCGGCCATAGTAGCAAAGCTCATAAATCAGAGCAATATTAATTGAAAAAATAATATTATTTTTATAACTATTAAAACATATTAATTTAATTATGTGTTTTATTAGATAATTATCTATATGTTATAATCTTTATATGATTTTATTATAATAACTATTTACATAACTATTTACATAACTATTTACATAACTATTTACATAACTATTTACATAACTATTTACATAACTATTTACATAACTATTTACATAACTATTTACATAACTATTTACATAACTATATAAAAATATATCTATTATTAATATAAAAGTATATGACAAATGATGGTTAATATTTTTCTTGTATTTATTGCTATATCAAATCTTATTACAGCATCTCCTTTTATTATTAATAATGCTATAACTAATTGTAATAGCAATAGAATAAATATGGCTATGCTAAATGGACAATATAAACATGTAAATATTATACAAATGAATAATAATATTGATAGACGCGATGCGATGAAATTTATTCCTTTAATTAGCATTATTAGTTTATCAAAAAAAGCAAATAGTTTTGATGGAAATAAAAAGGTAGTTGTTTTTGGTGCTTCCGGATATACTGGAGGTGATACTATTAGGGCATTATTAGAAAAAAATATTAGCGTGGTTGCGGTTACAAGAAGAACCGTTGATATTGTTGATAGAGAACATGCTAAATTAAACTCACTTGTTATAGATGATTTAGATAAGAAAGATAAGATTACAAGTATTGTAGCTGATGTTCTAAAACCAGAAACTATTAAAGGTATTATGAAAGATGCTGAATCAGTAATATTTTGTGCTGCCTCAAGGCCTAAAGTTAAAGTAATAGCAACACCAGGAATTGATCTTTCAAAAAAAAATATAAATTATAAATCTTTAGCAGCAAATATTCCTATTATTGCTGAACCAAGTGATAATGTTGAAGATATTGGATTAGTAAATGTAGCAGAAGAGGCAATTAGGTCTAATGTAAAACGTCTAATAATTGTATCTTCTATTTGTGCTAAATGTCAAAAGAATGATGATAGTACAGGTAATGGTTATGGCGAACCAATTGATAGAGGTTTCGCAAGCTGTGATGCGTGTTATAAAAAACAAACAGGTGAAGAAAGAGTTCGTATATTGTATGAAAAAGCACCAAAACATCTTAGTTATACAATTGTTAGACCAGGTATGCTTTCACCAGGTGAAAGAAGAGGCGTAAGTGAAGTTGAGTTTAATCAAGGAATATCTAAAAGTGGTATTATTTCGCGTTTAGATTTAGCTGATATATTAGTATCAGCTGCTTCTACAGATAATGGTGCTAAAAAAACATTTGAGGTATATTATAAAGATACCGCACAACCAGTAGATATGTATAAATCTCTTAAATCTTGTAAAGAATTAGGACATTCTATCAAGGAATGCTTTTTTGGCGAAGGATATAATGAAACAGAACCTTTGACAATGGAAAAAATTATGAAAATGCCTCAAACCGGTTCAATATTTATTTCAGGAACAGAAGTATTAGGCAATAATTATAAGGATATGCTAAATAAATTAAAAAAAGATATATATGTTCAATATGATATAAATGTCCTTCGTTCTAATGATATATTATAGATATATTATTACTTAAAAATTTGCGGAATTATATTCTTTATTTTTTATCTTGTTATTAATCATTTTATCAACCTTTTTTCTACTAATTAATCTAAAATAGCAGCCATTACTTATATCATATTTTTCATTATCATCTTTATCTGTAAGTTTATAATATTCGCGTATATCTTTTGGCATATCTCCAATTCTACGAATATCTTTCTTTGGGGTTATGATATTAGTAGTATTATCATAAACATTATGTTCTGTATGTGCTTTATTATAAACAACTTTATTAGCATCATTATCTTTCAATAATTTATCATGCTTTGGATTCATAGTTCTTATATTTTCAAAAGTGTTCATAATACGAAGACTTTCCTTTGCTTTTCCTCCTAATGTTCTGGCAGCACCAGCAGCACCATCATCACTATCACTTTTTCTTGCTGGCTGAGGAATATCTAATAAATTATTATACAAATAGTTATTTTCTTTTATAGTAGGCGTCATAATTAAACGACATAATATTATTGTTAAATCCGCAAACTTAAACTCATATAGAATTCTAATAATAGAATTTGGTAAAAGAATGAATTGGTATAACTGATCATTTATGTTTATATATCCCTTCTTATCATCTGCTTCTATTATATAAATATATCCGTAACCTTTTAATAATCCAATCTCGCTATAATATGAAGCAATATAAATATTTAAGCTTGTTGATAAAAACCCTAATACTTCTATATCGTTATCTCTATCTTTTATAGTATGTAATCTATTGCCAGTTCCATGATATAAAAATACTTTATTATTTTTATACGTTGGGCTTATATTCATATCTTTATAAACACCTAAAGTTTCCTTAACTCTTTTTATAAGCCTATCTGTTTCATCTTGAGTATTAGGAATATTTTTTACAGAACTATGTGCTTTTGTTATAACTTTATAAATTGCTTCATTTAACATCTTACTCCATGGAGATACGCCATAATTTTTATATGCGTCTCCAAGAGTTCTAAATGGGGTATTCCTTAATGTTCCAAATGGTTGCCACATAACATAATCTGCCATATTATAAATACTATCACTTCCTGAAGGACTAATATCTTTAATATCTACAGGCACCCACGAAAATAATGGGAACATCCCAGAATATTGCTGATTATAATAAATTTCATTAAAGTAAGTATATTTGTAACTAACATATTTTGCTGTTTGAGCATTAAGGGAATACATTATATTCTTTCGTATAGTATCATTGTATCCAAAAGAATGTTTTTTCATTTCTGTTAATACATCTTCGTAATATGCGCTTTTAACAGTAGCCTCTTTAGCTATCTTTTTTATTATTGGCATCTTACCAAGTCTTTCATTTATTTCCTCTATAAGTTCTTGGAATGGGTTGTGTCTTTTTAATATTTCTTCTTTAGTGTCTATAAAAACATATCGTGGAAGCCTACTATTTGTTATATTATAGTTGAATGGTTTTAACTCAAACAATTTTATAGCATATTCAAGAGTTTTAGGAAATGCGGTGTTTTTAAAAGGTACTCCTGGCATTTTTATTACATTATATTTATTATATATAACAGTAGGATTAATAAATTGTGGTTTTTTGGGATCACCATACAAATCCATTTTAGATATATCAAATATAAATTGACGATTTATTAAAGTATTTACATGATATTCATCCACTGATCTAATTAATTTGTCTATTAACTCTTTTGAAATATCCTGTCTTAAATAATTATTCTGAAATAATACACCACTTTCTTTATATGCGACCCTTAGAAGTGAATCAACTGTATTTACCTTAACGCTTTCAAAAAAGTCTTTCATACTATCGTCATACATAATTAAACATATAGGTAAATTATTATCAAATTTATATGTTTTATATAAATCATTATAATAGTAATGTAAATGTGAATACTTTGTTAATATAATAACAACAATCGCATTAACAACTTTTGTTATATATTTAAATTTTGATAAGACTCCATTTATATCACAGTTTGCGATTAATTCATCACAGCATTCATGGAAATATTTCATATTTTCAGCAATATTTGCTTCAATAATTCTTATGTTTCCCTCCTGATCTTTTTTGAATTTATCAATTGCTGCTTGTGCTGTTGCCTTTTTCTTTTCATCTTCTAAACGTTTTTTCTCTTTTGCTTTTTCAGCTTCTAACTGTTGATTTTTTTGGATATCGTCTATTTGTCCCTTTAAATCTTGTAAAAAATTTTTGGATGCTACTTTTTCTATTTTTTTCTTTAATTCATCATTATCAAAAGAATGATAACATTTATACAAGAAACTTTGAAAAATAGGATTTTTAAAATTAATCATTCTATTTGTTTTAGGATTAGGTATTTTTAGCTCTTTTATTTGATCAGCTGTTAAACCTTTTTTAAGTTTTCTTATTTCGTCAATAAATTTAATACAATCTTCCTTTGTTAGTTTATCTGTTGTAACTCTTGATGTTAAAATAGTATTTGCCGTTTTTTTTATTATGTCTTGTGAATAAGAAATCTTATTGCTCGATGAACTTGATTTTGGACCTACTTTTGGGCTATTTCTTGCTGCTTGTGGAGATAAAGTAGGACTTCTTTTTGGGCTATTTCTTGCTGCTTGTGGAGATAAAGTAGGACTTCTTTTTGGGCTATTTCTTGCTGCTTGTGGAGATTGAGGATATAAAACTTTTGTAATTGTAGATTTTACTATTTTACCTCTACCCTTCTCATATAAATATTCTTCGGCAATAAAATTTAAAACATGATCTCTATATGTTAGATTATGTCCTTCAATATTAATCTTAATACTATCATTATGTAAATTATAAAAACAGTGTGATAAGTAACTAATAATTATTTTACTATTTCTATTCAATTCTATAGTAGTTTTAGGATTAACCCATTTTGTTGGCTCATTTTTATATAAATATGATAATAAATTATTATAATCATTATAATTATCTGTTACTTTAAGCTTATTATAATACTTATTTATATCTGAAAAACTTGGATTTATTTTTAATCCTGTTGTTTCAATTTTAACTATTTTTGTTGCCATATCTAATAAATATTAACATATTAATATAAATATATATATATATATTTTAATATTTATATTTGATAATAATAGTTAAAATATAATATGTTAAAAAAAAAAAGAAATTTATTAGAAAAACAAAAAATGTCAAATAAGTCGACTACAAAAATACATTCAATAAGTCAATCAGCAATGTTAAAACTATTATATCTTAAATATGATTTAAAATCACGTATAACACGATATAATTTAATACAAAAAACATTATTAAAATTAAATAAAGATTTTACAACAAATACTTGTTTAGAAAAAAACTATTATAATCAAATTTTTAAATTACAAACAACATATAAAATAAAGGATATAATAACACTTGCTCATAAAATAGGGAGTCAATCTGCTGTTGGTTCAATATATAAAACAGTAATTCACAATAATCCTATTAATATAGCCACAAAGGTTATGAATGCTAATAGTGGTAATTTATTAGAAACTAAATTAATGAAAGCAATAACAGAACAAATAATTTTAACTAAAAAATCAAGACATTTTCTTATTATGTATTGTTATTCTTTATGTTCAGAAATAATAAAAAGCAATTATGCTCTCGCAAATTTTAATGAGCTTGCAGCGAATGATATTTATCATCTTATATATAGAGAAAAAATAGAAAGCAGTGATGAATTATATAATCTTTTAATTCAAATACTTATATCTATTGGAACATTTCATAATCTCACAGGATATATTCATACTGATTGTCATTCAAAAAATTTTTTATATATTAATAATACTGAAAATAATGATAATGGATATTATCATTATGTCTTTAATACAAAAGATTATTTTTTGAAATCAAGTAAATATAATGTTATGATTTATGATTTTGGAAATTCTAAATATATTGGGATGAATAAAAATGATTTCAGAGACTATATAATAGACATAAATATATTTATAAAAAATATATATAAATTATATACAGAAAAAATAAATTTAATAGATAATAAAATTAATAGTAATATTGAATATTATAAAAATTTAATTATTATTAAAGATTATACAAAAATATTATATGATATAAGATATACTATTAAAGATGATAGTATAAAAATTTTAATTACAGAAATAATAAAAAAAATAAAAAAAATTAATTTAAAAACTAAAACTTCTTATGATTTGTTAAAGGAAATATTTATAGCTGTCCTAAAGATATGTTTAGAATATTTCCCACATTTATTTTTTTCAGATATTGAAAAACTACCAAATGAAAGCATAATTTTAAATAAGGGTAACCCATATGAGCTTTATAGTAAATCTAAAATAGTTTTGAAGAATTTATAAATATTATATAATATAAATATTATATAAATATAATTTAATTATATTGAAATATGACTATCTATAAAACATTTATTATATCCTTATTATTTGTATATGAAGCATTTGCTTATACAAACATTTTAAAATTTAATAATAAAATAAGCAATAATATAAGCTCATTTAATAAAAAACAAGAGCCTCTTCGTAAGCACATAACAAATTTAAATCTTAATCGTAGTACTTTTATAAAACTATTTAATTTAGTCCCCTATATTCCTCTAAAATATATTATTACAAAACCTACAGATGCTGCGGCTGTAACAGCTTCTACTAAAGAAAAGACAATTGAAGAATTAAGAAAAGAGGCTCTTAATATTATTGATATTATTGAACTTCAAAAAGGTTCTATTAATTTACCATCATTAAATAATGATAATAATGATACAGATTATAATGTTAATACTAAGACTAAAATTAAGATAGATGGGATTCTTGAGAACATTATGAATAATTGTAAGAAATATGGTATAACTGATCCTGTAAAATCAGTAGGTAATTTACAAAAATATTGCTCAGCTTCAAATATTATTAAACATAAAAATACAAGAGGTCTTACAGCATCTTTTCAAGATGGAAAATATGCGCTATTACTTGGTAAATTTATTAATTATGAGATTATTAAATATGAAAAAAACATAGATAATAATAGCGATGACAAAAATAATATATATTATGCTGTTGATATGAAAGTTAATGCTGAATATAAAACAATGCTTCAAAATAGCATTCAATTTAATGATATGTATTATCCAAAAAACAGAGATTACAATAATGTTTGCTATGTAATATATAGGTGGTCATTTAAAAAATATGAAAATGATAATTTATATTTAGAAGGATGCTTTCTTGTTCCTCCACAAGTAGCATAATAAAAATAAAACACAAAAAAATATATTTTTAAATTATTTTTAATTTAATTTAGGTTGTATTACAGGTTCTAAATTTTTTAGTGGAATATCAACAAGTATTCTTTTATTTTCAAAGTTTTTACCTCTCTCATTTTCAAGCATTGTGAATGTTGTCCCTTTATAATTACCAAGTACTAAATCTGTATTATATTCTTTATTAATTCTTTGATGTTTAATAGTTATTTTATCTCCAGGCTTAAGTTTTTTAAGTATAGTATTAAGATCATCTGGATTATTAATAGGAATATTATCAATAGCCAATATAATATCACCAATTTGAGTTACACGTTTAGTTTTTTCATCACGCTCAACACCTTTTAATCCAGCAAAATACGCTGGTGAATCTTTAGGAACATCTAATATAAGTATCCCTTTAGTAATAATAGGAATACCACTTTTTTCTGATTCAATAATAGAAGGGTTTCTTTCCATATATGAAATACCAAGAATAGCTCTTTGAACATATCCTGTTTCAATAATATTATTAATTGATTTAAGAGCAGATGATATAGGTATCGCAAACCCAATGCCAGCAGATACTCCTAATCCAAGTGATGCCGTATTAATACCAATAATTTCTCCATTGCTATTTAAAAGAGGACCTCCACTATTTCCAGGATTAATAGCAGCATCTGTTTGAATAATACCATATATTTTTCTTCCAGTTGGCGCTGTAATCTCACGATTAATAGCTGAAATTATTCCTGTAGTGAATGTATGGTCTTGACCAAATGGATTACCAATAGCAAACGCAAATTGTCCAATACGGGTTTTAACATCTGGATTATAGTTAATAACTTGTAATTCGCTTTCAGGAGCATCTATTTTAAGAATAGCCAAATCAGTATCTGGGTCAACGCCAGTTAATTTTGCTACATAAGTTTTTTTATTATTATTTCTGTCAGTAATTGTAACTAATGCTTTATCTACCTTATTAATTACATGAAAATTTGTGATAATATGTCCCTTTTTATCCCATATAAAACCAGTTCCAACACCTTTTGGTAAATCATCTTTATTTAAATTATATTTTTCTGCCATACTTGAATATTCAGTGCTAATATAGCAGACTGATGATATTGAATTATCAAAAATTTTTGTTTGCTCTTCCTCAATATATTTAATAATATCTTTAGTATCTTTAGTATCTTTAGTATCTTTTATTTTAATTATTGATTGCTCAGCATTTACCTTTTTACTACCAAAAGTATTTAGAGCAATACTATAAAATATCATATCTCTTCTTTTAAATATTGATGGATTACGTAGGTTTATTCCATCATTCATCTTCATTAATGTATTTAATGAATTATTAGGTATATAACAAGATATTGATTGAAGTATAATTACGCAAAAAAATAGGTTTGTTTTGATGTCTTTTAATTTCATATTTATATGTTTTATATAGATTAGTTTTATATATTTGTTAATTTTATTAGTTTTTATAATATTATATTATTTTTGTAATATATAAATTTCTTTATCATTATAAGTAAATATTTTTGTTAGATTATATTTTTTTAATGGTAGATACTCACAATTTAAAGCTCTATAGCCTCCATCTACGGTATCTACATTATCTTCTAATTGTTTATAATCATTACATATCAAAATATATTTAAAATTTTTAAATTCTAATAAATAATCTATAAAATTATAAATAGAGTTACACGACCAATGTTGAATAACATCTTTCAAAATAAATAAATCACCTTCTATAATATTTTCTTTTTTATTACAAAAATCTAAATGTATAAAAGAATATTTTGTTGATGAATTATGAGTTATATTATAATCTACTATTCTTTTATATGTATCATATCCAGTATACAAAATATCTAAATCATCATATATTAATTTTCCACATAAAAAATCACCACAGCCTAAATCAATAACAGTTTTAATATTATTATCAATAATAAATTTTTTTAAGAAAGGTATATATAAATCCTTATTATATTCTATGGAACTACCACTACCACTACTACCACTATATTCATTAATTTTATTATCACCCCATATATTATTTTCATATAGATATGTAAAATACAATTCCATTTTATAATATGTATTAAAAGTTTAATATTTATATAAAAATTGAATATATATTTCTATTAAATATAATTAGAAATAATGAATAAAAATAAGGAGAAGACTTGCCCTGAAGGAAAAGTGCTTAATCATTTAACAGGTAGATGTATAAATAAAGATGCTTATGATAGAAAAATGAAAAAAGAAAAGACCGCGCAAGCAGCGCAAGCAGCGCAAGCAGCGCAAGCAGCGCAAGCAGCGCAAGCAGCAGATCTTTTACAAAATAACAAAAAAATTATTGAAAACCTTAAAATATTAGCTGATTATGAAAGAATAAATAATGAACCATTTAAAGTTAAAGCATATGAAAAGGTAATTGATTCTATAGAGCTATATGATAAAAATATAGAAAGTTTAGAAGATATTAAGCAGATTAAAGGTATAGGTAAAAAAATTGAAGATAAAATAATTGAGTTTCTTAATACAGGTAATATTACAGAGGTTGATAATGTTATAAATGATCCTAAATATATTTTGGGAAATAAGTTAAAAGGTATATATGGTGTAGGTCCTTCTAAAATAATGGAATTAATGACTAAAATAACAAATTTTGATGAGTTAAAAGAGCATCCTGATTTATTAAATGATAAACAAAAAATAGGTTTAAAATATTATGATGATTTATGTTTAAGAATTCCTATTACAGAAGGGCATAATCATTTTAAGATAGTTAAAAAAATATTAAATAATTTATACAAAGATATTGAGTTTGAGTTTGTAGGTAGTTATAGAAGAAAAAATAAGGACATGGGTGATATTGATATATTAATAAAGAATAGACCTGGATTAGTATTAAAAGATATAATAAAACAATTGGAAGATACATCATATATAATTGAGAAATTAGCATTAGGTAAAAATAAGTTTATGGGAATATGTAAGTTATCATCCGAATTACCAGCAAGACGCATAGACATTTTAATAGCGGAGCCATCATATTATTATTTTGCCCTACTTTATTTCACAGGTTCCTATAATTTTAATATATATATGCGAAAGATAGCTTTACAAAGAGGACTTTCATTATCAGAATATGGGTTTAAAGATACAAAAGACATTAAAAACATTATTGATACAAGCAATATTATTAATAGCGAAGAGGACATATTTAAATATTTAGATATGACTTATGTAGAACCAAATAAAAGATAATGATATATATATTGATTACTATTTAATTATCTTTACGACACAATATGATATAAGGTTTTGTCGCATTATATAGATAATAATATACATAATTAATATCATAACTAATGTTAATTACATTATATTCTCACAAAAATGATACAAGAGTTATTCTATCATATATATATGATAAATTAGAGAAGGAAAATAAAGATATAGATTGTGAATGTGATAGTTCAGAAAGAAAGCATTTTAGGGATTATAAGAAAGATAATTCAGATTATATTTTTTTACATAATTTTATTCCTCTAAATGGATCATATGTTATCGACGGTATTGAAATTGAAATTCATGATTTTATTCTAAATAACAAGATACAAACAATGATTTTTAAAGAAGAATTTTATCATATCAAAAAGGTAATTCTTAAAAATCCCTCAAAAGCAAAAATTATTGAATTTATGGAAGAAGCTTTTAATAAAAAATTTAAGCAAAAGAAAGAAAAATTTGCTGAAGTTTCAGGTAATAAAATTATTAAAAAGAAATGGACCGGATATTGTTGGGCTTATGATTCTTCTATTCCAAAAAGGAGCTTTGAAAGTATTTTTATGAAAGAAGATCATATAAATAAAATCAAAGATCCTATTACAAGATTTATAAAGAAGGAAACATATAATGACTATAATAAACATGGTATACCATATAAACTAAATATTATGCTACATGGCTCGCCTGGTGTAGGGAAAACATCGCTTATTCATACTATAGCATCAGAGTGTTGCGCTAATTTATGTGTTCTAAATATTAATGCTGAACTAAAAGAAGAAGCAATGATTGAAGCTATTTCACAAGTAAATGAAGATGACAAAAAATCTATTTTAGTTTTAGAAGATATTGATTGTATTTTTGCGGATAGGAAAGCAAATGATAGTTTAAAAAATAATATTACTATGAATGGTATTTTAAATTGCCTTGATGGTTTTAATAATCCAGAAGGATTGATTGTAATTATGACAACTAATTTTCCGGATAAATTAGATGATGCGCTTATGCGCTCTGGAAGAATTGATTTAGATATTGAATTAACATATCTTAATAAATTTCAAGCACGCAATATGTTTTTATCATTCTTTAACAACGAAGAATACTTTGAAATTTTGTGGGAAAATATTAAAAAATATTCTATTGAACCATCAACAATGATACAATTCTTATTTAATAATAGAACTGAAGAAAATATAACCTGTAAATATGAAGACTTTTATAAGATTGTTGAAAAGAAATTCTCTAAATCATGTGATGGTAGTATTTATAATTAGATAATTATTAGAAAATAGATATTATATATATATAATATTATTAGAAAATAGATATTATATATAATGGGTGGAGGTGGCAGTAAAGGGTCTATAGGTATATATAATACGGATCCAGATAATACAGCAGCTATAAAAGAAGACCCTATTAAGAATAGATTTCAAGATTATGAAAATCCAATACAATTTAATATAGATACTAAATCAGATAATAGATATATAGTAATTTTAATTATAATATTCTTTTTTACATTATTAATACTTAAGAGTTTATTATTTACAAAAAGAAAAAAATAATATATAAGTAATATTTGTAATATATAATATAATAAACAATATAAATTTAAACACATGGAAGATGGTAATAAACTATTAATTACAATAGATATGAGAGAAACAAGTTTATATAATGATATAATTGATAGAGATCTTGATAATTATAAGAATAATATTCAAATAATTTCAGAAAATTTATTGCTTGGAGATATTCACATAACATACAAAAACATGACACATATATTTGAAAGAAAAACACTACAGGATTTACAAGCATCTATATTAGATGGTAGATATAAAGAGCAAAAAGCACGACTATTATCAAATACATCTCAAAAATATATAACTTATATTATTGAAGGTGATAATATATTATCATCTAATTCATATGAGAAGAATAAATCAATGATACAAAGTGCATATTTACATACTTTATTTAGAGATAATGTTCGTATTATATATACAAAAAATATAGAGGAGACTACAACATTAATTTTATTAATTGCTACAAAAATACTTGATAAACCAGAAAAGTTTTTATATGAAGAATATACAGCTGATAAATGTTATACAGATTTTATAAAATTTAAAAAAAAAAAAATAGACAATATTGATGCCAAATCATGTTTTATAATGCAGTTATCTCAAATACCTATGATATCTAATATTATAGCAAAAAATATTTATTCTAAATATTTATCTATGGGCAATCTTGTAAAATCTTTAAATGTATTTGAAACATCAGAGATTAAAATTAAGGAGTTATGTAAAATTGATGGCATAGGAAAAGAAAAAGCAAGTTTAATTGTTAAATATATTTTTAATGATATTTAATAAAAATTAAAAAATAATTTATTATTTTTACTATCTCATATAATAATGATATGAAATATAATCATAATTGGCATTATTAACATATATATCATCTAAAGAACCTGAATTTGCCCATTTTAATTCTCTTATTTCAACCCTATCTGAGTAATTTTTAAATATATAATTAAAATATATTTCATATTCTGAAGCACCTGCGTATAAAAATGAAACCATTTTTAAAAATATATTATAAAATTTATCATTGTGATTTGCCTCTATTTTATTTATTAATTCAATTATATATTTTTTTTCAAACATCATATGATGACATATACCAGATTTTGTATTATATACTTTTGTTAAATTATTATCCATTCTATACATATGTTCAAAATACGAACCAACATATTCTGTACCATAATTATATAAACATTTATTATTTTTTATGAATATAGTAGGTTTTAAAAAGAATGTATCACAATCTAATATTAAACATCTTTCTAAAATACCTGGTATTGTTATAAGTGAATATAATTTTAATAATTGTTGTAAATACCAACCATTTTTACAAAAACCATTAATAGATACATCGCCAATAATATTACGCACAGTATCCATTGAAAAAGGAAAACTATTTTCATCAATTGTTATACATCCGTCAATAATAATTGTAGGATCATTACAAATTAAATAAATGTTTCTATGTCCTATGATATTTTTTTTTGTAAACTTGATTTGTTTGCTTAATATACATTTATCATTAGGACCAACAGGAATTACTATATCAAATAGATGATGGTTATCATTATTTTCATTCATCATAATTTATAGTAATTTATACTTATTATTATGAATTATAGTTATTATAATAAATTATGTTTATATATATAGTAATATTTGTAAATATACAAATTAATTTTCTTTTTTTTTATATATAAGATTAAAAAATAAATATTATTAAAAATAAATGAAAAATGAATATAGTGATAAAATAAATGACCCCTCCAACCTTCAAGATCTTCAAGACAATAAAAATATCATCAAGAAATTTCTTAATGATAAAGATAAATATGATGATGAACCATTTTATATAGTTGATTTAAACAAAGTAAAAGAGCAATATAATAAATGGATTGATTATTTACCAGAAATTCAACCTTATTTTGCTGTTAAGTCTAATCCAGACAATAAAATAATAAAGTTATTAGCAAAATTAGGATGTAATTTTGATTGCGCATCTAAACATGAATTAAAAAATGCTTTAAGTATTGTTAATAATCCTGAAAGAATAATATTTGCGAATCCATGTAAAGTATCTTCTCATTTAATATATGCTCGTGATAATAATATTGCGATGATGACATTTGATTGTATGGAAGAATTAGAAAAAATATATAATATATATCCAGAAGCACAAATATTACTCAGAATATGCGTCGATGATACTAATAGTATGTGTAAGTTTAATTCAAAATTTGGTTGCCCATTATATAATATCCCAAAAATATTTGAAAGAATAAAAAGTTTGAAAATGAATTTAACTGGTTTTAGTTTTCATGTTGGAAGTGGTTGTAGTGATGCGCGCAGTTATTATAATGCTATTAAAGATTGTGCTCTAACTTATAAAATGTCTATTGAGTATGGATTTAATATATGTATAATAGATATTGGAGGAGGTTTTCCAGGCATTGATAAAAACATAAAATTTGCTGATATTTGTGAAAATATTAATAAGGCAATTACAGATTTTTTCTTATATGAAATAAAAAATAATATTATAAGATTCATCGCAGAACCAGGAAGATATTTTACAGAAGCAACACATACTCTTGTAATTAATGTTATAGCAAAGAAAAAAGAAGATAATGTTATTAAATATTATTTAAATGATGGTATTTATGGCTCTTTTAATTGTATTAACTATGATCACCAAAAGCCTGAATTAATTCCATTATTATCTCGTGATGATAATGATATAAAATATAATAGCACATTCTTTGGTCCTACATGCGACAGCCTGGATTGTATATATAAAGATGTATCATATTATGAACTGAATATAGGTGAATGGTTATATGTTACTAATTTTGGGTCATATACGGTATCTCCAAGTTCATCTTTCAATGGTTTCTCTGTAATAAATAAAAAATATATAAATAATATAAAAGAATAAATATGTTGTATTTTGCTATTATAATAATAAATATTGATTGATTTTAGTAAAACTTACAACAACCAAGAACAACAACCAAGAAAAACAACCAAGAACAACAACCAAGAACAACAACCAAGAACAACAACCAAGAACAACAACCAAGAACAAAGAACCTGAAGTAAAAATGACTTTCGGATTGTTCATTGTTGCTATATTCTTGTATGTTTTTACTACAATTATGATAATAAATATAATGTCTATCTTTGTTAAAAAACCTGATGAAGAATATGTTAATCCATATCGACTTGTTCCTCGTAAGGAGACAGAAGAATATAAGCGATATGAAAGGCGAGAGTATCTAAATAGATTAAGATCTTAAATATATTTAATATATTTAATATATTTAATATATTAAATATACCTATAATATAAAAAATATATCAAATTATTTATTATATATTTCAGAATATATATATTTTTTAACTTATAATATTTTTGTAATATCCTCAATTAAATCTGCTAAATCTGGTTTAACTAATTCACTATAATTTATTATTAGTTTAGAATCACCATAATTTTGTGGCTGTTGTCCATTTACTTTAACAGGATATGCCCAATGAGATGTTGTTCTTTTATCTATAAAATATTTTTGCCTTTTTTCAAGCATTTTTTTTGTTAAATTACATCTTGGTAAATAACTTACATATTGAACTATTCTTTCTTCATTATTAGATCCATATTGATTTTGATGAAATGTTCTTGAATCCCATAAAACTAAAGAGCCTGCTTTAATATTTAATATTTTCTTTTTATCACTAATCTTATCTAAATAATTATGCTCAATAAGCAGCCAATCTTTAGTTGATGTTAAATTATATTCTTTAGCATATTCTTCATGTAATTTATGACTACCTTCATATACTACAAGAGTTCTATCTATATTATCAGTTAATGCCACAAATCCTTGAATACATTTTAAACCTTTTTTTATAGGTGCTTGATCTGTATGAGTCCATATATTATCCTTTTTTTTACAATCAGTTGGTAAATAGCAACACCCATCAAAACTAACAACTACTTCATCAGTCTTCCAAATTTCTTTAAAAACATTTTGAACATTTTCACGAGTTCTAATATACCACGCATGTTTTTGATGTCCTACTTCATGAAACTTAATAATTCCATGTGGACTTATTTTATTATGTACCGCAGCAATTTGTGGATGCGAAGAAAACCATTCTCTAAAATATTTTATTGATTTTTCAACTTCTTCTTCTGAAAGAACATTCTCTATTACACAATAGCCTTTTTCGGCAAGCTCAACAAGTTCTACTTGGTAAGATGACATAACTAAAATAATTATATCATATATTTATCAATTTTTTTATTTTATATTATATTTTATGACAAATGTTATTATAATATTTTTAATTTATTATTTTCTTTTTACTTTACCTCCTTTAGGCTGTGAATCAGATGAACCAATATAACTACTTGAAGAACCTTTAGGTGGTATCCAAAATGCCCCTTTTTTTGCAAGAGTAAAAAGTTCTTTTAATATATGTTTATTAGTAAATAATATTAGTTGATTTAGTTGCATTAATTTTATAGGGATGTCTGGTCGTTTGTCGCGCTTGTATTTATTAATTTCATATTATGTTCTGTTGCTATTGATGGAAAAGCATCAATATGATCCATAATAAATTGATATTCTAATTTTTGTTCTTTAGAAGGTGAACCTTTAGGTGGTGAACCTTTAGGTGGTGAACCTTTAGGTGGTGAACCTGAAGAAGATCCAGAAGATACTTCAAGTTTTTTCTGGTCTTTGGGACCATTGTGTTTTAGTATATCATTATAAAGGTCGTCTATCATTTTCTTATAGTTAATTAATGCAAGTTTATCTTCAAAATTCTTCCCTTTATCATTATCAATAATATATTGATATTTTAAACTTGTATCTAATGTAGGTGAAAAAATGGTAATATTATCATCCAATATATTTATGCTATTATTTAAGTCTTCAAATAATGAAGAAAAACTTTTAACTTCTAAAAATTCAGAATATAATGAACCAGAAAAACTGTCTATATCTAAATATCTTCGCCCTGTATCTAATTCTAAATATTCTATAAGTTTATTATTTCCTTTTAACCAATTATTATCAATAAATGTATTTATCTTTCTATTTAACTCTTGAGAATAATATTGACAATTTTTCTTATCTATATTATATAGATTACTATTGGTTAATATAACATTATTGTCTTTTTTCTTGTATAATTTTCTATTATGCGTTTTTACATATTCCTTTTCTAAATCAAATGATGGGTCTCCAATAACACGTAATGTGTCAGTAATTTTGTAAGATGACATAATATCTATAAAATATAATGCCATAGTTAATACTTATAATACTTATTTTAGAGTAAATATTGAAGGATTCATAGATAAATTATTCCAATTTATAAATTTATTACTATAGTTTTGTTTAGGTAATTTATCTTGTTCTTGTTCCTCTTTATAAAATTTATCTCTTAGTAAATTCATCGCATTTATATTTTGCGACAAAGCCTTCCAAAAAATTTTATCGTAATTTTCAGGTAAACTTAGTATATCAATTGCTTCTGAATTTTCAGAAAAATATAAAAAACTAATTTTGTCTGGATTTTGTTTTAATATCTCAATCGCAATTGGGTTTTTTGATAATCTTTGCCAAGATATTTTATCATTTCCTAAATCTCCAAATTTATAATATTTACTTTCTAATAAACTATTTTCATATATTATGCGTTCCTTAAATAATTTAATAGCTTCTGGACTTGTATTTTCTGAAAACCATTCCCAAACTATTTTATCTTTATTTTTAAGTAATAATTCAATTGCTTCTGAATTTTCTGATAAACTTCGCCAATCTATTTTTTCATCTACGCCTAACCTATTATATTGACCATTCTCTAATTTCTTTTCTTGTTCAATTTTTTCTCTTAATAAATCTATCGCATTTATATTTTTTGATAAACTTCGCCATGATATTATCTCGCGATTATTTTTCATTTCATTGTATTTAACAATATCATTTCTCATTAAACTCTTCTCTTTTTCCCATTTTTTTTTTAATATTTTAATAGCTTCTGGACTTGTATTTTCTGAAAACCCTTCCCAAACTATTTTATCTTTATTTTTAAGTAATAATTTAATAGCTACAGAATGTTTTGAAATCTCTTTCCAATCAAGATTGTCTCTTGCATTTAATATAAATGAATCATCATCACCAGATTTAGAATCACCAGATTTAGAATCACCCGATTTAGAATCGCCAGATTTAGAATCACTAAATATAGAATTGCGAGATTTAGAATTACCAGATATGGATTTTTTGTTAAATATTTTTAATTTTTTTATTAATTTGGAAATATTTGGATTTTTTGATAATTGTTTCCAATCCCAATTTATTTTTTCTCTATTTTCTGGTAAACTTAAAAAATCATAAGCATTTGGATTTAATAATAATTTATCCCAATCTAATTTTTCAATAGGTATCCAATCAAGTAATTCATATTTAAGTAATTTTTCAAATATTTCTACAACATTATTTAAAATATTATCAGGTAAATCTATTATATTTGTTTTTTTAATTTTCATTTTTTCCTTTATTGTATTTGGTGATGAATCTATATTATCTTTAAAAATTTGGATATTTTTACAAATTTTTTTTAATTTTTTTTCTTCTATATATTTTTTTAATTCATTAACTTTTTTATCAAAAGTATTTTCATCTTTACACATTTTTTCAAAATCTTCTATAGAAAGCTTAAACAAAGGATTATTTATATCTATTATTTCTTTAAATGTTTTTATTAATTCAATATCAGGCGAGGATGATGATGATTGAACAGGTTTGCTAATTCTAAGTATTTCTGATAATTCTTTAACTTTTTTTTTTATTTCTCTTGCTTTACTGTCTATAGGCATTATATCTAATATACTTTAATAAAAATAAATTTGATAATAATATATTTATTTCCTTTAATAATATATTAATTAATTTTCCTATTTTTAATGTTATTTTTGAGTAAATATTGAAGGATTTGCTAATAATTCACCCCAATCTATACAATTTTTATTTCATTATATATCTTAAAAAATACAAAAATAATTTATTTATCAAAAATTTACATTGATCTTGCTTTCTTAATCGCTATTTTATAATACTCTATTTAATAAGACTTGTTAATGTTTTTTTTGATGAACTTTTTGATGGACTTGTTAATGTTTTTTTTGATGGACTTGTTAATGTTTTTTTTGATGGACTTTTTGATGGACTTTCTTTTAAATTATGTGTTGTTCCAATACATAATAATTTTATAGTTTCATCAAATAATTTTACAGTTTTTTTAAAAAGAGCATTATATAATATTCTTGTTATATTTTCAAACTTGGAATTAATTTTATTCTCATTTAATAATTCACCTATACTTATAATTTTATATTTTTCAAATATATCTTTTTTATCAGCCAATTTATTAATATCTAATTTAAATTTACTACTATAAAGTTGTGAATAAATTTTTGAAGGAATAATTTCATTTAGTCTTTTACTATAAGGTGTTGGTATTTCAATATATGTTCTAAATTCTTTATCAACTAAATTTTTATAATTTACAAAAGGTATGCTATTTGTTCCTGGATATAAATTTACTATCTGTAATTCAATATTATGGGTAGGATAAGCTTTTGAATTCCATTTTGTATTATAACGAATTGCGTCAATTGAATATAATTTATCTAATTCTATATCATGTAATACTGAATGTGTATGCGACCAATGTTTTACTATTTGTTCATAATCATTTACTATAGTTCCTCCAAATATTTTATCACCGTCATGCCATTGATTAGGTTGTAAATATTGTGATCTATCTTTTATTTTTTCTTTATCTCCAATTGTTATACCTGTAGCATCTAACCTTCTTATAATATATTTATTATTTAAATTAAAACTATAAATAAATAATTTTATTAAAATATGTACTAATATTTCATGTTCTCTGCAATCACCAAAAAATAAATTACGTATATTTGTATCTATTTTATTTTTTTTATTCATTTCATTAAAATTTGAAATTCCAAAACACATTTCTATATATCTTTTATTAAAATAATCCCAATCTTCATTTAAAAATAAAAATCTTGTATTCAATCTTAATTGTACCCATTCAGCAATTATGTTTATATATTTCATAAGGTCTGTAATATTATTTATCTTAATAGATGAACGATTTTTAAATAAAATATTAAATAATATATTTTCATAATATATAATATCTTCTTTATCAACTATAAAATTAGCTACGCGCCCTCCTTTACTTATATTATTTTCAATATAAAGAGCTTTTTTTTCTGTAATTTCTTCTAAATTATATTCACTTGTAAATTTATTTAAAAATTCACTTATATTATTCATATTTATCTATTATAATAGAAATAAAATTATATATAAATAATATAAATATTATACAAACATAAACTTACTATTGAGCTGTATAATATCATAATATTTATATATATTACCAATATCTTTGAGTTTTCCAGTATCTTGAGTAGCCATTATTTTATTCATTATATTCTCAATAGTATCTTTCGTATATATACGTTTATTCTTAACTAATTCATTATATAGATGATGTGCTCTATTATATTCATCTATAAATCCTTTGTTATTTAATGTGATATAATAAATATTATTGCTATTGTAAGCAATTATCTTTTTAATTAATGCTATTATTTCATGTTCTTTATCTTTACAATTTTCATTATTTTCCTCCCATATTTTTTTATTTTTATCATTCTTAATAAACGCAGTTGATACAATAGTACCCATCTTAATTTTCTTAGTAATTTTAATAGTCGCATCTAAATTTATAGTTTGTATTGATGTTTCACTAATATCACTATTGCTATCTTTATCATTATCTTCATTAACTGCTATTATATTATTAGTAGCAGCAGTAGCAGCAGTAGCGGCAGTAGCAGTATTAGCATCAATAGTAACAATAATAGTTTTAGACTTTGCAACAATTGCTTTTTTACTTTTTCTAATTTTAGGCACTTTAGGCTCTGATAGTATATTAATAAATTTGTCAAATAGCAGCTCTTTCACCATAATCAGCTTAAGGTTATTAATTCGATTCTTTCTGCGTATCTCATTTTGATACATTGGTTTCTCTAATAACGCCTTATCTACATCATCCCAATATTCATCGCATTTATCATATCCAGGCAATTTGTCTAAACATAACGCATACAATTGTAATATAGGTTTCATAATTTGATTAGTAATATAATGTAAATAATCAGGTATCAAATTATTTTGTTCAATATAATCTGGATGTTCTATTCTATCGCCTTGTAATGATGTACCTTTTCCACCAGATGTTTTAATATATACAAAAGGGATACGCTCATTAACTACAGGTCTATTTCCAGGGTCTCTTGCTCCTATTCTATCTGCTAATACTTTGTGCGCAATTTTTGAAGGATCTTTGTATGTAGCTCTTAAACTTTTTGTTATTATAAGATCTTTCATAGATGTTTTGCCTTCTACAAGATTACTCAATTCATCCTGTAGAAATACAATAGATCCATCTAAATCTTGCTTTTCCAAGATGATATTTATGGCACCACCATATATCTTTTTAACTATCTGAGCATTATCTCGTCGTTTTAATACAATACCCATAGACTTTTGCTTATATTTTGTAGTATCTGTTTCATATAAGTTGCCTACATATCGCTTTTTACTAAATATAATAAATGGATATAGACATTTTTCATAATTTAATTTTTGCGGATTGGGCATAATTTCAGGTACATTTATATGTCTCTCAACATCTTTACCAATATCAATCGCATATTGTAAAGCATCTTTACCAAATACGGCATTCCCATTTTTGTCTGTCAAAGGAAATTTACAGAATATAGAATCTGTATCTCCGTAAATAACTTCAGCATCATAATTTCTTTCTACATAATCTTTTGCCAGCATAATCATATTTCTTCCAGTTGCAGTTGTACATGCTGCTATCTCCTTTAGATATATAGAAGATGTCTTCGCACCTATTTGTCCATATAAAGAATTTGCAGTAACTTTATAAGCAACTTGAAGAGCATCTAAAACATCTTGTTCAAATATATTATAAGTATCTTTAATACCAGCAACATTATCCTTTTTAACTAATATTTTGGTATTTGCTTCAATATTATGTACTTCATAGGAATTTCCACGATCTGAACAAATGCCTGAATATAATTTTCCATCATTTGCGGTTATTGTCTTATATTCAATCTTTTTCCTTGTATTTTTACGCTGTTTTAGCAACATATCTAATACATCAGCTATAATACCTTTACGTCCATCTTTATATTGGATAAATACACAATCTTTTTCTCCTGTTTTCTTTTTCTTATCACCAACTCCTTCATATAAATCATAGGAAATTGTTTTATATTCAATATTTGGATCTTCAACTCTATATTTTTCATCCATTAAATAGCAGTCATGAGAAAGATTACAAGAAATCATGGAAGATGGATATAGAGAACCATAATCAAATACTACGATTGGTTCATTTAAATATATTCCTTCTTTTGGTTCTAATACAACTGCTCCTTCATATCCGCTATCTAATTCTTCCATATTCTCACGATATGATTTAATAGTAGGGATAAGATATTCTCTTTCCATACATTCTTTCGCAATTAAAGAGAATATCTTTATTCCTTGGCCTCTACGAAATAGAAAATTAAGAGGAACAAGGCAAACATTGCCCATACCAATGTTATTTTCAAGTATCTTTAATTTATGTATAAGCCTGTTTACAAGACAGCAATCTTGAATACAATACTTCGCAATTTCACATCTATCTTCGCTATTTCCCTTAAACTTGTCAAATATCTCTTGTGGTTTTAAGTCATTCTTATTATCACCCAAAAATATTGATGCTACATTATCCAGCTTATAACTATCTAATTTTTGGTCTCTTTGCATAACTTTTAGCAAATCAATTAACACTGTTCCGTCGATGTCAATATATCTTAATATATTATCACCAAGAGCAGATGAAGATAACTTTAATTCAACAAGAGAAGATTTACGTGTTATTAATCTTCCAAATCCAATTGAAAAATTCTCCATTATATTTAATTCTGTTGCTCTTTGCCAAATATATTCCATATCAAACCCAAATATGTTATACCCTGTTATAATATCTGAATTCAAATTATTCATCAGCTCCTTCCATTTAATTAGCACCTCTTTTTCTGAATCATAATATTCCACGTCACAACCATCTATTTTATCACAACTATTCAATGTTATAATGTTTTTGTAAACAATATTATCAGACCCATAGATATGAACTGTAGTTCCAATTTGAATTATTTTATCTCCTTCAAGTGGAACTAAAGTATTTGTTAAAATATCTGTAAGTTTTAATTCATGAGCGTTTAGTTCACGAACTGTCATTTTGCTACCTTTAATATCTTCATCGTCATCATTTTCATCATCTTCGTTACCATAATAATCGCAATTATCATCATTTATATCTTCTTCATTGTTTTTTTTATCTTCTGTAGATTTTTTTATAGATGACGCAATAATATTCAATATATCTATTATTTTGTGAATATATGGTTCTATTTTAAGAGGTATAGATGATATATAATTATTTGCTAACTTGTTTTTGGCATATACACGATTAATCTTAATATCTTTTGTGCTATCTATAATAGCATCCTCAAGATATATAGTTTGTAGCCATTCAATAATATTTTCTGATGTATATTTATAACCTAACTTAGCAATTAGAGCAAGATCTTGTGCTACCTTACTATAATTTTTCTTTGCTACAGGAAAATCACCATGACTACTTGAACATTCAATATCAAAAGATGTTATTAATAGAGGCGCAATTTTATTAACTTGTATGGGTATAATATTTTTATATTCTGTTTCAATATTATAATCACATCTGCTAATATCTTCACCAATTTCATAATCACCTTTGTTAATTCTTACCCAATCACATGGCTTGATATTTTGCGTATGAATATATTTTAAGAAGGGATCAATGTTTGTCTCATACATTTTGAAATCATTTTTCTCAAGACTTTTAAAGTAATATTTTAGGTTATTATATAGCTTTAGAGATTTTACAGATATTTTTAAGAAACGGAATATTTTATCATTTGTAAATCCCCAAAAGTCTTTCTTTCTAACAATTTTCATACTTACAAAATGTGTTTCAAGAGAACGCGGAATAATTTTTTTGTTATATTCATTCCATACTCCATTATTATTAAAACGACTTTTATAAGTATCATTTACTAAAATCTCATTCAATTCATCTACTTTTGCCTTAAAAGCATTTTTATTTAATTCCTCCCATTTTTCTGGTGGCTTAATATAAAAGTAAGGGATAAAACTTTTAACATTGACACAATAAGTTGCACCAATTGCTGAAGTTCCGTAGATTAAAAGAGAATAAAAGTCATTTGCGTCTTTTTGAAGATTAACTTTGTCTGATTCGGGGTCATAAATATCTGTAATTTGAAATTCCACAATATCTTCATGATTATTTATTGGTTCATGAATTTTTCTTGGAAAATCCATTATAGTAAATATATGTTTTAAATATTTAAATACAAATCAATTTTTAATTTATTATAATAAAATAAAATAGATTATTATGGATATAGGTTCAGAAGGTTTGATTATAATATTTATTGTTATTTTAGGTATATATTATATATATAATTATTATATAAATGAAGGATTAATAAAAGTTAAAAGTGATATAGATAATATAGAATATACTGTTCAAATTAAGGAAGACTCTAAAGAAGCTGCTGATTTAATAGCTACAATTAAAAATAAGCTAAATATATTATTAGAACATTTAGAGAAGACTTATAGTAACAATGATGAACGCATAATTATGCTTAAACAGAATTATAGACCAGAAAAACTAAGTGAAGGCATTGATACACCAGGATATACCAGTTATTCTGTAAATAAAGGTGAGCAGATAGTATTATGTCTTAGAAATAAAGACAAATTAATGGATGTTAATACAATGATGTTTGTTGTATTACATGAATTTGCTCATTTAGCTACAGAAAGCATAGGACATACTGATGAATTTTGGACAAATTTTAAATGGATATTAGAAGAATCAATGAATATTGGCATATATGTTAGACAAGATTTTAAAAATAATAATGTTGATTATTGTGGTATTAAAATAACATCAAGTCCAATATAGTAATATATTGTATATAATATATAATTTAATTTATAAAATATATATATAAGATATTAACAATTAATAAAATAATATAAATGTCAAATATAACTACTAATATATCTCAAATAAATAATCATAATAACTATAACCAATTTGAATTATTCTTAATAACTATAATATCATTAATGCCTATTAGCAAAAAATATTCTCAATATATTAAAACAGATGTTGTACGTAGAAAATTAAATCAATATACTAATTGGAACATCTTAATGATTATTGTTAATAGCGCACTTTATAATATTTTAAATATAGATAATTATTTAATTTCACGATTTATAGCAATTAATTCAATACAAATTATGTCTCTATTTCATTTATTTGTATTATATGATAGCAGTATTTTATTCTATATTATGAACCCAAAACCTGCGATATTAAATCATAGAATATTTAGTATAATATCAAATAATAATTTGGTTCGCATAGAATATTTTATTGGTAATATAATAGTTCATATACTGCCTGTATATTTTTACAAAAATTATTTAGTATTGAAAGATGATAATGATGTTATATATGATAGTGATAATTATAAAATTCATATGTTTCAATATTTAATAATGTTCAAATTTATGTGGGTTCTTAATATATTTGGTGATTTTAATATAACTTCTATATATGTTCCTAAATTTGAAGGCTGTAATGTTAAATTAATAAACCTTGTAGTTATAATAGACTATATATCATATAAGCTCATCAATTATTTTTTATATAAGATTTAATATATTTATAAATATAAAATAAATATAAATGATTCCTAAAATTATTCATCAAACATGGAAAGATAAAAATCTTCCTCCTATAATATATAAATTACTAAGTGAAAATATTAGTTTTCTTAAATCTAATGGTTATGAATATATGTTTTGGACCGATGATATGATATTAAAATTAATATCAGAAGAATATCCAAATTTTTACAATATTTATAAATTAGCGCGCACCGGAGTACAAAAAGGAGACATCGCGCGCATTATTCTTGTTTATCATTATGGTGGTATATATATAGATTTAGATGTTCTCATATTAAGAGATTTTAAAGAAATAATAGATATGAACTCGGATAAATTATATATTTCATATGAACCATCTGGACAAACAACCGCATTATATAATAGTGATAAATATTTATGTAATGCTTTTTTTGCTGCTAATAAAAATAATAATATGCTAAAGATTATATTAAATAATATACCAGAATATATTAAACATTATACTGAAAATATTTTTCAGAAATTTGATATATTTGGCGGCTCATATTTTAAATCTATTATAGAAGATCCATCAAATAAATGGGCAAAAAATAATGTAAATATTATAGATGATAGAGAACTATTTTATCCTATAAATGACCTTAAATTTGACAATATGCCTTTCACTGTAGGAGATTGGAATACAGTAAAGAGTGGCAAGTATGCGAAGGATACAATAATGGTTCATTATTGGATACATGGTGATTTTGAATCTAAAGCATTATTAACCACATTTAATCCAGATATTGACAAAACAATACATGAAAATATATATAGTTTTTTTTCTAAATTGTATCCAGATATAGCAAAAAAAATTGATAACGTTATATAGATAAACTCTATATAACTTAAATGTATAAATATTTATTAATACTAATAAATATGGTATGTTTTAATGAAATTAAAGCTTTTGCTTACAATAATATAATTAAACAAACTATTGTCCATGATATTAAGATGCCATCTATATATTTGGAAAAAGGTTTCTTTGGCGATGGCACCTACAGTAGCTACAGCAGTTATAGTAGCTATAATGGTGATGACGCAAAGTTTAAGAATAAATTTTTTTCGGCAGAGCATATTTTCCCGCAATGCCTTCTAAATAATAAACATACAAATGACATGCACAATATAATAAAAACTTTAAATACATTGAATGTAAATCGGTCTAATTATATATTTGTTGAAAATATTAATAAAAAGGATAAGAATTGGGAAAAATTAGACTTTGGAAATTATGTTAATCATAAGGCTAAAGTATTTGCTCCAAATGATTATTCGCGTGGTTTTATATCAAGAGCTATTTTATATATGTGCTATGAGTATGATTATAGCCCCAAAAAAGTTATAGATACAGATTTGCTTATTAAATGGTATTTTGAAAACCCTCCATTAAAGGAGGAAAGATATCATAATGAAATTATACACAAAATCCAGAGAACGCATAATATTTTCATAACAAATTACTTTAAAAAGAATAATGTAATCATAAAATTTATTAATAAGTTATAAAAAATTGATATTAAATACTTAATTTATAAATAAGTTAATAATATGGATTTGTTAAATAATAAACAGCATATAGCTGTTGAGCAAACAATAAAAGGAGAAAATATATTGATTACAGGTCCAGCGGGCACAGGAAAATCCTATACTATTAAATATATTATAGAATTGCTAAAGGCTGATAATAAAAATATTGGTTTAACTGCTACAACAGGAACAGCAGCATTTATTATAGGAGGACAAACAATACATTCTTTTATGGGTTTAGGTATATGTGATGGTTCAATTGCTGATATTTTTATAAAAATTAAGAAGCAATCTAATATATATAAGAGACTTGCTGAATTAGATGTATTAATAATTGACGAAGTATCTATGTTGGATAGTGTATTATTTGAAAAAATATCTGACATATTTTGTTATATAAAATCAAATAGTTTAAAAGATACTGAGCTGCTAAATAAACCATTTGGAGGAATTCAAATAATTTTAATTGGAGACTTTTGTCAACTTGCACCTGTAAATGGTATTTATTGTTTTCTATCTAAATTATGGCAGGATGCTAATATAAAAGTTGTATTACTTGAAGAGCTTGTAAGACAGAATGATGACATATTATTTCAGCAAATATTACAAATAATACGAAAAGGAAAATGTACAGATAATATTTTAAAAGTTTTAAATGCCTTGAAGGAAACAGAATTTGAAGATGAAATAATTCCTACTAAATTATATCCTAAAAATATAAATGTTGATAAAATAAATGATATTGAAGTTAATAAGTTAAAAGAAGCAGGTAATAATACATATACTTATACTGCCGAAGCAACAAAAGATAATATTGGCAATATTAGCAAATATAATGTTGAATTGGTAGTGAATTCACAAGTAATTGTAACACGAAATATTGATATATCAGCTGGCATTGTAAATGGTATGCGCGGTGTTGTTAAGAATTTATTTAAAGATTTTGTGGTAATAAAAGATACTCAGGGCATTTTTCATAATATATCATATTATAAAGATATATTTGATAAAAAAAGTAAATCATATATTTTACATATGCCACTAAAAGTTTCATACGCATTATCTATACATAAATCTCAAGGTATGACTATTGACGCATTAGAGATTGATTTAGGAGATAATATATTTACATGTGGTCAAGCATATACAGCTCTATCGCGAGCAAAAAGTTTAAAAAGTATTAAAATTATTGAAGTTTCAAAAGAGTCTTTTAAAATCAACCCATATGTAAAAGCATTTTATTATAATAAGTATATATAATATATATAATTTATATTTATAATATTACAAAGTAATAAGATGTATATTGAATGAAAATAAGTAGGTTAGGAACCTATATTACAGGCTTTAAATATTATAAAAATAAAATTGAAATAACAAATAGTGATGAATTAGAAAAAATAAAATTGTTAAAAATACCGCCAGCATATGATAATGTTACTATAATTAATAATAAAAAAATTATTGCGTATGGTTATGATTCAAAGAATAGAAAGCAAGTATTATACAATCCTAATTTTATCGCTAAACAAAATATAAAAAAATATGATAAAATATCTACATCTATTAAATTTTTTTCAAAATTAAAAAAAAAAATTGCCGCAGATTTAGATAGCAGCGATGAGAAAACAAAAGCAATTTCTGTAATAGTAACTTTAATATTAACTTGTGGATTTAGGATAGGAAATAAAAAATATGAAAAAGAAAATAATTCAATAGGTCTTACAACATTAAAATACAAACATTTAAAATTTGAAAATAATAAAATTTTAATAGATTTTATAGGTAAAAAGGGTGTTCGCAATATAGCATACTGCGAAAATCAAAAAATATATGAGTATATTCACAAAAAATTTAATAATTCCGCTAAAATAGATGATTATATTTTTAATTATGGAACTAATAAAATAATTACATCTAATGATGTTAATGAGTATTTAAAATCTATTAGTATGCTGTATTCTAAATCTAATATTATTACTACTAAAGATTTACGAACTTGGAATGCGAATATGCTATTTATTACATTTTTTAAAAAATTAAGGAAGAATAGAAAAAATGAAACAAATATAGATAGTGAACGTAATGTTAATAAAGATATCAAAAGGGCAATTGAGATGGTTGCTGAAAAATTACATAATACTTATAGCATATGTAAGAAGAGTTATATAGACCCTAAAATAATCGATAATGTACAAAAACAAATAAAATAAAACAAAAACAAATAAAATAAAACAAAAACAAACAAACAAAAACAAATAAAATAAAAAAATTGATTTATTTTTATATATTAATATAAGATTTATATAATATAGAATATTAGATAATAATGGATATCAATATTGTTATTAACAATTTAAAAGATATGCTTAAATGCCGCGGAGATGATATAACTTTATTTGAAGAACACGAGGCATCTATTGAAAAAGATAAGTATGATAGTGACTCTGGTTATATAGAATTTGAGACATCAAATACAACGCTAATTTTTGCTTTAACAAAAAAAACACGAAAAAATATTATAGATGAATTAAAAGTTATTGATGAGAAGAACGCAGATGTTAATGTTAATACCGGAAATTTTATTAAAAAACACAAGGGAAAACATAATATAATATTAATATTTAATAATGATACTATATCTCTTCCGTGTATATCACAATTTAATAAATATGATAAATTATTTCAGAAAAATGGAGGAATGCTTCAATATTTTCAAGTTAAGCAACTTATGTTCAATCCTACAAAACATGAATATGTCCCTCAACATATTAAACTAAAAGATGATGAAATTGCGGATTTTATGAAAAAATATATGATAAGGAGTAAATTAGATATGTCGAGAATATATCCATATGATCCTATAGCTAAATGGTTAGGGTTAAAATACGGAGACATTGTAAAAATAATTCGTTATAATGAAAATAGTGGTGAATCATTTTACTATAGATCTTGCTTCTAAAATAAAATATATATAGTAATAGAGGACATAATTAAATGACATCACAGCTAACAAATAAAGAGATACACGTATTTGATGAAAAGCTAAAAATTTTTAATAATACTTTTTTAAAGACCGTTAATGGATTTGGGGTATTACTTACTGAAATTACTGATATAAAAACAAATGTTAATTTGAATATCCCTGCGCCTACAAATAATGCTGTCGCTAATGCTGCTAATTCAACATATAACACATCACAATTTGCTGGCTTTATAAAGAATATTATCAATTTTAATATAAAAAATCATAATATTCTTCCGGCAACTGATAATAATATGAATTATGTTATTAAAGCAGCAAATGGTACATATTCTTATAATGAAAATGTTCTAAAAAATACTATTGAAACATTAAAAGTAATAAATGTTTTTGTAGATATATTAGAAGCATATAAAAATTGTATAGATGATAAAATTCTTTTAACTGGTTATTCTTCTGGTTATACAAATGACATTAAAATTGACAGAATTGAATTAGTATCAGATACTACAAGGTTTTATGACAATGGCACTATGTTTCCAGAAGCTAAATATAAGAATGTTGGATATATTAGACCAATAAATGAAACTGCTGATGGAACAAAGATAACAATATTATATTTATCTATAGAAAGTTTTTATACTAATATGACTGAGACTAATACTAATGATAATATTTATTATGAAAATTTATTTACTAAAGATAAGATTAGTGCTGGAGGTGTAATTGAACATACAATTGATATAAATATTTTAGGATCTGGAGCAAAATTAAATACAACATTAGTTGAAACATTGGTAATAAATAACTATGCAAGACAGGTATATAGTGGGATTGAAGATAACGATATTAAAATAAGTAATTTAACATTAATACAAAGAAATAAGAACCTCATTATATATTTATTAAAAACATTATTTAATTTAGAGCCTAATTTTCGCAAACAAAGTGTTAATGCGCTTTATTATTATTATAAATTCATACAATTATACTCAACGCTTATAATAAATATATCTAATGTTATGTATGCTAAGGTTAGTTTATCAACAAATGCTTATTGTATTGAAACAATAAATATGGCAAGCATAAATATGCCTCCAACACATATGTCTCGTAGTGTTTCTGGAATACAAATAAGTAATGCTGGTAATGGATATACTGCTAATAGTAATAATATTATTACTATTACAAAGGCAGAGGGGGATCAAAGTGTAAGTGTAAGACGTTTTAGTCCAGCAACAGCAACAGTTGCTTCTAATTCTCAATATAAAATTCCCACAAATACACCAGTAATAATAACAGATCGGGGAAAGGGTTATATAACCAAACCCTCAACCACATTTGCTCCAGCTACTAGAGTTACAGGAATCAGTGGTAATCCGTCAAATCCACAGTTTAAATTAACTATTGTTCCTATTCCTATTAAGAACAATCTAATAACTCAAGAAAAAAATTTAGATATTTGTATAATGAATTTAGAAAGAATTTTTGATTCATTAACTATTATAAATACTGAATTATCTAATTCTTCAACAAATGAAAGTAATTCTTCTGAAATTGGAATAACTACAAATTCGAGTTCATCTGAAACACACAAATCAACAATATCATTCTCGCCTGATGATAATTATGGTATTATTACTGTTAATAAAATTAGTATTGTTAGAAATCTTAATGATTTAATGGATAAAGAAGATATAACTAATAATTATATTGTATATGATGAAATTAATAAACATTATTATACAATATTAAAAATTATAAGAGATCAAAGTTCCGCAAATATTATTAAAATTAAAATTAATGCTGTATTAGTTGAAGGGGATATAAATCAGGAAAAAAATATAGATACAAAAGTATTTAAAAATATTTATAATCAACATTTAGAAATAGGTGATTATTATGATGTTTCACCTGATATAGAACAAAGAAGAAATTTTTCATCTTTTGAAGATATATCTCCAGCAAGTGGAATTTTTCTTAAAATTAAGAAAAAAGATCTTAATGCTTATAAGAATGAATATATCTATAACAGAGATGATATTGCGAGATTAGATGAAAATATTAAAAGAAATACAAATATAATTGAACATCAAAAAAATTTATATGATGCGCAATACAATAAAAATCTTTTCTTAACTCGTCAAATAATATCATATAATACAATAATAGCAGTTATAATAGTAATATTAATATTTATAAATTTGTTAAATTTTGATAAACTTTTTGTAAAAACTGTTTCTCTTATTTGTTTAGGAATTGTATTATTATTATTTGTTGTATATTTTATATCAAATATAACATATATAGAAAGTTTCACGGTTTCAAATAATGAAATTATTTCTATTTCTGATTTATCAGAAATAAATATAGTGAATACACGTACACTATCAGATACTCAATATATTGAAAAAAAATTTGAAATATTAAATGGATTTATGAGTATATCAAACGCAAAATTTATAAGTTTTTTTGAAAAATTAATTATAACTCTTCCAATAAATGATAATGTTGATTTTTATAAAGAAGTCAAAGGAATCATTACAAATGATAAGAATAGTAAAGAATATTCTAATAATATATTATTATTTAATAAAGATGACACTGTTAATAATACTGGTACTATAAAATATGAAATTGAAAATAATAAATTATATATTATGTCACTTTTAATAGCAACAATTATATTTATAACTATATATAATTTATATATTAATTATGTTTCAGATAGTAGATTTTTATCATTAACTGTATTTATATGTTTTATTATACTTTTAATAATAGCTTTGTATTATGTAATAAGAACTAATAGACGTGTTAGAACATTTTATAAAAATATATATTGGGGTCCCGAAACTTCTGTACGTTTTTAATTTTACATTATTTTTTTATAAATTATATAAAAAATTATAACTTATATATCTTTAATGACTAAAAAAAATAATAATAGAAAAGATAACAAAGACAATAAAGATAACAAAGACAATAAAGATAATGAAAATAATGAAGTGTATGATGATAGTAGCGGAGACATTTATAAAGAAGAAGATGAAGAAGAAGAAGAAGAAGAAGAAGAAGATGAAGAAGAAGATGAAGATGAAGAAGAAGATGAAGATGAAGAAGAATATGAAGAAGAAGATGAAGATGAAGATGAAGAAGAAGAAGAAGAAAATGTTCCTTCAGGTGGTTTTTTTAATAAGTACGATGAAAAAAATAATAAACACGAAAAACAAAAAATATTTTTAATATTAAAAACATTACCTCAAAATAGAAAAAAAATTATAAGAAAAATAAAATATAACTTTTACAAGAAATATAATAATGATGAAAAAAAGTATTTTGATTCATTGGCAAATAAGGACAAAGATAAAGTTATTAAATTAGAAGACAAGCTAATTGAAAATAAAAAAAATGAAATTATTCCTATGCGTTTTAAGATATTAGATTTAAATATTAATGAAAGAACTAAACGTAGTATAATATTTAAACTTGAATCTTTAAATAATATGTCACCAACATCGGGGGAATATCATAAAATAAATAATTGGTTAAGTATATTAAATGATATTCCATTTAATAAATATTATAATATACCTGTAAAAAATACTGATGGTAATAATAAAATATGTTCGTTTTTAAGTGGTATACGCACAAGAATGAATGAGAAAATATATGGACATAAAGAGGCAAAAGAACAAATAATTCGCGTATTAGCACAACTAATATCATTTCCTAAAGCATATGGGTATATTATTGGTATACAAGGTTCGGCAGGAATTGGAAAAACAAAATTAATTAAGGAAGGAATATGTAATGCTCTTAATTATCCGAGTGCTTTTATTTCACTAAGTGGAACTGAAGATTCATCATTTTTAAGAGGACATTCTTATACTTATGAAGGCGCCACTTATGGAAAAATATGCGAATCATTAATTAAAACAAGCATTATGAATCCGCTATTATTATTTGATGAGTTAGACAAAGTATCAAACACATATAAAGGACAAGAGATTATAAATACTTTAATTCATATTACAGACCCTGTACAAAATGATAGATTTAATGATAGATATTTTGAAGAAATAGATTTAGACATATCACGTTCAATGATTGTTTTTACTTTTAATGATGAAAAATTAATTAACCCAATTTTAAAAGATAGAATGATTGTTATAAATGTAAAAGGATACAATAATCAAGAAAAGATAGTATTAGCCAAAGACTATATAATACCTGAAATATTGTCACAATATAATCTTAAGAAAGGAGATATAATATTTAGTGAAGATATATTAAATCATATTATAAATACTATTGAATGCGAAGAAGGTGTTAGAAATTTAAAACGAGCAATTAATAATATAATCTCTTGGATTAATATGATGAAATATGTGTCTATTGATAATGTATCAATTAATATACCATATGAAATAGATATTAAATTTTATGATAAATATTGTGGGAATACTAATAATGCTATAAGAAAAGATATATTACATTCTTTATATATATAATATTTTTTCTAATGTATTTATAGTTATTGTAATATTATTTAATGAGTAGTTCAAGTAGCTCTATATATACATTAAATAAAAAATGTAATAATGATATTGAAAATAGTAGCAGTTATTCAAAATTTATTTTTTTTGGTTGCTGGAATAATATAAATTGTGATAGTGAATATATTTATCGCGATATTGTATTAGATTATATAAAAAGGGTTGAATTAAATATATACCAATTATATATTGCTGGTGATAATTGGTATACAAATAAAAAAAAAATAGATGAGAAAGAATATAAATTATATATAACTGATATACTGCGTACAGGATATGATAAACTATATAAAATGAACAAGGAAATATATATTGCGGTTGGAAATCATGATGTAGATAGCAATATTACAAATGATACAACAAACAGCAACGCCGCAAAATTAAAAAAAAATTGTAATATTAATACGCAAAAATATTATTTAAATAAAATAAAAGAGCAGGCAATCACAATTCCTACATTAGAAGATTTGAATGATATAGAAAAAACTGAATTAAATGAAGAAACATTATGCGAAAAAGGAGTATATATATATATTGATAATATAGGTGTGCGATATAATAAGAATAATATAATTATTATAATAAATACTAATATATTAGATGATTTAGAAATAGATAATGGATTAAAATATTTAAAAAAAATAAAATCAGTTATAAAGCAAGTAGTAAAAGTGCTAATTGATAATAGTAGCAATAAGCAAATATTTGTAATGGGGCATATTCCTTTATTTACTTATAAAAATGATAAAATTTCTATGTATGAAATTAATAAGAAAGATCATAAATATAGAATAATAATAGATAAATTATTTGATATATTAGTTACAAATAATATAATTTATTTATGCGCTGATACTCATAACTTTAGTATTATGGAAATTAATAAAGGTATTAATACACTAATACAGATAACAGCAGGAACTGGAGGTGCTGATCCAGATTTAATTAATGGTAATTATGATACTCAGCCAAATAATGTAATATTGAATCTTGAAATTAAATCAAACCAAATAAATACATATAATATAAAAGCATACGCGTTAAATTCATATGGATATGTAAGTATAAATATTGAAGGCCAAAATATTGATGTATGCTATACACAAGTTTTAACAGATAAACAAGATACATATAATAAATCAAAAAATTCATATAATTCATTATTTTTAGTAAATAAACCAAAAAAATTATATAACAAATTATCATTACCTACTCCAAAAAAAATAATAAAACTAAGTAAAATAAATAAATTAACTTACAGAATAACTATAGCAAATGGTATAGCAACTGTAAATTATTTAAGTAAAAATACAAGCATAAGTGCTTTTGCTAATAATATTAAATATAAAGATAAGAGTATTTGTAATAAAATAATGACTAATCCAAATGGATTTATAAAAAATAGAGAAGGTAATTTATTTTGCTATAATAAAGAGGTAAAAAAAGATAAAAAATAAAAAAACATTAATTATTATTAAAGGCAAACAAATAATGATTAAATATATATTTGCTATATTAATATCTATAATTATAATAACAATTATTTCATATATATCATATTATATATACAGTAATAATGTGATATTTTCAATTCCTAATGATGTTAAAAAAATAACTGAAAAATATGAAAATATAGATAATATATATTTTATGAATTATAAAGAAACAGCCAATTTTTTTACAAAAGATACTGATATGTATGTGCGCAATATGTCAAATTTAGATTTACACGCACGCAAAGTTAAAACTTATATAGAATATATTAATAATATTGAAGATACAGCTATTTCTTTTACAGATGAAGAAAAGGAATTGTTAATAAAATGTGCTAAAAACGCGGATATATATTTAAGAAAAGAAACTTTTAATGAATTAGATTATGCCAAATATATCAATGGTAATAATATAGCAGATATTAAATGGATATTTGCTAATACATATACTAATCGTTTTAATAATATACTCAAAGAAAATGAAGAAGGTTTACCGCATACACGTGAAAATATAATATTTTTATCTAAAAATGTTTTAAAATATAATGAATTAGATTTAACAAATACTTTAATACATGAAAAAATTCACATATATCAAAGATATAATTCAAGTATTTTTGATAAAATAATAATAAATATGGGTTTAAAAGAATTAGATAAAAATACATACAAATATGCTAAATATATCCGTTCAAATCCAGATACAAATAATAAAATATATTATAAAGGCGACAATATAATGGTATGTTTATACAGAAATGACAAACCTAATAGTATTAATGATGTTGTACATAATAATTATGCTACAGAACATCCATATGAAAAGATAGCATATGAAATAGCAGAAAACTTTCATAAATATAACAAAAATAAATATATAAATATATAAATATATAAATATATAGATTATATAAATATATAAATATATAGATTAGAGGGAAAGATATAAAGAATATGGATGAAGTTATTAATCAAGCACCTTCGCATATTTCTAAAGAAGATATTGAAATAATATTTAAAAAGAATAATAATAATGTTATAGATACATTGATTGATTTATGGAATATAGATACTCCAAAATCAGTTAATCCGGATGACGATAGTGATAATTTAGAATTAGATTTAAAAAAACCAGAAAATAAATGGGCAAATATAAGAAATGTATGTGATTCTTATGATAAAGAAATGCAAGCACAATTAAGTAAATTAAAAATTAAAGGTAAATAAATAAATAAATAAATAAATAAATAAATAAATAAATAAATAAATAAATCAACAATGCTAACTAACTTATTTTTATTTATATATATATTATATATATATAAAATGGCTATCAAAAAATATCAGTTTGAAGAAATTACTCCAATTATCAAAGAAATGTTTCCTGAGAAATCTTGTAAAGATATGAATTGTCGTTTTAATATGAATTCATTTGGTAATTTATATAATATAGCTTCAGGCTTTCTTACTGGAAATAGTTATGCTTTAAAACAAGCTAAAAAGTTGGTAAAAGGTGAGATATATAGTACTGATAGCATTGATGATTTAGATTTTTCATCGCCTTCAAAATTTTTATATTATAACACTGATAAAAAAGAATATTAATATCCTTCATATAATTAGATTTAATAATATTATAAATGTTTCAAAATTTTAAATTAGAATTATTTTTAATGATATTATTATTGCTAATTATAATTTCTATGATACCTTTAATTGAATTAAAATATAAAAGCGACTTATATGAAAGGATTGAAACATTCAATAAATATTGTTTAAATAATGATATTAATTTAATAAATGAGTTAGAGGTTAAAGATACATATATGTGGAACATATCTTCCTATATCTATGATGTTAATCATTTAGATAAATTTTTTTATAAAAAAGGCGATGATAGATATATTATAGGAAAAAATGATTATATTGATTTAAATCGCACTCGCGATAAAATAATGGTTGACAACAATTATATAGATAATATTATGAAAATATACAATAATTATTTATATATGTCAATTGGATTGTTTGTATTTTTAATAATATTTTTTATTAGTCAAATATTGATATTAATATTTATTAATAGATATGAAGATTTAAAAGCATGTATGGCAGGTAGTAATAGTTATACTTTTGAAGAAACCTATAGATATTATATATACGCGTTGTTTATATATATATTATTATTTATAATATTTTTTTCTATAATATTAAAAAAAATAACAGAATTATATGCGGATACTGATACATATGAATATTTAATGTTAATGAAAGAATTAGACATAATTTTTAAAGAAAATAAACCTGCTAATTCTGCTATCATAGATATACTTAAAAAATATTCTAAAAATAACATTAATGAAATATCATATTCCCCTATAAATAATAATCTAATATCAAATGAATTAATAAATGAATATAATAAGAATAAATTAATATTTTATGATAACAATAATGACTATAAGATAACATTAAAAAATATTGAAAAAATTGAATATTATAATAGCGAAGAGTCAAAGAATAAAGTTAAAAATAAAGTAGATGATATTTTTAGATTTATATATGTATATATATTATTTATAATAGTTCCAATATATTTACTTTCTATTTCATTACAAGGGAATTATATATATTTATTATTTAGTATAATCATACTAATTATATTTAGCGTTTCAGTATATAATATTTATTATACTTTACATGATTAAGCAAAACTATTTATAATTGCAATATCTTATAATATCTTTTTTTCTTTCTAAGGTTTAAAGTAAAAATTGTAAATTATGTTTGCTGCTACTATAAATCTTACAATTTTTATAATAATGATTATAATTTATTTAAATGAGATGAAAAATATATCCATGTTTATCTATAAATTTAATTATATTAAAGATTATTCTAAACTAATAATGAAAGAAAAATGTAATAATATATATTGTGAAGCAGAAACAGATAGATATCAAATAGCTAAAGAAAGCTACAAATTATTATTACCAAATGATATTTTCAATTCAAAAACGTATATTGTCATGATTTTCATTGTATCAATAATGATATATATATATTATTATTATCTACTATTTGATTCTGATGAAAAAAATAATTTTTATTATTTTCTACATTTGATATTATTAGTAAATTTTCTTGGAATAATAATTCTTAGATATACCCCATATGATGAAGCAGGATACTTAAACTATTTTAGAGATTTTGATAAAAAAGCAGGGTCTTTTAAAATGTTTATTTCATTTTCTATAATATTAATTATTCCTTTCATTATATATATGTTAAAATATAAGCAAATAAAAAAAAATCCTAATTTAATAGCACCTACATTATTTATATTTGTATGCTTTATATTATCAATCATCATAATAATAAATTTAATGAATATAATTATAAGTTTTCGCAGTAATGATAAACCTATTTTAAAAACAGAAAATTTATCTAATTCACTTGAAAAATCTTTTAAGAAGTTATTTGAAAAATTTAGTGAGCCTGAGAAAGAAACATTAAAAATATCTATTAAAACAGAATATGATAAATTTGAAGATATAAAAGATAAGATAACCAATAAATATTTTAAAGATGAAACTGAATTAAGTGCTATAGAAAAATCTGATATATCTTATCCTAAAACAAAAGAACCTTTGATATCATATATATTAAATATTTTAAGAGCTTTTAATGAATTATCTTTGATAACATTGAACACATTAGAAGATAGTAATAATGAAGCAATTAATTTATATATAATAAATTTAAAAAAAATAATTAATGATAATTATAATTTTTTGACTACAAAAGATAATTACAAAAATGATAAAAATTCATATATATCAGAAGTATCTTTTATATTTGACAAATCAGCAAAGATACCCTTTACATATGATATAAATAATAATAATAAAAATGAAAATAATATTGACTATATATACACGGCAGATATATCATATAATAATCCTAATCTATTTTATGAAAAATATTGGGATATTAATCTTAATAATATATTAACACAATTTAATTATTTTGTTCCTAATTTGCTATTTTTTGGTAATATACCAAATATATTTAATATTTCAATAGTTGTTTTTGTAATATTAATTATTCTTTTTAGTTTACACACTATATATGCGCTGTTATTATCGCGATACCATAATTATATTGAGATTGATTATAATATATATACTATATTTCAACCATTGATAATGTTTATAATTTTAATTGGGTTTATAGGAATATTTATTAGTTTTAATACTTGGTTTAATAAATATGTTGTATATATGTGCCTTGATTCAAGCTATAAGAGATCTTTAAATAAATTAAATAATATTGTATCACCATATATACAAATGTATGATAATAAAATTGTAAAGAGTAATAAATCCTATATTCGTCATTATATTATTGCTAATGTATTTTATTCAATACTTAGTGGTAATATTAATTTAAATGATACAATAACACCATATATAGTAACAGCAGAAGCAGCAGCAACAGTAGCAACACCCCCCGCAGCAGCAAGAGCAGCAAGAGCAGCAACACCTCTATCACTCATAGTAACAAGAGCAGCAGAAGCAGTAACAGCGGCAATAGAAGCAGTAAAAGCTGCAGAAGCAGCAAAAGCAGCAACAGCAAAAGCAGCAAGAGTAGCACAAGCAGCAATCATCGCTGCCACAAATAAAGTTCCAGTATCAACAGAAGCAGCAAAAGCAGCAGCAGCAGCAGCAACAACAACAGCTGAAGCAACACTTAAAGAAACATTAAAAGCAGCTGCTGAAGCAGAAAAAGCATCAGTACAAGCAAAATCAGCAAAAACAGTATTACAAGCAGCAGCAGAAGCAGCAGCAAAAGCAACATCAACATCTTCACTATTCATGGTAAAAATTGCTGTAATAGATGCAGTAGCAATAGCAGCAGCAGCAGCAGCAGCAGCAGCAACACTTAATGAAACAGTAAAAGCAGCAATAGAAATAGCAGAAGAAGCAGCAGAAGCGGCAAAAGAAGTAGTAGTAATAACAAAAACAACAACTTCATTATTAATAGGAATAGCTGCTGAAAGAAAAGCAACAGAAGCAGCAATAGCAGCAGCAACAACAGCATCAGAAGCAACAAACGCAGCAACAGCAGCAGAAGCAGCAAAAGTAGCAACAGCAAAAGTAGCAACAGCAACAGCAGCAATAGAAGCAGCAATAGAAGCAGCAGAAGCAGCAGAAGCAGCAGAAGCAGCAGAAGCAGCAGAAGCAGCAGCAGAAGCAGCAGAAGCAGCAAAAGCAGAAATATCAGAAGAAGTAACACTAACAGGTGCTGTAACACCACTAACAATAAAAGCACCCGAAGTGATATCAACAGTTGCTGTACCAATTAATGAAGCAGAAGAGAATATTAAATATTATAGTATTTCAAGAATTAAAGAAAATAAATTAAAATTTGCCAATATGAATAATAGTATTATTAGTAATGATAATGAATTTAAAAAATATTATAACGAAAGGTTTAAAGGCATATATAAGATGACTTACAACGATAATGAAGCAAAAATCCTATATGATATATTTAAAAATATTTTTGCTTCATCTGAAAAAGAAGGTATTGATAACTATTTTAAAAATAATATTATTACTATAGATAGTGATAAAGGGACTTTATCAAAAATTTATTATATTATAAAAAAATGTTTTGAATTATTTGAGGAAGACAAGTTTAATAATAATTTAATATACTATAATAACCAAGAAAATAAGCATAAAGGAATTAATATCGATAAATATGATAAGTTTAAATTTTTTAAATCAACAATTGATAATAAAGTTATACCATATAAATTTGTATTAAAATTAAATACAAAAGCTGAATATGATGCATTTATAAATGATGATAAACCAGGAAGTACTACTTTAGATTATTTTCAATCTCTAAAAGATAATCTAAAAGATAATTTTGATATAGCAATAGTAGAAGGAGTTGATACAGATATAACAAAAATATTAGAAGATAATGATGATGTTATTATATCAACTCAATCATCAGATATAGAGAAAAAACAAGATAAGAATTTAATAAAAATAATTGCTAAATATTTATTAATTTTAGGACATATAAATTATAATAGGATTGAATATGATAATGCGAATACAATTTCAAAGAAGGAGATATATGAAAAGAAATCAGCTAAATTATACAAATTAATTTCAGAAACTTCATATAATGAAACTTTTATAATAGATGATACATTTAATACAGATAATTGTAAAAGTGATTGTAGAAGTTATTTAGAATATATTAAAATAGATATAGGAGGAAGTGGATATACAAGTCATCCACAAATTAATATTAATGGAGGAGGTGCTACTACCGACGCAAAAGCAGTAGCAATACTTTCTACAACAGCGCCAAAACATATTACAAAAATTCATATATATGAGAGAGGGAGTGGATATACAAGTCCTCCATTAATATTAATTTCTGGAGGAGGTGCTACTACTAACGCAAAAGCAACAGCATATTTACAAGAGCGTGTAATAAATGATAATTATAATAAATACAAAAATTTAACATATATGTATAATTATTTAGAAACAAAATATGTAAATGTATCCTCAAACAATAATAGAAATTATTTAATGAATGTTATTACAAGTATTAACAATAAACTTAATGATAATGATGGCAAATTTTTTAATAATAATGATGATAGTATGTTATATATGTTTAGAGATAAAATAAATAATATGAATAATCCTAAAGAATATGATAATGAAGAAGATATTTTGAATATTGCTAATAATATATCTACAATCAATTTTGGAAGCACATATATATTTACTATTATTATAATATTAATATCTTATTTTATTATCTCGCGAACTATTAAATAATCTTTTTAACTATTAAATATAGATATACTAATAATGCCTACTATTGCTACTGCTACTACTGCTTCTTCGCCTAATTGTATTGATATAAAAGATACAAAATGTAATGAAAATATTGATGATTATTGCTGTTATGATTTTATAAATAAGCAAGGCGAATTTTTACATACAGATACACATATGTTAGAATACAAAAATAATAATAAAAGAGAAGAAAATATAGACAGAATAAAAATATTTTATAATAAGTTTTTTCAACCATATAATGTTTTACCAAACAATAAAATAAATAATGAAAATAATGAAAAATATTTTAATATTTTTGGAATTATACCATTAGAATTAATACCTGCTTCATATATACCATTTAACTATAAAAATTATGATTTAAATTTAGATAGATTAAAAAAGGGGGATATTTTTTTTGAGGAAGATTATAAAAAAGTATTTTTAGATTATAATAAATACCCGGACCCTCTTGATAAAAAATATATAAGCGAGAAAGATTTAAAAGAATATTTAGTGTTTTGTCTGAAAGAAAAATTAAATAATCCTAAATCAATATTTAATGCTTATTCAATTACTACTATGACAATTATATTATTAATATTATGGTTTTTTATTATTATAATGTTTATGTATATATTATTTTACTATTATAGAGATATATATTCATATATTCTATTATTTACTACTATTATATTAGTATTATTTGCCATTATTTGGAAAATGATTTATATACTTAATATAGATTAATATAATTTATTATCTATAATACGATTAAGGAAGTATAATATAATGTATAATGAAAATGAAGAGGATAATAATGATAAAGAACCTTCTCTTTATAATTATAATATGATGTTTAATAGGATTGGAAACTATAATAAAGATGATGATGGTATTAAAATAGATATAAGTTTTATAAATGACATTGATTTGCGTAATTTTAATCCAAAACGATATGAATATTATACAAATTTAATAAAAATATATAATGAAGACCCAGAAATATTGTATAATTTATTGAATAAATATAATAGCATAAAATACATGAAAGAGAGAGAGAAAAAAATAATAAAAACATTATATGATTATACTAAGAAATCTACGAAAAAGGTGGAAGAAAATGATATTAATGAAGAAAATTATAATCCTTCAGATTGGAAAGAGTTTTTAATAAAACGTTTAATACATGAAAGTAAAAAAAATGATATAAAAGCCAACACTAATGATATTAATGAAAATAATTTAGATGATGTTGATTTTAAATTAAATAATAATGATAGAGACTTGAAAAATAAAATAGATGAAATATATAAACAACTTAAAGTACCAGACAGAGATAAATTAGATCTTTTAACTTTAGATAGTATTTCAAGTAAAACAAATAATTTAGATATGGCAATATTAAAAGGATTAAAAATAGCAAAAATATTATCTAAATTGAATATGAACGGGGGAAAAAAGATAAGGGGGGGTACTAATACTAATTTTGATGATGACGCATTAAAAGCAAAATATTTAAATACTCAAAAATATAATAATATATCTGTAGATGATATAAATGAATATAGAACAGAAGATACCAAAAGAAAAAGTAAAATTAAAGTAATTAAAACAAATAATAAGATTGAGCAATTATCTAATTATATTGATATATATAATGCTTCAGATAGTGAAACACAAAAAAGTTTAATACCAATAATTAAAAAAATAATAAGAGATTTTGAGAATGACCCTAAAAATCCAATAGAAGAATTAGCGCTTACTTTTGATGATAGAATAGTATTTATTATAGTAACATTTTTTATTAGATATGTGTCTTTAATTATGGTACAATGGTGTATAGATATTAACATAATAAAAACATTTTATGAAGGTTTTATATATTATGCTTTTATATATATAATATTATTTTGGTTTATTGTGTTATTCATTAATATAGATAATAGTTATGATGTCAAATATATGAATTTTAATGGAATTATAAATAGTATTCGCTCACTATGTTACTATTTTTATATGGGAACAAATGGGATATCACGACTTCTTGTTCATACATCATTAATATTATTATTAATAATAATACCTATTATATTAAATATTAAAAAAAAATCAGAATTTATAGATGATGAACAAAAAGAAACTGTAATACTAAATATTGAAGAACGAAAACAATTATCTAAATCACTATCATTATTTACAATATTTATATGGTTGTTTACAAGTATTATAGCAACAAAATTTTAATATATTTTTACTATATTTTTATATATATATTATATATCTCTAATTATTTTAGAAGGATACTATATAAAGTAAATGAATGATAATCAACGCTTTATATCTTTGGAATATATCAAAGGAAATAATTATCAGGAAATAACATGTTTTGATTATGAAACTTTAAAAGCTGAGTTAGATCAATTAATAAATGCTAATCAAGGAAAAACTTTTGAAAATATAGTAATTAATAATAGTGAAGATTTATTAAATAAGTTAAATAACGCATTAGAAGATGATAAATGTAAAATTGGAGAAAGTTTAATAAATGATTTAGTTAATTATTATAATTTTAAAGATATAAGAGGATTAATAAAACAAGCATTATTATATACACAAAGATATAATGAAATTAAAAGAGACAATATATATAATGAAAAAAAATATGATAATAAAAATTTAATTGAGAAATTACATAAGCTAAAAGAACTAATAGAGGGAAATGATGCAAATAGTATAATAGAATTTTTTCCTGATATAATAAGTTATTTAAAAACTAATGAGAAAATACATCATAGTGAGGCGAAGAATTTAATTGATGAAAACTTTATAAAAAAAAATATAGAAGAAGCAACAAATAGAGAAGAAATTAAAAAATATTTATTAACATATATATTAACACATTTAGAAGCTTCTAATAATTCACATGTATCATATGATGATACATATAAGATGATGAATAAAATACATAATTATTTACCTTTATTACTTGATATTTTAAATAAAATAGATAAACTAACTAATAAAGATTCTCAAAAAGAAAAAAAAAATTTAGAAAATATAATTAAATTATATAGATATTATCTTAAATTATGTAATATAAATATTACCAAGTATGAAAATATATTCAAGAAAAATGAAATTAGTAATATTGATGACGCATTTATGATTGAATCTTATTCTAAATTTTTAAAAAAATTAAAAATATTAAAAGAAAATTTGGAAAGCAAAGATGAAGGGAAATTAAAAAGACTTTTAATAAACTCATTAAACAAACTATTTATTTTATATGGTATTGACCCAAATAAAGCATTGGGAATAAATGATGTAAATTATATGAAAGAATATATATTATATTCATAGGTATATACTTATGAACATAGGTATATATATATTATTAGTCTATTATTTATTTTTTTAATTTTGTAAAAAATACAAAAAAAAGATAAATGAATTTTTAATTAGAATAAGCAAGGCCACCCATACCAGATAGGATACGTAAAACATTGTAGTTAACAGCATAGATACTTATAATACCTGTGGTAGTACTTGAAGATAATGATAAAACTGCTGTATCTATACGAGACATATTAAGAGTTCCACTGGGTTGATGTTCTTCAGGTTTAAGAGCAAATGAATATACATTAATACCTTGATGAAATTTGTCAGGAGTATTTTCATGATGTTGATAAGGTTGAACAAGAGAGAAATAATCACCCTTGCGAGTAGCAAAACGATCATTACCATTGAGCATAATTTTAGCATTTATTACAGGGTTGGTGCTGTCAAGATGATCGTTATTAGCTGAAGAACCACCCGCAGTAGAATAATTATTCCAATAAACAATATCATCAGTCTTTTTAATGGTCCATATTAATTCCTTACAAGGATGATTAAAATTCATTCGGATGCTTTTCATTGAATCTGTATTTCCACCAGTAATAGAGTCAGCGCCTGTAAATTGTAGTTGTTCAATTAAATACTCATGCGATAATTGAGCAAATCGGCGACGTTCATCAGTATCAAGGAATATATAATCAACCCATAGAGTAGCTTTATCTAATGTTATAGTACTTAATAAATTGTTATTAGCACTTGCGCTTGTAATTGTTGTAGCAACATTTTCAACCTCAAATGTATAATTTGTCGAGTTCGTATCTTTCATTAATTTTTCACTTTCATATTCAATATTAATTTTAACTTCGTGATATTGAAGAGCGATTAAAGGAAGAGCAAGTCCAACATTACGACAAAACCAAAACTCAAGAGGAACATAAAGTTCATAAGTTTCCGACTGAGCAAGTTTAGTAGAAATATTTCGTTTATTAGCACCAACCATAATATTATATCCTTCACGTTTTCCAACTGGAAGTGAAAGTTCATTCCATATATATAGCCATTCAGAGTAATGCTTATCAATACGTTGTCCACCTATTTCAAGTTCAATAGTTTTTAAAAGTTTTTGACCAAAATTAGGGACAAGTGCTACACCTCCACCAGTTGAAGCACAATTAATTACACCATAAAAATATATACGATGAATTAAATCACCATTACGAGTTATTTGAAAACTTACACGTGAACCAAGAGAATTACTGCCCGTAGGTGTTTGCTCTATAGCCTCAATAGCAAAGTTAGTATGACGACGATATACAACCTTGAAAAAGGTAATTTGCGGATTACCAGTTAAATAAACATCCTGTGCTCCATAAGCTACTAATTGAAGAAGACCACCACCCATTTACGCTATATTCTTTATACTATTAGAGGAGAAAAAAAAAAGGGCATTATTATACATTTGTTACATTCATTATAATTAAATTTTAATTAAATATTATGATTAATACTAATATTTCATTGTATTTCATTGTATTTCATAAAAATATACAAACATACTATATTAACTTTAATTTGAATAGGCTAATCCGCCCATACCAGAGAGGATACGAAGAACATTGTAATTTACAGCATAAACATTTAAAGTTGTGTTAGTATTTGAATTTGTTTGGAAATCAATAGAAAGAGTAGCAGTATCAATACGTGACATATTTAGAGTTCCACTTGGTTGATGTTCCTCTGGTTTAAGGGCAAATGAATAAACATTAATACCTGCGTTCGTTGGAATATTTTCATGATGTTGAAAAGGTTGAATAAGATTGAAATATGAACCAGGACGGGCGGAAAAACGGTCATTACCATTAAGTATTAATTTAGCATTCACAACATGATTTTTAACAGGAGCACTGCTAACCGCGCTATTCTGTAGGAGAAGTTTATTATAATGATACGGAAGTGTTGTTATAGCATCATCATCAGTAGTATAATTAAACCAATTATTATTAATATAATGAATAGAACTTGTATTAGAAGTTTGTGATTTTTTATTAGCAAACCATACAAGTTCTTTACAAGGGTGATTAAATGAAAGCTTAGTATTTAATTTAGTTGATGATACAGTTTCTGAACCAGTAAATTGAAGTTGTTCAATTAAATACTCATGTGATAATTGAGCAAATCGTCGGCGTTCATCAGTATCGAGGAATACATAGTCAACCCATAAAATTGCGTTAGGGAATGCTGAAAGACCAACATTTGTTCCTTGGCACAATTCTGAATTTTCAAATTGAATATTTATCTTAACTTCATGATATTGAAGAGCGATTAATGGAAGAGCAAGGCCTACATTGCGGCAGAACCAGAATTCAAGAGGAATATAAAGAGTTTGAGCATTTAGATTTCCGCCTGTTTTACCAACCATTTTATTATAACCATTTCGCTTTGATTTTGGTAATGAAAGTTCATTCCATACATACATCCAATGTGAATAATGTTTGTCTATCTTTTGTCCTCCAATTTCAATTTCAACATAATTAATTACACGAAGTCCATAGAAAGGACAAAGAGAATCACTATTTGGTATTTTAAGAGATAAATACATGCGATGAACTAAATCGCCGTTACGAGATATTTGACAAGTTACACGATTGCCATATCCTGGAGTTCCATTGAAGGTTTGACTAATAGCTTCAATAGCAAAATTAGTATGACGACGATATACAACCTTGAAAAAGGTAATTTGAGGATTACCAGTTAAATAAACATCCTGTGCTCCATAAGCTACTAATTGAAGAAGACCACCACCCATTTACGCTATATTCTTTATACTATTAGAGGAGAAAAAAAAAAGGATTAATTAATACACCTATTATATTTAACAAATCAAATAAATCAATTTATTATTTATAATACATAATATTTAATTAGAATAGGCTAATCCACCCATACCAGAGAGGATACGTAGAACATTGTAATTTACAGCATATATATTGATACCATCATACACCACTGCTGTTCCGTCACCAGCGACAGCAGTTACTACTGATTTAGTAGTAACCATAAGGGTTGCTGTATCAATACGAGACATATTTAGAGTGCCACTTGGTTGATGATCTTCGGGTTTAAGTGCGAATGAATAAACATTAATACCAGGATTATTAGGAATATTAGTATGATGTTGATATGGTTGTACATATGAAAAGTAAGTTCCATCACGAACACTGAAACGATCATTTCCATTTAATTGAAGTATAGCATCTGCGAATGGATTTGAACCAACAGTAGTTGTATTAGTATTAGTAAAATTAAAACCAGTCATAAAATTTGAAGTATTAAAAATATTAACAGTAGCTGGGATAGTAGCATGATTTGGTAATTGTTCACCAACTAATGCGGTAGTAAAATCGACATTATCTTTATCTGTATAATTATACCAATATGATTTCTTTTGATAATTATTAGGTTTAGCTACCCATATTAGTTCTTTGCAAGGATGATTAAAGTTAAGTTTAATACGATTTGTAGCATTATTATTAAGTGTTTCAGTACCTGTGAATTGAAGTTGTTCAATTAAATATTCATGAGATAGTTGAGCAAATCGGCGGCGCTCATCAGTATCAAGAAATATATAGTCAACCCATAATGATACATCAGTAATTTCTTTTGCGTCAGCACTTGTAGTGAATGCTTCAGAGGATACAGTGTCATTAACTAAATTAATAAAACATTTACTCTTTTGTTCAAAATCTATCTTAATCTTTACTTCGTGATATTGAAGAGCGATTAAAGGAAGAGCAAGACCTACATTGCGACAAAACCAGAACTCAAGAGGAATATATAGAGTTGTATCATTAAATGAAGTTATATCTTTATCAGCTCCAACCATAGTATCATAACCATAACGTTTGCCAATTGGTAAAGAAAGTTCATTCCAAATATATAACCAATCAGAGTAATGCTTATCTATTTGTTGTCCACCAATTTCAATAACAACTGAATTAATAAGACGAAGACCAATATAATTGACATATCGCACACCTGCATTTATATTGGCGTGATTTCCTCCAATTTTTGGTAATGTTACTTGAAGATATACGCGGTTAATTAAATCACCATTACGTGATATTTGGCAATTTACAGTTTGCCCGTATCCCGGAGTTCCGTTAAATGTTTGCTGGATAGCTTCGATAGCAAAGTTAGTATGACGACGATATACAACCTTGAAGAAGGTAATTTGAGGATTACCTGTTAAATAAACATCCTGTGCTCCATAAGCTACTAATTGAAGAAGACCACCACCCATTTACGCTATATTCTTTATACTATTAGAGGAGAAAAAAATATGAATTAAATGTATGTATTAATATATTTATTATATAAAAATTAATATTAATTATTCTATTATAAAGATGTTCAAAGAAAAATCATCGAAAAAAAAATATATTTCTGACAATAATGAGGTTTTTACATTGGATGCGATGCATAACAATATTATAAAAAAATTTGAACTTACAAACAAAGACAAGGAAAATTATAAAATATTGTTATGTGATTTAGAACTTCAGTCAAACCTTATTATGAAAAATATTGAGACCTTTAAGAATATTCAAGATAAAGAATATATAAATAATTTATGGACAAGCAATATTATTATAAGAGAGAAAATAATTGAATTAAAGAACAATATTAAAGAGTTAGATTCATATAATGAAATTGAATATTATAAAAATACAAGTTATATATTATTTCAATATTATGATACTGTTGAAAAACAGTCTAATATAAGTAATACACATGCTTCCATATCTAATGGAATATGTATTTCTTCAAGTGAACTACTTAGTAGACAACCAAAGATATACAAGAATGACTCTAAAAAAAAACGCTCCTCTGTTTCAGCTACAACAATAAATGTATTAGATGCTCTTAATAATTTAAATATAGAAAATAATTTAATTAGCGATAATATGCAAAGCAAAAATAGTGATCTAAATAATACTTATGATTATTCATCTAATACTAAAGACAATATTATAGATAAAAGTTCTCTTGTTGATAAATACATGTCTATAATAAATAAAAAGTATGTTAGAAATGTTGAAGAAGAGGATATAGAAATTTGTAAAAATTGTAAAAATCAAATGACATGTTTACAGCATGATGCTATAATTATATGTAATATATGCGGTTACCAAGAATTACTTCTGGTAGAGCAGAATAGACCAATATTAAAACAAAATACAAAAGATACATCACATTTTAGTTATAAACGTATCAATCATTTTAGAGAATGGTGTAATCAGGTCCAAGGCAAGGAAAGCACAGATATTCCTGATGAAATATTTGAAAAAATTTTAACAGAAATAAAGAAAGAAAAGATAGTGGATACTAAAACAATTACATATAATAAAATGCGAGATATTCTTAAACGACTCAGAATAAATAAATATTATGAGCATATTAATTATATTATTAACAGAATAAATGGAATTCCAACTCCACAATTTAGCCAAGATCTTGAAGATAAGTTATGTAATATGTTTAGAAATATTCAAGCACCATTTTTAAAACATTGTCCGAAAGATAGAAAAAATTTTTTATCATATAGTTATGTATTATATAAATTTTTTCAAATATTAGGATTAAATGAATATCTCAAATATTTTCCGTTATTGAAAAGTAGAGAAAAACTATATGTTCAAGACCAAATATGGAAAAAAATATGTTTAGAACTTAATTATGAAATAATACCATCATTATAATAATTTATATTTTAGTTAAAACCTAAACTCCATTTGGAAAACCGACCATTCTAAATCCAGCACCTAAGCCAACGCCTTGTCTTGCCCCAGCAGAAACAGCAGGAGATAATAAATCAAGAACTGAGAATGTGCATGCTGCTGTTAAAGCAAGCAAGAATATTTCACTCCAATCTAATTTATTATTAGGTAATATGAGTGCAACAAAGGCAACTATAAGACCTTCAAACGCATACTTAAGAAGTCTTATTACAACATCCCAAAAATCTACTGAATATTCCATATTTTAATTTATTACTATTATTATAATATAAAATATTTTTTAGTTATTTAGAAAAAGTAATTAGATAATGTATTATAATAATAACATTTTTATAATAAAATATATATAAGATTTATAATATATTATATTATTAGAAAAGATACTATATAATGTCAGCAGAAGAAACTACTAATGTTACAAGTGTTAAAGAAGTTGATTATCTTGATGAAGATAAACCTATTAGAGGGCAAAATTTTGTATTATTGTCTTTTTTGAGCCCTGAAGATGTTCTCGTAAATAAAGAAGCATATATGTTTAGTAAATTTATTAGTAAATTTAGTAATGATATGACAGCACTTTTGGATGGTATCACATCAAAATATAGTGATTCAAAAGACTTTGTTGATTCGGTTAAGGAAAATAATTCATATATCTTTAATCCTAAAGATATGAGTGAGCAATATGGATTTTTTAAATCAGTAAATAATCAAGATCTTGAAACTTCATATCACCGTGATAATAATTTTATTACATCAATTAGAGGTATCAAAGTAAGAGGCGTATTTGATACTATTGATGAGGCCAAAACTCGCAGTGAGTTTATTAAAAAACTTGATAATAAATTCAATATTTATATTGCTCAAGTAGGTTGCTGGTGCCCATGGTCTCCTAATCCGGATTGCTTAGAAAATCAAGAATATGCTGAAACGCAACTAAATACTCTAATGAAAGAATATAAGAAGAATATGAATGATAAAGATGTTGTCTTTGAGAATAGAAAGAGTTCCCTTTTTAACGCATCATCTAATTCTAAAGGAAATGAAATAATTATTGAAGAGAATGAAAGAACAGAAGAAGCTAATGGAACAGAAGATGCTATAGAAGACGCGATAAGTAATGTTACAAATACTGAAGTAGCCGAAGGCAAAGAGATTGAATTATCAGAAATCAAAAAGAGTATTGAACAAGTTGACGCATGGAGTTCTCAAAAACTTGGTATTGAATAATTTATAAATTATTAAACAATTGTTTAAATAATAAATCTAATATTTTTCTTATTTCTTATTATTAAGAAATGAAAGCAATAGCAATATTTTTATTATTTATAGGGTCTATAATGATTATTCAAGGATATTATAATAATAAATCTGTATGTAAAAAAGATAAGGTTGTAGTTAAATATATACCAAGAAGTATTTACGAAGAACAATTAAAACCCGAAGAAAGCCTTCAAACATTTTACAAAAGCATGTTTGAAGATATTTTATTACACTAATGTTTTATTTTTATCCTTAATATTAGTAAATGGATATATTAAAAGATATTGAAAAAAACTTTCTAAATATTAATATATATAACAAAAATGCTGATAATGCTAAATTAAATATTATTAAAAAACAGATTGATGAATATTTTAAATTCAAAAATGATGAAAATAATATAATTATGGAAAAAAAGATAAAATATGAAGAAAGATTTAAGATTCCAAGGGCATTAAATAATTCTAACTATGAACAGTTTTTAGAAAAAAAGAGATATTTATATAATATATATAAAGAAACTAAATCATTATCAGATTTGAATGAATATTTAGATTGTAAAATTGAAAATTACATGGACATTCCTGAAATATATACTCATGAATATTTACATGTTAATGAACAATCTAAAACTAAAGTACCTAAAATAGCACCAAAAGAACCTAAAGTAGCACCTAAAGTACCTAAAGTACCTAAAGTAGCACCTAAAGTACCTAAAGTACCTAAAGTACCTAAAGTAGCACCTAAAGTACCTAAAGTACCTAAAGTACCTAAAGTAGCACCTAAAGTACCAAAAGAACCTAAAGTACCAAAAGAACCTAAAGTACCAAAAGAACCTAAAGTACCAAAAGTAGCACCTAAAGTACCTAAAGTAGTACCTAAAGAACCTAAAGTAGCACCTAAAGAACCTAAAGTAGCACCTAAAGAACCTAAAGTAGCACCTAAAGAACCTAAAGTAGCACCTAAAGAACCTAAAGTAGCACCTAAAGAACCTAAAGTAGCACCTAAAGTACCTAAAGTAGCACCTAAAGAACCTAAAGTAGCACCTAAAGAACCTAAAGTAGCACCTAAAGAACCTAAAGTAGCACCTAAAGAACCTAAAGTAGCACCTAAAGAATGCCCAGAAGGACAAATACTAAATCCGGAAACAAATAGATGTATTGATAAAAAAGGTGTACTTGGCAAAAAATTACTTAAAAATTTACTTGATAATAAAGACAAAAAATAAATAAAAATCTAAAGAAAAAATATAAAATAGATAATTAAATAGAAGATATATGGTAAAAAATATTCAAAATAATAAAAGTTTTAAAATAAATTGGTTCAGTTTTATCTTTGCTTTTCTATTAGGAATTATATATATATATATTTCATCAGCGCCTATAAGAAATATAATAAAATACCCAACACCTTATAATGCTGATAAAATTATATATACAAATGATGATAATCAATGCTATAAATATAGCGCAACAGAAGTTAAATGTACTGACACTTCATTAACACAACCTATAATATAAATAATTTATTTTTTAAATTTTTATAAATTAGAATAAGAATGAAAAAAAAAGGGGTTATAAAAGAACAATCCGGATTAAGAATTACTATAGATAGATTATTTTATGATGATACAGGACAAATGATTGTAAGCGCCTTATTTGGCCTTGCTTTAGCAATATTATTTAGGCGAATATGTAAAGATAATTGTGTATTATATTCAGCACCAAATATTAAAGATATAGAAGGGAATATATTTAATCTCGAAAATACTTGTTATAAATATAAATCTTATCCAGTTAAATGTAATTCTATAGATAACCCATTAAAACCGTATGATATTAATAAAATACCAGATAACCTAATTAAGACCCCTGGTTTTTTTGAAAAAATGTTTTCATCTACTTAATAAAATAATTATCTTAATTATTATTTGCGTAATATAATTTATATTGAAAATATTATATATCAATAGATTGAAATATAATAATGTCAACACCTATAAATACATTACCTCTAAAAACACAACAAACAAATGTAGGTGATTCAAATGATATAAATGATCCATTAGTTCAAGATGTTTTAAGTGAGTTTCAAGAAGAACTAATGATGTCAAAGCAATTTAAACCACCGCAAATATCTTCTGAACAAGTAATACAACAACAGCAGATGATGCTACAACAGCAAATGCAACAGCAGCAAATGCAACATCAACAAATACAGCAACAGATGCAACAGCAACAGCAACAACCATCCCCTCATTATCCATCGCATAATATAAATAAATATGATAATATATTATCATATTTAGATATAGAAGTAGCAAAAAAAAGCTTGATATTAGTTATTGTTTCTTTAATTATATATAACTCCGGAATTATTAATATCATATATGAAAAATTACCCGATTATTTACAAGATAACTTAAACAATTTTGATATATATATAAAATCTGTATTATTATTTGTAATCATTTATGTGCTATCGTTTTTTGAATATATTTAAGTAATCTATTCAAACCTTCTATTATAATTAGGATCAATATAGTTTCTATTTGATGGCGACAATACATTAAAATATTTAAACATGAAAAATATACAAACAAAAAATGATGCGAAAATTACAAATATAGTTATACCAAATAATACAGAATAAGATAATATATCATAGTTATCTTTGTTAATTACAACTATTGAAATAATAATTATAGCATAAAATAGCATAAATAATGATAACATTGATATAAAAAAATGCTGGTTTTTTTCACTAATGTTGTATGCCCATACTAATACACCGCATACTATAATAGCAAGCGCGGAAAAGCCTATAATAGTAAACGTTTTTTCGATTACCTTGTCATTTTCTTCATTTGTAATAAATTTTTCAAACATTATTTAAATTTTTCTCTTAATAATAATCTATATTTTTTATTTGGATATATATATATTATTATATCATCTCATATGAAAGAGACCCTAAATATATATTATTAGTGTCATATCCGCGAATATGATTTTTTTTAGTATCTAATCCTTGTGAACCATATACATCTTCATTATAAATACCTTTATCAACACCAAAAAATTCATTATTATATTCTAATGGATTAACTATATTAGATTGTGCCGCTAAAAGGTTCTCTTCGGTTATATAAGGAACAAGAGAATTACATGTGCTATTATTTGTTGATGCGTCAGTAGGTATTGGTAATCTTTTTTCATAATTAAGATGCGCCATATTCATTACACATTTATCATTAGAAGGGTCTTTAGGTGTTGTTTTGTCATCTTCGCGGTGATTGCAATAGTTATCATGTTCATATTTATCTCTTTCTCTTTCTGTTTCTCTTTCTCTTTCTGTTTTTCTTTCTTTTTCTGTTTCTTTTTCTGTTTCTTTTTCTGTTTCTTTTTCTTTTGTAGTATCTTTTTTATTATTAAATTCACTTGTATATATTCTAAAATATAATGATAATAAACATATTGATAATATAAAACCAAATATATTATCAAAGAGTAGTAATAATAACATGCATATTGAAGCTAAGTAAAATTGTATCATTACATCTTTAAAAAGAGATTTGAAAGGTATATCTTTAATAATTAATATAATTACCAATAATATTATAGCTAAAATTCTGAAAGAATTAACAATTATCATAATTAATTTTAATTACTTATCTACCTATAATCCATATAAAAAATTGACACACTTATATATATGTATTTAAGTATAAATATTATTAGCAATAATAATGTATTCAATTTTATCAAAAAATGGTTATGGTATATTAAAATCTGCTTTAGATGAATATAAACTTGAAAGTATTAAGAAGGATTTAACAATGATTCCTAAAGTTAATTTTGATATAGGAGCATCAAAAAATAATAATTCATCAGCGGATGATTTAACTTTTTACTTATATAGTGAAAATGAAAAAAGAATATATATTCCTCGTTTTTATGGATTGCAAAAATATGGTGCACCATCATTATGTAAGTTAACAGGTGGTCAAGATATAAATATTAATTTTATTGGCTCTCTTAGAGAAACTCAGAAAGAACCTATTGAAAACTTTTTAAAAGCAGCTCGCGATCCTCTTAAAATGGGTGGTATTATTTCTGTTCCTTGTGGTTTTGGTAAGACAATTATGAGTCTATATATTGCGTGTTTCTTAAAAAAGAAAACTATGTTTATAAGTCACAAAGATTTTCTAAATCAACAATTTATAGATACTATTAAACTATTTGCTCCTGAAGCAAAAGTTGGAATAATTAAACAAAAAAAAGTGGATGTGGAAGGCAAAGATTTTGTAATTGCTTCTCTTCAGTCTCTTGCGATGCGTGACTATGATATTGGAATATTTGATGATATTGGATTTGTAATAATTGATGAAGTTCATCATACTGGAGCACAAGTATTTTGTAAAGCATTTCGGAAATTAAACAATCCAATAATTCTTGGTTTATCGGCAACTTTAAATAGAAAAGATGGAATGCGTCGTGTATTTGAATACTATATAGGTAAATCAGTATATACTTTGAAGAATAAAGAGTTATGCGATGTTATTGTTCAGGTTCATAAATATTTTGAAACTCATATTGATTATTCTACTGTAAAGCTTATGTGGAATGGAAAAGAAAATGGCGCAGGAATGATCAATAATGTATGCTCTTTTAAACCAAGAACAGAATATATTATATATCTATTAAAAGAACTTTTAAGTAAAGAATCTGATAGACGTGTACTTATTTTAAGTGAACGTAGAAATCAATTAAAAGATATTGAGAAATATATTATTGATAATAATATAGCGGATGGTAGTTATGGATTTTATGTAGGTGGTATGAAACAATCAGATCTTGCTATATCATCTGAAAAACAAATAATACTTGCGACATATCAACTTGCTTCAGAAGGATTCAATGTCCCCTCATTAAATACAGTTATATTCGCAAGCCCAATTTCAGATATTCAACAATCTATTGGACGTATCCTAAGAGAAATCCCTGAAAAAAGAAAATATATCCCTTTATGTATTGATATATTTGATGATTTTTCAATATTTAAAAGAAAAGGAGCATCCAGATTAAAATTCTATAATAGCAATAAATATAATGTATCATTTTATGTTGATAATGAAAAAATTGAATCAGAAAACAATAATGATGAAATAGAAGAAGCAGATAATAATAACACAAATAATCCTATAAAAAAATTAATGTTTGTTGAAGATATTTAAGATATTAAAAAATAATGAATATTATAATAATATTATAATATTATAGAATTAAATATTTATTATGAAATATGGAGGATATTATCTTGTATTTTTTGTATTTATAGGATTTTTATTAATTATATTATATTATAATAATATACAACAGCAGCAACAGCAGCAACAGCAGCAACAGCATAAATTAATAAATTCTAATAATATTAATGGTCATTATGGTGACCATAGTGACCCGTCTATTAAATATAATAAATATAATGTAGATGATGACCATATCAAATTATACAAAGATCAATCAAATTATAAAAAAATAAATAATTTAAATAATATTAATAATTATACATATAATATAGATAATATTGATATTCTTAAAGATAATATTAATATCAATAATGATAGTAAGCTTGGTAATAATAATACATCTTCATATGAACCAGAATTAGAGGAAGTATATAATTCAACATTAAGAGGAAATATTAATGATATAAAAAATGAACCTGATGAAATATTTAATTATAGTATAAAACCGAATAAAACAGATTTACCAATTGTAAATCCTCCATTACAATTATTAAAATCTAATGCTCCTCTACGATTATCTGAAAAGCATTTATCATATGATTAATTTCTAATCAACCGGAGTTGATAGTTATAATTTGCAACTATAATATTTTCTATAAAAGGACATACTTTATTATATTTTGCGAAAGCATCAAAACTGAACATAAAATTATTTATTTCTTTATCTGTATTTAAATTATACTCATACGAGAATGGGTTCATATTGTAATAGCAGTTATAATCTGCCTTTTTAGAAACTCTTAAATTCTTCCAAACGCAATCGCAATTAATACACCAGCGTCTTAATACTATTTCTTCTTCTTCGCCTTCGCTGTCAGTATCATAATTAGACACTAATTGCCCTGTTTCTATCCCAATTTTATCATAATAGATAACATCAAATGTATTTACCATCATTACTGACATATCGTAAAATTTCTTAAGATTTTCATTTTTTTCCATAAGCTCAAATGGCATTACAATTTCTTGAACATATTTATGCCTATGCGTATGCGGATTAATCATCTCAATATAAATATTTTTATCTTTTTTAATAAACATAATAATGAACGGTTCACGATTGTGATGTAAATGATATGCTGAAAACTGAAGTGACCCTGCGCTATATTCTATGTATTCTGATGAGTTAGCAATAGCAGTAGCAGACGAAATAGACATTTCAGATGTTTTATATGTATGTCTTTTAAATTACTTCAAGTTGTTGTTTGCTGTTTCTTGTTTTGCGAGGTTGATAGTGCTGACAAGACGGACAATCGATAGTTGGCTCGTGATTATTAATATATAATAATATAATCAATTTTTATTATTTTATAAAATTTTTAGAACATATCTGTATTATATAAGAATTATATTCATTATTATATGAAATTGTTGTTATAATCATCAAAATGGTGATGTATTGCGTGTTTCACCGAGAATTCTTTTTAAGAGATGATAATAAAGATTTTATATTTTTTGGGGTAAATGAAGCATATTGTAAAAAAAATAAGAAAGAAAATAATGTTATTTATGAATATGAATTAGAAAAATATAATCCTTTTTTACAAAAAAGAGGCTATATGGAAACATCAGCATATCTTCATGTATATTGGAATAAGCTATATAAAAATAACAATATGGTTGGGTTTTCACAATATGATATGATACATTATAACAAATATGATAATCTCAAAATAGATACAATTTATTTATTACCAGTTGGAGGATATATAGTTGAAAATGGCATTTGGAATTATTTAATGTTTAGTGATATTATTAATCTAAATTTTTTTATTGATAGCTATAATAAATTTTTTGGTAAAACATATACAATTACAGAATTAGAAGGTATTCAATTATCTCTTTTACAAACTAACATATATCCTGTAAAAATTTATGAAAAATTATGTGCGTGGCTTGAAATATTAGTTGAAGAAATATATCCATGGTCAAATATGCCACCATATCAAACCCATTTTGGCAGTATAGGAGGTTATACAGAAAGAGGATTAGCAATATTTAATGCGTTTCAAATATATGAAGGCTGTAAATATGATTTTTTGACTATTAAACATGAAAGAGTTGATTATGGATGTGACAATCAATATAATGAAAAGTTATTTTTAAATAATTATAGTCAAGAAGTTCATTCTAAATATATTGGTAATGTTACAGGTAATGTTACAGGTAATGTTACAGGTAATGTTACAGGTAATTATGATGATGTAAATTATTGTATGTTTAATGCTTTATGTTATTTAGATGGATTAACTTATAGTTGTGAAAGAATAGGAAAAAAAAATGAAATGATAGGATTATATTTTAAAAGAGATGATCTGAGTAATCATAGAGAAGAAGGTTTTGATATAAGCGCTTGTGACCCCCGAATTTTTATTTTAAATAATACTGTTTATGTTGTATTTATTTCTGAATCTCCATATGAAAATCAAAAATGTTGTATAGGAATAACACCTTTTAATGAATGGAAACCTACATTTTTACAAGTAGAAAATATGGAAAAAAACTATATAGAAAAAAATTGGGCACCATTTGTCAAAGATAACCAATTATATTTTGTATATAACTATGACCCACTAATTATAATCAAATATGATTTCAATCCAAGTGGAATTTGTAAAGTTATTTATAGACAAGGAAATTGTTCTTTACCAATTGATACTTCAATAACTTATTTAAGAGGAGGAAGCAACTTACAACATTACAAAGACGGTTATTATATTGGCGGTTGTCATTCAAGAGGCTATACACATATTATTTTATTAAATACTAATACATGGGAATTAGTGTATGTTTCAAAACCAGTTATGTTTTTGTGTGATATAAAAGAAGAATTAAATGCTTGGTTTCAATTTCCAGATTCTAAAAAAAAACTGGATCTTTTAAATATTAATACAATTATCCTTGCTGATAAAACACCGCATAAAATACAAGATCCAATAAGTTTATATTTAAAAGATAATAAGTTTTACTTAACTATAAATGTAAGAGATACTGTATCTTTATTATATGAATTGTCATTTGCTAATTTATTTGATTTTATTAAATTAGGAAAAGATATTGGATATTATGATGATTTTATTGTAAAAACTATATCTATAATGATATAATATATCATTTATATTTCAATTCCTAATTGTGGTTTAGCACATTTATATTCAATATCATAAAACAATCCTTCTAAATATCTATGATTACTATGATAATTTAGTATATCAATTAAATTATCTCGCTCTCTTATTTTTACATCTGATAAATTAAGTATTCCTCCTATCTGTTCAATAATTTCTATATTCATATATATAATTTGCTTTATAAAGTCATGAAAATCTATTATATAATAAAATAATTCTGCTAAACATCTAAATGATGATTCCTTTTCTAATATAAAACCATTTTTATTGATATTCTTTGTAGTACCTGTAAAATAGCTTGTTGTAAAATAAGTATTATTAAAGATTTCTAATTCTTTGTTATTACTTTTGTATAAATTATGTATAAAAAAATTATATATCTCTATTTTATTTATATCAATATCTATTGGTTTAATGTAATATGATTTATAATAGAGAGATGTATTATATAGTAATGAATTATAAAAATTATTATGATCATATTTTATTTTATAGTTAGTATATTTTTCTACAATTTTATCTATACAAGAACTAACAAGAAAATCCGAGTAGTTTAAATTATCTATATACGGATTTTTGGTTATTTCAAGTAATTTATTAAAGCATTTTAGATTTTTATAATTATTATCTTTTTTCATATCAATTATAATAGATTTATATAACATTCTATATATATGTATTATTGTATCCTCTGGTAGCATATCTAAATATGAAGGCATATTATGTATATGTATTATATATTTTTTATATCTTATCACATTACGCAAAATATAAAAAATATAAAAAATATAAATACCATATATATAAACATAACACATATTTATACTGTAATGTACTTGGTAAATTGTGCTTGCTTATCTTTGCTTAGAATATTACTAAATAATATACGAAATATATCGGCATTCATTCCTTCTTTTTTATTAAGTTCAAGAAGATTAACAACATTTTTATCATCTTCGTGGCGAAATGATATTTCTTCAACCTTTTCTTCTATTAATTTAATATTGTATTCAAGCATTAGATTAGTATAATTAATGACTAAATCTTTAAAACCTCTTCCTTGCTCATATCTATATCTAATTTTGAGAATTTCGTAAAATGAAGCAATATCTGTTGTGCTTGAAACTTCCATATTTTTCAAATCATTCGGGTTGATATTATAATATATATAACATTTACTTTCTTGCGCACTTTTAATCTTAGTTGAAAAGTCTTCTACAAAATAAACACTATTTATAAACCAATCTCTTTCTTCTTTATATATTAAATTATTGTAATTCTCATCATAATGTCTTTCATGTCTTATTACTTCAATTACTTGTTTTTTGTTTTCTATAAGCAGAATAGATAACTCGTAATACATCTTCAAATACTCATTTTTTATAAGTTCTTCAAAAGGTATAATAATACTTCCTATGTTTTTAATATCAATATATATTAAATCGCGAAACTTGATAAATAGAAAATATTTGTAATAGACAATATTTTTAGGATTGCGACATATGTCAAATACTCCTGAAAATTCCATATCTTTAATGTAATGATACTTGTAAAAATACATCTTGCCAAAGATGTATTAGGCGGGTATGTGGGTTTGCTGCGGTTTTCACGGCTTTCTTAAACTTATATATATATCAACAATTTATGCGATATAATAGGTTCTTGACTTTAATAATTAAAATATTATATTAAATCAATTTTTTATAATTTTTTATGATAACTGAACATATTTAATATGAATAGATATTCAATAATATTATAAAAAATTGACTGGTGTTATTATTTGTTATAATAACAAGAGAACAGAAACAAAATGGATATGGAAAAAGAACAACACAATGAAATCAAAGAAAAGCTAAAATATATTTTAGGAATATCACAATGTAATCACAAAATAGAAATAATGAAAGAGTATAATATTAAACGCGCGCATATATATTGTAAAATTAATCAATTATCAGGGCAAGTTTCTGGGCCATTAATTGAATACTACATAAAAACAAAATATAGTATGGAAAAAAATAATGCTTCGCTATGTCTTGGTGATTTACAGCATAAACAAGTAAATTTTGAGCTAAAAATATCTAATGGAGGTAAAGAAAATAATAAATTTAACTATGTACAATTACGTATGAATCATGATTGTGTATATATTTTTACAGCATATTACTTATGTGTAGATAATATAGATAATGAAGGCGAATTATTTATATTTAAATTAAATAAAAATGATATAAAGAAATTGATATTATCTTACGGAGGATATGCGCATGGGACTGTTCAAAAATTAGGAAAAATTACAGAAATTGAATTAGCTAATTCAACAAATGATAAAGAATATGCTATTCGCCCAAAGTATGGAGATAAATGCTGGAATGAATTATTAAGTTTCAGAGTTGATGAAATCTAAATACTCTGAATATATATTTACTAATTCCGCGCGTCCCATAGAATTTTGCCTCGCTGTATTTAAACTATTTGAATAGTCTAATTGAGAAAGCCTATTAATTAGTGTATTTTTATCTATATTTGTTTTAAACCAATGCCAGCTTTTAGGTCTTAATTCATGTAATCCTTCTGTTTTTATTTCACCAATATTACCACCATAAGCACGTAAAGCAAAATCAGCATCTAAAGGTGGTGTAGGTTGTCCGGTAGCATCTCTTTTGCCTAACTTTAAAAATTCCCAATCATCATGTTTTTTTGGTAAATTAATAAAATCTCTTTCTGATCCTCTTTTTTCCCATATTTGAAAGCAACATTTTACACTCATTATAGGTGAAAAACAACAAGGATTATTTGGTAATTCTTCATCATATACTAAATGAAACTTATTATCAAGCCTATTTTGAATACTTACTTTTCTAAAAGTTCTTGGAATAATAAAAGCTATAACATTTGCCCATTTTGCTGAATGATTAAAGAATTTAATAGCCAATGAACTAACTCTACCAAAAGGCGGATTACCTATAACTAAAATATTTTTATTAATATTAACATTAATTGCTGGCGGATAATAATTAAAGAAGTCTTGCTTAATTATATCTTGATGGTCTGGTAATATATCAATTCCAATCTTTTTATTACTTGATATTTGATTGAGAAAACTACCATTCCCTGCACTTGGTTCAATAATTAAATCCCACTCTTCTATATTATATAGCTCACAAACTTTATCTATACATTTTTTTGAATATATTGGTAATGTATAAAATTTATCAAGCCCTTCTTTACGAATAATTTCTGTTTGTTTATTACAAAGCATATTTATTGTTAATAAAAAAAATAATTAAATTAAATCATTTTTTATGAATAAAAAAAATATATATATATTAAATTTATATTATCATATATATGTTCTAATTTTATTTTTATTATTTAAAAATTGATTGAATACCTATAAATATATAAACAAAGGTATACAGATTTGCTAAAGTAAACGAAGTTAAACGAAGTTAAACGAAGTTAAACGAAGTTAAACGAAGTTAAACGAAGTTAAATCAAGTATATATATTGCGAATAACAAGCGAACAACAAATAAACGACACACGAACAATGAGCAATTCTTACCACAAAGTAGAAAATGTTGAATGTACTGGTGTATTTTGTCAGGAAAAATATGAAGCTTATTCATATCGTTATAATGTGCCTAATTCTAAAGTTTATCGCAACGGTATAATAGGTGATTATCACCTCTTTCTCCGTAGCGGAGATAAGGTATATATGGAAGTTAGAAATGTAGGCGAGATTGTGATTTCATTTGCTGAACTTCAGCAGAATAAATATTGGAGATATTACTATGAATTGTCACTTCTCCTCGCAAAAGATAAGCACAAAGTGATAAAGAATGAAGCGTTTAATAAAGACTATATCGAGATTTATGAATATACAGGAAATAGAGTATGGTCTTTGGATACAGCATATATTGATTTAGATGTTGACAAAACAAATAATAATAAAAACTACAAGATAATCTCAAGTGGAAATGTAGGTTATTATAAAGTTAATCCAGTTGACTTAGATAAAATGGAATATACCTCACGACAAGGACTGAACCTCTTTAGAAAAATATATATATGTCGTAGTGATGTAAGAATGGGATATTTTCTACATAGGTCGGTGATTTACAAAAACATTGCCATGGAGTATGTAATAAATGAGAATAAAAAGCATATCCTCAATCTTGCGACTCTTAATGCTAAATATTGTATGAATGATGATATTTTAACAAAAATATATAATAATATTAGTGTTGGAGGTAAATATGAGTATCTTCTAAGTAATGAAGAAAGCAACGCCCTAATATCTAATAACTGACTGAGTAAACAGCATTAAGCATAATAATATATTGTATATATATGTATATATATTTGTTCTTTTTTATATTTTTTATTATAAAAAAATGATTACTCTTTTTATATATAAAAAACAGAGAGATATCCAGTCTATTGCCCTCATAGTAGATAGATTGAATATAGAGATATCACAAAAAACCAATTAATAACAAGTGAATCACGATGAGCAACATTTCCGTAAATACCGAATGTACTGGCGTATTTTGTCAAGAAATATATGTTGCGTATGGCTTTATTTATAATGAACCTGAAGCGATGACTTATCGTATTGGGATAGCTGGCGATTATCACCTATTTGCTAAACACGGAGATAAAGTCTATATGGAGGTTAAGAAAGTCGGTGAGATTGTGATGTCATTTGCCAAACTTCAAAAAAACAAGTATTTGAAATATTACTATGACTTATCGCTTATGCTCGCAAATGATAAAGAGATAAAGAATGAGCCATTTAACAATTTCTATGACGAGGTATATAACAACTTCTATGATGAGTCAAATGAATATACGAGAAATAGAGTATGGTCTTTAGATACGGCATATATTGATTTAGATATTGATCAAAATGCTAAGAATAATTATAAGATAATTCCAAGCGGAAATGTATGCTATTACAAAATTAATCCTGCTGACTTGGAAAAGATGGAATACTCCTCGCCGCAAGATATAGATATCTTCAACAAGATTTATATGTGCCGAAATGATGTAAAAAGAGGATATATTCTAAGTAGATCAGATATATACAAGAATATCGCACTTGAATATCAAGTAAATAAGATAGAAAAAGAACTTAATGAACTTTCAACTTTCTTTGAAGATAAAAAGAATATCATTAATCTTGTAACAACACTTAATAATAAATATGCTATGAATGACGATATATTAAGAATTCTCATTAACAATTATTTATAATAAACTTGTTAATGCTAATGGAAATAATAGATACGAGTAGCAAATATGTTATGTAAAGTATAAGTTTAAGTATAAGTGATATTTAATATATATATTTTTTATTTATATCCATTTAAATTGTTGTATTCTTTCTAACTTTTTCTTAAATATATATGTATCATAATAAAATCTACTAAAAAGACCTATAATACCTATGCCATATGTAGCAAAAAATATAATAATACTATAATTATACCAAGTTTCAATAGGTGGATAATAAAAATAGAAATTAGAATATAAAATAAAGAATTGACACAGTTGCATAGATGTTATATATTTTTTAATACATCTGACTTGATTAATTTTCAATAAACAACCCAAATAATAGGAATACATTATAGTATGAACTCCGCTATTTAAAAGCGATGCCGTCCACACCATATCAACCTTATATTGATACATTAGATGCCAGCTTATAACTGCGCCAATATGATGATATTTTTGAAGAAAGATTGGAGTTTTATCATTTAGATATAATAAAAATGTATCCGCAAATTCGTAATATTTTGAAATATAGAACCAATAAATAATAGTATCAAATTGTGGATTTTTGAAATAATAATTAGATTTAAATACAATCTCATGATTATACAATATATTTGTAAGTGAAGCAAATGTCCAAGCACTAAAAATAACTAATGCTACATTGTGAGCAATAGATAATCTATATAACAATAATGGATTTATGCGCAAATGCTTTGGATATGCTAAATAGCAAGTAATAGCCAAGAAAGGAGTAATATGTAATGATATATCATCCATATTAGGAATCATTTGTTATAATTATAATATGCTATAATATTTAAGTAATTAAAGAATGAACTTTGTATAAAAGTAAAGATCAATTTGTTATATTTTTTTATAAAATTATAAAAAATTGATTAAATTTTATATAAAAAATATCAAGGCCAACTTACCAATCGCTGATTCTATCCGCAAAAAAAGCTGATACAATCCTTCTTAATTGATTAAAGAACTGCTTCATACAAACTTTGCTGCCTTTGCTGCCTTTGCTGCCTTTGCTGCTTTCATCTCAATAAACCAAGTCTAAGTATGTCTGTTAATCAGTATCATGAGTATCATAATTATATTTCTGATATGGAGTTCTCTGGTTTCTTTGATTTTACTACAAATAATATTGGTGACCGGATTATATATCTTAAATATTTCCTTTTTATCAAATATAATAACAACATTTATATTGAAGTTAAAAGTGTCGGTTTTATTATTATGCCATTTGAAGAGCTTATGAAAAACAAGATCTTAAAGATGTACTATGAACTGTCACTAATGCTCGTAAAAGATAAAAATATGTTTGTTGAAAAAATTAGTGATGACGGAAATCGCATTTGGGATGATGAAATAACAAAGATATACAAGGGGCAACGAAATTGTTTTATAGATTGCGCATATATCTTGAATAATGTTGTTAAAACTGATAAGCAGTATTGTTATTATGATTTTAACCCATTTGAATTAAAAGACCCTCATTCTTTGTGGCTTGACCCATATACTGGTGCGCGTAAAGTTGTTAATACCTCTTCTGAGATTGAGTCATTTAACTATAATTTCAGAGCTCGTCTTGGTTATCAAATTGGTGGCTTTGAAAAACGTTTAATTGACTATACTAATCTTATTGTTGAATATAATGCGACTTTGATGGAAAAGGAACTTGATGAATTATCTGCGATTGAAGATGACAAGTTAACTATTATTAAACTGATAGCATTTAATGATAAAAAATATATGAATAGCGATATATTCCAAGTCATTTATAATAATCTTGTAAGTACAAAAAGAACTAATATATATGCTCCATATTTAGCAAATTTAAGTAATGACAAAAATCGCACTATCTCACAAATTATATCTGTTTAAAAATACAAAAAAAATATTTATAGATTTTATATATTTTTATATAAATATAAATAACTATAAATTATATATATATATTTATATGAAAATTACAAAACATATTTCTTTTTATTTTTTAATTGATAGAATTATTTATATTAATAATATTATTGATGAAACAAATAAATATGAATATACAACAGATATTTTTATTCATACAAATTTTATAGATTTAAAAAAAGAGATGTTTAATAATTATACTAATGGATATATTAAAATAATATATCATGATTTGTCAAATATTAATCCTTTTTATTTAACTTGGAAATGTAGAGAATTATTATATGAACAAAGAAATGAATATGATATATTTATCTATATAGAAGATGATATTTTAGTTCCATATAAAGCAATAAAATATTGGTTGAAATATAACAAAAATTTAATAGAAATGAATTATAATTTAGGTTTTGTAAGAATTGAAGTCGGAAATAATATTGAATATATAACAGATTTAAAGAATGAATTTTTTGATACTATTATTAATTTAAATGAAACAAAATATTGTGTAAATAACAAAAATCCATATTGTGCTTTTTGGATTTATAATAAAAATGAGTTTAATAATTTTATAAATAGTAAATATTATAATATTGATAATATTGAAGGAGTATATGGTATAAGAGAAAAAAGCGCTATTGGTTTACATGGAGATCACACACATTATTATAAAAATACTTTAATTCCAATTGTCAATAATAAATTAATTGAAGAATGTAAAATATATCATATGCCAAATAATTATGTTTATAAAAAAAATACACTTTTTGCTAAAATAAAATTTGATGAAGCTTTAAAAATATAAAAATTAATTTGTTATATTTTTTTATAATTTTATAAAAAACTGATTGTATTTTATATAAAACAATATCAAAGTCACTTACTTACTAACAATTATATTAGCAGTTTTGCTAATATAATTCTTGTAAAACTTCAGTTCTTCAAAAACACGTATTAGCTTTTTATAAGCTCGCAAGACCAAAAAACATCAAATATAATGAACAGCACAATTAAAGCAAGTGTCAAGAATGCTTATCATACTTTTACAAATGTAGAATTTACAGGCGTATTTGACAGGATAGTTAATAATGATCTTACTTATATATGCTATTATCACCTTTTCATTAAATATGACGACAAGGTCTATATAGAAGTTAAAGATGTTGGTGAGATTGTTATTTCATTTACAGAGCTTCAGCAAAATATGTATTTGAAATATTATTATGATCTATCACTTCTTCTTACAAATGATAAAAATATTGTTAGCCAAGATCTTAAATATAGCAGCGAATATAATGATTATCAGTTGTATGAAGAACCAAGGTTTTGGTCAATTGATACAGCTTCTATAGAGAATGATATTCTCTTCAACTTATTAAAGGTAATAAGTTATGATAATAACTGCTATTATAAGATTAACCCATATGATATGATGAATATGGATTACACATCTCAAGAAGATTTACATAATTTTGAAACAATTTATATTATGAAATATAATTTTGAAAATAATATGTTTGAAAATATGTGGACTAATTACTACAATCTTGTTATTGAGTATAGAGCAAATTTAATGGAAAAAAAAGTTGAAGAACTTTCTATAGGACTTGAAAAACTTTAACTTTAACAACTTGTCTGAATTACAATATAGATTTAACTTTATTTACTTTCGCAAATCTGTATACATCTGTATCAATATTATCAATATTTAGATTTAAAATTAATTTTTATATTATAAAAAAAATACATATAATTTATAACTTAAATATTATTATTAACATTTTTTATCTTTATAACTCCAAAAGTTCTTCAAACTCTTTTTCCATCTTATTTAGTTGATATTCAATTGCGATTTTCTCGTAAATCACCGATCTACTCGTAAAATACTTCACCCTTTCAAGACCATTCATATAGCCCAGTTCAAAGACTTCCAGTTCTTTTTGGGTGGAGTATTCCATCTTCTCCAAGTCAAATGGGTTTATTTTGTAATAGCATACATTCCCATTTGGAATTATCTTAAAGTTTTTTAAATCACTTTGGTCTATATAGGCAGTTTCCAAAGACCACACTCTATCTCCTTTATATACTCTACCTGCTGTATATCCATATATCTGGTCATATGTCTTGTTAAATGTCTCATTTTTTATCAATCTATGCGTGTCATTTGAGAGCATAAGCGACAAGTCATAGTAGTATTTCCAATACTTGTTTTTTTGTAGTTCAGCAAACGAAATCACAATCTCGCCGGCATTCCTAACCTCCATATAGACCTTGTCTCCGCTACGCAGAAAGAGGTGATAGTCGCCACTACACGACATATAGTTAGGCGCATTATGGTAGGGTTGCATTTCTTTTATTCGCTGCCAAAACACCCCAGAGCATTCGGTATCTGCTATAGCATGGCTATTGCTGGGAGCGTGGTTATCGCTGGAGGTATGGCTCATAGCAGTTCGCTTTGATATTCACAATATATACTTTGATTTAACTTCGTTTAACTTCGTTTAACTTTGTTTAACTTCGTTTAACTTCGTTTAACTTTGTTTAACTTTGTTTAACTTCGTTTAACTTTGTTTAACTTTGTTTAACTTCGTTTAACTTTGTTTAACTTCGTTTAACTTTGGCAAATTGCTATATCTCTACTTCTATATTTAGAATTATTAATCAATTTTTTAATATAAAAAAATATTTTAGAACATATTTATCTTGATAATAATTAATATATATTTTTCTAACATCTTTTATGAATTTTATCTTAAGCAGCTATTATCTGTGCTATGCTTTTTAATCTTTTAGATTTTCCTAATTTTTTTCTTGTTCTGTAAATTGTACAGAGCCGCGATTTACTGTAAATATAGAAGGATTTGCTAATAATTTTGACCAATTTATTTTATTTTTACCTTCTATCCCGTCTGGGTGCCAGTAAGGCTGTATCTCCATTTTCAATCTATCAATAATTAAATTAATTGCGTTTGGATTACCTGATAAAATATCCCAATCTATATGTTCATTTTCAAATAAACCATAAACTTTTATTATAGTTCTATCTTTTAATAATTGAATTGCTTTAGGGTTTGTATTACCAGATAAACTATTCCAATATATTTTTTGGGTATTTGCTTTCAATAATTCAATTGCTTTTCTATTACCTGATAATTTTTCCCAATTTATTTTTTTTGTTTTGCTTCTTGGGCTATTAGATAATTTTTTTTCTTCATTTATTTTTATTGTTAATAAATTTATTGCTTTTGGGTTTCCTGATAAAATATTCCAATTTATTTTTGCTGAATTATGATCCTTTTTATATTCTTCTTCTATTATTTTAATTACTTCTGGATTCTCATTTGCACATAAAGCATCCCAAACAAGTTTATTTGGAACCTTTTTATATTCTTCTTCTATTATTTTAATTGCTTTTGGATTACCTGATATTTTTTTCCAATTTATTTTTTTTCTTCGGCTTTTGGGGCTATTAGATAATTTTTTTTCTTCATTTATTTTTATTGTTAATAAATTTATTGCTTTTGGGTTTCCTGATAAAATATTCCAATTTATTTTTGCTGAATTATGATCCTTATCATATTCTTCTTCTATTATTTTAATTATTTCTGGATTCTTATTCTCACATAAAGCATCCCAAACAAGTTTATTAGGATCCCTTTTATATTCTTCTATTAATATTTTAATAGCATTAGGGTTCTTACATAAATCAGGCCAATTAAGTTTGTTTGAATTATGATCAACATCATATATTTCTTTTAAATAAGGAATAACTTTCTTGTTTGTATTTTTTGCTAAATTATAATAAAAACGTAATAATCTTTTTGATTTTGTATCATTTTGATTTTTTTCACCAATCCATTCATGACCATTATTAATTCTTTTTACAATTTCAGGTATCAAATTATATATATTATGATTTAATCCTAAATATTCAACATTCATGTCATACATTAGATTTTCAAATGGATAGATTTTTTCTAAATCATTAGTTAATACATATTTACTGTCATTGTATAATCTTCTTAAAAAAATATCAATCAAATCTGGATCTTGTATGTGTTTATTATGAATCGCAAAAGCAGGAGCTATTTCTTTCATATATTTGATTCTTAAACTATCTGGACTTTCGGAATTGCTTATTGGACTTTCGGCTTTTTTGAACATTTTTGCTTTATCAAATCCACTTCCTCCACCATTACTTTTTGATTTTCTATTTTTAATAATTGATCCTTTAATCATAATATATCTTCTATTAAATAACATTAATTTTTTTGAAAAAACATCTGAAAATTTAACATTAGTAAATGATTAATCGCAAAAAATATTAATCTGCTATAATATAACTGTTCATTGTATTAGCTCACGCACTTTTAGATTGTAAATATAGAAGGATTTGCTAATAATTTAGGCAAGTTTATATAGCCGCAAATACGATTTAATTCAGGATGATTATATAGAGTCCCATATCATCCAGAAACAAATGCAATCGAAGAATTTTTAGTCAATTAAAACATTATATAAAAAAGGAAAGTCCTAATACATACGAAGATATAGAAAGAGTAATAAAAGATATAATAACTACCAAAATAAAGAGAGAACATTTAAAAAATTATCTAAAACATAGTTTTAATATATATAAAAATAAATAATCTTGTCTCATTTTTCTTTTCGGTCGGTGTAATTACATTTGTTCTATCTTCAGTCTGTATTTTTTTAGTCTTTCTAATGTTTTTTCAGCACTGTCGGTCATTTCAAAAGAGAACTTAGGTAAGTTTAAAATTGATTTATTTTTTCTATATGGAAAAAATCTACTACCAATCAACTCTCCTACCGATATTTTATCTCGTAATAGTCCTAAAGTATGATTTGGAAATGTTTTTACAATATTACTATTAAATATGGGTAAAGTTAGAACTTTTTGCGGAAGTACATAAAACAATATACCTCCTAAACTAATAAATAGATATACATTTATAACCCCTATAATTTCTTGTTCCTTATCTTTCTCTTCTATTATTTCTTTCCAGCTAAATGTAAGATAATTATCATATTTGTTACAATCTTCTAATAATGGTCTAATATCAGTAGCCGAATTATATGTCGGCTTTTTTGTAAAATGTTTGATTTTATTACATATCTCATTTAAATTATCGTCTGTTAATTCAACCCTATTAAAAAAATTATTAGGTTTTTCACAAATATCTATACATTTTAATATATAATTATATATACTCACAGTATCAAAGCGGTAATGATATTCTTGTTCGCCAATTTTATAAATAATGTCTGAAGAATATTTCTGTTTTTTAGGTGTCATATTGCTAAACTCCTCTTGTGTATAAGGATCTATATCATTCTTGTAATAATCATCAGCTACATTATAACTACTACTATTACTTTTATTATCACGTTTATTATGTTTCTTCTTATCGCTTATTGTAGAAAATGCCTTCAATTTTTCTGTATCTGAATATTCACTGTGAGGTATTATAATACTTTCACTCTTTGCTTTTCTATTTGATACATGTAATAATGGCTCATCTTTTTTTAGCCTCTTATAAGCATTAAGAGACAATAATTCCATACTTTGTTTAGGCGAATATTTACCTTCATAAATGCGGTCATATACATCTTTATTAAATTCATATTTCTTCATTTTCCTATCATATTCGTTGTTCATTTTTTCTTCATATTCTTTTAGTTTTATTTCATTTGATAATTTTTTTTCATTAAATTCTTTTTGCTTTCTTTTTTCATCTTCATATAATTTTCTTTCATCATCTAAAAGTTTTTCTTCAAATTCTTTTTGCTTTCTTTCATTTGATGAATTTGCTTCAGGGACATTTGTATATTTATTTAAATGTATTTTATACATATATAAATCTCCTGGAAGTTGTTGTTGCTTTACAGGTATTTGTGGCTCAACACCTTTATTTATATTATAGAGATCTTTGATATAATTTTTGTAGATAGGGATTTTTTTGTTATCGTTATATAATTTTATAATGCTATTATAAATTCTTATAAAGGTATCAAAAACATTACTTGATGCTACTTCATCATCATCTATATAGTTTATTATACAATATGACATATATTTATATTCTTCTGGAATGCTCTTTTCTTTTGCAATCAATTCCAATAGTAATATTTCTTTTATGAATACATGGTTATTTTTCTGCTGAGGATTTTCAAGAAAATCCTCAACATATTGAAATGGTATATTATCAAATATTGCTTTACAATATTTTAATACATTCATATTAAAAACAACCTTGTCAATAACTGCGTTTGTTATTTTAGATTTTATTTTGGGTTCTCGCATGTATACTATTAAATCATAAATGTCTGAACATAATTTCATTTCTAACTTGTGAATAGAAAAATCACTTTCACTCATATTTAACAAATAATTTTTGAAAAATTTAAATATATAAAGAAACTCAACTGTATATTGATTTTCATTATATGTTTCACCATTATTATATACAAATTGCGAAGTATTATAAACAATTATATCTAAATATATATTTAGTTCGCTTTGAAATATAGGGTCATATTGGAATGTTTTTGATTTAATAAAATATACTATAAAAAGATAATCATAATTTATTTGATATTTACTATTCTTGCTTCTATCTGAAAATACCCACGTGTGTTCATTTGGTAAACTATCTTTTATTTTCTTACATTCTTCAACAGATAATACTTTTATTCTTTTAGTTTTTAAAATAATCCCAACAAGTCCATTAATAAATTCTTTATACAAACGAACGTATTCACCTTTTGGATCTAAAGATACACGAATCTCTTTATTTGTATATGGATTAATACTGGGATTTTGTTTCCATTTATTAGCATAATAAATAATAATATCTATAGGCTTTGGTAAATTTTCAAAATTAGGAAAATTTGCAACACACCATTTATATAAAGTTATATATGATATATCCTTATTTATATATATTAACCCTGTGAAAGGACTTACAATATATGGTTCTCTATTAATATCTTCTTTTACTTCAACAGTATCTAACCATAGGCCAATATGTTTCTTATTTTTTGGTGACAATTCATCTAATATTTTTAACTGTTCCGTTTCATTTAAAGTTAAATAATTATTATGTTGTTCTTTTGTCATGATTTTTTTTTTAGAAAAAGAAAAACATGATGCCATAATATTCAATTATATATAATCTATATTACAATAATATAAAAGAAAAAATAAGTTTACTCTTTCTTAGAATCTTTTATTATGCTGGCTTTGATTTTATTAGCAAAGTTCCATAAGCATTCATAGTAATAAGAGATGGATCTACAGTGATTGCTTCAAATCGAATATTACAAACCTTGTAAACATTTAACTTGTCAATATTTAATTTCTCTTGTATACTTATTAAGCAATCGTTTCTCGCTTTATCAAAAATAGTATTATCAAAACCTTTATTACCAAACATATTCAAAAAACCTGTAGCAGTAGAGCGAATAATATTTATTGCGACAGATTCGCAAGTATGTATAATGCCTATTTCATTATATGTGTTGTCTTTGTTCTCTTGAGTTGACAATCTATTATCATTAAAAATATGTGCGTTCTCTATGCTTCCTCCACTCTTCTTTTTATTAGAATTTTTTATTTGTAAGTTTTCTGTTAAGTTTTCTGTTGAGTTTTCTGTTAAGTTTTTAATTTTACGTGGCATATTCTATTATTATACTTTATAATAATATTATTATATAGCAGTACTATTTATTTTTTTTTATATACTTATATTCCTTAATTCTTTGTAGATGATTGTTGATTTGGCATTTTAATTAAATTATCATGGGTTTACATTAGAACAAATATAGCAGGATTTGAAGATAATTTTTGCCAATTTATTCGTTTATGTATGCTTAAATCATTTAATTGTTGACCATTTAATCCTAATTGATATTTCACTCTTTTTTCTAATAATTGTATTGCGTTTGGATTACTTGATAGCAATAACCAATCTATATTATCATAATTTTCTGGTAAACTTAATAATTCAATTGCTCCAGGATCACTATTAGTACATAAGGCTGACCAATTTATTTTGTAAGGTAATTTATCATACTCCTCTTTTGATAAATTTTTTTCAAAATTCATTCTATCTCTTATTAAATCAATCGCATTAGGATTTTTACATAAACCACTCCAATTTAATTTGTCAACTGGTATACCATCTCTTAATTTATTTATAGATATAGTTATTAAATCTACTACAATTTTATCATGTATATCATCAGGTAAATTTGCTATCCCTGTTTTTGATCTTGCTTTTGATAGTATACTTGCGATCATTTTGCTTTTTGCATTTACATTTTTTTTGAAAGGAAAAAATATTGCTGGGTTTTCTGACAAAGCATTCCAATCTATATCATCTAATCGTATTTCCTCTTTTATTTTTTTTATAATTAATGGTATTGCTTTTGGATTAGCTGATAATGCGCGCCAGTATACCTTATTTTCTAAATTAGCATACTTAGTAGGTGATAACATATTCTCTTCTTTTATTTTTTTCTTAATTAATGATATTGCTATAGGATTTGAATTATTTGATAAACCATCCCAGTTTATATAATCAGGATTATCTTTTAAAAATGTGATAGCATCATCGCAAGGATTGCGTGAAAATTCATACCATTTTATAAAATCTATATTTTTGTCCTCCAATAAAAATTTAATCGCAGCTGGACTTGTATTACTTGATAAACTTTTCCATTTTATATAGTCATAATTTTCTGGCGAAGTTAATATATCTATTGCATATGGATTTTTTGATAATTCTTCCCAATTTATTTGTCTTCTAATATTTGGATTTTCTTTTAATTCAGCTTTTAATAATTCAATCAATTTTGGATTTGAACTTTTATTACATGATAAATGGTGATAATTTATAAAATTTTTATTTTCTGGCAAGCTTAAAAAATCAATAGCATTTGGATTTTCTGATAATACATGCCAAGCTATTAATCTTCTATTCTGTTGTAATTTCAAAAAATCAATTGAGTTTAAATTAGCAGATACAAAATCATTACTTAATTTATTACTTGGTAACCAACTTACTAATGTATATTTAAGTAAAGTTATGTATTTTTCTTTAATTACTTTAAGTGCTTTCTCTGGTAAATCTAAAAATCTAATTGCTTTCGCACTCATACCACTAAGCAACTCAGGCGATAATTCATTAATTGGTGATAATTTAGCCTTATCCTTCTCTTTTTTTGTTTTAGCAAATGAATCTATATAATTTGAAAAAGTGATAATATCTTTACAATATTCTGTTAATTTACTAACTTCAATTTGTAAAGCTAATGCCATAATATTTTTAAACTCTTCATTTTTACAGATTAGATCATAATTTTTAATAGAAAGCATAGACAATGGATTTTTCATTGAGGATATACTTGAATAAACTTCTTTAGATTTTGATCTATGTAATAGAATCTTGAATACAAGATTTGCTTTATCTTGCTTTGACAACATTTTTATTATATCTAATATAATAAAATAATTAAATAATAAAATAATTAAATTATATATTAAAAAAAATGATTAAAAATAAGGTTATTATTAAATATATGATAAATAATGAAAAAATTTAAAAATAATTATTTATATGAGTTACCTGAAGATATTCAAACACTAATATATAAAAAGGTTTATCAGTTTTCACTCAAACTTATAAGAGATAGCAAGGAAGCAATAAGCAATTTTAATAAACTAATAGAATATATTAAGAAAAACAAAGATAGTAATAATAGTAATATAAATAATCAAGCAATCTGGAACATTATCTTGAGGAGAGATGTTGGCGAACCCTATTACAAATATTTTCAATATTACGCAGATAATACAACAGACTTTCTTCTACTTAATAAATCAACAATGATTAAATATGATACATCGTATTCTACTATTAAATACATTGAGTTCTCAATATATCCTATAGAAGATAGAATACCCTCGCCAAATTTTAATTATATCAAAAATACATTTGAGCAATATATTCACATATTCTTAAGTATGAGGCTTTATAATGATAAAGACAATAGTGATGAGAATAATGACAAATATAGAAATATTAAGGATATCAAGTTATTGAATAATAAAATAATAGTAGAATTTCGTGATACATACATATTTAGATGTTATATTGATATTTATAATAATATATTAGAATTATATAACTTTATTGTATGTATATTAGACATATTATCTATGTTTAATAATACTATATACCCTGAATATAACCTTGACTATCTGAATGACCTAAATGATTTACGTGAATGGTTTAAGTATAACACATTTTTCAACGGATTTGTAATTAGCAATAAAGGAGATACCATCTGCCCTTTCTTTAATTCATAGATGATATAATAAAAATAATTAGTTAAAAAATGATAATTTAGATTGATTAATAATATTAAGTAATAGTATAATTAATTGATTTTAATTAACATATAAATGCCTTCTGCTTTTGTCAAGAATTATTTATATGAACTACCTGATGATATTCAGAGGATGATATATAAAAAGGCATTTAAGGAGACTCTTAACAGTATAAGCAATATGAGGGAATCACTTGATAATTATGACAAATTAGTAGAATATATCAAAAATAATCATTATGATGCTTATAAAAGCCATGCTATATGGAGTATTATGCTCTGCTATAGGAAAGATATAGGCGACCCTTATTATAAATATTTCCTATATTATTCTGATAACGAGACAGATTATTTGCGACTTAATAAAACAAAGATGATTAAATATAATAGCGCATATTCTACTATAAAATATATAGATTTTGCTATATATCCTATACAAGATAGTTTGCCTACAGAAAATTATAAAAATGTAAAAAAAATATTAGAGGAATACACAGATATTTTTCTTAGTAATTATACAGATAAATATACTAATATTAAAGGAATTGAATTATGTAACAATAAAATACGAATAGAATACAAGGAAACACATATATTCAAATCTCATATAGATATTTATAATAATATCTTAGAAACATATAATTTTATAATATGTATATTTAATATTTTAAATATGTATAATAATTTATATCCTGCTTATAACTTGGAATTTATGAATGATCTTGATGACTTACGCGAATGGTTTGAATATAATTCATTCTTTTGCGGTTTTATACTTAAAGAAACAGGTGATACAATTATACCCTCCTTCTATTCAGCAAGATATATTTAGGATATTCTATAAATTTACTCTTTATTATTTAATAGTAAATATAGAGGGATTTGTAGATAATTCACTCCAGCTTAATTTATCATGTTCATTTAACCTTGTATATATATTATGTGGTAAATTAACCTCATATATTATTCTCTTTTTTATTAATTCAATTGCGCCAGGGTTTTTAGATACCTCATCCCAATATATTTTATTATTTTTGCTTAATCTATCATTTTGTATTTCCATTCTTTTATCTAATAATTCAATTGCTTTTGGATTTGAATTACTTGATAATCTTGTATAATTAATATTATTAGGATATGCTTCTAAAATTACAAAAGCCTTTTGATTTGGGTTACTTGACAATATATTCCAATTTACAATATCTGGATTCTTCATCATTTCTTCTTCTAATAATTGGATTGCTTCTGAAGATTGATTGCCGCATAATTCACACCAATCAATCTTCTCATAATTTGCTTTTAATATTTTAATAGCTTTTGAATTTCTTGATAATATTTGCCAAAATCTATTCCAATTTATATTATATATTGTATTTTTAATTAATAAATTGTCTTCTATTAATTTCATTGCTTCAGGAGTTTCATTTGCTGCTAAACCTTCAAAATTTATATGGGTCTGGTGTATTTTAATTTCTTCTTCTATTAATTTCATAGCTTTAGGGTTTGTATTAAATGATAGAAATCCCCATAATATTTTATCACGATTTGCTTTTAATATTTTAATAGCTTTTGGATTTTTTGATAATGCTTCCCAATGTATTCTTGTTTCTGGATTAACCTTTATTTCCTCCTTTAATAATTCTATAGCTATTGGATTTGTATTACCAGATAACCAATAATAATTTACCTCTATGTTATTTTCCATTAAAAAATACAAAGCATTTGGATTTTTAAATAAAAACATTGAGTATTCAAGTAATTTATGTGCTGGAATCCCATCTACTAATTTATATTTTTCTAATTTAAATTTAGATTTATATAAAGATTTAAAACTATCATGAGTAATATGTTCTATAATATGTTCAGGTAAATGAAAAAATTTTAATGTTTCTGCTTTTATATTTGGAGGCAAAATAGGTAATAAATCTTTAATTGGTAATTTCTTAGCCTTTGTTTTTTCTTTGATTTTATTTTGTGATAAATCTATATATTTATCTAAACCTTTGACATTTATACAATAGGTAGTTAAGCTTTTTATATCAGTATTTAATACTTTTGCCATCATTCTTCTAAGTATTTTATTATTACACATTTTTTTATAATCTTCTATAGAAAGCCTAAGCTTAGGATTATCTATAAGTTTTTCATTTTGAAGAGCACTTCTTAAATTCATTAATAGAGGAGACTGATGCAACTGCGGAGACTGCGACGACTTAGGATGTTCAGATTTTTTTTTATTTGTTATTACAGTAAATGATGTATTTGCTTTAGAATTTATAATTAACTCTTTTTTTTTTTCTAAATCTTCTAAAATACTCTGCATTTCTAATAATATAAAAATAAAATAATAAAATAATTGGTATTTGCTAATATTTTATAATATATATTATAATATTATTTTAATTTTTAGTGTATATGGGATAAAGATTGCATCTTCCTGTAATATACTAATAATAAAAAAATAAACCCATATTATATATAATTTTCAAGAAAAGGCATGTTCCCGCATAACCAATATTTTAGTAAATACAAATGATCTCTTATTAAAATGATTTTTTGTGATATCTTTCGGCGTATTATATAAGCAACAGGGCTTTCTGATAACAATGAAACTTGGCCAGACATTTTATAAATAATACTATATATATTATTTATAATAATATTAAGTATATTTATAATAATTAAGATGGAAATAAAAAACCCTAAACCATTTCCTTTTAATACATGTGAAGTTAGAGGAGATATTGTAGATCAACCCTATTCAGCATCTATAAATATTTTATCATGTATTATTCTTCTTTATTTACTATCTCAAGCAAAGCATATAGAAATAAAGTTTTTTATATTATCTTTATTTATATTTCAAGCATACCACGCATATTCTCATATGTTCTGGAGCAATAATGAAAATAGTTTAGAGCATGTATATATTATTCATACAATTTCATATCTTATAGTAATTGCGCTAATTACAGCAATATCATTTATTACTGGCAAATTTCCTAATATTCCTATAATATTCGCAGCAATACTGATTGACATATACATATTATATAATTATATAGGAACTGTATATAATGCTATTTCTGGAATAAATATATGGGTTATTGTGCTTATTACTGGGTTATGGAATGTTAAAATACCTATGAATGTAAAGCGATTACTACCACTATTGTTAATATTATTTGTTATCATCATAGCTTTATTCTTTAATGAAAAATACAATTGTGACGCAATGATGAAAGCTCATCCATTTCCATATCATACAGCAATAGAGACTATGGGGTTAATAATTTCGGCATTGTTCGCATATATATTTATATTGCTGGAGTTAGATAAAGAGAAATTAAAGTAAATAAAAGTAAATGAATAAATATGTTATAATTTTTAAAGAGAATATTAAAAATTGATTAAGCTTGTTAAATGGATATAACAAGAGCCAATAAGCCAACGCAAAGAAGACGTGCAAACTAACAACAGCAAAGAAGAAGACAACAAATAAATCGCTTTCAACTACTCCTTATCAGCAATGAACTTCAATGATGATGATGGAATAAATGAGCAATTTAATAATTTAAATAGGATGCCATTCAAATTTATCAATAAAATTATAGATAAGATTAATGATAATAAGTATCTCATTAAAATTACCTTTCGTGAACTAATGGCAGAATCAACTCCTATTATATTCAATCGTGAATTAGAACAGACAAAGATAGATGAATTGTATACATCTATTTTGGATGGATATGATATTCCTTTCACTATTGATGCTATATATGATCCAAACACTAATATACAAGAAAAAAACATTAAGATTATAAATGGAAACCATCGGCATGGGGCCATATGTAAATATATAACAGAATGTGATAAGCATTTTGATTGCGATTTCAAGGTATATGTATGGATTTATGTTGTTGTAGACTGTGAGACTACAAATGTTAAGCAGAGCATTGAGTTATATACTAAAATTAATAACCATCTGCCATTTAAAAAGGCAATTTATGTTGATATAATAGCAACAAAATTAATTGATAAACTTTGTAGCGCAGAAACTAAACGGAAACATCCTATTATGAAAGCAATTTTGACAACTAATGGTGAAAAATGTCAACAACCTAACATAAATAAAAAAGAGGTATTTAATCTTCTAAATAATAATAAGGAAATAATTGATACCTTCCTATCAAAATACTCTAATACAGACGATATTATTTCTCAATTTATTAATAATATGATAGAGATTAATCATAGATTATCTATTAAGGATTTTAATGATTTATATAGCGTAATCCATCCGCAAAATAAGGTATATTTTGATAAAGCTTTTAAAATTGGTTTCTTCTTAAACCAAAAAAACTCTAAATATCCTAAAGAGGAATGGATAAAGTTCTTATGTGACCCTACCAGAATTTAATATCAATAAAGTCTATAAGTATATATATGTATAATTATACATATAAATATTATAATATTTATTGTAAATGTATATTTTTTATATTGACAATTTGAAGAATTAATTTTTATATTGTTTATTATGTATTTTTTTGTGCGCTTATCTATTGGATGCGCATATTGAAATATCATGATCATCACATCACTTATGTCATTAAACGCATTAGATTTCACAAACTCATTATAGCGTTCCTCGTGAACTCTTTGTAATTTATCCTTAAGTTTTATTTTTTGCTTAATAAGTCTAATAAGTTTTAGTTGTTTTTCATTTAAAAAATTTTCAAAATTACTTGTAATTTTTGTAGGTTGATGATTACGCGTAGCTGATAATGCGTTAACGTCTTTTTGCTGATTATTAATAATATCTGAAATATTTGCGATTTCAATTTCAATTTTTGAATAATTTTTGTGAGAATTCATAGTTGTTTACATTTAATAAAAAAAATCATTTTTTAAAATTATTAAAATTAATATTAATAATAGTAAATATAAAAATTATATTTGAGTAATTTATGTTGTCCTAATTAAAAAGAACATATCTAAATCTTGTCTCATATATTTAATTATTCTAAAATATAAATGTGGAAATGTAAGCTATTCCATATAAAATTTGTATTACCATAAAGGCTATTACGCATATAAATCTTAATATCTTAATATTGACTATTACAAAATCAAGAAATAATTCAAACTTATCTTTTTTATATATCCTATTATATTCTATGCGAGAATTCATTCTTTGCGAAGTATTTACTTATAAAGTAAAGAACAAAGTTTGCTTCAAGAGTTTTGCTTAGTTGGTTGTTAAAAAAATAATAACACAATTATATCAATTTTTAGAATATTATAATTTAATTATAACATATTTAGACATATACAAATTATTATTACCTAAGCAGTATATATCCTATTCATTATCTTCATCATCATCATCCTCTTGTTTGTATCCAATACCAGCCCATCCCTTTGTCTCATAAGGCTTATTTAATAGTTTTTCTACATATGCTTTGAGTTGATTACGATCTGGGCATTTCTTACCCTTGACTACATTAGATATACTCCATAATCTGAAGTCTGTATACAGTTTTGTAATAGTAATACGAGGTTCTTTGATTTGCGGATCAATTATAATACGATCATTAATAAATTGTCCAACAATATCATTATTCTGCTTATAACTCTCTGTAGCAACACGAACTTCGCTTGGTTCCGCAATTGCCATTGGATTAATATGCTTATGTCTATCAATAAGTAGACTAATAAATATCTCCTTCCATCTTTCAAATTTATCTGACAGCTCTAAATCCATATAAAACTCTGTTGGTTTATTGATATCTGGTGTCTCTGTAAATTTACTTGAAAAATTACAAACTTTGATGCGACGCCAAGTTCCACCATCATCACTGGGAATTTCTGGCAATTCATTACAAGTTAATATCATCTTGAATTGCGGCTTGAATTCATAAGGTTCCTTAAATAGCGTTCTTACCAATATCCTATCTTGTCCTGACAATTCTTTCATAAGCCCAATATTAAGCCTATCATTTTCGCTTGGTTCTTGCATGACCGCAAATCGTCGTCCCTTAGTTCGCTCTAATTCACTCTGAGCAGCATTACTGGCAGCACGCTTTTGCGTGAGAAGGGCAATAGGCAATATACAATAATATTCACCAATAGATTTTTGAATTAAATCTAAGAGTCGTGATTTTCCATTACTACCCTGTCCAGTAAATATATAGAAACGTTCTTGAGCAATACTACCGTCTATAATACATGCCAGTACATCCATTACATAATTTCTCAAATTTTTATTAGTAAATAATTTAGAGAAGAATTCATTAATTTCTGCTACTTCGGGTAATTCACTATTGTAATGAATATAATTGAGTTTTGTGCTCAGCAAAATGTAATCATCCGGCATGCCATCACGAAACATATGCATTTTTAAATCATAAACGCCATTATCAAACCCAATCAAATGTGATCTACTATCAAGCAATTCCTCAAACTTCTCATCAATGAAAAGTGTCCGACATTCTTTCATTATTGCGTCTTTGAAGGGAGAATTTTTTAATTGCATTGCTATTTTAAGACATTTCTTGCTTCTCTCGTCGTTAATTGCTTTTAGGGTAGGATCTTCAGTGTATTCATTAAAATAATTAGAACGTTCCATAAATTTCTTACAGATATCAGTGCTGAGGATTTTTCGTAAATCTAATCCTTCTCTTGCGCGAACCCAGCGATGCCTCTGTTTATCATATTTATACCAGATATCTTTAGAGATTGCTTTAAATTCGTCTTTGAATATGGAATGTACAACACATGCGATATCATAATGTGCGCCATCACTTGAAATACTTTGGTCAATTTTAGGAATAATTGCTTTATCAAGAATATTAACATATTTTACTAAATTATCTTGTTTTGCCCACCAACGAAGAGTACCTATTCCCATATTATCTTTTCTCATCTTATCCCATAGCTGATGGCATTCACCTTCAATATATACACTACTGATTTTTGAAAACTCAACCCATGTTTCAAGTAGCCTATAATCTATATTTCTTAATACCCAACCTAAGTTAATCCAATCTGTATAATTATCAGCTCTTGATGAAGATAAGCAATCTACAAGATTTTTAGCAAAACTAAATTCATCATCAGAAATATAGCTACGATTGATATTTAATGATTTGCCAAAAATATTATTCTGCAATTTACTTTTCAACTTTTGATCAATTGATGGTAAGATATGCTTACAATATTGGCTAATTTCAACATCAAATTCTTGCTTGACAAAGTTTTGAATATTATCGGAAAAATTACGCATAGAAAACAGTTTAATAAAATTAATTTCATCAGCTGCGTTTAATGTATATTGAGTATTTATAGTTTCATTATTAATATATTTATATATACTTGATACCCGATAAGTATCACAATCAGGTTTTTTAGAACCATACATTTGCCAGCAATTAACATCTATAATTGCTTTATCAACAATAGAATCATAATCATTACAAATTGGCAAATCTTTAAAAATATCTATTGCGATATCTAAAATTTTTCTTCTAATAAAATGATGCACGTTATTATTAACAATAATATATGGAAATATAATATGCAATCCATCTTTTAGCTTGTTTCGGAACTCAACCGGATTTGGTTTTTCCATAACATACGCAATATTAGCTTCTTCCGGAACATTTAAATATTGATTAATTACTTTGAAATAACTATTTACAATATTATATATATTTTCCAGCGTATATACACGATCATATTTTTTTTTACTATTTAACGATGAATTGGAGTCATGAGAATTATAAATGCCTGATTTATCATCAGGTATAGTAAAACGGAAATCTATATCAACACGAAGAGAGCTAGGCTCTGTGGGTTTTTCAGTAAAATATAATGGGATGCCATTTGTAAGCGCAAGACTATAAATATTCATAAATTCACTATAGTTGTCTTCAGGGACACATATTGATATTTTAGGATAACCTATACTTGTATTTGTATATGGCTTACCTTTCTCAACCTTATATTTGTTAATAAATGAACGTAAATCTTCATTTATACCCATTATTTTAATGTTTTAATATACTTATATATATATCAATTTTTATTTTTATACATTTTTATTTTTAGAAAAATAAAATTACTTTCTGTATATTATGTAGAGAAAAATATATATGACAATCATTGAGGAAACTATAAAATATAATAGTCCTAAAAATGCAAAAAATCCATATATTTTTTCAAAAGAATCATTAATTCACTTAATAAATACATGGAATAAACATAAGCCCGATAAAATAATATATAAAAAAACGGATTCAATATCAAAATTATCTAATCTACTAAATGAAAAAATAAAACCGGTATGTGATGATAAGCAATACTGGTGTTGGCCAGGAACTATTTCTAAAATAACAAACGATGCTAAAACTAAGGATATAATCAAAATGATTGAGAAAGAAGAGTTGCGTCCGGAAATGCCAATTGAATGGTATACTAATTCAAAAGAATGGCTAAGTAATTATGATATTGAAGATGTAATGCTACAATATGATAAAAGTCCTGAAAATAAATATGCGTTTTTAGGAGTTTACCCAATTGATTTTTCAGAAGAAGATAAATTTGGAAGATGTTTATATAGTCAAATATGTTCACTTGATATCAAAAAATATATTAATAGAAAGATTAAACATTTAGGACTAATCACAAATCTTGATAAACATAATCAATCAGGGTCTCATTGGACATCTACATTTATTATTATAGATCCTAAAAATAAATGTTATGGCGCACATTATTATGATAGTAATGCTATATCTATTCCAGCATATGTTAAAAAATTTATTAATAATATAAAACAGCGTCTACTAATAATATATCCTAATAATAAATTTAATATTACATTTAATACTATGAGACATCAACAAAAAAACACAGAATGTGGTATGTTTTCTATGACGCATCAAATAAGATGGTTAAATAGTATTTTAAAACATAAAAAATTAAATCTTCCCGATCCATATAAAGATGCTAATTTTATAAAATATATTACAAATAATAATAATATAACTGATGATAACATGAATATTTGCCGCAAATATTTATATCGTCCAAATATTAATGCGTATATTTCTCAAAAGAAAATAAAACTTTAATTATATCAATAATTACTTAAACAAAAAAATAAGTGTAAATATTAATAAATAAAATATAAAATGGCAATAATAGATGAATTTAAATCCGAAAAAAATAGGGATTTAATAATTCACGCATCAAATAAAATGTTACTTGACAAATATAAATTATCTTTAAGAGTTGAAATATTAACAAATATAATAAATACTATAATATCTTCTATGAGTAAAGATGCTATTTTAATGAATAATACAGTAAAACTTATGGAACTAAATACAATAACACTTGCTAAAATGAAAGATTATATTATAACAAATATTGAAAATATTAATTCCGCAAATGTAGTAGATAATAATGAAAATAATAGTATTAATGAAGCAAATATTACTGAATTTAATAATGAAGATTATAATAATAAAACAGATATTTTAACAAATGAAGAATTATTAATTAGAGTTAAAGAATATGAACATAAAAGAGAAATATCAAATACAATATATGAAAATAATATAGATTTAGCTTTGTCGTCAACTAATAATACGAATAATGCGAATAATACAAATAATACGAATAATGCGAATAATACAAATAATACGAATAATGCGAATAATGCTAATTTAATTTCTGAAATTATGGAAAAAGTTTTAACATCTCTTAATACAAATACTAATTCAAATATTAATAAAAAAACATTAATTATAAATAGTTTTAGTAGAGATTGGATAAATAATCCTAATCGTAATAAACTTACATTTACAGTTAATATAGATTTGGTAAATAATATTATAGAACCATTAAAGATATTATTTCCAAAATATGTCAAAGAGTTAACACCATATATAATATTAGTTGTTACAGACAATCATAAAACATTTAAGTATAGATTTTTGTATAGTAAATCTTCAGGTAAATGGGATATATGGAAATTAATAAACAAGGGTGATAATATTAATAACAATATTAATTTAGCAAATAAAAACTGGACAATTAATTTTTTAGATTATCTTAATAATGAACTTAATTTAGGAAAAGACTATATTAAAATAAGTAATATAAATGATTATAAGATTAGCGCATATGATTCTAATTTGTCTATTGATACAAATATTGACAACCTTTTAATGCCTTGTAATAGTGACATTAATAATAATTTAAAGGATAGTAATAAATTCAATTTATATGAATTAAATATAGATTATTCTAATTTATTAGAATATGATGAATATAAATTGAATATAATATCTAAATATGATTATATACAAATGAAAACTATTAATAATGAATATATTAATATTAAAGTTGTTGATATTAATAATGATATGGGAAAAATAATTATTTTAAATGAAAATAATTTAATGAAAGATATATTCATTAATTCATTGCTATTAAATTATGGAGCTCAATATTCAATTATTTTAACTTATTACCCTAAAAGAATTGGAACATAATATTACATAACTAATATTAATAATGCCGAAAATATAAAAATAAGCATGGTTATAATATCCAGCCTATATCGCAATTTCATTTTTTCTTTTTCTGATATTATCAAATTTGAAGTTGTAGTAAGTTTTTCTGGGTTTTCATATATATTCTTACTTTTTTCTGCTATTTCATATATATATTTATATACATATGTATAACTAAGAACAGTATCAATATCTATACTATTTATATCATTATTATTAATAATAATTAATATTAAACCAATGAGCAGGCAAAACATTATAATATGTATAAAAATATTTGAAGAATTAATATGTAAATTCAAATAATTAACAATAATTCGCAATTTATAAGAATCATAATTAATTAATATAACACTTAATATTATTAGCAATATATATATTGCGGAATAAATTACTATACCTCTAAATATTGATCCTATTACATTATAATCAATTAAAAATTCAATTAAAACCATTGAGAATGTTCGTATAATTAATATAATACATATGAAAATAACTTTATCTTCAAATGATATCTTTAAAACTTCTTCTGGATCTAATTCATTATCCTTAAAACGATCATATAATCTATTTTCTTGTTTTAAAGTTTCAATTGTATTACCTTTTGCTTTGTTTTTTTGTGAATCCCTTATATAGTCATACCATATATTTTTATAAATGGAAGTTAGACCTTTTTCTGTAGATTCTTCAAGATTTATATTATTTTTTTTTTCAAATGGGTTATCAATTTCATTTATACCCTCAATTGTCTGAATACTTTTGATAAGATTATCAATCGCATTATTTAATTTCTTTATATCATTATATTTATCTTCATAATATTTATTACTTTTTTTTTCTCCTCCATCTTGTTTTGGGTATCCATTGTATCCATTGTATCCATATCCATTGTATCCATTGAATCCATTTGGATATCCTCTCCCTTCTCTTTCTCTATTCTTACTGTTTTTTAAATCTTCTAACATTTTTTTTTCATCTAAATTTATTGCCAAAAATTTTGCTACCTCTGTTTCCTCATTTACAATTAATGATAATATTGAATCTGTATATTCTCTTTCTTTAGTATAATCTTTTAAATATTTTCGTATTTCTATTATTTCTTTAGAAAATTCTTGTTTATATGAAGCTATTAAATATTGAATAATATCATTTAATTTATTTAATTGCTTATCTAATAATTCTTTCATTTCTTTTAATAATTTTTTTCTTGATTCTAAATCAATTCTTTCATTACTATTTTCTTTTATTTTTGCGTATTCATCATTAACTTGTGTATTATTAATATTTATAGTTTCATAATAAATATTTTTTTTAAATTTATCTATAATTTCTTTATTTTCTTTATCTCCTGAATTTAATTTTTTTGATACTTCCGCAATAATTTCTGATGATTCTAATTTAATAAAATTAATTAAATTTCGATATTTTTTTTTATTTTCATTATGAATATTTTTATTTTCTTCATTCAATTTTTTTTTTTCTTCTTCATTTTTAATTTCTTTTATTAAATTATTATTTTTTTGAATAGAATCATATCTTGATATTTCATAAACATCATTATTAAAAATATCAAGATAATAATTAAATACACATATATATTTATATGAATTAAAAGAACTAATAGATATTTTATTTGTATCTAAAACATCTCTTATTATTTTATCTAAATTTTGCGGATCTATTTGAGATTCTTTATTAATATTTTGATAATCTGCTATTTTTCTTTTTACTTCGTTTATTATATCTTTAATTATATCTTTATTTTTTGATTGAAGAACAAAATCTTCTAATATTTTAATAAATATATTTAAAATTTTAATTATTTTGGAATTAAAATCATTATAATTTGTAAGGGTATTGTTTGATATATTATCTTCAATAATTGAAATATTATTATTAATAAAATCTGTTTTAATATTATTTAATATATCGCTTAATGTTTCATCTTTAGATAATTGTTTATATATCTTATCTATTTCTTTGTTTATTATTTTTAATTCTTTTAAATAATCTCTATTATTTTGCGTTGGTTTATTATTATATGTACTCATATACTTATACGCCTCCTGCTTAATATTGATTATTTTTATTTTGAATATTATTTAATATTTATAAATAACATAAAAAAATTAATTGATAACTACTTTATACTACTGCTTTAGCAGCAGTAGAAGCAGCCGCAGCAGTTTTGCTTGCGCTGGCAGGGAAATGATGAGAAATTAGTTTTTGTAGAATAAAATAATTAATCTCCTCACTATCGCCAACATTCAAGATTTTTTTAAGTTTAGTGTCAGGAAGAATAAAACGCTTATTCTCAGGCTTATTTAGGTTGTGCTCTTTTACATAAGCATTTATTAGTCTTGTAATATCTGTTCGTGATTTCTCAGTTCCATGAGGGACACCAATAAAATCACATAGTTCATCTGAGATTTTATTAGGTTTAGCAAATCCAGATGGCGAGTTCTTAGCATTTTGACGCTTTTTTTGTGCCTTTTCAATAATTTTTTGTTGCTTATCATATTCTTTGCTCAATACTTTAAGATTTGCTTGAATATCTTTAATATAAGCAGATAGAGAATTTACCTTATCAATAATATTTGATAGAACATTATCAACAGGAGCTTCTGCAACAGGTGGAACAGCAACTGGGACCGCAGTAGCAGTAGCAGTAGTAGCAGTAGTAACAGCATCAGGTGTAGTAATAGAAGCAACTTCACGTACAATTACAGGAAGTACATGAGGAACTTGTGAAGTGCTCGCAACTGCTACTGGAGAGCTTGTAGAAACCGGTTTCTTCTTTTTAGATTGAACATCAGCTACAGATGTTTCTGGTGAAATTGATGCGGTAGCAGCAGCAGCAGCGGTAGTGGCAGTAGCAGCAGTAGCAGCAGTAGCAGCAGCAGCAGCAGTAGGTTGTTTTTTAGAAGGTGTTGGCATTATTTATTACTTTATGATTACATATATTATCATTTGTTTATATAATTTTTTATATTAACATTATAATTGTAAAAAATAAATAAAATATTATAAAATTTAATTATGAAAAATATATATATATATATATATATATATATATATATATATATTATTTTTAGTTATCATAGCTTTCGTAATCATCTGAATAGGCATCACTATAATATTCATATTCTGAATAATTATCACTATCGTAAATATTATAGTATTCATCATAATAGTCGCCATATCTATCATAATTACTTTCAGTATCATCGTATTCGCTTAGATTATTATCATTTAAGATAATATTATTAGCAATAGTATTACGTGTAGCCTGACTATTCATTTCATCATATACAGTTATGTACATATTTTTAAGATTAATATAGTGTTGTGCTACATCATCTGTTTCAATCTCTCTTTTTTCACGCTCCTCTTCATGTTTTTTTTCCATTCGAACTTCATGAAAGAAACATGGTGGTGGGTTTAATTTTTTATTAAATGTATCTTTAATGTTTTCTATATAATAATTATCTAATTCTTTTCTTAATGAATTATCCAAATTATTTTGTGTAATATAGAAGTCAATAATAGCATTCTTGCGATATGTTTTAATTACATCAGTATTATACTTGCGAGATACAAGATATGTACAATAAGCATCGTAATAATCCTTGTATGCGTCTTCATAATCTTGAAAATTATTTTTATCATCGTTATAAATGCTCCATTTTTCACCGGTATCATTATACATATCCGCAAATACTGAAAAATCCGCAAAATTAATATGTGTTGTTTCAATCATTATTATATAATAAATTAGTATTTAATATTAAATACTTTATATATACTTTATATATCATTTTTTATTATTATATTTAAAAAAATAAATAATTCTTTTTGTATATTTTATAAATTTATATAAGTTGCTATAAGGTTATTAATATATTCATTAATTTTATCAATCTCAACATTAGGCGAATGTCTATATTCAATATTGAATGATTTAGATACTACATTATCATCTAAATAATCATACCTTATTATTAATGATATTCTATTATTTATTTTAAATTCTTTAATTAAATATATTGAAATATTATCAATTTCATTAGTACATGGGAATATGTATTGAGGAAACTTATCAATCTTTGATGATAATATAAATATATTAGATTTATTTAAATTACCATTATTATATTTATCATATTTTGATTTTATCATTATTTTAGAAGATACATATTGATTATCATTAGAAAGTTCATAAGTATATATTTTGTCCTTATAGTGATAAGATTTATACTTTTCTTCCTTGTACTTTTTATATTTTTTTTCAATTATATTTTCAATATCATTATAGATATTAACATCTATAACATCATTAACATCATTGATATTATTATCAGCATTATCTTTGCTTATGAATAATTCTATAATATTAACATCATCTGTTATAAAATCTGTTAAATTTATAATGTTCATAATAGCAATATTTTATTGATAATAATATATCATTATATCATTTTTTATAAAAAATGATATAAAATATTACATAGTGTATTTAGTATAATAATTTAAATATGACAAATGAATATGTTTATTATGATTTAAATACAGAAATTAAAAAATTTGAAAAAATTAATGAAGAAAATAAAAATGTTATAGATCCTATTAATAAATATAATAAACATAAAATACGCGAAGATTTTAAAGAATTACTTATTGCTAATTTACATATTTCTGAATTAGAAGTGAATGATTTAGAAATTGGTATATTTAATGCGACCATAGACTATGCTAATAATGCCAAAATACAATTATCATGGAAATGTCAAATGTTTTTAGAAATATATTCTAATATTGCGAGAAGTATCTATTCCAATATTAAAAAAGATAGTTATATTGGAAATGAAAAACTATATGATAGAATGATTAATAAAAAAGAGTTTCATCCGCATATGCTCCCTTATATGCAATGTAAAGATATATTTCCAGAGAGATGGAAAGATATTGATGAGCGTAATCAATTGCGATTAAAGGCTGCTTATGAAATTAAACTGGTCGCGATGTCTGATATGATTAAATGTTCACGTTGTAAAAGTATGAAAGTTAGTTATTATGAACTACAGACCAGGTCTGGAGATGAAGCATCTACGCTATTTATGCGTTGCTTAATTTGTGATAAAAGATGGAAACAATAAAGATATAGATAATACTAATAGTCAAATGACATGAATTCAAAATATTCGCTAATAATATAATAGGCAACTCCTAAATATATCATTTTCTCATCATTATCTACAAGTGTAATAATATTTTCATAAATTTTTTTATTTAATATAAACTTTTCAATTGCTCTCTGAATTCCATATTCATATATTACATTTTCTAAATCTTCTTTTCTATATAAAGGCAATTCTAAGTGATTGAAAATATATCCATTTGTATTATTAACTAACCAATCTTTATTCTCGCTTTTAATTTGACTTATTTTTTCATATATACATTTAGCAATATTGTTTGCGTTATTGTTCAAAATAATTTTATAATACATTATTTAGATTATTAATCTTTAAAATATAATTAATCATTTTTTTATATAAAAATTGATATATATTTATTATATATATATAATAAGAATAATATGAGCAATATCAATAATATGAATAGCATTATAAATAATAGTTTATCAGAAATTAAATATATCTTTGTATATAAAGAGTTTCTCTTACAAAAAATGAAAAATAATCGTAAAATTGAAACTAAAAAAGCAAGTGTGAGTTTTCATACAATTTGTGGAGATGATTGTATATGTGGAAATAATTATCAAAAACTCCTTGATAATAATTGTATAAATCTAAAAAATCTAAAGAAGTTGTGAAATAATATATAAATATAGTATATTATATAATATATAAAAAAATACAAAATGTATTATAATAGTGAAATTGGATATATTGATTTATTAAAGGATACCTTAAGTATTGGTGAAAAAAAAACTACGCGAAATGGGAATGTAATTTCTATTTTTGGATGTATGATTAATTTTAAAGATATTTCTACATTTTTTCCATTAATTACTACAAAAAAGATGTTTTTTCGTGGTATTGTTGAGGAACTTTTATGGTTTTTAAGAGGTTCGACAAATGCGATAGAATTAAAAGAAAAAAATATACATATTTGGGATGGAAATTCTTCACGTGAATATTTAGATAGCATCGGTCTTAATTATCCAGAAGGAGAATTAGGGCCTATATATGGCTGGCAATGGAGAAAGTTTGGCAAAGAATACTGTATTTATGATAATTATACTGAAGATAGTGATACAGATACAGATACTGATACTGATAGCGATTTAAGTCTGTATAATTATACAGATACTGAATCGGATACAGATAATAAATATAGTAAAGGTGTTGATCAGATTAAATATATATTAGAGGAATTGTCAAAAAATAATAATAGCAGACGTGCTGTATTATCAGGGTGGAATCCTTTAGACCTTAAAAAAATGGCACTTCCGCCTTGTCATATATTATATATATTTAACAGGAGTTCTAAAGGATTATCTTGTCATATGACTCTAAGAAGTTCTGATTTATTCTTAGGACTTCCTTTCAATATCGCGAGCACTGCTCTATTAACGCAAATATTAGCATATATTTTACATATTCCTGCTAATGAAATTTCATTATCTATTTGCGATGCCCACATATATGAAGAACATACTCCACAAGTTAAAAAACAATTTGATAATGAATTATATGACTTTCCTAAAGTTATTATTAAAAAAGAAGCTCCAGATATATCATTATCTATAGATGAAAAAATAAGATGGATTGAAAGTCTTGTTTATGAAGATTTTGAATTATCTAACTATAAATCTGGAGCATCACTAAGCGCTATTATGAAATAGAATGATGTGGATGAAAATATTATTTTTTATATAGTATTCCTGTGCTATATGTTGAAGAATTTATCATTAAAGGTTCCTCTGTTGTAAAATTATAATTAAAAGACGCACTATTTATAATTTCATTAAACTTTATATTTTCTCTATTTTCACTGTAAAATCCAATCTCTTTTAGTTTATGTATAAACGCCTTAAACTCTTCCTTACTTAATTCTCTATTTATAAAAATTTCAAAAGTTTTTTTGGTAAAAGAACTTCCTCGCTCATTTTTTTTTAATATTTGAATATATTCAATGTATTTAAGATTTAATGGCTGTAATTTTTGAATAATCTCCTTATATATTTGTGGCTTAATTGGTTTATTATCAAAACTTAAATCTTTTTTGGTTGTACATTTAATTTGAATTTTGAACATATGAAAATATACTTTGTTATTTATATTATTAAATTGTTTATATATCTATAAAAAATGATATATAATATTATCAATAATTATAAAATAATTATGAAAGAATATATATATATTCTCGCTAATAAAGATTGGCAATATGAAAACAAATATAAATTTGGATATACAAAAAATCCTATACAAAGGCTTAAAAATAGCCATGAGCAACATTCATATTTGTCTATGTATTTTTCATTATATTCAATTACAAGGACACCACAATATTCTTTAAAATATACAGAATATGACAAGATAATCTACAAAGATTTTAAATTTGAAAAATATAAAAAAAGATATAAATATTCTTTTAATAATTTATCATCTATAGCAAAATACCTTGTTAAAGATGGAGGTTCATTAGAGTTTATATACAAAGAAGGACTTGAAATATTTGAAAAAATAATTTTAGAAGATTTTAATATTTTAGGATTAATTGCAACAAAGATTGATGTTCATGATATTAATTTAGAAATAAAAGAATATTATGATAATATTACTGAAGATACTATAGATGATGATAATAGTAGTAGCGATGATAGCGAACAGGAAGAAGAATGTTATGAAAATATGTTTAAATTAAATGAATATAATATTGGATGTGAATGCCCTCAATCATTGCCATATAATATTATATTAAGGGAATATCAGCAAGAATTAATAGATAAAATAATACTATATATTAATGATAAAAAGAAATGTTACTTGGAATTACCAACAGGAGGTGGAAAATCAATTATTGTATATAATGTATTCAATATAATTAATCCAAAAATTATAATAATATTTAGTCCTCGTAAAATTGTAAACGCACAAAATGTAAGCAGTAAATATTTAAATATACTTAATGATGATTATAATGTCATTCATGATATTACTGGAAAGATTACTGAAAATACTATTATTGTCGCATGTATACAATCGTGTAATAAAATATATGAGAATATAATAAAATATAATATTTGCGATATTTTCATTTGGTTTGACGAGGCTCATTGGTCTCTTGAAGGATGGATTATAGATAATGCGGATAAATGTAAAGCATTCTTTCTTAATGATGACAAGCATATATGCTGGCGATTATTTACCTCAGCATCTCCAGATGAAAATATTATAAAAGAACATAAGCAAATATATGGCGAACTTATTAATAATGTTTCAGTTAAACAATTAATTGATAATAAATATTTATGTAATATTAACCCATATATTTTCTCTACAAAGAAGGATGACCCAGATATCTTAGAATATAATCTTAAAAATTTTCAAGATAATAATAAGAAATATGGAATGAGTTTTCATAATAATAGAGATTATGCTTATGAATTATTTATAAAGCATTATATATGTTATAAAAATAGAGGCACTATAATACACCCATTCCTTTTAATAAGCGATTATAAAGGGTTAAACTTAAATGATAATATTATTTTAAATTATAATTATAAAAGTATTAAAACATTTGAAAATACAGAGTATAGCATTGGCTATGTTGTTGCTCAATATTCTATGGGATATGACTTTAACTTAATTGACACAATATTTCTAAGTGATCCTAAACTATCGCATAAAGATATTATTCAAACAATAGGGCGCGGAATGCGACCTGATATGTTAGGCAACGAAGGAACAAACTTATATAAGATATTACATATTTACTTACCAATATATTTAGAAGATGCTGATGATACTAAAAATGAATATAATAAGATTATTGAAGTTTTAAAATATTTGCTTAATCATGTTAAGCTTACTTTTGAGGATATTAAATTTAGCAGCAAAAAACCTAAAAATATTAAGGATATAAATGATGAGGATAAACAAGCGCGTGATATTTACAAAGGAAGTGAAGAAGTTAAAGCAAAATTGCTAAATATTATTAGAACTGAAAATAAGGCTCTTTGGAATACTAAAAGAATTGTAAAACATTTATCTATGTATAATATTCATAATTCACAAGACTATAAAAAGTATAGTAATAAAAATATTCATTTAGGATTACCAGAGGTTTCGTCACTATTTACAGAGTTTAAGGATTTTGCTTGGTTCAATACTTATAAAGATGGCGAATGCCCTTACTATAATAGGATTGATTGTATTAAAGTAATAAAAAATATAGATATAGATAAATATTGTGATATGGATGATGATAATGATAAAATAGAATATTTAAATAAATATGATAATAAGATACCTAACACTAATTTATGGAGGTTTTATGGCGGTAATAGGAGTTATTATTTCTAAAGACTAAACATATTAACACATAACTCTTTCAACATTTCTAATTCTTTATTATGTTCCTCTATTCTATCTAATATGTGTTTTTTATATTCGTCGGTCATCTGTTCGTAATATGCGACTACCTTCTCTTGATTTTCAAGTGATGGGATGGGAATTTTTAATTCTCCTAATGATTTTTTATTTAATGAGCCCTTAGCAAACATCCCTGAGCCAAGTTTTGAAAAATCGTTAATAGTTAAGTAGTAATATAAATACATATTGCTTAATAAATTTTCATTTATACTTAAAATCCCTGCTATCGCTTCGTTTGTATATAATTGATTACCGACAATCGCAGTTTTACCAATACTTAATTTGAATGAGAATAATATTGTGTCTTTCGCAAATAGTTTTACATTACTTTTTTTAACTCCTAAGTCTGTTATTTTTTCCTTTGTATCATAAATATAGCCACCCTTTAAGTCTCTTATAGATGCCCATAAATTATTACCATTATTATAATATTCATTATTGTCTCTTGAAGGTGTTCCACCTATATCAATACTACAAACCTCCCCAAGTGTCTTCACCTCACTATTCTTATAGATTTCATTTAATTCATTATGTTTATAATATTTTTTAAACAATATCCCATTGCATTTTAACTGCTCCTTTCTTAATTTAATTGTGTCTATGCTCTTTGTAATCTGTTCGCATTCCTCAACAATTTCTTGCTGTCGCTCAAGAGATGGGATAGGGATTTTTAATTGTTCTAAATTTTTTGAATAAACATGCGGTTGAGCCAATCCTGTTTGTAGTTTATATATTTTTTCTTGAAACATTTTTAAGAAATAATAGAGATACTCTTTATTTATATTGTTATTTGGTATTATTGAAAAGCAATCACTAGCCCAAACCTTTTTATTATATTTACTAATAAACCCAGCATACGCTCCGCTAGAAGAACATAGTATAGTATTTTCATAAGTATTATATTCGTTATGGAACCCCATAGGTTTTTGTCCTCCTCCAATAACAGGGTATTCTCCTTCAACTAATGTGTCCTTTTTAATTCCTTTACCATTTTGAAACTCACAAACCTCCCCGAGCGTCTTCACTACAATACCATCATTATATTGTCTTTCTTCCTTCTTTATATATGCTGAATAACTCAAATTATAATTATTATTTTTAATATTATTGATAGGGATTACCATAAGTCTCTTAACACTATTACAATCGTCTGGAATATCTAAGAACTCAATATTTTTTGTTGAACCGTTCTTTCGGAATATTATAACAGCTGTTTTAATTGCTGTATGTTCAAATGCTCTGCCACTTACATTTATAATTTTAATAATATTAACCTTTTCGCACATATATTCACGAAACTTCTTAAACTTATTACCTGTAAATAACTCTCCATCAGGCAATACAATCGCACAAGTTCCATTCTCTTCAAGCATATATATACAATGCTGTGTGAATAGACATGCTCCATTATTTACGACTATGGGATATACATCTTTAAAATTAACATTAACTTCATTACCTAAATTATTTTTATTTTCATTAAACTTCTTTTCTATCTCTTTGTAGTTCATAGATGTTCCAAAAGGCGGATTAGTAAATATAATATCAAATTTCTTAGTGCCAATAAATGGATTTTCACATAAACTATTACATTTAATAATATTACTATTAAACTCATTTGTGGTTATCAAGAGGGAACATTGTCCAAACTTAATAGTATCCTTTTCTGTCTCGCAACCATAAATATTATTAGGAGTTATATTGCCATTGCTATATGCCCTTGCAAGTAATCCACCAGTTCCCATACAGCAATCATATATTGATGGATTTTCATAACTCTTAATGATATCATTTAATCCACACCCATGAAGAATTGTATGTATAAGAGGTCTTGGTGTAAAAAACTGCCCCAATTCTTTTGAACCTTTACCGCTGTTATAAACACGGAATGCTTCGTGAATATCTCCAAAAGATGTTGAGAAGGCATCAATAAATTCTTTGTTAATCTCTAATTCACAAATATTTTCTATAAGTTTCATAAGGGTTTTCTCTTCTTTACCAAAACTAAATGTTTTATCTTCTTCATTATATATACCATCTTTAAATATTTTAATTAGAAATTGCTCAATAAATGATTTCCATTTATCAACAGGGTATTCTGCATCTCTTATATTTTTTAAGTCAATACAATAAGACATATATTTATCAAATATTTTTTGTGAAATATCTTCATTATCTAATAATTTTTTACATTTCTTATATAACTCACTATCTATATTTTGAAATTGTGGCTGTAATATACGGATTGTCAAAATTTTCATTATATCATTCTGTGCTTTTGTTCCTACGACTGAATGCGAACTATATAAAATCTTATGACAATTATTAATAACTCTATGTAATTTATCTTTAATTTGCTTATAATTTGTATTAGTATCTCCGTTATTCTCCAAAGTCCATACGATTTCATTTATTTCTTGAATTTCTCCATTAAGAACATCTTCATTTTCATCCGCAACAATATTTCTTTCTGTCATATCTTTATTTATAAGCTTGCTATTCTTTATATTCCTAATTAATGTTGATTTTGCGTAAGGCTTCTTTTTAGCATTCAAATAAGATACATCATTTGTTTTACAGTATTCAATAAGTTCATCCAAAGAAAAATTTTCAAAATCTGTCATTATTTATTATTTATAAAATAAATAAAACTAATCATTTTTTAAAAAATTGATTTAAGTAATTCTTTATTTATATATATAAAAATGAGTAAAGAAGACTTTAGACAATTTGGAGGTTCAACACCTGAACTATCTATTACTGGATTAAAAACTTATGGTAGAGTAGTTGATATTTATGACGGTGATACAGTTAAGGTTATATTACCTGCGTTTGGTTCCTACTATAAATTTACAACAAGATTAAATTATATTGATACTTGTGAAATTAGAAGTAAAGACAAAGTATTACAAGATAACGCAATAAAGGCAAGAGATAGATTATTTGAACTTGTTACAAATACTAAAGTAATCACTAAAAATGATATTAAAAAAACATTAGAATCTGAAGTTTATTTAGTATGGGTTGATTGTTGTAATAAAGACAAATATGGTAGAATTTTAGCAAATATTTACAAAGATAAGGATACAACAAAAAGTTTTTCTGAAATATTATTAGATGAAAAATTTGCTTATAAATATGAAGGAAAAACAAAACTATCTGATGATGATATAAAAAATGAATTAAATATTTAAAATACATTTATAAAAATAAAATATATACTCAAATACTAATTTACTTACGCTGGTCGCAAAGCTCTCCATTTTTTAAATTTTTCAACAAAAACGCAAACAAACTTAATATTTGTTATAGCATTTTTATCACGAAATTCATTCCTTAGCAATTTGCTATCGCTTAGCGTTTGAACTAATGCTATACCAATCTTTGGTTTATTGAGAACATCTTCATTATCATAAACATTATAAATATCCGGTTCAATTGTTTTGACAATATATAATATTTTTTCTTCATTATTTAAAATATTAATAATATTGTGTTCAGTTTCTACTTTAATATTATTAATATTATCAACAATATCAACTTTTGCGACAGTCTTATCAGGTTCCATACTTTTGAACTCTGTAATATCTTTTGTTTTTCTAACTACATTAATAACTGAAGTTTCATCAAAGTTATATAGTTTAGGTTTATATTTAATATCATATGGCCATATATATATTCCACGGCAAGTATAATTAAGTTTATTAGATAATTCCATAATATTTTCAATTGATTCTTTGTACATATTAAAATAACTCTTTACCTTGAAATTACAAACATCTATTGTTTCATCAGAAGTATATTGATACTCAAGTAGGTTATATATTATTTTTAATCTTTCAGGAAGTATCTTTTTATTTAAATAAATGCCTTCATAGCATACAATGTCATTTATTAGAAATGTCCAACTATTATCCTTACATTTAACCATTTCGCCATCAAGTAAAGTATTCTTAAATAGTTTCTTATCAAATAATCCTCTGCCAAAAATAATTCGTGGCCTTTGGTATCCAGGGTGAATTTTTTTATCTATAAAATACATTGTTTCAATATTATTATAGAGTGTAAAATAGAGATAATATCTATTTCCATTAGAACGCAAGTTCATTAGGTGATTAGATAATATAAAATTAACATTGTTGTTATCCAGATTATGGTGGTGTCTTTGTAAAATTTTAATATTGTAAAGAGCTTTTAATTGGTCTAATATAATATCTTTATGGTCATTACATTTAATATTAAAAGCAACTCTGTCTGAAAAACTAATAATACCTTGCATTATAAGAACTATAATTTAATAGCTATTTATAATATATTATTATGTAAATGGTTATATCATTTTTTAATCATTATTGAAATAAATTTTTATTATAATATGTATATGTATAGGTATATGTATATGTATATGTATAGTCACTTTCATCATATTGTGGTTCATAATCATCTTCATAATAGTCAATCTTATTGTTAGATTGGAGCATTTTTATTAATTCTAATATTATAATTTGTTAGATATATATCATTTTTTTATTATTATTCATATACCATTCTATTGTTTTTTTTATTCCATCATTAAAATTTGTTGTTTTTTTCCATCCAATATTATTTAATTTACTTGAATCAATAGCATATCTAAAATCATTAAAATTTCTATCTTTTGTATATTCTATCCAATCCTCAATCTTTTCATCATTCCCTTTTATATGATTTAATAATGTTGCTGCTATTTCAAGAACATTATATTCATCAGTTGACCCTATATTATAAACATTATTTACAATACCTTTAGCAACTATAATATTAATCGCATTAACAACATCATCAATATATATAAAATTACGTCGTGTCAATCCAGTGCCATGAATAGTTAATTTTTTATTTTCTCTTAGCAATGTAATAAATTTAGGTATTATTTTTTCTGGATATTGTCTCTCGCCATACACATTATTACATCTTATAATTACTACAGGCATATTATAGGAATAATAATATGAACGTATAATAAATTCAGCTCCTGCTTTAGTAGCAGCATAAGGGTTTGTAGGATTTAATAATGAACTCTCGACACTATCTTTACAATTAATTGTTAGCTCTCCATATACTTCATCTGTTGATATATGAACAAATTTCTTGATATTTCCATACAATCTACAACATTCTATAAGTTGATGTGTTCCTAAAATATTATCAATTGTATAATTAATAGAATTGTCAAATGAGTTATCAACATGAGTTTGTGCCGCAAAATGAACAACATATTCTATATTATATTTTATAAAAATAGAGCGCAATAACTCTTCGTCGCAAATGCTTCCTTTTATAAATACGTATTTATTATTTTCACAATCACTATTATTAACATTATCTATAGAAGAACAATAATCTAACTTGTCAATATTTATTAGATATTCAAATTTACTATTATTAAATAGCCCTGTTTTTAGCAAATAATTAACATAATTTGACCCAATAAATCCACATCCTCCTGTTATAAGTATTGACATAATATGATAATAATTATATATTATTTATATCTTTTTATATAAAGAATATTATATATATTTGATATAAATGAATAATGATAATAATATTGTTAATAATAACATAAATAATAGCAAGGTATTTTTAAATGATTCGTGGAATATGTATTTTCACGACCCATATGATAATAATTGGGATGATAAAAGTTATAAGATGGTTGGTGTAATTTCAAGTGTTGATGATTATATAAATTATTTTAAAGCATTCAAAGATTTGTTTAAAAAAGGAATGTTCTTTTTTATGAGGCTTGATATAATGCCTCGCTATGAAGATGAATTAAATATTAAAGGCGGTTGTTTTTCATTTAAAATAATGTCTGATGAACTTGAAAATAAATTTTTTGTTTTATGTGCAAATATTATAGGTGAAAACTTTGCTAATAATAATGATGAAAATATTATCTACAATATTAATGGTATCTCTATAAGTCCTAAGAAATTCTATTATATTGTAAGAATATGGATTAAAGATAAAAAATACGCAAAAAAAGAGTATTATAATTTTGATATTCCTAAATATTCAACTTTGATGTATAAAAATCATATATAATATATAAAATTATTTATCATATTTATCATATTTATCATATTAATTATTTTATTTTATCATTAGAATCATCTAATGATATTAGTATAATTGAAGAACAACCTAAAAGCAATCCAATCATTGTTTGTGTTGATATATTATATGTATTATTTATATATAAAGTTATTAATAATAATAATATAATTTCAAGAGCTACAAATGTTCTAAAATAAGCAGGATTTGGGCAAATTTTTATAATATAATAGCCTAATATAGTTATAACAAGAACTGCTATTGAATAAATATAATATATTGGTTTACTAAATTCATTAATAAAATGTTCATTATAATAATATATAAAATATATTATACTTAATAAACCTACAATAATATTCACAACAATCGGGAAAATAAAAAATGGAGTTTTATCATATCTAATATATATTATTAGAGATGCTACTATAAAACTATGTATTATAGATAATTGTATCCAATCCATTGTATTATTTATAATAAATTACAATATAATATTACAATATAATATTTTATATGTAATGTTAAAAAATATTTGTATAAATAATAGTTAAAAGAAATAGTTAAAAGAAATAGTTAAAAGAAATAGTTAAAAGAAATAGTTAAAAGAATAAAAAAATAAAAGATTTTGCTGAAGTAGCAATTATATTTTTATTATATTCTGATAAATAAAAAAACTTGTCTAAATTTTTATCATTCCATAAACTATAATAAATGCTAATATATATTGAAATATTATATTTTATATGTATATCATATAGTGTGTTTAATATGTTTTCTTCTCCTCCTTCAATATCTACTTTAATTAATGAAATGTTTGATATATCAATATCATAATTTTTTATTATAGTTTCTAATGTAATCGTTTCTATATAAAAAGTATAGTCTTTCTTATATATTATAAGTTCAGCATTATCAATATTATATATTGCTTTATTAATAAGATTATAATTATTTGCGCAATTTGCTTTCATATTATTTGTCATATCATTAAATAAGTTAATATCTGCTTCAATTGCGTATACATATTTTGATTTTCTTGAAGCATACATAGAACATGCTGCAACCCCTCCTCCTATATCAATAAATATTTTATCATTTGATAAATATTTATCAAATATTTCAAACATCTCATTTTCCCATTCATTATAAATATCTTTCCAAAAAGGTAGATATTTATTATTTTTATTATTTTCTATAAAAAACATTTCATCATTTTTATAAATTTGTAAATAATTATTTTTAATATTTGATATAATTATTTTAGCAAATGATGAAATTATTGTTGTATTATAACAATTGTAGTAATTATCATATACATTATAAATTTCATTTTCCTTATACCAAGGAATATGCTTAGCTGTAAAATTTCCGGCAATCCTTATATCTAATTCAGATCCATTTGCTATATTATCCTTATTAATTAATGAGAACGTGGTATCTATACCGGCAACATATAATTCATATTCATCATCTTCAATTTTATTTTCCCAATATCCTTTTTCTCCATCATATAAAGTATTAAAATTTACACCCCAATAATCTGTAGTTATATGAAATTTTTCATGGTCTGAAATATCTAATGCAAAACCTATTTTTCTTGTCTTATATTTTTCAGATAAATTTGAGAGTATTTCAATAAAATTACTTGGAATATTTTTATTAAATTTTAAATCAGGATCAGTTAAAATAAATTTATTAGGTAAAACATCATATATATGTTTATTATTATCAAGAGAAATCCATGGTCCAAAATTTCCTTTATGATTTATAACATTAACATCTACCAAATTTTTAAGATATTCAATAGTATATAAGCATGTACTTGCGTTATTTAAAATTATAATATCCTTATAATAATTTTTGTTAATTCTCAAAATTTGCGATAGTGTATTTTTAACATATTGATAATTATTGTAACATATGATAATTATTGGAATATCCATTAAATATATATTAAAATTAATATACCCCTTATATATTATGCGCGATTATATGAACATCTAAATATTATTAAGATATATTAAATAATTTAATGTTTTATTTATTATCAACATTCTTAACATATATTACTATGCCATTTAGATTTATATTCTTTGTACTTATGATGATTATTTCAATTAATTTTTTACAACATCTAAAAAATGAAAGTACAATTATATGTAGTGTTTTGTGGTTTGCTAAAATATTTATGTATATACTTTCATTTAATATTAATATATCAAAAGAAGACTTAGTCAAATATATGGAATATTTATATAGTGATAAAAAATTTATATGTACATTCAATCATACAACTCTAATTGATGGTTTTGTATTAATTAGTACATTTCCTCGTTCTTCATATTTGATATTAAAAGTAATAATATATTCTATGATTGGATATACTGATAAAATGAATGATTTACTTGGAAATATATTTGTAGAAAAAGGCTATACAAGCAATAAAATAAAAGAACGTATTGATAATCGAAAATCTGGTGAAAAAATATTATTTATTGCTCCTGGTTCAGGTAATACATCATCTATTCCTGGTAGTATTACAGAGTTTGCAAGTAATGGAGCGTTTGTTCATAAATTTCCAATATTACCTATTGTAGTTAAATATGAAGATGAATCACTTAATTATAATCATGATAATGGAGAATCTATGATTCATTCTTGTTTAAAATTATTCTTAGTAAAAGACTACAATATTAATATAAAAGTATGTGATATGGTAGAATATATAGATGGTGAAACTATAGAAGAATATAAAGGCCGTGTTTACAATATAATGAATGATACATATAAAATGATGTAAAATATATAAATATAATTTATAATTATTATATAATGTAATATAAGTAATATAAGTAATATAAATAATATATGAATAAAAATCTAAGTATTATAGTTGCTTCAAGTTTAGATTATGGGATAGGATATGAGAATAAATTATGTTGGAATATTCCAGAAGAATTAAAATATTTTAGAAATATAACTCTTAGATGCTTTCATAAAAATACTATGAATTGTATTATAATGGGAAAAAATACGTGGTATTCACTTCCAAAAGCTCCATTAACTAATAGAATAAATATAATAATTTCTTTTAATGATTATGAAAAAATTAAAAAAGAGATAGTAGAAATGAAGCATGTTTATGTTTTTAAAACAATAGAAGATGCTTTAATATATATTGATAATGATAATATTATTGAAAACACCTTTATTATTGGAGGCGCTCAGCTATATAATACATTTCTTGAAAAATATATAAAACATATTAAATATATTTATTGGTCAATAATATATGATAAAAATTACATTTGTGATAAATTTATTGCGTCAAATATTATTTATAATAACTTTAGTTTTGATAAAGAAGATATTGTAATAAATGATAAATATGTATCTATGTATGGAAGAAATAAAAATAATTTGAATATGGTTGTAGACGAACCCTATGATTAAAAATTTTTTGTTAAAGAAGCAATTGACAAAGTAAATTTTCAATATATAGAGGTTCCTTACATTTATTTGTTTGTGATAGCAAATAATCAATCTCGCATCCTATTTTAATTATTTCACATTTTAAATTTTTTTTTATATTATTTATATTGTTATCAAGTTCGCTTATATTTTTATCTAATGATTCGCTTTTTATATTTATATAATAAGTTCCTAAATCAACAAGTCTAATAAAATCTTGAATAATTTGTAATATTGATATATTATATTGACAGCATTTATATGACAACACGCGTATATCATCTAAATTATTTTTATTTTTATCATATTCTTTAATAAACTCAGCAAATGGCGGAAAATTATATTCAACAAATTCTTTTGTTAATATCTCAGATGATGAAGGATGTCTTTCTATTTCAGATATAAATAATGCTTTGACAATATTTCGTGGTTTTGTTTCAAATAAATAATCATTCATAGAAATATTTAAATAATTACTAAAAATATTTTGTATTTCTTCAAAAGTAAATAGAGGTATTCTAAATGTACTAAAACGACTCCTTATAGGTTGTTCAAGTCTTGTAATATAATGTGTTGTACAAATAAATATCACATTATGCGAGTATTTTTCTAAAATTATTCTAAAATCACAAAATAATGATGATAATAAATCTATATGTTTTATAACAATATAATGCTTTTTCATTTTGACATTTTTAGAACTTATAATATGAAGAAGAAAAGATGTTATTTTTTCAATATTCTTAATATTTTCAGGGTTCATTAAGTCAATATCTATATAATGCTGATTTTCAATATATATTATACTTTTTTCCCAAATATGTTCTGTCTTATTAAATGGTAGTTTAATATTAAAAATTTGTATTAACAAAGTATTGAGAAAACTATCTATTGGGAATCCAATTGGAGTATATAGTAATTTATTATTAGATGATAACAAAATATTTTTCAATATAATTTTATATCTTTTATTATTATCTATAATATATGGAAATACCTCCTCTAATTTATCCCAATTATTTTTAATCATATACAGGTTATGTATTATAATCTTATATTACTCTTTAACATTCATATAATTTACATATAATATAAAGATTATATTATTTCTATATTATATGTAAATTATATGAATGTATATAGAAGCACTTAATTTGAATATTGATAATATTGATAAATATACGCGCGAGGATATTAAGAATATATACAAGAAGATAGCATTAGAATGTCATCCTGATAAATTAACTAATATTAGCAATGAAGATGAGAGAAATATAAAAATAGAGCGTTTTAAAAAGGCAAGCATAGGCTATAAAAAAGCAGTTGAAGATTTTGATAATTTCGGAAAATTAAATTATAATAATAGTGATTATAATTTTGATAATTTAGCAGATGATTATGAAATATATAATAATTTTGATTTAAATTTTTGGAAAAGCACATATGATAGTATTTTCAAAGATAAGGATAAAATTAAAAATACATTTATAAATGCCGCGACCTATTTTTTTAATACAGGTTTTAAAACTAAAAATCATTATAATCCATCAACAAAAATAATTAAACACAATATAAATCTACCAATTACTTACAATGATTTATGTTCAGTAAGTAAAAGAAAACTTCGCATTTTATTAAAAAATGTAAAAGAACCTGTATATATAAATATTTGTTGTAAAAACGATTATCCATGTTTAATTCGTCAGTATATTGATGATGATAGCATAGAACATGAAATAGTTATCAATATGATTATAGATAATGAATGTGGAAGTGAAAGTGATAATGAATGTGAGAGCAATAATGATATTAGTATTGTTAATTATACGCATACAATTATTAATAACCAAGAGGGAGTTTATAAATTTGATTTGAATATTACAATAGATATAAATATATTAGAGTATTTAATAGGTGGTATTCGAAAAATTAAATATGTTGATAATACTTGCTTAGATATTAATATTGAACCATTTAAAATGAATAATATTATAATTAAAAATAAAGGTTTACTTGGTGGAAATTTAAATGTTAAATTAATATTTAAAAATATTACTTTAAAAGATTGGAAAAAAATTAGTGAAAAAAAAAGAAATAAAATTGTTAGTTTAATTAAGAAAATCTATTTGTAAATATATATATAAAAAGATATTATAGTAATATTATTAATAACATGAAGGTATGTTTTAATGGGTTTTGGCCTGGATTTTTTGAAAAAACAGATCCAATACACGTAGATTTTTTTATTAAATTATTTTATGATGTATATAATGAAGATATTGTTGTTACTTTTAATTTAGATGAAGCAGATATATTAATGGAATCAATATTTACTAATGAAACATATATTAATTACAAAAAATGGAAAGCATCCTTTTTATTTACAGGTGAATCATATTATGCCCAATGTATGCTAAATAATCTTTCATTATATACTTGTATTTTAGGTTTTAATCCAACTGTAGATAATTTTGTAGAATTTCCTTTCTATATTGTATATCTAAAATCATATCCAAATATGACTTTTATTCCTACTAAAATAATTTCTAATAATTATACATCTGCTGTAATATCTAATGGTAGTTCAAATGAACGTATAAGTTTCTTAAATAAATTAGAAGATAAAATGACAGTATTATATGGAGGATTCTATAAGAATAATATTGGAGGAAGAGTTGAAGGTAATTTTGCTTCTGAAACACTTTTAAATTTTTATAAAAATAGCAAGTTTGTTATAACTATGGAAAACACAAAGATTGGACATTATATAACAGAGAAACTTATTAATGGATTTCGTGCTGGTATTATTCCTATTTATTGGGGTTCGCAGCACATATCAGAACATTTTAATAGTAAACGCTTTATTATTCTTGAAGATACAACAGAGTCTTCTATAAATAAAGTTATTGATAAAATGGCTAATATGAGTGATGACGAATATTTTAAAATAGTTAATGAGCCAATTTTTAATACAGATAAAAATATTGATATTATTTACAATAATGCTATAAATAATATTAAAAAATTAGTTTTATAAAATAAAAATTGATAGTATATATTATACTATATAACTATATAAACATATTATAATATATATATATTATGACAGTCCTCATGATGTCAGTATTCTGTATAGGATACATCCAGCAATCTCCAAAACTATTATTCAATGACAGTCTTCATGATGTCAGTATTCTGTATAGGATACATCCAGCAATCTCCAAAACTATTATTCTATGACAGTCCTCATGATGTCAGTATTCTGTATAGGATACATCCAGCAATCTCCAAAACTATTATTCTATGACAGTCCTCATGATGTCAGTATTCTGTATAGGATACATCCAGCAATCTCCAAAACTATTATTTGATGACAGTCCTCATGATGTCAGTATTCTGTATAGGATACATCCAGCAATCTCCAAAACTATTATTCTATGACAGTCCTCATGATGTCAGTATTCTGTATAGGATACATCCAGCAATCTCCAAATCATAATATTATTTGATGACAGTCTTCATGATGTCAGTATTCTGTATAGGATACATCCAGCAATCTCCAAAACTATTATTTGATGACAGTCTTCATGATGTCAGTATTCTGTATAGGATACATCCAGCAATCTCCAAATCATAAAAAGATTATATTTATATAAAATATTATATTAATTAGTGTATTATATATTATTATTTTATTTTTATCTATTATATAATTTATATATTCATTTTTATATTTGCCACATTTTGTATATGGATACTTACTAATATAATTAGTTATTTTATTTGTTTTTTTATTTAAATCTCTATTATCTATATATCTAATACATCTAAATTGCTCATCTTTAAATTTTTCTATAGCAAAATAATTAATATCATAATATTTTTTTTCTATTATAAAAAAATTTGATATATAATATGATATTATTATGATTATTATTTTTCTTAATATCATTATGTATATTATATATTTTATATATATATATATATATATATATATCATTAATATTATATTTAAATAAAAAGCTTTATAAATTTTTTTTTAAAAAATAGGATGGAGCTGGTGTTTTTCTATAAACCTTTATTATTTTTTTAACTTTTTTTTTTAATTTTTTAAATAAATCATTTTTGTTTTGAGATACTGTTTTTTCATCCATTTTATTTTTTATTTTCCTTACTATATATTTTCCACCACTACTCCGCATAACTGTAAAATTTTCAATTTTTGAAAGTATATCATTTGCTCTTCTTATAAAATCTTTGTTAAGTAATAATTGTTTTTCTGGTCCAGACATAATCAATAAATTATGTGATGCTAATGACTGAATATCACGATAAACAAATCCAATCTTATTATATAAATTATTTTTAATTTTATAATTATTATCACTATCATCATCTAAAATCACATATTTTGTATTTAAATGTAAATGTTTTAAATAACATATACTATAAATTAAAATCAATAATGCTAATTTTTGTTTTTGATATTCTTGTGATGTAAATAACCATGTTATATTAAAAACATTTTGTGTCTGAAAGTTATTATATGAATTTCTTGTTACACCTTTTAATATTTGTTCTTCTGAATAAAAACTTGTTAATTTAGTGGCAACAATAGAATTTTCATTAATAATAACAAAATCATATTGTACTATTGATAATTCGTGATTGAGTATATCAACGCGAATTCTTAAATTTTTTCTTCTAATTATTTCATCTATTTTTTCACACAATTTAGTATAATCATCTACATTTGTCATGGCTATTATATATATATAACTTATATACAAGCAATATAATTATTATATATAATATTAAGCTTCATATTTTAGCTTCTATCTAATGGATAAGCTCTATATCGTGTAGGAGTTCTACTGCGTGGAGAAAGAGATCTATAATGAGAAAAAGTAGCTCTACTTCGCTGTGGACTTCTGTCATGAGGCAAAGAAACTCTATTAACAGGAGGAGGGGTTCTACGGCGCGGAGAAGGAGGGGTTCTACGGCGCGGAGAAGGAGGGGTTCTACGGCGCGGAGAAGGAGGGGTTCTACGGCGTAGAGGAGGAGGGGTTCTACGACGTGGAGAAGGTGGAGTTCTACGACGTGGAGAAGGTGGAGTTCTACGACGTGGAGAAGGAGGGGTTCTACGACGTGGAGAAGGAGTTCTACGGCGTGGAGAAGGAGGAGTTCTACGGCGTGGAGGAGGAGGAGTTCTACTGCGTGGAGAAGGAGGGGTTCTACGGCGTAGAGGAGGAGGGGTTCTACGGCGTGGAGGAGAAGGAGTTCTACGGCGTGGAGAAGGTGGAGTTCTACGGCGTGGAGGAGAAGGGGTTCTACGGCGTAGAGGAGGAGGGGTTCTACGGCGTGGAGAAGGAGGGGTTCTACGACGTAGAGGAGAAGTCAATCTTGTAGTAAATTTTTGTCCTGGACATTTGTAAGAATATTTTTCTGCTTCTTTTATATCTTCTTCAACAATTTGATAATCCCTTCTTGTTTGATTTAGACTATCATTATACTCAATATTTTTATTTCTATTTTTTGCTTGTATTGTATAACTTAAATAATATGGACTTGAAATATCTAATAATTCAACATTAAAACCATTCATTAAATTAGCTCTAATAAAATTTATATCCCAACTAGTGTTTTTTGAAATTGTGTAAACTAAATTATAAAATATATTATGAATTATTTTGTATAAATTTTTAAAACAAACAAAAATATTTTTTTTTTGTTGAGAACTTAATATTATTTCTGATGGTTCACTTCTATTAGGCGCGCATAATTTCCAATTTGCTGACGCTTTATCTGGATAATATAAATTAAAAACCTTCATATCACTTGAATCAATCTGGGTATATTTCCAATCTTTAAAAATATTTAGTCCATGCGTAAGCATTATATCTATTATATCTTGCATGCTTGAAGCAATTAAATATGTATGCGTTGATATATCTTTAAACTTACCTGTATGAGGGACAAGTTCTGTATGTTTTAATCCAATTGGCGTTATATTAAATTTTTTTATATTATCATCACTTGTAATATGTATATGACCAGTAGTCACACACATAATCCTTATATCAGATATAGGAGTATTTTTTGGAACATCATTATCTTTTTTAAGCATATCTTTTAAAAATAAAGAAACATGTAATGGCATTTTTATATATCTTAAATTATTATTTCTATCATTAAAATCATTTGTATTAATGTAAAAAAATATTATAAATTTTTTTTTATTATTAAATTCTATAGATGGTCTAATATGAAATTCAATACCATTTACATTAATTGTATATTTTAAATTATTAATTAATTCAAATAAATTAGTAGTATATCCTATATCAGATATCTCATTAATAATATCATCATACATTGGGTTATAAGCTAATTTTTTTGTTTGATTATTTAATTCTTTTAATGATAAAGGATAATCAAATCCTCTATGTAGAACATCATCATTATTTATTTTAACATCTTGGTTAAATCTTCCAACGCCGCCTATTTTATTTTTAAAAATCATTTTGGCATTGTTTAAAGATTTATTTTTTGGTTTATACAAATATACAACTGAACTATCTGATAACAATTTTTTAATTGTATTTAAATCTGTTTTATATTCTTTTTGAGCTTCTTTATTTTCTTGTTGAGCTACCTTATTTTTATAATCACTTATATTCTTAATTTTATAAATTGTATAGTATTTTTTTTTTAATGTGAAATTATTTTTTACATATTTACCATTAGATTTAATATAATATTCTTGTATATTATTATTTTTAGTATATATATTTCTTATTTTTCCATTAATATTTTTTTTGTTAATAAGTTTATATTTATCATTATCTTTATCTTTTATCATAAGTTTTCTTCTAATGTTATAAAATAATAAAAAATAATAGAATGGTAATATTTCATATATTATTAGTTTAAATTTTTTTTATTTTTTTATAAGTTTAGCTTTTGGTTTAGCTTTTGGTTTAGCTTTTGGTTTAGCTATTGGTTTAGCTTTTGGTTTAGCTTTTGGTTTAGCTTTTGGTTTATTACCACCTTTAAAATTTATAAAAAAATCTTTATGAAAGAATTTTTGTAAATCATTAATATCAATTTTATGATATTTATCTGGTGGTGGTGTGAATATAGCATTTGTTGGTGTTTCTAAATCTTTTATTTCATGATAGGATTCATCGCCTGTTTTAATATATGTTATACCAAACTGACCATCTCTATATGTTACAAAATTATATGGTATCATATTATGGCCTTGGTAAGTGCCATGATAAATTTTTTTGTAATCTCCAAAACTTATAGGGTTGATTTGATTATTGTATATTGCACTATTAAACAAAAATTTTGCGGTAGCTTGTTCATATGTTAATGGACTCCAAATCATATTACCTGAATCACGATGATACATTGCCATATATGGTATAATTCTTGGTCTTACAGAACCCATAAATTATTATTCTATATTATTCTAATATAAGAAAAATAATAAAAATAATAAAAATAATTAACATATATAATATAACTAATAACTATTTACGCATTCTATCACGAATTGCTACAAGGTTTAAATCGCAAACACGATAAAACTCTTTCTTTTTATTTGACAATATTCTTTCTATAATATATGGCAATCGCCCTTCTTCAAGTTCTTGTAATGCTATATTACGAAGTTCCATATTACTATTAATAACTAATTTTCCTACTCCAATATCTACAAAAGGTGTTGCGCCTGATGCTAACTGTTGTGTGCGCATTCCCATAATTTTATCAAACTCATATATAGTCATAATAGGCTTTGATATTTTATCTACCTTATTTAATAAATCATTAATTTTACTAACATCTTCAATATTAGCTGTTTTATATATAAGAGTCATTATGAATATATTGCTCTTTAATTTCTATTATATTAGTATCATTTTTTATTTTTATATAATATGATTCCTTATTAATTTGGATTAACTTGTTTCCAAGTATTTCCACAATTTTCGCATACATATAGATACTTCATATTTTTAGAATCATATTTAATATATATAATTTGCTTATTTGCTCCTTCAGCCTTACACTTCTCTTCGCTACAAGAAATATGTGGGTCGTTAATGCGTCTTAATGTAGGATCAAAACGCAAATATTTATTTACATGCTGATTATATAGTAAATCATCTTCGCTATAAATAGTCTTTGATATCTTAATCGCACATTTATTATCTGTTTCAACCTTTTCAAACTCACAATGTTTACAATATTTTACAAGCTGATTTTTATCATTAGACTTGACATATAACATATTATCGCATATTTCACAGAATTCCATTTTATTATAGTTATAAGAAAATTATAAAGTTTATATAATCATTTTTTATTTATTTGATAATTATAAAATTAAAGGATAAACTTAAAGAAGTTATAGCCATACAGATAGCATATCATAATTATTAATTGTTTTTATTTCATAAAGATTATCACATTCATCTTGTGTTGGTTCTTCCAATTTTTTATAATATACTCTCATAGCAACTATTGGGACATGTGTATCCTCGTTTTTATTTTGAGCTATCCTATAATTGTCCAAAAATTCAACTACAGACAATGGAAAGTTCATCCATACTATAGTTACTGTATATGAAGCTTTTTTAGCTGCTTTTATCCATTTTGCTCTACTTTCTTTTGTGGAATTTGTATTATCAATAACTATATTTCGTCCTTCTTTTAATCCAGTGTTAAATTCTTTCAGTATAACTTTATCAATCTTCATAGAATCTTTATTGATGCGAAGATAGCCCATTCTTTCAAGTTCTTGCGAATAGAAGGATTTCCCACTTGCTGGAGAGCCTACCATTATAACAATATTTTTAACAGAAGTTTTTAATAATGGTATATTTTGAACAGTTTTTGACATCCAATTTGTTAAAGGGTGTTCTTTATTTTCAATCTTTTCAAACTCTTTATTTGGAGTTCCTAAGAAGAATAAATCAGTATGTATAAACTTAATGTTTGTATTTCTCGCAAAATATAAATCTGCTTCTGAGTCACCAATAAATATACTTGATGGATCAATATTATTTTCTCCTTTGAAAATATACTCATTTAATACTTCCCATAATCCAAGTTGAGGCTTTCTGTAATATAAATTGCTATGTCCAGCAATAAATACAAAAGGGATTTGTAAGTTATCATATATCATTTTAGCTTTTGCTTTAACTTCGTTGCCAGTCATTTTCTTTTGATTAGATACAATTACAATTTCATAACCCATATCAGTATACATTTCTTTTAACTTTGGAACAATTGCTTCATTCTTCCATTTCCAATCATCAAGAGTTTTTGGAAACACATATTTTCCTTTGGGTGTAATAAGCGTATGGTCAAGATCAGCAAAGATAACTTTAACGCCTCCTTTTGTTGGTCTAAAATGATTTTGAAAAGTTACAAGCGTAAATCTATCTTCTTTATCTGAAGGTAATTCTTTAAATATATGTGAATTTTTATGTTGTTGAGCTTGTTGAGACTGTTGAGCTTGTCGAGACTGTTGAGCTTGTTGAGACTGTTGAGCTTGTCGAGCTTGTTGCGCAAGTATTTTTGTAAATATTTTGTCATCCCGAAGTATTAATGGAATACCTATACTTCTCGCTTTTTCTGCCTTAGAGCTATTTTCATCTAAGTCAGCTACAACAAGATAATCTGTATTTTTGCTTATAGATGTTTTAATAAAACCACCCATTTTAATAATATATTCCTCTAAATCTTTATCTCTAAATCCTGAAAATACAAAACTTTTGCCAAATATATTAGTATTAATAACTATATCATTAGTAGCAAATATATCATTATTCGATGATTTCTCTTTACATTTAATTCCTAAATTATCATAAAATTCATAAAATTTTGGCAGATTATCTATAAATAATTTAGCAGATGTTTCAGCAATTCCATCAACCTTTAATAAATCTTCAACAGTAAGTTTTAATGTTGTCTCTCTATTTTTTTTATCATGTTGCAGTATTGATGGAAAGCTATCTGTAATTAATTTTAATTTTTTATAACTGAATCCTCGTCCCATAATATTAGAGGCATCCATTAAAATCAAGCAATCAATATCTTTTAGAACAGAAAGAGCATTAATAATATTTTCTGCTGTTTTCTCTTTAAAGCCATTAATTTGTAATAAATCATTTTTAGTGATATTTACTATTTTTTTAATATTATCAAAACCAGCATCATATATTTTGGATATATTTCCAGGACCCATATTTTCAATACTCGCAGTTTTCATAAAATATATTAAATTTTTAATATCAAAATCACGATTTTTATTTCCATTCTTGTTAAGCATCATAATATCTACATGTGTTTCATTCCATTTGTAATCTACTCCTTCTATTCCAGGCATACTTGGTGTTCCATTTGCTGATGGTGTTAACACATTATGTATATGCGGGATAACATTTCCAGAGCGAATAATAATAATTCGTGAACCAGGTCCTATAATATTTTTAGTGATATATTGTCCATTAAACCCTGTAGCTTGCTTAATCTTTACACCATCTAAATCAATCTCATTAAACATAACAATAGGTTTCATATACATATCCTTTGATACATTCCATTCAACTTTAGTTACAATTACTTCAACTTGCTCAAGAGTATGTATAGATTTAAACGCAAATGCGTGTTCGGGATTCTTGCCTTTTTCAACCTCGTAATATTTGCTTGCTTCCTCTATCACGATGCCGTCAATCACATACTCGCTTTCCACACGGCGTCTCTCTAATATTTTAGAGAGGTTTTCTAATTTCAATAAACGGGTTCCTGTGCTATATACAGTATTAAACTGTGGCATATTTTGAAGTTTATCAATTCCATCTATGAGTTTTGGATGAATTAGAGAATAAGCTACAAAATCTATTTTTGACAATATATCTTTGTTGAGGATGTCGCTATTGATAGCACCCGCTACTGTATTACGAGGGTTCGCACCTTGCTTCCCCATCTTTCCCAGTTCTTTCCAATTCTCCTTTGAAATAATTAATTCTCCACGAACCGCAATCTCTGTATTGTTGGAAAGTCCAAATATTTGAAGGTCATCTCCGTATAGTGGTGGCATAATACCGTTCACATAATTCAGAAGATGTGATATATCTTGTCCTTCAGTGCCGTTTCCACGTGTGTACATCTTAATTTTTCCAGACGTATATACCAACATACAACTGACACCATCTAATTTATCACTAACCCTATACCACCCAGGGAACTTCGCCTTATATTTCGCAATTTCTTCTTCGCTATCCTTAATCTTATTGAGTGAACCCATATAATATGGGAGTACCACCTTGTTTTTCACATCCGCTCCGATGCGTTTAAAGTATTTGTCATTGGGATATTTAGCTCTAACATGATCCTTAATAATATCATATATATCATCTTTAATTAAATCTTCATTATCATTGAAAAAAGCATCATCTGCTTTCATTAAAAAAGCTATAATATCTTTTTTTTTATTTTTTTTGATAAATCCAATAGGGTCATTATTAATATCTGCGATTTTATATTCCATATTATTATATATAAATATTAATATATGATTTATATGATTTATATAATATATTAATATATCATTTATATAATCATTTTTCAAATATTATTTTATAAAATTTATAAAAATACATATAAATATAATATATATATTATTAATTATAATAAATAAAAATGCTAAAACAACTTAAATTATTCTATTATTTTTATGAAACGGAAATTATAAGAGACACAAACGACACTTATACTAAAGATACCTATAATATTACAGGAATTGATTAGTTTATAAAAAAAATTATTTGTTGCTATTTTTTACTACACAACTATTATTATCATAATCATTTGGCATAAAAGAGTGTAGAGATCCCTTATCATCTATAAATACTTCGCGTTGTAATCTTTTGCTATATTTAAAATTTACTTTTGTAATTCTATCACTATCATAAAGCGATAGAATAATTGTTTGTAAAGGGGCATCACCCCATCGACAATAAAATATATATCCTTGCTCATCTATTTTATTTACTATATCTTGTATTTCAGGCATATTCCAAATATTAACATTAATTATATTGAAATTATTATAATACATAAATGGCATGCTAAGTTCTACACTATTTCCATTATACTCTTCTTCATTATTAATTTTTTTATAAAATTTTTTGAAATTTTCAAAATATCCATTATCATTACATAGTTTATGATCCATAAATAACTCATTGATTTTATCTTTCTTATTTTCATAATGTTTTAGGAAAAACTCTTTCATACCATAGTTACAAAGACTACAATCCAAATGTATTATATTAGATAGATATATAAAATCTTTGTCTCTCATTAATTCAAATAAATCATATACTATTTGTTCCTCTATTATACTATCATCATCTATACGCATTACATAATCATAATTTTTTGTATATTTATAAAAATTTTTCAACCAAAAATAACACATAGAGCGATATTTTTGATTACGCCAATATGGAACAACTTGAAGGTCAATAATACTATTCATTTTATCAATATCAATATGTGATGGAATACAAAAATCATCTTCGTCTATTTGTTTAAATTGTACTAAATAACGGTAATCACTACGCACACCCATAATAATTTCATTTTTTACTTTTTCATTATAATCTCCTTCATGAAGTATAATTACAGGATATTTGTATTTAGCATTAAAATTTTTAAAAAGAAAATATAAGCTTGTTTTCAAATATACTTTTCTTTCTATGGTGTTTTGTGTTAAAATAAATATTGCTGCTTTAATCATTATAAAATATAAATGTAATTTAGTTTTATATAATGAAGTAATTAATTTAATTAACTAAATTTTTATAATATTTTCAAATTTGGGAGTATTTAATAATACATTGTTTACTTGAGTATCTGTTAGCTTATCCATTTCTTTATTTTCTGGCATAAAAATTTCTGCTGTACTCATATTCCCATTAGGTATATTAGGCTTTATAATATCATCTTTGATATTATAAATACCATATAATTTATACTTATTATACAGTTTAAACGTTTTTAAATCTTTATCACTTATTGCTTCATTAAAATAGGCAAAACTATATAGGACTATTTCGCAAGTTTTATTTTTATTGATTATAAAAGGTTTATTTTCAATATTTATCTCTCTATCAGTATTTCTTTTAAATTCGTATTTAGTATTATTTAAATGAAATACAACATCCTCTCTATTCATTATTAGCCCAAAAAAAGTTATATCTTTCTTTAATGTCTCCAAATTTATATCATTTATATTGTATACGCTATCATCTATTATTATCTCTATTGTATATAATTTTTCAAAATATGAGAGTTTGTAAGATTTTTGCTCTTTGGCCTTATTTGATAATATGTCATAATTTTCATAATAATGATAATTATTTAATAAATTAATACTTTTATTTATATCATTTTTGTCATAAACTCCATTCAAATCACTATTATCGTTTATATCATTATTAACATTATAATAATTATTATTATTGAATTCGTTATCTTTAATATTAATTACTATATTTTTGTTATCTACCCCATAAATTATAAATAAATTATTAACATTACTATGAAATTTCTTATGCATAAACATAAATAAAATTGAAAATTGATTTATACTCTTATTTTTTTCATATATTGCTGCGCTCGGAGGTCCTTCAATTGTAACATTATGTATATTATATCCATTTACAAATGGGTTAAGATTATTAAATTCTTTAATAATATCATTACTACTTAACTTAACACTAATATTATTATTATAATTATTGTTATCTGATAACCAATTTAAATTATTAATATTATCATTATTATATGATGATATTAAAACTCTCATTTCTTTTTTTTTTAATAATTTATTGAAATTATAATTATCAATAATTTCTGTATTAGTTAAAATAGAATTAGCTTCCTCTCCTGTATTATTATTTGTCCCTACCTCTTTTAAAACAGGAGAAACAATTGCTACCTTTACTATATTACTTTCATCAAATATCATGTCATTATTTTTATCATCTATTTTGCTATTGTCAAAGTATTCTTTTGTATTTTTGAATAAAGTTTTTAAATCTCCATTATCAGATATAATTATAAGTATTATTAAAATTCCAAATAAAAATCCTGTAATATATAAGAAATAATTAATCATTATCAATCTCTTAATATCTTAATCTCTTAATATATTAATATATTAATTTATAAAAAAAATATATAAGAAATAATATTTATATATAAGATAGGAAGATATGAATAAGGATAGTTTGAATAATATAGATATTATGTCATTTTTAAATAGCATGCAAAGTTTGCAAAAAATGTCAAAAATTAAAAAAAGTAAAAAATCTTCCAGATGTACTATTAAAGAAGAAGACAATGTATATATTAATGAATGCGATAAAAGTGATAAAACAACTAAAGATGAAGAACCCATAAAGAACATTGTAAAGATTGATGAAGATGATGAAGACGAAAACGATGAAGATGAAAAGGTTATTAACAAGAAAGAAGAAAACGATGACGAAGATGAAGATGATGATGACGAAGATGACGAAGATGACGAAGATGACGAAGATGATGAAAATGACGAAGATGATGAAAATGACGAAGATGAAGATGAAGATGAAGATGGTGAAGAAGAAGATATTGGTCTTTGTGAGCAAAGTTTGACAGCTGATGATTTATACAATGTATTCAATAATTTCTTAACTGATGAATATGGAGTTTCTATTGCTACATCTCTATCAAATATTGCGTTTGAACTAAATAAACTTAATAAAAATCTTAAATCCAAGAAACAATAAAAAAATATATTATATAAAATATATGTAAATTATATATAATAAAAATGAATAATAATTTAAAATGGTGTTGTAAAAAATGTAATAAAATGATAGATAATTGTATTGATATGGATTATCATAATGATACAGAGCATCCTAATTTTACAGATAAATATATATTATCGTGGTACATAAATGGCAAGAAGGGCTTATCGGCTTATGATTAACAATATGTATCCCATAATTTTTTATCTAATTTATGATTATTATTTTTATTATCTTTTAAGTAAATTCCATATTTACCTAAATGTAAATTATATTTTTTTCCTAAATGTTCAATAGGTTTAGGAAGTGAACTTATAAATTTAATATCTTTATCTGTTAATTGTTCTATTTTTAACTGTTTCCATTTAAGATATGGCTCAATATTAGTATATTTATCTGTATTCTTATTATAATAACATATACCATATCGTGTTGTAAGAACACCGCTTTTCTTTTCTTTATTAGATGAATTATTAAAAGTTGCTTGTGTTACTCCAGATATATTTGTCATATCTATTGAATTTTTAATTTTTGCATATAATTCATCTAAGATAATATTTTTTGTCATACAGGCATTTATAATTTTATCTAATTCATCCTCCATTTTTGAAGTAAATTTTAAATCACATAAATAAGGAAATACTTCATATATATATTTTATAACTTCTATGCCTAATTCTGTAGGAACAAGTAAGTCTTTTTGCTTACCACCGAGATTAATTTTCTTAGTAGATACAATAAGGTCTTTCTTTTTCTTAAAACATTCTATTTCATATTCTTGCTGTGGATTTGTTCCAATTTCAACATATTTTTTCTCTAAAAGTTTGTCAATGATTGATGAATATGTTGAAGGTCTACCAATTCCTTCTTTTTCTAATTCTTTAATTAGCTGAACTTCATTATATAGCGAAGGAATATTATCTATTGTTCCTTGTGAAGAATATTCTTTAGATATTGATGTAAAATTATTATTTTTAATAATATTTAGAAATTCTTCTGAATTTTCAATTTTAGCATTATATAATATATTAAATCCCAATTCTTTTAAAAATGATTTTGTAGAACAGAATATATGTTCATTTTTACTTGAATTAAATATAATATATATATCAATATATATAGCATCAGACATTAAAGACGCAACTGTCCTATTCCATATAAGCTCATATAGCTTCTCATGGCTTTTTGTTGAGCCTTCAAATGATATTGTTTTATTTTTTGGGTTTGTTATTCTAACAGCCTCATGTGCCTCTTGAGCATTTACTACCTTTGTTTTATATGTTCTATATTTGGCAAATGATGGATCATAAGTTTCTTTGATAAAAGATAAAATCATTTTTTTAGTATCTTCTGCTATACTTGTTGAATCTGTTCTCATATACGTAATATGTCCATTCTCATACAAATCTTGCGCCAATTTCATAGTTGTTTTTGAGTTGAAATGACATTTATTATAGGCATCTTGCTGAAGTGTTGTTGTTGTATAAGGAGGTGGAGGGCTTACATTTCTTGTCTTTTCTTCATATCTAATTTTATATTTTGTATTAATATCTAAATTATTTAAAATATCTTTAACATTATTAACATCTCTTATTTTATATTCTATTAATTTTTTGCTTTTATCCTTATCATTATCTTCAATATATATATTTAATGTTCCTGTAATTAATAAATCTTTATCTATGCCAAACTTACACTCTATTGTCCAATATGGTAATATCTCTTTATTAATAATTCGATTTCTTTGATTAATACATATAATAAGCCCAGCTATTTGAACTCTTCCGGCGCTTAAATAATTCTTATTGAACTTATTCCATAATACAGGCGATACCTTATATCCAATTAATCTATCAACTATCCTTCGCGTTTCTTGAGCATTTACTTTGTCAATATCAATAGTTCTTGGATTCTCTATAGCATTTATAACAGCATTCTTTGTAATCTCATTAAATGTAATACGATGGCATATTTTATCTTTGATTATATTACTAAGACAAATTTTAAGACTATTCGCAATTGCTTCTCCTTCTAAATCTGGATCGGCTGCTAAATATATTATATCAGCATTTCTTGCTAATTCTTTAATATTTTTAATAATATTAGGATTTGTAGGAACATAATTTATATTCCAAGTATCTGTATCAAATCCCAAAGAATCTTTTGGTAAGTTATAAATATGTCCTCCAGAAAATGTAACAACAACATCAGGATCTCCTAAATATTTTTTGATTGTTTTGGTCTTTGTAAAACTTTCAACAATAATAAGAGATTTCATTATATATGTGTTTTAAAATAAAAATAATATAATATCAATTTTTATTTAAAAGGGGGCTAATACTTATTGTTTTTGCTCTTGTAAATATATCTCAAATAATTATATATATTATAAAAAAATGATATATATAAATATTATACTTTATATAGTATAAAATGTCAGAATATTATAATAATATTTCTGATGATATAAAGGAAAATGTTATCAAAGAATATCTTGATGAACAAAAAAACAAAGATATTGAAAATGAAATTTTAGAAGATTATAATAATTATATAGCAAGTTATGAATATGAAAATGCTTTACAAATTGAAAGCATTTGTGAAGATATTGAAGCATATACTTTAGCACATGGAAGTTATTATGAATTAATTCTGTTTTATTTGAATGATTTTATTCAATCATTTAATTATAAAAAATATGTATATTTAAGATTTTATAATAATATTAGAAGTGATGTTTATTACTCAATTAATGGAATTAATGGAATTAATGGAATTAATAAAGTAAATATTAAAAATCTTGTATCTGCTTTAAATGATAATGATAGTCTAACTATTTTTAACAATAATTATATGACAAAGGAAACACGAAGAGTTTTTTCAGATTTAATAAACAAACGAATTAGTGAAAACTTTACAATTTATAATTATTATCGTAATAATATAAAACAACCTTTTAAATATAAATCAAATATTTATAATTATTTAATTAAAGATTATATATATGATTATATTAATATTTTACATCAACATATACTATTATCACCATGCGAATACGATGATATTTTCCTAAATAATACAACTATATACAATAGTATTAAAACAGATACACATATTATTGATGGTATAAATAGTAATATTTATAGTATGAATTTTGAAACATTTATAGATTTGTCTTTCATTATTAAATATTATGCTGATAATTTTTCAAGAGATGGTAGTAAAACACTACATACATTCTATACTGATAAAATGGACCATTTAATTATTCCTGAATTATACAAAAAATTTTTAAGCAATATTAAAAATTCTAAGAATATATATAATTTATATGAAAAAACCAAATATGTATACAACATAGATATGGAAGAAGAACTTATTTATCTTAATAAAGATTTATGTCCAAATGTGACAGGGTTAATATTTATATGTAAATGTAATTATGTATATAAATTATGGCGGTTAATATTTAATAATAATATATATCATAATTATTATCCTGAGAAAAAAACAATAAATAAAATAAATGAAAATATTATAGCCACATATAATAAAAAATGATTACCTTATGTTATTAATATTATATTAAAGTTATAATATTAAAGTTATAATGAGTATAATGAGGCGTTCTTGTAGTTCATTGATATCGCAACCATATGTAAACTCTATGAATTCTATGAATTCTATGAATTCTATGAACTCTATAAATTCTATGAACTCTATGAATTCAATGAATTCTATGAACTCTATGAATTCTATGAATTCTATGAATTCTACAAACTCTCAAACAAATATATTTAATAGCAAAGATTTTAAAAAATATATTACAAATATGGAAGAAAATATTACTAAAGTATCAAATTATTATAATTATTTGATTGAAAAATATGATAAAAAAATAAACAATATTGTTAATAGATATGAAGGGAGAACAAATAAATTATATATAGATTTAAGACGTAGAGAAGGAGATTACATGAAATTAAACAAGAAAATAGATAATATTATAAATAAAACAGATAATAATTGCTATATTGATATAAAAGACATAGATTATACATATAGAATTATTTCACTATTTCTATATATGTATACTTTATTTGTTATTATTATGGTTATTAGCTACTTTTATTAAATTTTAATAACACTTTCAAATATAGGAATTATTTTATCATTATTTATATTATATCCTTCTAATAATTTATTTTTTTCTATCCATTTAAATAACTCTACAAATTTGTTAAACATCACAACATTTTCTTCACTATATATTATATTACTTAGTGAATTATATATTACATTATAACCTACCATTATAAGATAATAAATATCCGCATTACATTTAAAATTATGTGTAAATATAACATCAACTCTGTCGTCGATAACTATAATATTTTTTATTAATTTCTTATCATAAAATTTAATTAAATTAAAGCGGGATGTTAAATATTTTCTAAGAGTTTTATTGGATGTAAAAAGTGGATATAAATAATAACTAATTGTATTAATATGTAAATGTAAAGTATTCTCAATTAAATGTGTGCGATCTAAATATATAATGTCTTTTATTAAAAGATTTATAAAACCCTCTTGTTCAATAATGTGTTTATATTTATATTCATTAGAATAAAATCCTTGAGGGACAATACAATATACACAAGTATTACTTGGATTATTAATTGCTATATATAATCTATTTAGATATTTTATGTTTTTATCTTCTTCTATATTTGTAATACAGTAATTGAATATGTTTTTAAATATGATAATTTGTATATCATCTGGTAATTCATATAAATAATTATTTTTAAACATTATTATAATATATAAAATAATCTTATGTATTTTATATTTTATATTATATAAAAACTGATTTATATATATGTTATAATGTTATAATAATTTCTTTAACAATATATGAAAACTTTAGTAGTATCTCGGATTATAACAACATGGATGATTACAATATTAACAATATTGTTAAGTTACATTTTTGCGAATACAGAACAATTTTCAGGAGATACTTCATTCTATAGATTTGGACCACATCCTGAATTGGTTATTCTTGGTATAACTATAGATACACCAGAGAAATATGGATTAATTGTATTATACGCAATAATAAATACTATCATAAGAAATCTTGATCATAATATTATAGCTCCATGGATTACTCTAAATGTCCAAAACATAAATGCGCAACCTATAGAACTAAAAGATAATAAAAAACATTTTGAAATATCAATAATTAATACTATATATTCATGGTTTGACTGGCTAATATATATTCATATGCTCCTCGCACAGATTGATATGTTTTTACTTGAACTAACAACGGATGTAATAGCAATATATTTTGTCACACGTTGGTATATAAAAAATAGAGGTGTAAATAGAGAAATAGAAGAAATAAATGAAATAGATGAAATAGATGAAATAGTACTTTAATTATTATTTATGACTAATAGCAGTTATTGCCATTTTCATCTCAGCTATATCATTTTTGATATTATTTATATCTAACATATTTTGTATTTGTTTTTTTAGTTCATCTATATCATCTCTCTTATTGCGATAATCCATATCCACAATAATTTTAATGCTCGCCTTTAATTCTTTTATTTCTTCATTACATTTATGAAGGTCTCTTTTTAAATTTAAAACCTCAACATCATTATTTTTTAATTCATATTTTGGTTTATTTTTATTTTTATCAATTGCTTCCCTTATTGTTCTTTCATTTAACCTTGTTAAATTTTGAATATGTTCTATATCAAACATATTATTATTATATAACCTTATAGCAATTACTTCAAGTCTTGCGTTTATTGCCCCTTGTGTTCTACTATGTTTTTTTGCTATTTCTTCAATATCTAAATTATTTTTTATATTATCTAATAATGCTTGCTCTTCAATATCAGTCCATTTACAACCAATATTTATAGGCACATCTTTGTCTGGATTAGCAATTTTATATTTTTCAATACATCTATTTTTGTAATTTGACAAAGACATTTATAATATATTTAACATATAATCTTATATAAATATACAAATTATATAAATTAATTTATATAAATTAATATCAGAGTATTGTTTGTGGTAGCAAATCATAAATATGATTATTAAGTTCTGAATATTCACTCATTGGTCTATAGCAATGATAATCTACAAAATATCCTTTTGTTATTGCGTTTCTTAATTCATCTGTCATTCTGAAAGTATCTCTTGATAATCTATTAAATTTTGTTTCATTTTCTTTCAAACATATTAAATTATTTGTTTTTTTATTCCAATCCATAACCTTTTCATATAAATATAGTTGATCAATAAACCAACCAGTTTTTCCATGTCCTTCTTCAATTACATTATTTCGCGATACATTTTCAAGTAAGAATCGAATATCTTCAATATTATGAACATCAAAAATTTCTTTCCATATTTTTGGCGTAGCAGCATTATAACACATCGCAATTGATTTATAAATAAAACAATGATCCTCGCGATAATATATGAATTTGCTATTATCATATTCTTTAATATGCTCAGTATAATAGGTTTTATTCATTGGCAGAATATCCATATCAGTAATAAGAACAGCATTTTCATAGTTAAGTATACAAGGATATAACAAACGAATAAATTGTGATGTAAAACTTGTTAAAACATTATCAACTGGTTCAAATAAAATTATATTATCTTTGTATAGTATATATTCTTCTGGAATTGCTTTTGAAATTAAAACAATTTTAACATCAATTCCAGGATATAATTTATTCCAAGTTTTTATAAAAATAGGAATAAACTCTAAATATAAGGGGTTATCATTTACTGCTGTTAATACACAATCTAATTTCATTTTTAATATTAAATGTTTAATGTTATAATATTAAATATTATATATTAAATATCTTTTATATATGTTCGTAATCATCATTTATATTTATACATTGAATATCGCCCATATTATCAAAGCACAAATTGTATTTTTTCATTGAATTATTATATTTAATTTCTAAATTTTTATAATATTCTTTATTATAATGCGTATTCAATAATAACTCATTATATTTCCATTCAATATCATTATAACGATTTACTAAAGTATCATATTTTTTTTTTAAATATTTAAGCTCCCTGTCCTTGCTATCATTCAAGATTTTTAATTTATTATTTTTGTCTTTTAGATATAAATAGTCATTAGTATAATATTCATTATAATTATAATCTTTATTAAATATATAATATAAACTATTATACATTATTATATTGATAAGTAATATTTTTAATTACATAAATTGTATTTATATAATTAAATAAAATGTTCATCAAAATAGGGAACTAAAACAGTAAAACCATTTTCAATAATTGTATCAAATCTATATAAAGTAAAAAAATTTACATTTATAATGAGATTGTTTATTAATAAATATTCATTAAATAGCTTATTTGTATAATAAATTAATTCAAGCCAAGTTTTTAATTCATTTTCTAATATATAGTATAATGGAATATAAACATTATTATCATTATTATCTTCATCAAACCCAAGTAATAAATCAATATTAGATAATTTTAATTTAATACACGTAGCTTCTTTGAAGTTTTCTGGAAGTTCTTGTATAAGAATATTATAATGATATTTAGTAAAATTATCTATATTTATATCTGATAAAAAATATAATTCTTCCAACTCATCTGTATCATCATAATAATACTTGTCACTATCTTCATCTTTATCAATAATTCCTAAGGATACAAGATTAAATATTTCAAGAGATGTATAGTATATCTTATTTTCATCATTAATTATATTTTTTATAAACATATCTTTGTATTTATTATTCCTTTTATTATCTAAAGTAATAATAAATTCTTTAATACAATCATTATATACATATTTATATATTTGCGTATAAATATCATATGGTACCAAATTTAAATAATTCATTTATAATATAATATCTAATATCTTCATATATATTATATAAAAAAAGAAAAAAGATATAATAATATATCTTTCCCTTTTTTATTACTTATAAATAACAATTTATATTTTTACATTACATTATTGTTGAAATCCTTCCAATCTTTATTGATTCCTCTACGGTTTTTATAGGAAAGGTGCGCATCTTTATATTTTAGCATAAGCTTCTTACTATTAAGATTATTATTATCTGCTCTTTTTAACTTGCGAGGAATTTTATTAATATTCTCAAAATCTTCACTTTTATTACTGAAAGAGTTGAATGCACGATAGCTAATCTTATTAACATTATTCAAGTTATTCAAGTTATTCAAGTTATTCAAGTTATTGTAGCTCATTTTTATTACTTACTTATATAATTATAATCTTAGTTATAATAATCAATTTTTATTTTTTTATCATAAAATTATATCAAATTTATTATATAAGAATTTACTTATTTTATAAAATTAAATATGATTAAAATTGGATTTTGGTCAAATCAATTAGGAGAAAGAGGAACTGAGATAGCAATGTTTGATTATGCTTATTATAATCAAACAATTCTAAAAAATAAGTCATATATATTTTATGACAAGAATGGAGTATTTAACAATAATGATGTTATAGATAAATTTAAAAAAGAGTTTGAAGTAGTTGTAGGACTTACAAATTTCTCTGATATTGATGAATATTTACTTGAACATAATGTACAAATATTATATATTATTAAAAGCGGGGAGAATGATGGAAAAATTAGCAAGGTTGCTAAAAATGTAATACATTGTGTATTCAATTGTATTAATCCACATGGTGAAGTTTATTCTTCATTAGCTAAAACATTATCTAATTATAATGATAGCATACCTATATTACCTCCTATTGTACATTTGCCATATAACGAAGAAAATATGAGAAATGAATTAAATATACCAGCTGATGCTTTTGTATTTGGAAGACATGGTGGGAAAGGTCAGTTTGATATTCCATTTGTTCAAAATACTGTATATCATATTGCTAAAGCAAATCCAAACATATATTTTATATTTGTAAATACAAATAAATTTTGTGAAGAACTTAGTAATCTAATTCATCTTGATACTATAATAGATCTAAATTTAAAAAGAAAATTTATTAATACATGTGATGCGATGATATGGGGGCGTTCAGATGGAGAAACATTTGGATTATCAATTGCTGAATTCTCTATATGTAATAAACCAGTAATAGCAACTAATATATGTGGTTATCAAGAACATGTATGTATATTAAAAGATAAAGGATTATGGTATTCTAATTCTGATGATTTAATTAACACTATGAAAATGATAGTATTAACTGATAAAAATGAATTGAGACAAAAAGATTGGAACGCATATACTGAATATACTCCAGAGAAAGTTATGAATATATTTCATAAAATCGCAATTGAACCATTTAATATTTAAAAATTGATTATTATTTTTCTTATTTAAAAATTATAAGATTATAAAATAAATATAATGATAAAAATTAAAGAACTTGATGCTGATATGAAAGAACTTCTTAAAAATATAAATCTATGTTGTATAAAAATAAATGAGAAAAAAAATTTAAATTGTACATTTAATAAGTTAGATTTTCTTGAAAAAGAATCCTTTTATGATAAGTTTCCAAATACAAATTTTGAAAAAAAATTATACTAAATAATATATAAATAAAAAATGATAATGTAATTATAAATATAATATTATGATTACTATGTCAGTACCTTCGCAAACTTACAAAAATATTTTAAATTCTAAACCATTACTATTAGATCCTATAAATAATAAGTTTCCTGAAGATATTGTTATAAAAATTAATAATATTATTTGCGATGAATATATAAAAAAAATATATCAATATTTAGAAAATAATTTTATTAAAAATATTATTGAAATTTTTTTAAATGATAAGAAATTATCTAAATTTATTTATTATTTTGGATATCAAACTTATTATTTTAATTATATGTTATCACCTAATTTTGGTATTTATGGAGAAATTCTTAATAAATTAGAATGGGGTGATTTTGAAACAGATGTATTATATGAAAATTTTACGGGTATTCACATAGATACAAGAGAACCATATATATTAAATATACTGAATGATGACCAAATATTTGAAAATCAATATAATAATTTAAATAATATAACTTCATATAGTTTTGATGCTAATATATATTCGTCTAAATTAACTATAAATGAAACTCTATGGATACTTGAAAACTATTCAAATTATGATATTAATATTTTACAAGATAATACAGACATAGATATTAACATAGATATAGATAATAAAATGTATGATAATATATATGATTATGATAATGAAGAATATGCTAATATATGGAATTTATTTAATAGAGGATTTATGAAGCTAAATATATTTAAAATTATATATATATTCTGCTATAACTCAGATTTTGATAATACTATTCAAAAATATTATAATTTAATTGGTGGAACTGGGCGCATTAATTTTACTATTGATAATGCTAAACTATTTCATAAAACCTGTTATAATATTATAAAATTTTTCAATAAAAAAATAAAAAAAGTAGCAGATAACAATATTATTATAAGCTATTTGTATGCGATTTATGCGAGTGATGAATTGGTTCCATATTTTAATGAAGAACATGAACAATATGAAAATAAAGCATATGATCTACTAAAAAATAATGGCTTACTAAATTCTACAGAATTCAATTTATTAAATATTTTAGATTTGTTATATGAATTATATCTAATAAATTAAATATAATTTATAAATTATATCTTAAAATGCTTTTTTTGTAAATTTGAAAATTCATCAATTTAGATAATAAATTATCTTTTATTTTATTATTATCTTTTACATTAACATTATCGTTGACAATATTCTTTTTATTATCTTCATCCTTAAATTTATTATAAGGAGTAATGCTAATTAATCGCCCTTGACTAAAATAATATGTATTGTCCATTTCTAATATTCTTATAATAAAATAATAAGACTAATCAATTTTTAATTATTTCCTCCACGAAGTCGTAAAACTAAATGAAGTGTGCTCTCTTTTTGTATATTATAATCTGATAATGTTCGCCCATCTTCTAACTGTTTACCCGCAAAAATTAAGCGCTGCTGGTCTGGCGGGATACCTTCTTTATCTTGAATTTTTGATTTAATCATATCAATAGTATCTGAACTTTCAACTTCAAGTGTTATAGTTTTTCCTGTCAAAGTTTTAACAAATATTTGCATATATCTTTCTTACTTAATATATCTATATATATTTTTTATATGATTTATTTTCTTATTTATGCCATTTGCATACCGGGTGCCTGTTTAATTGAATTATTTAAATTGATATATAAATAATCTTCCTTTTCTTGTGGTGTTGTTTTATCGCCATAACCAAATACATCTAATTGGTAAAAACAGGTATGTGCTTCTGGCCAATTATCTGTTTTTATATTCTCTCCGTGATATATATAAGTTATTTTATACCCTCCTTCTGTCTCCTCTGCTTTTTTATTATAATAATTAAATCCTGACCAAAACTGTAATAATTTTTTTATAAAATCATAATGTTCTGCTTCTGTTTCACCTTTTCTTTTATTTGTAATTATATTTGTCATATATCTTCTTAATTCATCAACTTTATCTTTTTTAATTTTTTCATCTAATTGAGTTCCTATTAGAATAATCTTCACTTTCATATTTTTTGCTAATTCTTTCAAACTTTGCCTATCTAACAATTTATTTGTAATAAGTAAATCAAATGTTTTAATAGATACATTTTCATTATACAAAAAAGTTCTAATTTCATCACTAAACCCTTTAAATAAAGATATATATCTATCATTCATATTTTTTGTAGATATGTTTTTATTTAAAAAATTTTTAGTAACTATATGGTTTGATAATTCTAAAATAAATTTAATAAAATTATTAGTAGTTATGCGCATTCCATCATTTGATTGCTTACTAATACTATAATTATCATTAAAATTATACTCAAAATCTTCTGAATTTAAATACTCTTTTTGCGTCTCATTAATCATATTAATATAAACACGGGCATCATTAAAATCATTTAAATAAAAATATAATTTATCATATTTATTTATATTTTTTTCAGGATTTATAAATCTTGATAATATATATGTAGAAAATTGCTTAGGTAATCCTAATTCTTCATTTACTACTACTATACTTAATACTTGTCCTATTATTTCATATAATTTATTATAATCTTCTTCTCTTTCTAAATCATTTATACCTAATCCAAATTTAAGCACTTTTCTAAAATTTTCATTAGGTTTAAAATTTGGATTTATATAATATCTATTTGAACTACTATTTTCAGGGCTTATAAATGGTCTATCCTGATTAGTTTCTTTATTATCATCACAAAATAATTCTTCAAATAATTTAGTAAAAAATTCGCGTCTTACTCCACCTAAATCTATTGCTTCCTTTTCTACTGGGTATAATTCTCCATTTACTTCATTTAATCCTAATATTTTAATATTAAATATATTGTAATTATCAACAAATTTATTTTTTCTTATGCTGTCATATGGAAATTTATTTCTTTTATTCCAATAATAATCTATTAATATTGAGCATAATGCGGAATCTTCTAAATAATAAAAAACAATTTTTCCATTGCTTTTTACAAATTCTTTTTTTATTTTTTTCTGAATATTTATTAAATATTCTGTTGTATTACAATCTTCTTTTTTAAAATTTTTAACGCATGTAGCAAGCATTTTATCTTTAAATTCTACATACTTATCATCTATTTTGTTATTTGCGTTCAATGTATATATATTATTAATACTTCTACATACATCGCTATGGTTAATAATATCTTCTATGTTGATAGTAGTTATATCATTATTAATAATCTTGTTTTTTAATTTAATTGTTTTAAAAAATTTTTTTTTATTATTTAATATTTGTCTTTTAAAGTGTAATCCTAATGGTGTAATGCCCATAGGTTGAATATTATTATCATACAGTAATGCTTGCTCAAAAATATTATTATACTCGCGTCCATCAGTAACTATAATTGTTTCTTTATTTGGAATTTTATTAGGTTGTCTTACCCACCGTAAACATTCAATAAAAGTATATCTAATGCCTTTAATTTCATATTTTGAGTCTCTTATAACATTAGGTTTATTGGCGAGCTTAATAGAATTACTGCTTCTACTAACAACAGGTTTATAGTAATATGTGAATTTAATATATCTATTTTTAGCAATAGTAGTAGTAATACCAAAATTTTTTAAGTCTTCTTTGGTAAATGAAACACGCGATGGTAATACATTATGTTTACTTGCTAATTTTAAGAAAGCATGTTTTATTTTTTTATTAGTTATTTCAACACCTTCTCTTTCAATACCTTTTTTATATTTTTCATTATTTATAATTTTCCATATTAACCCATCATTATTTGCGGTTTTATTTTTATTATCAATTGCTTGTATATAGTAAGTTGATATTGAAATATAACTATCTTTTGTAATATTTGTAATACCAAATTTTGCGAAGTCTTCCTCACTAAATAATATATAAAATGGCAGTTCATCATCTTGACCTTTTAATTTCTCAAAAGCATCTATTAATTTCATATTAATAATTTCAATACCTTCTTTAGGTTGTTTAGCACCTACATTTTTCCATTTTAAACCTATTATATTTGGAATAAATAATTTTGCTTCTTTATAGTGCTTTTCTTTATCAATGATATATTTTTCTAATTGTTCTCTTGATTGAGGTAATTTTTTATCTTCATCTAATATAATTTTTATAATATCAATTAATGCTAATATTAAACTATAACCACGTGATGTTATCATTCTTGGAATTAATTTAGTATCATATTGAAAACTTATACATAATAAACTATTGTATATTGGCGAATCTATTAAAATTGGTTTAAATGTTCGGGGGTTAATTATAGGCATAATCACCCAATCTTTACATTCTTCATATGTAAACCCATTAATTACACTATCATCTGTTTCAAGCATATCATCATTATTAAATTCGTAATCTATATATTCAACTAAATATTTCCTTAATTCTTTACCAATTAATAGCCCCTTTCCTTCAGGTAATCTAAATTCATGCTCATATAATTTAGTATTAGCATTATATAATAAATGATAATAATAATTTTTATAATTATTTTCAGTTTCCAAATCTTTATCTCTTTTGTCATTAATTATTTTTTCTACATATTTTATTGGTATTAGGTCATCAACAATATACTTAAAGTAATGATTTATTTTATCATCTAATAATGGCTTATAATTATCAATATATCCATCTAAATTAAAAGTTATATATTTAATTATTTTGCTTCTTTTAAAATAAATATATTGATTAAAATGCGAGAAACATATTATCTCATCTGTTATAAATGTTTCAGGTTTTATAAGTTGAGCATAAATATAATAAATATAATTAATAACAACTTCTTTTATATTATCAAGAGAAACCCCTAAAATACTATTTATATCACTATCATTATAATCTTTATTATAAAAATAATTTTTAATTACATCAGTTATTTCTTCTATATTTTTAGAATTTGCATTTTTTACTATTTGTTCTATTAATTTTGTGCCATTTTTAACTTCTTCATTAAGTGTAATAAGAAATGTTTTGAAATTTGTAAATAATTGTTTATTTATGTTAAATTTTATTTTTTTTTTTTCAAGTTTACGTTGAAGTTTAAAATCATAAACCTTTTCTTCTTTTTCTTTTTTTTCTAAAATCATATCTCTTAATTGTCTTTTTTCAGCTGAATTTATATTTTTATTTAAAGATGAATTTGAAGAAACACTAAATGATTTTTTAGATTTAACATATTTTGGGATGGTAATTGTATTAATATCTAATAATTTGTCAAATGATTCTATATTATGATTTAGGAATAAATTATCATTTTCATTTATATATTCTAATCTTTTACGAATACTATTTATAATTTTCTTACTAATTTTATTTTTATTAGTGATATCAATTGAAGAAGAATGTGATGATGAGGAAGAAGATAAATATAATTTATTTGTAATATTTTTAATATCTACGCCAAATTGTAATGATGTATATAATAATTCAATATATATACTGTTATTTTGCAATAATGGTAATTTTGATCGCGGATCAATAAATTCATTATTTACCCATTCCTCGCATTCTATAATTGTAAAAGGTGGTGTAATGTAATTAATTTTAACATTTTCATAATTTTCATAATTTTCATTAGTTCGTTGAGCAATCAAACCATATCTATACTTATCATTCTTAGTATATAATCTTAACACATTAAATTCTTTTATTTCATTTATCTTATCTATAATTTCTTTTCTTATAGATGTATTATAAAATACCTTTCTCCTAATATTATTAATCATAGAATTTGGTTGATTTAATGAATTACGATTTAATATATTTTTTTGTAATGGAATGCTGCTAAAATATGTATCAGTTTTCTTTTTAGTAAAAGGTTTTACAGTAGGATCTATTATCCATTGTAAAATTTCTTCATTAGTTAATGTTGTCATTTTATTGAACTTGTAAAACTACTTTATTACAATATTATAAAATACTATAAAATACTATAAAATACTATAAAATACTATAAAATACTATAAAATACTATAAAATACTATAAAATACTATAAAATACTATAAAATACTATAAAATACTATAAAATACTATAAAA